ATCACCGGCATCACCATCGTCACCGGCATCACCATCGTCATCGGCATCACCATCGTCACCGGCATCACCGGCATCACCATCGTCACCGGCATCACCATCGTCACCGGCATCACCATCGTCACCGGCATCACCGGCATCACCATCGTCACCGGCATCACCATCGTCATCTTCACCATCATCGGCGTCATCATCTTCTCCAACTTCGCCAGTAGTTAATGTGTTAAAATATGCTTGTTGAATATCTTCGTAAGATTCGCACGCGGCCAAGTAAGTTTTTTTAGCTGACGTTGCGGCTTTTTTAGCAGTATCGTATAGACCTTTGGAATGTTCATATACTTTCGCGTAGTCGTCGAGGTTAAATTCGAATTCCTTATCGGCGGCTCCCCACGCTCTTAGGTTCTTTTTGGGATGTTTACGCTTTAATAGATTTTGCCAATCGCCTAGGCCAGTATAGTCATCTATGAATTTTTGTGATGTCGAATCTTTCGAATGTATTTCCGTTGCAGTTTTCCAGCCTTTGAGGGCTGCAATATATGCTGGATAAGCATTTCTAGCAGATTCTAATGCGTCCAAATAAACTTGTTTACTGGCATCGCATTGGACTTTGTAAGTATTAATTGAAAATACCTCTCCATCGGCGGCGTTGGTCAATGTAGCGAGAAGTGCAAGTCCGGTTAACTTGATCGTTGATTTCATTTTAAGAGAGGGGGTCTTGTATTTATACATGGTTTTTTTAATACTGGCTATTGTTTGTCGTGACCAAAAAATTGGCCATTGGATCTTCCCCTGAACATTGTTCACCAAAATTTTGGCCATTGAGTTTACCAAAATTTTGGCCATTGAGTTTACCAAAAAATTGGCCATTGATCACCAAAATTTTGGCCATTGAGTTTACCAATTTTTTGGCCATTGGATCTTCCCCTGAACATTGATCACCAAAAAATTGGTCACGAGTTTACCAAAATTTTGGCCATTGAGTTTACCAAAAAATTGGTCACAAGTTTACCAAAAAATTGGTCACGAGTTTACCAAAAAATTGGTCACAAGTTTACCAAAAAATTGGCCATTGATCTTCAGAGTATCGATCCTGAACATTGATCACCAAAAAATTGGTCATTGATCACCAAAAATTTGGCCATTGATCTTCAGAGCCCTGAACATTGATCACCAAAAATTTGGTCATTGATCTTCAGAGCCCTGAACATTGATCACCAAAAATTTGGTCAGAGATTATTTAATATGAACAACTCTACCTTCGGAACTGGATCTGACTCTGAGGCCTCCGCGTCTGTAAACATTCCCTTTTTGGATATGGACCTCGACGATGGCGTGTATATGGGCATAGGATTCGTTTTAGGCATACTGATCACGCTGGCGTTTGTTTGTGCCTGTAAAAAAATAAAAAAGAAGCCTAAAAACGATTTTCTATAATAAGTTAGTTATATTCTATTTTTTTTTGTCTGTGTATTATAAATAATAAAAAGCAATGGCTTCCTTTCTCGATAAGCACCGATGCCCCATAACCCATGAAATCATGACAGATCCTGTTTTGGCACCTGATACGCACAATTACGAGCGTGACGCCATTGTGCGCTATCTACATGCAACTCCTATTTCTCCGCTGACACGTCAGCCTATGCGTGTCGAACAATTAATTCCTAATCGTGAGTTGCGCCAAGAGATCGAGCAATTATTGACTACAGCCGATACTATTGAGCCTGAGACCAGGATGCAGGATGATTCCGCGGTTTGTACTGGTGAAATTCGTAAGCAAGGTCCAGTTATGCAGGTTTCTGTTACGGTTTCCGATGGAGAAGCCGGTCCATTGTCTATCGTCTTTGTTAAAGACACGTCTGGAAGCATGAACCGCGAAGTCACAACGGCAGATGGTGAGTCGGATGGTTACAATATGTTGGATATTGCTTGTCATGGTACAAATGTCTGTATCAATTCATTGAGACCGTGTGATCGAGCGGCAATTGTTTCTTTCAATTCGCGCGCCAATAGAGTTTCGAGTCTCAAGAAGATGACCCCCGGGAATAAAGGGGCCATGAAAGTGGCTTTAGCGGGTCTCAGTCCATCCGGTTCTACAAATCTCTGGGATGGTATCAAGACAGCCCTCGAAATGCTCCCAGTAGATGGCATTGTTTGTATTTTGACCGACGGTGAACCCACCGTTAGTCCTCCAAAGGGCGAATTGCGTATGTTTAATGAATGGCGCGATGCTCATCCTGAATGGCGTGGTCAAGTTCATACGTTTGGGTTTGGATACAGTCTAAACTCGGAACTCTTGGTGGACATTGCCAGGGCCGGCAATGGTCGCTATTCGTTTATTCCTGATTCGTCGTTGGTGGGCACTGTTTTTGTACATGCTATGGCGAATATCCGCACGACCTATTCCGCGGAATGTATTCTTTCTGTGGAAACGGATGGCGAGATCAGTGGTATTGGCCCACATACAAAGACTTCATGGGGATATCAGATCCCCATTGGCCCGTTAATGTTTGGTCAACGCCGCAGTTATTTTTTGCATTCCTATGGTGATATGTCACCCTCAATAGAGGGTATTGAACTCTTGGCTGCCAACTCTCCGCCTAGTCATGGCGATCGTCAAAGAACTGCACTGGCTATTTATGATTCTTTGAGAGTTCGTCCAAATTTGGAGCAATTTGCTTTGTCTGTCACATGTCCCAAGCTATTGGCCGATATCACCGGTCAATGGGCTGAGGCTATGAAAATCGACCATTTCAACCGCTGGGGGCGTCATTATTTGCCGTCATTGGCCGGCGCCCATTTGACCCAGACTTGCAACAACTTTTTGGACAAAGGTATTCAAACCTATGGGGGAGCGCGTTTTCATCAGTTGCGAGATGCCTTTGACAAGATCTTTAATGAAATGACAGCTCCAAGAGCCACACTTCGCCAGCAAGTTGAGCAAAGAGCTCATTCTAGAGGTGTAGCCATGAGATCCGCTCCAACGACGATGGCCAGTTATAATCGCTGTGATGGACCATGCTTTCCTGGGTTCTGTCAAGTGAAAGATCTGTCTCACAAAGAACATACGCTTGCGAGTGTGAAAAGGGGTGATAAAATTCTAGCACCTGGCGGTTATGCCACTGTCCAATATGTTTTGAAAACGATGTGTCCTAGAGGTTTTGCCAAGGTGGTACATATTCAAGGGTTATATGCGACTCCTTTTCATCCGATCAAGCCTCATCACGAGTGGATCTTTCCGTCCACACTTGGAGATGCTGAAGATATACCGTGTGAAGCCATCTATTCGTTAGTATTGGACAAACCTTCCTGTTATATTGAGGGTATCGAGTGCATTGGCCTTGCACACGGGATCGAGAACGATCCAGTCGCGACACATGCCTTTTTTGGAACAGATCGCGTCAAACAAATGCTGGAAATATTGGATGATGATAATTCGGGACTGGTTGTGTTGCCAGGACCAGAAGCTGTTCAAAGAGGCTCCGATGGATTAGTATGTGGGTTTGTAGTTTAAATTACTATAAATATCTATGGTCAATAATTGATGAATCAATTACCGAATGAAATGATTATAACTATTTTATCTTTTTTATCTGTTTATGATCTTCATGTCATTTCTAAAGATCTTTTACACGTGTATCGATCCAATGTAGTTTGGAAACCCATTGTTACACGCAAATTTGGCGAAATAAAGTCAACGAATTATTTTAAGGAGTATGCTTGGCAATTAAAACTAAAAAAGCACCAATTTTATTATAAACGTCATTTTACGTTGGGTTGTGTCGGTAGGACCACGCCACCCGTTAAAGAAGATTGGACGCCCGCAATTTTTTAACCCAAGTCTCTATTGACCAAGTAGATTAATATTCTCTCTAGTACGATCGACAAATTCGGTGTATTGGGGTAATCTTCCATGATACCATTTTGCAATTCGTCAAAAAATTCGACGTCGCTCTCTTTCTCATATGCCACCTCATACTGCTTCAAAATTAGTTGAATGTCGTTTTTATTGTCAATATCCTTGTAGAAATTATTATACAATACGCTATTCATAATATAGTTGGTACATACATTATATACTCCTTTCTGTGGAATTGTATTGATACCAATCGGGCTTATTACCCGCCCGCCACTTCATCTCCCATTCTTTGCAAAGATAATATTTACGATACGTTTCGACGGCATTGAGACGTCCATTTGTGTATACAGCACAGCTTTCAAAGTATTGGTCGTTAATCGCGCAGTCAAAGTAAGAGATGCCTTTTGGAAGACCTTCGTAAGCGCGCTTGTTTTCGGGCGGCGTATACGTTTCTTCGCCGATATTTTCTGGCGCACCAAGCGCTTGCAATCGTTCCAAATGTGCACAGCACGCGTGAATCTTGCCGTAGCGTTTGTAGTACTCACCAACGAGGGCGAAAGCAAGGTTTAAAGTCCAGTTGTAATGTTTAGGATCAGCTCTAACCCAAACAGACACTGGGTGATTTTTGTGGGTGGGTCTGTATGGGTCATTAGGCAATGGGTCGAGTTCTGGGAGTGGAAACACGTCTCTACCGAACCACCATGCCGAATAGAGCATTTGCGTGAGCTCTAGGATCATTTTGATGCAATGTTTGTCGCAGTGGTTGGCGGCACATTCTTTGAGGGTGGTGGCCAGCAAGAATAGATTCATGTTGTTGAATCACTAAAATTTTGGCCAATGATGACTAAAATTTTGGCCAATATTCACTAAAATTTTGGTCCGAATCACTAAAATTTTGGCCAATGATGACTAAAATTTTGGCCCGAATGACCAAAATTTTGGTGAACGAATGACCAAAATTTTGGTCCTATAAAGGTGTGTATTTTCTTTGACAATTATGAACCGTTCGTCTGCTTCGGGCATTGCCGGTTTATTTGAAAATTACCCCAATTTTCCTCGTAAAAAAACCAAACCGGGAGAATTTCTATTGAATACGGTTTTTCCAAGAGGTCATGTACGCGAACACGATGCCATTCATTATTTGAACCGTTGTGATGGCATTACTGAAATGCGTGGGCAGAATGGGTTTGCCAGAGATTATGAATATTTAGAGGGTGACTTAGAACGACTTTATGGTCAGGGGAAATGGCTTCTCAAAGAAAATCGCAAGAAATTCAATAAATTGTTTGTACAAGAACTATCTAAAAAGATTGGCAACGACGCGGCGGCTCATATCGCATTTGTCGAACAATCGAATCTTCTATTGGAAGAGGAAGAAGTTGGTGAAACGTTCGTGGAGGATTTTTCCGAATTACTTGCAAGTGTGGAAGATGTATCGTCCGAAAAACTTTTCAAGGAAAATATTATTGCACCCGCTCTAAAATTAGCCCATTCTCATTTCTTTGCCGATCTTGGCAATTCTGAAACAGGCTACTATGTCAACGATATTCCATACACATTGCCGAGATACACTACGAATTATGGGGGCCTAGATCTAGTATGCCAACCCGACGGATATTGTTTGGCGAATGGCATAAAGACAGTCGTCGAAATCAAAAGCCCCATGGCAGGCCACTATACCTCGGAAGCTACCATCGCTAATCCAAATGTTCGAGGTCAAAAGACAGCAAAATCCGCCGCAGACCGCCGAAAATTATGGACCAAATATTTGGTCCAGATCGCGATTGAAATGGACGTGACTGGAGCGGAACAAGCTATTTTTTTGTCGTGGTTTGATCATACCGGCAAATTGATCCTGTTGGACCGTGAGATCATGGATCCTCTAATAGCCGCCGTCAAAGAATTCGCGGGTGAACTTTCCGCCGATGTTCAAGGATCAGAAGCCACCGATATTATCGCAGCTTTGAAAGTCATAGCGCCCGCAAACGTCCCGCGTCCCGCGCAAAAATCTTCCAAAGGAATGACTATCACAGCTTTGAAAGCTGAACTTATGACATTGGATTGGACAGATTTTACGTTTGGTAAAAAGAAAGAGGCCAGAACTAAAAAACCATATCTGGCAAAACTGGCAGAGTTGCAACTATCGACAACTGTCGAGGAGGCCAGTGAAGTCGGGGACAATTCATATGAAAAGGTCAAATCGGCTTTGGCTACCATTTTAGATACATTAGCGGCGGACGGAGACGCGTGGAAACCATTGGAAGATACATTTAGTATAGCAGGGCTTGATATTCTGGCATCTGCCCTGGGCGAACTTAGCGTGGATTCCGCGTTGTTCAAAACATATGTCTCTCAGTAATTTAAATTTATACCGTATAAATAAGGGAATAAATGTTTCATATTATCAATGTCGTTTATTAAGAAAAAAGATCAATTGCAAGAAAAATCCGCGCCCCCTTCTTCGCGTCCTATGGCATTGCAAGCGCCGCCACAGCATCCCATGCTTCAATGGAAAGGCGTTCGCGCTACAAAGAAGGCTGACCATCTCGATCACTATGTCGAAGTGCGTCCATTCGCACGCGCTGAGGGTACATGCAAAAAGCCTGACGGTAGTTCATGTAGAAAAGGTAGGAAAACAGATGGTGGTCAGTACCAATTCAATGGAACTGATTGGAAGTCATCAAAAAATACCACATCGGGAAAAAATGAGTTAATGAAAACATCGTCTTCATCGTCTTCTTCATCGTCTTCATCGTCTTCTTCATCGTCTTCTTCAAAGAAAACATCGTCTTCTTCATCGTCCGGGAGCAAGACGATGACAGTTCCACAATTGAGAAAAGCTCTTGGCCTCTCATCGAAAGTGTCCAGGGCCGCAAGTGCAAAAGGTACCAATCAAGAATACTTTCTAAAGGCTCAATTGCAAGCTAAATACGATGCAAAATTCGGTTCTTCTGGCGGGGCTGGTTCCGTTTTGGGAAAAGCGGCCGGTTGGGCATGGGGTTCGGCTGAAAATAAGGAATCTGTCAAATCAAAGTTTTCAGCGATGGGAGCCGCTAGTTCTTCATTTTGGTGGTGCTACGAAAATCCACGAGCGTGCGCGGCCGGAGTTGTTGTGGGAGGAGCCGTCGGTGCATTTGCAATTTCCACCGCGTGGGCATGGGCAACTGCCTTCGCCGCCACTGCAGCGTGGTATAGTGCCGCCGGACTCGCCGCTCTTGTTCTTGCCTCTGGTACTTATCTTGCCTTCCGTTCAGCAATGTTGAAAACATATGATGCTGGCGAAGAGTTTGCATCATTAAGCACTAGTGAACTCGAAGCCAAGATCGTCGAATTGAAAGCAAATCAATGTTACCGATTTGACGTACGTGCCAGTTGCTACACGGCCGTCGAACTCCTAAAGGCTGCCGAAGATGCACTTTCTTTTCAGAACAAAATATGCGACGGTTCTGACTGTGATGAAGTACGTGCATTATTTGTTGGCGGAGAGAATGAAGGTCTGTCTGAAGAGGAGCAAGATGAACTTGTCCAGAAACGCAAGGATCTATTCTTTGGACATATCTGGAGTGTGCACAAATCAGCCGACGATGAAAAGTACAAAGAATTGGAGGCGCATGACCGAAAAGAACTCAAAAAATTGTGTAAGGATTTTACCGAACAGAATAAAAATATCTTTCAATACAAGGAGAATAAAAAATTGGTGAAAGCATCTTTAACCGGTTCAAGAGGTATTCTCGCATACGACGAAAAAACCAGGGACATCGTAAAAGTAATGGCCGATAAACAGAAAGAAATTATCGGTCTGCACGCAACTGCAGTTGACGAATGGGTTGAACTTTACAAGGCATTCCAAGGACACATGAAACTGATTAAACAGGGAGACCTTTTCAGCAGCCTTCCCAAAGAATTTGTTAAAAAATTGGAAAAAGCTGGTAAATATAAGCCGCCGGCAAAATTGTTTTCAGACAAAGATAAAGATAAAGACGAACAGCAGAAATTAAAACTCAAACTTGAAAGAAAGGTCATTAACAAAAATGTCAAAAAAATGCGGGAACTTGTAAACGCAATTGATGCTAGTGAAGAAGGCTCAGTAGTGGCGAGAATACAAGAGGAAAGGGAAACGAAAGAGTGCTTTATCAATTCTGTTGGAGATATTAGGGACATTTTCAGAAAACACCAAAAGAAATTACAGAAAAAAGGTGCATTGAATGCGGACATTGCCAAGGCAGAAATAGCCTTAGAGAAACCGACAAAGGAGTTAATGAAACGTATCTGTGATGGAGATTACCCCGAAGATGCTCTAAAACTCGCCAAATGGATGGTCTCTGACGAAGCTCCCGAATCTGACAAAGAAGACTCTGATGAAGAAGACTCTGATGAAGAAGACTCTGATGAAGAAGACCCTAGTGAAGACTCAGATGGCGAAACGAAATCTATCGACGATATATTCAGTGACTAATTTAACTATATAAACATTAAAGATAACTATTAATTATGATCATTAACACAGAACAGCTACCCGATTGGGCTATATATGTAATGATTGGAGGTGGAGTACTTTTATTTCTTTTGGTGATTTGGGCCATTGAATACATTTTGTCCTGTTTGACGTGCGAACCTTGTCGCAAATGTTATCACCGTCTTCGACAAATACTATACATCTTATTCTGTTGCTGTTTATGTCCGAAAAATAAAGAGGTAGAATACGCTAGAGTAGATGAATTAATATAATAAAAAACGATGAATAGTATATAAACACGAACCCTGATATAAATGGAAGCTTTGTTATCTTTTTTATTTTATTGTTTGTTGGCCACTGTGGGTCTTTATATTGTTTGGCAATGTGTGTTCAAGCGTTTACGTCGTCATCAAGAGGCACAGATCAGTAAATTTACGGAATTGGATCAGGAAGAAGTTGATTTAGAGAACGGCGAAGGTGGCCTTTTAGACTCTGACGAAGAAATAGATTTAGATTCGAAAGAGATTGAAGACAAAATATAATATATTTTTTGTGTCTTTGTCTTTGCCATAAATATGTTTGCTGGGCTCTAGTCCTCAATGTTTGAGCACATGTCCGAGAATGTTGAGGGACGCATCGTCCAAAATGGCTTCCGCTTCTGCCTGTGAAAGCCAACGCCCATCGCGGATCTCGCACAATCCCTTAATGGCCTCCATTCCGTTCACATCAATGCCCGGCAGGTATTGGTAGTATCCGATTGGGCAAAACCAGTTGGTCATTTTGCGGCGGCGTTCGGCCTCAGCCCCCCAAAAGACTTCCATTTGACCTCTCTCGATCAGAAGCTCGTACGTTTCGTTGAGCTTTTTGCGCCCAGAATCGGGGGAAATGTACTCTACGGGCCCTGTTGGACGCAAATGTTCCTCCAAAAAGTCCATTGGGACGCCAGACTCTTCGAACCCTTCCTCAAGAGCGGTCCTGCCGGCATCTGATCCTTTTTTGATGCCTCCCCGAACGATTTCATCGACAAGGAATGGGCGACCATCTTTGTCTCCTTCAAAGACCAACTTGGTGTAATCGGCACAGAGAGACAAGAAGAATTCCGCGCGACCTTCAGGCAATTCGCCGACGATCTTCTGCGCCATGGCCTTCAGAGCCTTTTTGTCGGCTTTTGGGAGCCCTTTTCTGTCGAGCTTTGGATTGCCAGCCTCGTCGAGTTCAATGCAAGTGTCCAGCCGGGCAAAGACCGCATCCGCCTCTGCTTGAACAGGACAAACACATTTTGGAACCCATTTCTTTGCTAGGCAAGCGGTGACCATCGCGTCGCCTTGTTCTCTGTCCGAGAAGACGAACGGTTCTCCGTTCTTCATGGCGCATCCGGGAACGTGCAATGGTTCTTTATTGCCTTCTGGGTCCAACGGGACCAAAAGAATGTTGTGGGGAGGCTGCTGCCAAAATTCCTCGGCGTGTTTTTGCTTGATAGTTTTGTTGGATCCTGGCAGGGTGGCATCTCTTGTGCGATCACCGGTCCCGACCCATATATTGGGAGTTCCAGGCGCCGCCGCACCTCGGGACAGAGCCAGAACGTCTTTGGAGCGAATTGCGATGCCAATGCCACTCGGATTTTGGCCGGCGGTGGTCTTGGCGCGCTTGGGCGGAGAGGGCTGGTCAAACTTGCTGGCGATCATGGCGGACATGTTACTTTGTTTAGGATTGATAGCTTTTATATATGAACTAAATATTGTTCGATAATGACTAAAATTTTGGTGAAGAATTTTTCCTGAGAATTTTCCGCAATTCCTGGCCAAAATTTTGGCCATCGTGACTAAAATTTTGGCCGTTATATAACTGTTAAATAACAAACTCGTCATCTGGGTGATTCGAGTAAGGTGTTTCGGAACGCATATTTGGCACATCGGCCGGAGAATTTGGCGGGCGAGGTCCCACAAACATATCATTCGTTTCATAACCGCCTTCGTCAATATTAAGAAAAGGTTTAGACCAAGACTCTGTTTCTGTAGAACAACAACAACCCATTTTGTCAAATATATATTTATGTTTATACTCTTTAATTTTTTGATGGTCGCGACGATGTTTTATACTCGTTGAAAGTATCATGGTCTACAAACCACTCTTTTAACGTTCGAGAAGACCATTCAGACTTTATATTCATTAACGGTTCTGTTTCTTGGAGAAGGAGAGTTTCGATGGCTCGAATACAAATGGAAAGTTTTGCACCTCGACGATTTTGACGGATAGTATCCATAGGTGTCTTCCACTGAATAAAAGACGAACAACCGTAATGTTCGCGATTCGTTATAAACGATTTCAAAGAACTCCATTCAGGCTTCAATTCAGCTACTTTTGTTACGGCATCGTTCAGAATGCCGTAATAATCGCCAGTGATCCACCCATGCATTTCATGAGGACTAATAATATTGCGGAGTTCGGCCGTCAATAGCAGATCTATATCATGTAAACAATACCAAAAAATACCCCAAGAAATTCTTTCGAAATCTTCAGTGTTTTCCGTGGATATTGCGTCGCGTGCGGCATGGACGAGTGTAAAAAGGTTTTCCGAATGCATAGTCAGACCTATTAGGGCCTGAGACGCATACATGCCCCCTATATCAAACAAAAGGTCATGTACATGGTCTTCAAATTGGTCAGAGATAGACATGGCAATAAAGTGTATGACAAATCAATAACTCAACGACCAAAATTTTAGTAACTCAGCGACCAAAATTTTAGTAACTCAGCGACCAAAATTTTAGTAACTCAGCGACCAAAATTTTAGTAACTCATTTCTGCAGAGTCCTGAACTTTCATTCGGGCCTCTTTCACTAAAATTTTGGTCTTTCACTAAAATTTTAGTCTTTCATTTGCCAAAGGTCGCTTTCATTTCACTAAAATTTTGGTCTTTCATTTGCCAAAGGTCGCTTTCATTTCACTAAAATTTTGGTAACTCATTTGCCAAAGGTCGCTTTCATTTCACCAAAATTTTGGTCTTTCATTTGCCAAAGGTCGCTTTCATTTCACCAAAATTTTGGTCTTTCATTTCACTAAAATTTTGGTCTTTCATTTGCCAAAATTTTAGTCATTCGACCGTATATAAGATTTAGATCTTCAAGCAAATATGTTTCAAGTCCATGTGACAAAGAGTCCAGTTTTTATGGCGGCAGAACCGCCCAAGAAAAGACCACGGGAAGCCAGTGCAGGAGGCGCCGCCGCAAAACAACACAAGAAAAAAAGCCCAATGCTTGAACACTTGCACAGTATACGTCTCGTGTTAAACATAACTGCTAGAACGGTGGACGGAATATGGTCCACAGATCAGACTAATCAGTTGAGTTTGATTCGCTCCGTTCTAGAGAATGCCATTCGCGCCGAAATGGTCCATGTGGGTTTCGGAGACGATTCTAGCGACGATTCTAGCGACGATGAGTCCACTGAAGATGCAATTGTTTATATGAAAGGGCTCGTGCAGCAATTGATATCCGAAGATCCATCTTTAGAAGTTTCTTTACGAGCTTTGCAGACCGAACTTGCAAAGAAATTGCCCAGTGAATACGGTGAAGATGTCCGCGAAGGAAAACGTGTGGTACCTCAAGAGTCGGATGAAGAGTCATCCTCTTCATCCGACGATGAACCTCCTGAGATAAGTGCGATATCTGACGAACCTTCTGAGATGGATGTGGTTTCTGACGATTCTGATGTTGGCCTCACGGATTCATCCGACGATGAAGAGCCCGAATCTCCTGCCGCTCCTGCAACCGAATCTCCTGCCGCTCCTGCCGCTCCTGTGACGGGAGCTGCCGGCCGCCGCAAAAAACGCAAGCCTTTGCCTCCAATTGGGTCAACGGTTCGCGTGACCTTACAACACCACAAGGGCAAACACAATAAACTGACAAGGTTATTGTCTGATGGCCCTCAAGAACTTGTATTGATGGGCGCGGGTATTGATACGCTTACTTTTTCTATGCCCGGGGGAGGTGCCAAAAAGAAAGGGACGACATTGCTTCGATCAAATGTAACGATTGAGGAAATTACCGGCATTGATGCTCCTGACACATTACTACCTGAAATGTTATTGGAGATGCGTTGGGAGGGAGATCCTCAATGGTATCTTGTTCGATATGCACCCGCTCTGGACGGAACTCAGTCTGTTATCCTAATTTCGGACGGTTCTCTGCTTGATTTCGACTCAGACTCTGACGAATGGCGCTATCCCAATTATTCTGTATTTGTGGAGACCGACATAGTGCGTATTACATCACCACAGGGTCCTCGAATGGCGACCGTAATGCAGGTGGAGGACGAGCATGTCTATATTTGCGAGTGGAATAAAAAGCGTCCAGGCGATGATAAGAATTTTGTTCTGGATGTATTTTATACGATGGCTGTAAAAGTCGAAGAAGACCGACAAGTTTCAGAAGCTTCTGAAGAGGATGCGTCCTCCGAGGAAGAGGATGACAATATATTTGATATAGGCGATCTGATTGACAAATACAATGGAAAAGACTATCGTGTAAAGGAGGTTCATTCTACCGACGATGGATACGAATACACGTTAAAAAACAAGGATGGGATTTTGCGCGTATCCGAGCAACAAATTCAGGATCGTTGGGACCCTAAATTTTCTCCTGGAGCCGATGTTGCATTTGGAGAGAATGCGGCTGTTGTTGTAGAGTTGGATTACGTGAACCGGCGTTATGAAATTGTGCTTGACGATGCGGCTGACGACGCACCCCCGTTGGTGGTCTCACAGGAAGAGCTTGTCGCCCTGCAAGAATTGACCTATGACGAAGGTGCTATTGTTTTCTTTAATTTCGGCTATTATCAAGTGGTTTCCAACCGATTGGCGTATACCCTCAGGCCCGAGGGTGGCGGCGAGGAGATCCACAACGTAACCGACGACGATTTGATGACATGGGTTTTGGTCTTGAATCCAAAATCCAAGACGAACGATATTATGCACGTTGTGCGTCATAAGAACAAGAAAGTAAAGGGTGTATATTTGCCATTTTACGAGGTTGTGGACAAAAATGGCAAAAAGAAAGATATCCGCGCGGGGTCTAAAAACATAAAGGAGCAGGCAGATGCAGAAACATTTTTTCAAGATGCCATGGTGGATGATGATGATGATTTGGACGCTGTAATCGTCTTTGAAGCGGGCGAAAGGGTTACGGTGATTGGTGCCGGTTCATCTTCTGAAGAGGCGACCGTTATCCGCCGTATTCCCGGCGCCGAACTCGACGATGAGAAATATGAGATAGATGTCGATGGCGAACTTCGAACAATACCGGTGGGATTATTGGCAAAGATTGGGGCGAAAAAGGTTGAAACGATTACCGAAGAGATCGGCGACACTACTACGGACGAGGAAGGAAACATTTGGACCATTGTTACATTCAAAGACGGACAAGCTGTCTGGAAAATGGAAGATTCTGACGAAGATTCAGACTCCGATTCCGACGATTCTTTGCTTGATTCTGACGAAGAGGACGAATCTGACTTTAAAGTGGGCACCTTTGTCACAGTGGGGAACCACGCAGAAGTGTATGAAGTGACAAAGGCAATAAACAATGTCTATACGGTCGTGTGCGCTTGGGACGAAAATTTAGAAGTGGAGGACATTTCTGTCAACGACTTGAAAAAATACGAGAATGAGTTTTCGGAAGGAGATGAAGTGCTTCATGAAGGCAAAGAGGATGAAATTGTAGAAGCGCATGCGGACGGCACCTATGTTCTGACATCAGGTGAAGAGGTTACTGAAGACGAACTTGAAAAATATATCGGGGCCTTTAAAAAGGGTACGATTGTTCGACGGGTCGGTTCGGGATTGGTCTACAAAGTTAAATCTCACAAGAATGGCGAGTATACGCTTATCAGTTTGGCCGATAAGTCTGAACACAAAGCGCCGGCAGAAGAAGTGGATCTCCACGAAGAACCATTGTTCAAAAAGGAAGAGTACGCTCAATTGGCAGATGAAGAATATCCAAGAAAGGTCAAAAAATTCAAAAAGAAGAATTGGTCTTATAGATTGGAGGGATTAGAGAGAGAATTCCGCGAGATGGAGTTGCGCGAACCAGCGGCACCAGAATTTGACAAAGGCGACAAGGTAGTTATCAAAGAAACTGGCGAAGAAAGTAAAGTGAAAAAGGTCATTCCCGAGCGCGGCTCTTATTTGCTGAAGAATGGCAAAGAAGTGAAGGAAGAAGATCTGGAAGCGGCAGAAGACGACGAATAAACATAAAAATTGCGGATATATAAACAAATTGTTTTATTTTGAATGTACATAGCTACTGTAGTTGGAGATCAATATTCTGGGAAAACTGCCTTGTGTTCTCAATGGTCGGGTTTGCCACCGACAAATACATATGTGACGACGATTGAAGTGGACCAGTATTATTTGCCCCAACTGACTATCAATGACACACCCTCAATCGAACGATTTTATAAAAACATTGATAGTCTATATGCATCCTCCGATCTTATGATCATTGTCTCGAAAGAGGATAAAGACTATGACCCTTGGTATGCGCGAATATCACATATAGCCACGCACGCTACATGGGTCTTAATCTTAAATGGAAAACCACAGCCTAAAAGGCGATTATGGGCTTTGGAAAACGACATCAGGGTCTTTGAATTGAATGCGGCGACTGGAGCAAATGTCTCTGAAACATTGGAGACCATTCGCAACTTTTTGGAGCGGAAACGGGCGCCCGAAGCTGTTCGACTGACTTCTATGGATTATTTATGGGAATATGTACCTACAAATTATTTAGGAGGATGTGTATAAAGAATAAACATATTTATTATTGTAAGATTTCTTCTATTGTGATATCTTCTGCCGCTTCAACCGGGTCAAAATAGGCGCCATTATTTGTGGCGATTCTTTCTTGCAATAGGAAGGGTACTTTTTCAAATTCCTCTTGTAATAATGGGAAAGTTTCGGGTACGATTTGGCAGAAAGTTTGTAGGGTGTGAATAGAGTGGCCATATTTTCCCTCGTCCCATTGGACATTAGATCTGAACATGTGTCGAAGGCCATCCGCGAGTTGCAATTGTTGTACGGCTTCCGGCGTCTGCCAATTCGCAAAAGATTTTGCGGCGGTGGCCATGGCTCTGGTCGCCAATGTTTTGAGGACAGTGGACGAACTTGCATTTTGTAGACCAACTCCAATAAAACAAAGATGTTGCAGGTTTTGTGTGATATATTGCTGGGCAATATGCCAATCAGCCCTAACAATTTTGTGTGACATATTGGGCATTTTCCAAGTCCATTGTTCGGCACATCGCTGGGATTCGATGTATAAGGTTTCCGCCTTTTTAAATAGACGATTTGCTGATTTGAATTCATGTTTTGTAGCTTCTTGGTATCCATTTTGAATGAATATCTGCGCGAGAGCAACCCTTGGAACAATAGCTTCGAATAACCAGCATGCCGTTTGTATTTTCTCATGATCGATCGACCAAGAAAAGCATGGTTGTTGTACTAGTGTGGTATGTGGTTTGATCTGTTGTATGAGCGTGCTTATATTTTGACAGTAAGGTTCTAGATGTTTGATTAAGAGTGCATTGTCTTCGCGCTGGTCTAACAACTGTTGAACAGTCATTCTTTGACGTGTCAGTGAAACAGTTTGGCCAAAATTATGGTCTAAACATTTCTCGAATTCGACGGGTCTCCGAATATGAATATTCATTTCTTGTTCAGCGAACGACCTTAAATATAGTTTTTCCATATAAATGGGGAACATGTGGAATTTAAATATCAAACAAATGTTTGTTCAAAATATGAATAAACGACGTCGTTTATGCGCCACAACGATTTTCGACCCGGTACATCGTGAATATGAACTAGGGCCCGAGATCGTGGACATTATCAATAAAACAAAATTCCAGCGCCTTCGCCGATTGAAACAATTGGCCACTGCTCACTGGGTATGGCTTGGGGCTACTCACACCCGGTTTGAACACTCCATCTCTGTGGCTTATTTGGCAGGACATATGGCCCGAAACCTGCAACAAAAACAACCCGAACTTAACATTACCGAACGCCAAATTGTATTGGTACAATTGGCAGGACTTTTACATGACGTTGGACACGGGCCCTTTTCACATCTCTTTGACGATATTTTTTTAGCCGGTAACGAATCACCCATGGCACATCACGAGCATAGATCGGTCGCCATTGTCGCAAAACTCTTGAAAGAATCAGAATTCGAATATTCTCCAGAAGAAATCGTCTTTGTTCAGTCGTTAATAGCGCCGGGATCTGGACAAGAAGGATTCTTTTGGGAAATTGTCGCCAATCAAGTCAATCATCTTGACGTGGATAAAATGGAATACATCAAACGTGATGCGAGGGCATGCGGACTCTCACAAGGCGGGTTTGATACAGACAGTATGCGCATCATTAACTCTGCACGGGTCATTGACGACCACATCTGTTATCACCACAAAGTCTATGAAGATATATACAATCTTTTTCAGACAAGATATCGTCTACACACGACCGTTTATCGACATCCAGCAGTAGTGGCTATTCATCACATGGTTTCGGACGCGCTCAGCTGTTCTAAATTGCCTCTAGAAGAGTCCATACAAGATATTGAAACGTTTTGTCAATATGACGATACAATTCTGGACAGACTTCGAAACAATGCAGAACACAAAGAAAGTCAAAAAATTATAAACAGAATTGATGAAAGAAGGCTCTACAAGGTTGTCCACACTGAAAAAAGAACAAAGCCATGGTCCTCGGTCCCCACGGCAGAAGCATTGGTAGAGATAGAGCCAGGACTACCTTTAAAAACATTGATAGTAGACTGTTCCTGTGTTGGATTCATTGGAAAAGCCGACGGCCATCCCATGGACAATTTGAGGTTTTATGATTCGCAAAAACCCAATAAATCTTTTACTGTCAAACGAAGATCTGTTTCAACATTATTGACGGCACGCTATTGTGAATATTGGACCAGAATCATAGTAAGAGAGGCGGAATTCGTCCCATTAGCAGAAAAGGCATGGGCGGCTTGGAAGTCGAGTATTTAGGTAATCACTACAAATAAATATGGAACGTAAAAAATATAAATGTATTCTTATTGGGGATTTTAATGTAGGTAAAACATCTGTCTTGCGTGCATATATGGATCTTCCAGTACGCGACGTCGTATCTACGTTGGGGATCGATTTTTTCACCAAAACTGTGGCTGTGAATGGCAACGATATTTATTTAACGATATGGGATACGGCAGGGGCAGAAAGATTTCATTCTCTAACACATTCATATATGAACGGTTCAGACATAGTGATCATCGTATACGACTTGTCCAAAAAAGATGTAAATTTGCCATATTGGTTGCGGCGCGCAGAAGAGGCGAATCCGTCGGTGATAGGAGTATTGGGATGTAAAAACGACCTTACGGTGGCATTCTCCGAGAATATGTACGATATTTTACACCCATGGGCGCGCCAGTCGTATAATATTGTGACGGGCGTCTGTAGTTCCCGACAAAAAAAATCCGTGCAAACTTTTTTTAAACGGTGTTTACTAGCTTTGCCAGACGCCAAAACAAAAACGGATCTCACAGATTTAAGGTTGCCGCCACAATTTGACAAAAACAAGAAAAATAGAACATGTTGCACATAATCCAAGTTTTTTTAAATAATAGGGTATAAAGGGCAGAAAACTTTTATCAAAAATGTCAGCAGCAACCATCCAAACCAAGAAAATCGCAACCAAAGCACCAAAGATGACCCGCAAAGAAAAGCGTCAGCGCAAAGAAGTTACGTCTCTCCAAGAACGTGTCACACCTATTTTGCCAGCCACCACCTTTAAGCGTATTGTCACGCAGGAGGCCGCCAAGGTATCGGGAGAGCGTTTGCGATTCAATCAAGACGCCGTTCTCGCATTGCAGGCAGCTGCAGAGAATGAACTGACCAAGATCTTTCAAGGAGCCGCATTTTGCGCAGAACTAGGAAAACGCGATACTGTCACCGTAGGAGATATGCGCAACTATCAGGCTATCCGAAACCTTTAGGTTGAAACCGGAGAATGAAACGATTCTCGTGGATCGATCCGACTATTTAAACATAATTTATATTAACTAACCAATGTCTATTTTAAATTGCTCGTGTAGATTAAACATTATAAACTGTACAGGTCTATCCGCTTCCTTTCAATTCCTACCCGTTGAACAACACATGCGCTTACAACCAATCGGGACGGCACAGGTCTCCGCATCAGTAGATACTTCCGCATCCACACCACTAGACTGGATCAAAGAATGGATCCATCTCATCAGCTATGGACCCACATACAACAAACTAGACTGGAAAATACCCGCGAATTCCGAGGCCACCGTTCGATTCGAAGTCACAAAACCCATGACAGTACACGTCAATTGGTCAGATCCATCCGTGTCTTGGGACAAACACGAAACAGGAAGATGGTCCATTGATATAGCCAAGGCCATTGATGTCACCATATATCTTAAAGCAGAAGTTGGACAATATAACCAAACAAGAACTTTCGGAAAACCCGCGCAAGTAAAGTCCGTACAACTAAACCCATACCTTGAAATAGCATGCGATGACGACATTCCATTCGTTATCGAAAAACAACCCGTTGCACACATGTTCTGGTCTCCACAGATTAATTTAGAACACATTGTAAACCCTAATGAAACATAATTCGTTTTTTATTTTGGCCAAATTCGTTGGAATACCGTCTGCCGCATGGCCTTATTTAAAATTAACAGCTCATTTTTTTATTTAATATTGTGAGCAAGGGCAATGATTTTGCCACGCCGTCTTCATTGCGCCGCAGTCGCTGGGCAATGAAAAACTATGGGACGAGCGAACATCATCCGGGCATGGATTTACAGTCACAACAATATCGTCAGATGAGTCACATCCATTCGCGTCGGTTCCAGTAACTGTATATGTGGTAGTGACTGTAGGGAAGAATGCAACATTGTCGGCAATTCCGTTATTCCAAATATATGTCTCTGCTCCACTTCCACTTAACGTTACGGAGTCGCCAGAACAAATAGTTTGATCATCCCCGCCGCCTACCGTAGGTGCCGGATTTACAGTCACAACAATAACGTCAGATGATTGACATCCATTCGCATCGGCTCCAGTAACTGTATATGTGGTAGTGTCTGTAGGGGAGACTGTTATATCTTTTAAATTTCCTACGACGGGATACCATGAGTAAGAGTAAAATCCACTGCTAGACTGTAACGTTACGGTGTCGCCAGAACAAATAATTTCGGGGATGATGTCGGTTATTTCTACGTTGACAGCGCAATCTCCCGCAATCGAAAGGCCGAACAAACTGGCAAATGTAAATATTGAAACTAAGTTCATTTTTAATGTTCCAAAGTAGAGAGTCTTATATATTGTATTTGATAAGTTTGAATATATCTTTTAATCTTGTGTAATTAAGACTCTCCACTGTATACCCATACCCATTACTCGGAGGCCATACCCTTCAATCCACATAGGACCATTCGTGATAGTATCTACCTCAATAGAGCCGATAGAGTCTGGCAACCCGTTCGGACGCGCGTTATATCCCGTTGTGTAGCCAACGAGGATGTTTTGGGGATTGTAGACGGCCACCCCCTTGGAACTCGACAGGTAATACAACGAACGATATTGAGGAGGCATATTGCCGGGGGATGCCTGACCAAAATTTTAGCGATGACTAAAATTTTGGTAACTCATTTGCCAAAAAATTGGTCGTTCATTTGCCAAAATTTTAGTAACTCATTTGCCAAAAAATTGGTCTTTCATTTGCCAAAATTTTGGTCATCATTCGCCAAAAAATTGGTCTTTCATTTGCCAAAAAATTGGTCTTTCATTTGCCAAAATTTTAGTAACTCATTTGCCGTTCCGACGACCAAAATTTTGGTCATCTTCAGGATCGATATTCTGAACACAGCGAATCAACGACCAAAATTTTAGTATATACTGACAAATTAGACAAAGACTATGAACAAAAGTACAAACTGGACCAATCAATCTAGAAACTGCAAAACTATGGCTAAAATATTGAAACAATGCCCCAAACAAACCACTAGAACTTCTCCATGCACTGTATATCACACTATATTAACACAATGTGAGAAATCCGCCAAAAAGACTAAAAATTTAGTCACTATAAAGAACCAAATTTTTAGTCAATGAATCGGATCCTATTGGTCACTCTTCTCTCAACAGCTGTCGCCAAATCATACAACGCGTACAGGACAGACGACGCATACTACTTTAACGTTGGTGGATATGGTCTCAGAGCCACTTTGGACGACCACAGACGCCTAAAAATATACGGACCGCGGTTTTCGAGGATATGGTCTTTGCCAACCGACGCGGATACTAAACATGCCAGAACGTTCCGCAATGGTAATGTTTTCCAAGTTGTTGTTCCGCGCTTTAAGACACCGAATCTGACTGGCGGGGAAGTACCACGCGGAACAACGATAAACTTCGCCGCCGACCATGTTTGTGCAACTTTTGACGGGTCAGAGCCTGAATGCGGTCATCCGTGTTCGCATGGAAAGATCTTAGAAGATTTTGTTATTTCGGAAGATGAAGTTATTGTCAAGCTGAGGACATGTAAGGCAGATGTTCCTGCCGAAACAGCCATTTTTCACGCGTTTGACACGGATATTGAAGTAGAGGATGGGTTTGAACACGTCCCTGAAGTTATAGGCGAACATGGATGGTTTGACCGTCATGGTAACGAAAGACCTTACTAATTTGGACCGATATATTATAAAAAAAATAATATTTATGGTTATTCTTTTTTATACTGGTGAATAAATGTGGACTAAAGTCACTATTCCGACGATATCGAGCGCTATCACGGCTGAGATCGTCGTAATGACAGCCCAGTGGAAAAAGGTATCGAATGCGCCACCTTCAGCGCATATAGACGGTCGCCTTTTGTCTGTTTGTTGGTGACCGGAGTCATGCTTGGACTGACTGTTGGTCATTATTTATGGTATGTCGAGAATATCCTGTAAAAATTTACTCGCTTTTACCTAACAAGTAAATTAGAAAAAACGTGATTAGAAAAGCTATGAGCGCAATTGCACAAAAGAAGCCAAAAAACGTACTTATACATTTCGGCTCCGATTTTATATGTATAGATATGTCTTCTGACAGGACCCTCGTTTCATTTTTTTGTTCAGATTCTAGATCTGCTTCATAACCATCGAAATATTTTATTTCGTTCGTTTCCATATTGAACTAACAGTCATCTCCGAGCAAGCGCATAACATAATGCTCATTTTCCGAACATATATCGTTTCCGTCAAATGTACAAATGTAATGTAAAGCTTCGTGAAGTATTGTTCCCATCAAGTATGTGTCGTTCATTTTCGCGGCACCGATCCATATTCTGTAGTCGTCTGACTCGCCGTGCAAATCGTCCGAAGCGTGATTGACTCTCGCGTTCCTAACCTTTTCGATGGCTTGTTCTATGTGCAATTTGATCTTTGGCGTTTTCGAGTATCGTTTGGCGAGTTGTTTGAATGCGGCGAGTATTTGTGGTTGTTTAGTTTGTAGAATATGAATGACAGCTTCCTTTTGTTTATTTATTCTGCGTTGGGATACATGTGAGCCGGATGTGTTTGGATATGATGGAAAGATGTTCATGTTATTCTTCTATGTCTCTTTAAATACTAATAGTAACTCGGGTGGCAAAGGCATGAATTGCATCCACAGCCGCGCGCGCATCGCTCACACATCTCGAATAGACACATTTGACAAGCAACGACGTGCAAACCACATGCATAATTGCGACACGTTGGACATTGGAACATTTTCTTGATCATGTGTCTCGAATGGCATGTTGTACATCTGGTGATCGATGGTGCCGCTTCTACAATATCCCGCCATTGTTTGGGGGTTAAGGAGGCGTCAGAGTATTGTTGGGCAAATTTGCCGGCTATTCGCCACTTCTGAAGGTCTGGTAGTTCAAGGTAATCGAAAACAAGACTCAACACCGGTCTAAAGTCGGAGAGCCAAACATTCATACTTACATAAATTTTAGTAAAAGTTATAATCATTTTTTATTATTTAGTCTATAAAATAACCGACCACTGATATAAATGAACCCTGAAAAAACAGATTCGCCTAAAAAGATTTCATCGAAATGTATGCATAAATATAGCGGATGGACACCCATACTAACGTTTTGCCTAATAGGTCTCATTGGAACTGTTATTATTATTAGTCTAGCCGGGCCATGGTACCATGACTGCGACCGGACGGATTGCCGTGTTTATTATGACTACGGAATTTATTGTGATGACTATTGTCTTTATTATAATTATGGCCCTGGTCCGAATTTGGCGACGGTCGCAATTATTGCATCCGCTTTTATATGTTTTATACCATTGTGTTGGCCATCCCGAGGCAGAACCCCTAGATATTTGAATGATTAGACGGATGGTTCTTTGTGAAGACGAAAGACATCGCCTATGGAATCTCCATAGTAAATCTTATTGTTCTGGCCCAAAGCATTGATTTCCAAAGATCTGAGATAAGCGTCTGTGAGTAGCTCTTTATTCTTAGTGGCCAGTTCAATGCCAGCATCCTTGTCTGCCTTGGCGGCGATCCTGCGAACGTCCGCTTCTTTCTTTGCTTGGGCACGATCCATTTCATGACGAATTTCGGCACGTTCTTTTTCAGCATTGAGTTTGTCTTTTTGGCGAGCCAACTCTTTTTCTTGAGAGTCTGTTCTACGAAGCTGTTCCGCGATATTGCGAAGCCGTGCTAGTTTCTCGGTCGCTTGCTGTTTGTCAGCAGCAAGGACTGCCTGTTTTGCATTAAGTTTTTGCTCCTCGTCGGCTGTTCTAGTAGATTGTCGATGTTCCGCTTCCATTTTGATGACATCTCCGATATTAGAGTTCGTAGGTACTGGTTTGAAGACCTTTACTTTGCCCGGTTCGATCTTTAGACCCGATTTGGCTTTCGTTTGGGCTTCCACCAATGCGTCATATAGCAAATCGTCAATATCAGTGAACTTATCGACCAGAAATTCTCGGGCAGTCATTTCTGCACAGATGGATTGCATCAGAAATTCAGCCATATCGTAAATGTTTGCCTTGTCAGGGTTCTCCCCGTGAATCGAATAGGACTCCAAAACGTTCTCTGGCAATAACTGGTTCGTTATGGCTACTTTTCCTTTGAAAGTAATACCGTCTTTGGTTCCACAAGTGTATGAAACTTCATCTTTATCTGGGCCAGTAAACATATGGATCCCTTTGACCAAAGGCGATTTCCAATAAAACCCTGGCGGGCTGGTTTCATCGTATTTGACACGTTGGAATTGAGTCCAAATGGCCTGGTGACGTGCAGGGACCACATCGTAGAAGGATGAGGCCATTAGATAGATAGATATAACGCCAACAACTGTGGCGGTTGCGAACATGCATATTGTTTGGTCGGACATGTTTTATTCTTTTGGTAGTTTATATTGTTGACCAAAATTCTGTGACCAAATTTTTGGTCAGGTTTCAGCAATTTCTGGGAAATTTCTTGGACATTTTTTTGGTCGATTTTACTAAAAATTTGGTCATTATTTTTTGTCGTGACTAAAAATTTGGTTATTGATCATCATGTCCATGACTCCCTCCGAAGCCGCAATGACTCTGACCCTAATGTCTGGCCGAACTGCCGAGACTGAAAAACACACCATCGTTGACGGTTTGCGGCGGGCATCCTTCAGAGAGGTTCAGCGAGACCTGCCGGCGCATTTTTGGGTGAAGGACATCGTGCGACCAAATGGTCGTAAAGACAAAATGTTTTATTCACCAGATGGTGTTTCATTTCGATCTATGAAACAGGCCGCGGCATCTCTCTAGATTTTTTTGCGAACCCTCTCTAGGGCCGGTCCTATTTTCTTTACACGTAGGCTTAGAACAGTATGCAGGAGATTTGTAGGCTCTACGGACCATTGATATGTGACAACCGGCGCTGCTTCTTGAAAGATCTCGTAGGCAAATAAAATATAAGCCATCATTAAATGTTGTGGGGGCAATTGTATAAAAAAATCCCAGAGTTCGAATATTTCATCAAAGTCAACCGTCTGAGTAAACCATATCATAAACCATTTGCATGGTAAAAGGGTGGATAATGTTTCGGAATGTCTGCTAAGCAATTTGTCCAAAGCTGGCCTTTTCTTTTGAAGTCGTTTGTGAAATTCGGACATCCAATGTCGCCGACACCATTCAAACCAACTCAAATTAAAGTCGGGAATCATGGGACGTATTCGCCCTACAATCGCCGAAAAACACCAGAAAACATCGGCATTTGCGCGTTCACTATCCTTAAACACATAAAATAAAATAGCTACCATGTAATTAAACCCCTGTAGATATGAATCCCCCTTGTGTATTGACGCATATTCGATCAATATTTTTTGTATGGAAGGTGTCAGACTTTGAATGTCTGTTTTATTGGCATATGTTCTGGGCATATCCGCCTCGATCGTTGTGCGCAATGACTCTGAAATATCGTCGGAACCTTGGATAAACTTTTCATACAAATGACGTTTGTGTTCTATGTTTGAACCCATCAACGTTTTGCGCCAAATATCGACTCGTCTTTGCATTTAGTTTGTTCGGTAAAGAGTTTATACCCCGTTTAGAAGAAAACAAAAACAACTATAATTAGTATTTAATCTATGTTATATTTATGTAATATGCAAGCCGAAAGAGTTGAAATATGTTCGTCCCGTCTTATGTCAAAGGGAGTCAGTGGGCAGTGGTTTGTACCATTACAGACCGATTCGTCCGCCGACGATGTTCTAAAAGCATTTGCGCAATTTTTATTGGACGGGTCCAAAGTGTCTGTCTATCCGATCTTGCAACAATCTTTTGAAACTTTGGTGAATTCGCCCGAAGAATGTATGTTTGTGTTTATGCGACGAGGCTCGGATGAAGCGGTGGGCATATTAAAGTCGAATAAACCACTCTGCTCGCCAAGAGAACAGACACTTATGAAACAATTAGGAATGCAGTCACAGTGGAATATACCATTTTTTACATGGAAAGAAATTCACCCCAATCTGACGAATTCAATGGAAAGTCAATGTCGATACATGGAGGGGCCTTGTTTTGGTATATGGTGTTATCGATGACCCATAGGCACGCCGTTTGGCTGGCGTTCGAACAACTCAAGGGCATGATAATGTTCTTCAAGGGCGAGGGCAAGTTCTTCCCATCGTATGAGCGAGAGATCGCGTTCACTAAGAGAAATAGCCGAGGACGAATCAGATGCAGCGGCGGATGTAGCGGCGGATGACATTTTTAATTTTAAAAGGGGTTGTTAATAGAGATCCTACAAAATCCAATTTTTTATATTTCTGTGTAATTTCTATGTACATTTTTAACGCGATTATAAGAGGCCAGATACCGTTCATTCCCGTATTCTACTTGCCATTCTAACATTTTACCAGTACATGACAATTCGGCCGCGGAAACAATGGTCCACGGTGTTTTCAAAGATAATACGCCCACCGATGTCAAAATAAATGACACAAAAGCAGAGCAAGTGAATACATCGTTTTGGCGAGGGATCCGCCTCTTAAAAAGTGCTGCACACCAATCTTTTGGCCTATCGTCGTATTTGTGCATATAGACCATTTTATGAATCCGAATCAACGTATCTGCGTCGAAAAACTTTGAATTGCCCTCGCGAACCCAGATAGAGACTTTCCCGGGATATCGTTCAGTATAGAATGTTAATGGCGTCAATTGTACACCAAACTTCACAAGACCATCTTGAGGGTCGGGTGTGCCATGCCAAGAGCTTTCCCAGACGAAAATTCCTTTCAAATTGGGCGCCCAAGGCGGATCAACCACAACAAGAGCCGCGTGCGAATATTTGCTGCATGTACACTTCTTTATCAAGCAATCAAGAACGGCCATTGGACACAAGCTCGGCTTTTCAGAGAACAATAAAATATCGCCTGTCTTCAACGTATCCATATATGATTTTGGGTCTGCACCTTTTATAGGAATCTTCAGGTTCAACGTTCTGACAAATGACCAAAATTTTGGTAGGATTAAAAGATTATTATAATACAAAATAATGATTAATTTTTTAGCATAAAAATTCGCCACTATTTAAACAACCCATATATAAACAATATTTTTATCAATGTTTAACACTTTTATTTCTAGTGAAAGCACCAGTAAACTACCTACAGAAAAATTCGAACCGGCCGAACCTTTGCTAGGCATGGTTACTGCCGTGGCGGACTGGTTCAAAACATTACGCGTTGAACCCGGCCTGAATTCCTTGTCAAAGGCAGTGAAAAAAGCCAGAAAGGAACGTTATACTAAGATATTATTGTTGAACGGTATACATAATGAAAAAGGTGAAATGGTAGACGTTTGGGGTATTGGAGGTCCGATTGATGACCGCACCGAATCGATTTCTATCAGTGGCGAAAGTCGCGATAACTGTATTGTCCTGGGTGGTTTGTATTGTAGCGGTTCCAATTATGTACAAGGATATCGGGTCACACAACCAGATGTCCACGTCAGTAATCTTACTCTACGTGGATCAAAGAGTAATGGAGTAGAAGTAGGTTGGGGTGGTGCCTCTATTCATTTGAAGAACATATATGTTGAGAAATCTGAAGGTTTTGGTGTAATGGTGAGGGGCAGTAAAAACAATACCATGACGGATTGCAATGTAAGCGGCTCAAAAAAGAGTGGCTGTCGGGTGCAGGGTGATGGAATAATGACGATTGATGGCAATGCTACTACTATTCATGGTAATTGTACTGGTGGTCATGGTACTATGTACACCGATGCAAGTTTGACCAAAAATGATGTCCCGCGAGATAATGGTTATTATTATGATTTGGACGCCTACTCCCGCTCTTCTGATATTTTTTTGGTTGAACCGTTAGGAATAGAAATTTCCTTAGGAATTAATTCCAACAATGGCGGTCGAGGTACCTTTGCTATTATTGATAAAGATGGTAAAATTATGTTTTTAGATTCCCTAAGCGCAAATAAGTTCGGTGACCACGACAGATTTCCAAAACCAAACCAACTCACAGTGTGGAGGTCACCACCATTGCACGGCAAGTAGTGGTGTAGCTGTTGCTGGTTGGATTTTAAAAGACCAATTTTTTAGCAAATGAAAGTTCAGGATCGATACTCTGAAAATATCCTGACCAAAATTTTAGTCCGAGATTTACCAAAATTTTAGTCCGAGATTTACCAGGACCAATTTTGTCTAATTGTTTCACCGACTATACAACATGGCCACTCTCACAAGCTTGGCCGATCCATGGGAACAAGCGCTCCCAAAACACGGACAAGCCGTGCAACCGCTTTGCAAGCACATTTACGACTGTCTGGAGCTCTCAGAGGGCGTGACAGCCATCGGCGTGGTGCCAGAACCGCATCAGGACCACTCACCCCTGACTCGGACACTAAAGGTGATTCTGAAAAAAGAAAAAGAATTTTCTTTCACCATTGAGATCCAACCCGCTGAAACAGGCGAACGCGTCCTCAAGGCCAAGGTGGTGCTCGCACAGCTTATTATGAACGATCCGCTGCTTCTACGCGGTGTTTCGTCGTTCGATTGGTCCGTAAATGACGACAATTGGTCCGGAGAAATTACTTTCCATGGTCATAAAGTTGACATCTCTGCCTTTTTCGATGGGGAGACTCTTGAGACATGGAAAATTGTGAACGAAATTATTCGCAATGTTTCCGCCAGTTCCGGCGAGCAATACATCTGTAGCATTGGCATGGTACCGATTAAGGGGAATGTGGCCTATCTGGAGTGTGAAGACACTTCTACCGGCCATCGTGTCTATGAGGAAGTCAATATTAGAAAATGGGTGACTGAACAAGGCACTTCTCCGTTTACAAGAGCTTCTGTCTTTGTCTCTGATATTAAAATTCAATCAGCCGCGTCTGTCCCAGTGGCGGCATGTCCTAGAATATTGAAGACGCGAAAATCTGACACCATTACAGACACAATCGTCAAAAAGGCCCGTGTCATAGTGCAGAAGAACATTGTTTGTGTATGGGATCGGTCTGGTTCTATGCGGAATATGGCCCAAGCCGCTGAAGACGGACTTCGTAAAACGATTGAGGAGCATAAAGCCATCGCAGAGTCCACAGGAAATCCCACCTCCTTATGGGTGATATCGTTTGACAATGAAATCGATACACATATCAACGGTGAAGACATTCTTACGGTTTCGTTGGACAATCTGTCCGATTGGACCCAGCCCAGAGGAACGACTCGTCTATATGATGCATTGTACGATGCCGCCTTGAAAATGGAATCTCTAGTCGGTGATACGATCTTTATTGCGATGACAGATGGCCAAGACACTTGCTCCGAAGTCTCTGCGGATACTGTCCGTACCGCTTTGGAGAAATTGAAGGCAGAAAAGTCTTTGGTGTGTATTTTCATGGCTGCTAATATTGGGGATGCTCGAATTGTGGGGCCGGCAATGGGATTCAATGAAGACACATCTATTGAGTTTACACCCGCCGCGTCCCCAATGGCCTTTCGAGCCGCCACACAGTCGTCTTTGCGCGCTGTCACCGGTGGAAGAGCGGCTTTTACGGGTATGGAACGTCAGAGTTCTTTGGCGGCTCCTGTGGGGGCTCGTAGTGCCATGGCCCCGAGATCTATCCGTCGTTCCACTGCACTTTAAATATAATATCAAATATTAACAAACATCTTTATGAATAAAAAAATGCTATTTAATGTTCTTTTTTTTTTATAAATATTATGTCCTTTCTAAGAAGGTTTTTGCGGTCTCGTCGACCGTCGCCCCAAGGCGATGATTCCATAGAGCGAGGCCATCCCTTTGTTCGATTAGAAGGCGGTGACAGGTATTTTGAAGCGGAATTCTTCAAATACGCCGCTGCTCCTCAGTATCTTGTCAAATATCGACTCAAAGATAATCAGCCAAAATGGCATTGTACATGTCCAGATTTTATGTATAGGAGAATGGCCTCAGAAACAATGTGTAAACACTGTCAGGGCGCCGCATTGTCCGTAATGGCACCGACACCATTTGTGACCGCGCATATAACACCGACCACTCTGGAAGAATATACGCAACTGATGGCGACGCCTATCGGACAGTCGTTGCCCTTGGTGGGTCGAACGATCAGACTGCGTGTGGAAATTACAGGTGAGCCGGGTTATGTTGCATACACCAATAGAAAATGGAGATGCTATACGTGTGGCGGCCCGACCGGAATACATTATTTGAAAGGAAAACAGTGCAAACACATTGCTTGTTATGTGCATTCATTAGAAGACAATACATATGAACAATATATTACAGTCATGAATCCAGCCTCGTTTAGGGGGGCTAGAAATAGACAAAAAATAGGTAGAAGGGCGAATTGGCAAAGATTTTAGGCTTCTGCCATTACTTTAAGAACGGGTGTGGTTTCAGACTCTTCTTCAGTGTCTTCGTCCGAATCCAACGAGACCATTTGAAATTCTGTCCATGGTAGTTTTGTGGATGGCGGTTCTGGTAATTGTATCTCGGAGCATAGTTGGTTGTATTCGTCTTCAATTTCGCTGTCATCCACTGCGAAATGTGTATTATCTACTGTGAGTGTTTCGTTTATCTCGCAAGCGTCGTCGATCATTTCTGTGAGCGTTTCTTGTAGTTCTTCGACCTTTTGGATGTCATTTTGTTTTAAAAAGTATTGAAATGTCTTTGATGTTGTTTTTACCGCATCTATATGCATTTTTGTGACATTTAGAGATTCTAGATGATATCTTTTATTTAGACAAGCGGTGAGTCTATTTTCTAGTTTTTGTTTATGATGTCGAATGATGTGAATGGTTTTGACGTGTCTGATGCAGTCATGTTTCCTGTTTAACTTCCTCCTGGCTTGCAATTTTTGTTGTGCAATTTGCATTTCATATTTGTCTATGAGCCTTGCGAGTGTATTTTCGACTTGTTGCATTTGTTGAATACATTCTACAACTTGATTTGTATTTTTGGGCCAACAAAGGTTTCCCATTTATCTTAGTGATTGGGAGTATTTATATGCGTTCAGGTGAATTAAAAGATGTCATTATCGGTGAGTTTTTATCGACCTTTGGATTATTTTGGGGGTGCCTTTAATCGTTTTGTAACGTGGTTTACATCTGGAGAGTTTTGTCATTGTGAGCTGGTGATTCACACGACCCCTAAAGATATTATGGGTGCTGTGAAGGAGATTTACAAATCGGCTCAGAATGGGCAATATGCTCCTGAAGATGGCCAGCGTATTATTACTCAGATCGAGATGAATTTTTTCGATACAGGATTCCGCAAGGCGGCTCAAACATCCGACAATATGGTGTTGTCCTTTTCTTTATTGTGGGGTCATCCTATGAGCGTGCGCGTGTTGACGGAGACTTCCCATGATTCATGGTTTAAGATCCCAACATCGGATGATCGTATGGTTGAAATGTTGAAAGGTCCGGAAACATCAGAGCAAGATTATCAAGACATTTTGAAATTTTCTATAGAAGAACTGGGTAAACAATATAACAATACGGGTGCTCTTTGCTCCGTATTGCCTTCGTGGTCTGGAGGATCTATGGGAGAAAGACGTGAATCATATTTTTGTTCCGAATTCATTGTGATGGTCTATCAAAGACTTGGATTTTTAAAAGAATTAAATGCCGAACATACAACGCCAAATTCTTTATATCAACATTTTCAACAATCAGAGGACCGACAATGAGAATAACTAGAATAACTATAAATAGGTGTTTGTTCTTACTAAATGTCCGAAGATCCGGAAGAAAAAATCGCATTTGTGTCTTCGACTGGTTCTTCGTCTCTTCCCCTAAGAGTTTGTTCCGCCACTTGTAGGTTATCAAATAACCCATTGTCTCTGCGCGAGATTGTAAAATTAGCCGTTTGTGTATTGATACTACAAACGATATGTGCAGGAGGCCTTGCCATTAGTCGTTCCGAGACGTCAATTCTCATATGGCTATGCATCTTTCAAGTTTTCACCAAGTGTATATTGTATACATTTATGTATATAAATTTATTGTCCGGGGGTTGGGGTTCATCAAATAGTCGTTTCTGGTGCGACATTAAAATAATGTATGTTCGCGGGTTCAATACCATTCGCAGTATCACGGACATGGCTTCTTTTACTTTGTATTTATGGATCACGATGCTTATTCTGGAAGTGGATTCAGAATTAACGGCGGTCTTATTGCCTTTGTTGGCTGTTATTGCAGAATGGCAGGCTGGACTTTCAGAGAATCAATTACAAGACGATGTAAATGTCGCCGATAAATTTATTACAGATGAGAATCTGTTGTCTTTGGAGGGATTACATTGGTGCCAATCTCAGAAGAAGGACCCGCGGACAGTCACTGTGCCATTCGTGGCTCATTGTCTGATAAAAACGTATGTATTTACCGGTCTATTGATTTCAGGACGGCGGGGCGAAACGTCTCTGATATTCGGAATTCCGATAGTGGGATTGATAGTGTTTTACACGTATATCGTGACACTAACTTTGGATTTCATGTATATTAAACGATTCCAAACATTTTGCCAGATCGAACTCTACAAAACCATTCTCGATCTCATTTTTCCGGGCATTATTGTGGCATTTTCTCTTGTGTAAAGAGTATGTGATTTTGAATATAAATACGAATATAAAAAATGAAATGGATTCTTATTTACAAAAATATATACCAAAATATGCTAAACAGTTAATGCTACAGCCTCCACACAAAGTGAGAGAATTTACAGCCCATTTTCAGAACAATCCATCCGCACTTGACCATTTCTCCGTACAACATCTGATAGACGCGCCCGAACTCTGGCTTGTAGGCACGGAGCACGGAAAACAACGAGACCTATGGCTCCAAGAAGTTTATCCAACCTATGAAGAGAAGAAAGAGATCACAGAATCGATCCTTGTCTGTGGCAAATGTCGAGAAAGAAAAGTAGATTATTATCAAAAGCAAACCAGAGGAGCAGATGAACCCATGACCTGTTTCTGTCATTGTCTAAACTGTGGCGCCAGATGGGTTCAATAACAGTCGAGTGGAATACCGGGACCAGCGGCTTCGCCTATCTGCGCACCATCGGGGTCAACGCACCAACAAAATCCAGTAGAGCCGTGACATTGTTTAGGTAATAATTTTCCGGATGGATCTCTTTGGGGAACGTATGCCCCAACCAAATTCCGAGCAGAAACAGCCACTGAACAAACAATCCAAAGGAAAAGTATAAACCACATCTATATAAAGATTAACTCTTAAATATGACTTATGGACTGTTTTGAATGTATGTCTATCATACCTATCCTTATTTTTAGACTCATTGTCTATCTATGTCCATGTATATTCAAACATACATCCCATTTTAAATCGTCACTTGAGAGCCAAATGCACAGCGCAACCTTTAAAAGAAAGTTCGGATGGTGGACCGGAGCATTCAAGCGTGAAATAAACACACGAGAATGTTTTTACACATTGTTGGGACTATTAGACAGAAAAATGGGCCTTGAAGAACTTGCTAATTTTGTTCGTAAATTGTCCGAAAATATGAATCGTACTGGGCAAGTTCCAGCACGATGGACGGTTGGATGGTGGGGCCGAGAAATACCACACTTTAGATCGCGCATCAAAGAGGTACCTATTGTCGATTCAAATATGTTTTTTTTAATTTTGGTCTGGCATAATTACTGGGACAACCCCCGTGTCATCACAGAACTATACTTGTCTACGCAGAGAGCTTTCAAATGGTTAGAAAGATTTATTGCAGAGGACACTTTTTACGAGCCCGTAGATTCTTCTTGGGAAACTACACGAGAACATTCTGGCCATTTGTTACTAACAAACGTCCTTATGATCAAAGCCATACAATCCATGGAAATGATCGCCGTCATTAATAAAGATCAACGGACGAAAGAAAAGTGCATTGCCCTTCATAAAAAATTCATTCAAAAATGGCAACCGGAACTATTTCGAACACAAGAAGTACTCCCCAGAATTCTCGCAGTATATTGGAACATCCTACCAACAACATTTACCATGTCATTTAATCAAGAATTAAATACATTGTTTATACCACTGAGGACAGCGGGCCCAATAACAATACGCAAAACGACAAGGGCATGGCTAAGAGGCCGCGATGATATGCATACTGATATCATATGGCCTTTTGTCGGGTTTTTATGGATCATAACTTTGAAAAAGCATATGAAACTGGAAGCCGCTTCCCATTGGTGGGATAATTATATGGATTTCCACGAACCTTCCACACTCCATAACATGTACGATCTCGATGGAAAGCCTATACGGCGTGCCTTTTTAAGATCCGAAGGCATGCACGTTTGCACAATATCTTTATTCTTGGCAGCAAAACAAGCCATCGAAGATATTGATAAAGACGATTTGGATGTACCCGTCTGAAACGACCAAAATTTTAGTCCTTTCAAAAATCGCATAGTATATAAAGCATTACATTTGAAACATAAATGGCACTTGTCACCGCCGGCGCGATCGCCCTCTTCGGTTATGGTAAAGATACTCTAATGAAGTTATGGGAGAAACAGACTGAATTTAAAGATCAACTGAGATTTTTACAAATGTTTTTTGACTTTACATACAAAAACATACATATAGACACAAGACATCCGATGTACTGTACCTTGAACGATCTTAAAAAACAATACGACGAACTAATAAAAATGGACAAATATTTGTGGGTAAAGAGGGCTGACAATTTGAAATGCATATGGGGATATGAAAAAATAGGCGATAAATATCGAATAAAAGTCCTAGAACAAGATTTTTATGATAGATTGCACACTCTAAAAGACCAAATAAAAGTAGAAAAAAACCCAATGATATGGTCTGTAAACACAGAAAAAGTCGAAGAACTAGAGAAAGAATTGGAAACATTTGCTGCTATCAACGCCCAAACAGATAAAGGTTGGGTAACATTGGAGCCGAATCAAGTCTATTTGGGAGCATATCCTCCGTTGTATAAACCGCCGTGTAATACGTTTATTGGTTCAAAGTCTATTTTCAAGAATTTGCCTGAGAGTTGGTATAAATGGGCCAAAGAGATGGCTAAAAATCAGACTGGCAAACTTGCAGCCCTCAAAAAATTCACATTGCAAAGTCAGGGCCAAGTTGCCATTTTAGCAGAAACTTTACATTCTCTTTCAGATGCCTATGCATTACAGACTGCTATCGAACTTGCTTCAGGGTTGCCAGTCGTCAATGGAGTGGCGGTGCCAGTCATACCGATAGATAAACCACAATACAAACAATATACATTAAAACACTAAAGATAAACATATGTTGTTTATAATTTCCAACCAAAACATTCACTAAAAAAATATGTCGTCAGGTCTTTCACATTTAAATCTGGCAGATCTCGTTCAAAATGAACAACTTGGAGAAGACGGAAAAGACGGCAAGACTTATTTGGTCAACATTGGCCCAAAGTACTCTGGCCAATATGCCGGACACCCCATTAATCTGCGTGCCCGAACAAAGGTCGCTGTCAAAACATTTAAAGCAAAAAAATCAGTAGCAAAGATCTTGAAAGAGGCCGAATATCAGACCATATGTTCTGAAGCAGACATATCTCCAGAAATATATGGCGTATCGGTCGAAGACAAGTATATTGTTATGCGCAAACTGGAATCATTGCCAGCCAAAGATTATCATCAAGACGTAATGCCCGACGAACTGCAATACATGATTTGTGCCCTTATGTCGCGTTTAGATGATGTTTCTATCCTTCATGGCGATATGAACGCGCTAAATGTGATGTTGGACTCTAATGGTCGTCCATATATGATTGATTTTGGGTTTGCAAAGAAAATAACTAAAACTGTCGTGAAGAAACATGGCGAACATCCTAATTTCACTGTTTCTCTGTGGGGGTTGGCGAATGGTTTTAAACGTCACAAGGTATCGGTGCCTATTCTAAACGATTGTGTGACAGCCGCCAAGAATAATGAGGATTTATCTGAATGGATCGTGCGTGGAGAAGAGTTAATGTCGGAACCCCGTAAGAAGAAAAGAAAAAGACGTTAAATATATATATAAAGGTATTCTCTTTTTTTTTATTAAGATGTGTGAAAATTCATTTACATGTATGCACCAGATCAGTATAGCGGGATATGATTTAGAAGGGTATCAGTGGTTTTTTAGTATGATTGTCGTTGCATTTTGGTTGCAAATCATTTCTAATTTCATTTGGTTAAAAAATTCTCAGCTAAGTCGAGAAATTCTGCGGGATCCACCTGGTTCAGACACTCGTCAAAAATTGGTTCGATGGTCTTCGTTTTGGGTCGGTATTTCCACCATGGTCTGGATTTTGCGAATTGTATTGGTAATAGGCAATAATATTTGGATATTCATAGTCATTTTACTTGGAAACGTGACTGGAAATCATTGGGCGTTGACTGTTCAAGAGGCGGATCTTTCCCGCGAATGGTCGTTTCAACAGAAAACGAAAAAACAACAGAAAAAGAAAGGTCTCGTTTTGTAAGTATATAATCCTCCAACTAAAATGAGATGATAACCTCCGAGGTATCGATTGTGGAAGATGGGTCGCCAAACGGGCGCGTTCAACATTCCATCTTGTCGTCAGACCATAGAAGGGATTATAGTCATTCTCTCAAGACAAGTTCTGCCGGAATTGGCCATGAAAAACATAATACCGGCGTGACTCGGCGGGGCTCTTATGGTGTTGCCGGCCAAGATGTCTACGGACATGATCACGATTCTGTTTTTGTGGCAGATGGCCATGGACCAAATGGGCTACAAGCAGCTCTGGCTGGTATCGAAATGCGACACGTTGTTTCACAATATAGTGCACAAGACATCCTCAAAGACGTACAAACAGCCGAACACAATATACGAAATTCGTTCGTTTCGTTGTTAGAAGAGGCAAACTTCCCCCGTTCTGGCGCCACTTTCGTACAAACGCGTTTAATTTCATCCGGGTCGCGGCGTTTTATGGTGACTGTAAACATTGGCGATTCAGAGGCGTTGTTAGTGTATCGCGATCGCGTCCATCAAACTTCGGTAGCACATAGTTGGGATGACCTCGACGTATATCGTCGATATGTGATGAATTGTGAGCGCCCCAAAAATGTATGTTATAATCGTTGGAACGCAAGCCGTCACCAATTGTTGGACCCCGACGGTGAATATCGCCCCATGTTGATTTATGACATTGAGGGTGATCGAGTCGGCATCAATGTGCGCAATTTGGACTGGATCACCAATCTTTATCAGCGTGTACATAAACCGAGGATCCGTTATGGGACGCAAGGTGTCCGGATTCCTTCCAACCCACATGAGAATTGGGGTTCTTCTGTCTTGTTGCATGGCACCGCCCGTGGTCAAAATATGGCCACTTATGGAGATACTGTTTCGAGGGAAAGGGCCTCTGTTCCTATGGATATGGTACATGTGTATATTCATGAAATACCTCCAAAAGAAACCGTTGTGGCCATTGTTCAATCGGATGGTGTCTCTAATCGTCGAACACTCATAGAATGCGGATATGTTGCTTGGTCTTCAGAGTCCGCAACGAAATATATCCAGAATATTACGGGGGCCCGCGACGATATGTCTGTCGGAATGTTGGTATCATCCATCACCGAATGAAGATTCCATATCCAATGCTGTTAAACATTGTCTACAGACAGGACAGGCTTTGGCCGCCGTCAAAGACGCAGCCATACCATGTCCATAACTTTTAACGATTGCATTTCTAGACGTTTTCGTTTTTTTAACTCTAAAAGAGCAATATAAAAACGATAAGAACACTGCCACCATTCCTATAAACACATTTTTCCATCTAAATTCGTGTGGAAACCTGTGTAAACACCGGAGATACCAGATGAAAATGCCTTCCAAAAAAATATGTATGGATTTGGCTGCATAGGCTTTTTTAAGGTTTGTCCCCGCAATAGATTGATTTATGACCGAATGAAACAACCGATGTCTTTGGTATATTGCAAAGACATAGATACAAAAGAGTAGTTTCACGGACCAACTGTCCCAGAAGAATGAGATCCCAAAGATGCTGATAGACCATAAAAACGGTAATTTTTGGAAACAGATGAAGATCAACAGGATAGCAAAGCATTGGTATATCAGAGGGTTTTTGGGACCGTTAAAAGTAGCAAATACGGACCAAATGATCTTTTCTCTGTAATTGTTTATGGTTTGCCATGTATCTGTGGTGAATACGATTGGGGCATGTTCTGCTTCTACAAATAATACAATCGTATTTATGATGCAAACGGTGGACCAAAATATATCTGGACCTTTTGTTATATTTTGGAAGGACGAAATACAGGCTAGTGTGATGGCGACATGAAAAATGGTGACACATTGACACCATATCGCATGTTTTTGTAAAATATTTATCATGTTATAGAGATATTGATATTTACAATATTTTTGATATTTATATTATTTTTTTGGGTACAAGATCCATCCAATTGTAAGAAATGTTACCGCGACGGCATCATCCCATTCAAATATGTCTTTTCCTCGTATAATATCTGAGAATAGTGTGGCAATGGGATGCACACATTCGAAAATGGCGACACCATCCGCGGACAATTTTTGTGAAAAATAGGCGATCAATCCATATTTAATACCGGCGGCAATCGCTGATGCAACCAATATTAGAATCCAAATATCTAACCGGTTATTTGTGATCGCTGATAAATGTTGAGGTGTCCATACAATCGTTGCAAAAAACATAAGAATGACCGCCCAAGTATTTCCCATCCTAATCGTCGCTAATTTATTCTTTGAATCCTTCAACATGACAAAGAATTCTGCAGTAGCGACCACCTGCAATGACGAACCGAGAACAGCGCCCCATATTTGCCATAATTCGGCATGCCACTCTACAGAATACCAAATCGCCAATGTACCACCCATTGTTAATGTAAGTGCTAGATATTTTAGTTCACTGATCTCTGTTCCTCTTCTCGCGAGGACGACCAAGGGTATGAACGGTTGAAAAGAGACAGATATTCGATATCCCGTCCATATAACGGACATTGTGTAAATAATAGACGGAATAACCCAACCCACTAGTGCAAATTTTAACCACCATAGCCATGGTTTGGGGTCTATTTTTTGTCGCCATGAGAATATCCATAAAAATATCATCATAAAAAACATTCGAAGCCAATGCATGTGTAATATGGACGCGTCTGGGTCTTTGGCGGCCATCCAAGCCAATTGATAGTCCCAACACGCATGTCCAATACCCGCCAATCCGATTGCCAATGATTCCATGTGTGTGTTCGCGCAACACCTAAATAGTGTTTGAGGTTAAACACTATAAAAGATGGTCCCGTATCTATAAATGGTGATTGTCATTATTGGAATTATTCTGCTCGGGTTGCTATGTGTATTCTCGGTTATATCTCAGTGTATGAGAAACGCTAGATTGGCGCATTATCGTGATATACAATTGGCCATTGAAGAGGAACAAGATCTGGAACGGTTCAATGGCGCCATCAAACCTAAAGAAACGGTCTCAAGAGCCGCGGGAGGTTATACGACTTATGTTCCGGTGATTCCTTGACCGATGATTTTCCCCTATTTAGTGAACGTTTTTTAATAAATAATGTTGGTCTCAAAACGCAACGAACCACAGTGTGAAATGGTACGCACACTGGCTGCAGTAGTGTCAGCCGCGTGTTTATTGATCATCACTATAGGGTTTATTATTGCTGGAACGTGGACGATACATTCGGTACACACATTACAATCGACGTATCACCCGGAAAGGTTAGCCTCTATGTTGGAAACTGTTGAAAAAACCATGGATTCTGTTCATCAGACGTCTTTTTTGTTAAAGTCTGGCCATCAGGTGCCACTCATGGACGATGTTCATCGCCTGATAGATTCTTTGGAATCGATGTCTAAGATTTTGAGGGAGATGCCAGTCGAAAAGATGGTGTTGGAGTCCGAGGCTTGGCGGCATGTCGGTTCCAATGTATTAGATTCTGTAAAAAAAGTAGTAAAAGAATTATAATATTTCATATTCGTGTATATCTAAGAATAATTCCCATATCAGATCCCCCAGAGACATTTTTTTGGCATGCGTGGCCCACGTTGCTCCTAGCCAATTGAGTTGTTCTGCTTCGCCTGTTCCCCTTTGATGAAATATGTGTTCACATATCCTGAAAAAACGCTTTAATATTTGCATATAGAGCAATATTTGTGACAATTCTGATGTTTTTTCGGCGGTGGCGATGGCCCCTCCATGTGCCACATGCGAATAGGCTGTTATTTGTTCGGGTGTACCGGGTGGGCTCGAATACCGTTCGAAATATGTATCGACTGTGATCCCACACCGTTTGTATATTTCAAAGACGGCCCTGTTACGAATATCGGCGAGACGGATGTGTTGTAGAATAGACACGTGCAAGTATTTTTTCAAAATGATGGCTGCTTTTTTACGATAAGAACCTTCCAAAGATTCTAAAGAGTTCAAAGCGTCACATATCAATGTTTTGGACATTTGTTTTACAGATTCTAGTTCCGTAGAGAGTTCGCGTTCCGAAGCTTGTAAAAAGAAATGTTGTAATATATTTTTCGGTTCCGTTTCAGACAATAATTCGGTCGAATGTCGAAGCACCTGTAGCTGTTGCAACCAAACTTTGTGTTGCGCTTCACAATCCATAACCGAAGACAATAATACCATAAATGGAATATTATATATCTAAAAAAACTGACTTCTATGGATTCAACATATATATTGTCTGTCTGTCTGATTATATGTCAACGGAAGACCCGTTCGAAGAGTTACTGGATGAGTGTTATATTTGTATGGAAGTGTGTTCAACTCCATCCCCGTGCTTGTGCGAAAACGTTGTACATAAAAAATGCTTGCACATCTTTAGAGAAATGTCGGGAAACGATCACTGTACAGTATGCCTGGCCAAATACACACCCGCCAGGCCCGACTATACAAAAATAGTTCTAAAAGCCGTCCTATTTCTTGCATTGTACATTTTAGCAGGGATCATAGGACAGCTCATATGGGATGCCATGTCACATATATCTGTCGAAATAAAACCACCATGGTCCTCAGAACATTTTCTCGGGGCCGTCGCCATCGGGACAATAATATTATTCGGCAATTCCTTTGTAAATAGATATAGAATTTCAGTATAAAAAGTAAATTTCATTATATAAATAATGAAGCTTCCAATCCTCCACATCATCCTGGTCTTGCTCACCATGACTGGCATGGCCGAGGCCTGTGGCATTGACCATTTCGATCTCTGGCAATGCGCCCTAAAAGATGCATGCATGAATAAATTCCAATTACATTCAGCCATTCGCAGTTCTTCTGTGTTGAAAAGACCCTATCTTTTGGCAGTAGAAGGTCCACAATATAAAAAACTGTTTCAAGACTGTGACGCAAATAATGATGGCTGTATCTCCATCATCGATATACAAAATGCCGGCCATAAATGCGAAAGGTCGTGCATGTGGAGAAATACCATGAAAGACCTTTTATGCTAATGGACAGCGACATTCCGGACAATTCATCTGTTCATGCGTCCAACGGGCAATACATCGGCGGTGAAAAGCATGCGCACACGGCAACAATTGCAAATCATTCTCGAAAATGTTTTCAAGACATATAGAGCAAAATTTTCCAGTATCTCGTGCCGGTCTTTGTGAAGCCGAATGGCGTTGAGAAAACAACTCGGGTCGGAGACCAGGAAATCCTTGAGATAGACCATCAAACGCCGGTTGCATGACACCAAAACGGGGACGTGCATCCTGGCGAACTGGCATTTGAAGCCGATGATTTTGAAAGGTTTGCACAGCCGTCCTCAGAATTGTATGTGCAATGGAAGGCTGAACAATGCTCACATCTCGATTCGAATGACTAATCACAATTTTCACAGGATTGCCACCAAATTGACAAAATTCAATTAAAATCGAAGGGATATCATAAGGAGGATTAAAAAGAATCACATGACTCTTTAATTTACCATGTACCATAGTGATAGGAACATCGCGCCGTAAAGATAATTCACATACAGATGTCATTTTTTTAAACAAATACATTATACTTAAATACATATTAATCGTTTTTACTGCCGCCCGAGTCTTGTTCCGACTCATTCGATGGAGGCGCATCATTTGAAGGGGGATTTATCTTCGCCCATGCCTTTTCTAAATAAGGCTTTACTTTAGGAATACCGGGAACTTCTTGACTCAATACAATACCGCACAATAGCCCGAAAAAGAAGAAAAACATTTTAATTCGTCCAGAACCTTTAAATACTCTGTTTTAAACGGGCGTCGCCGGCGGCATTTCACCGGTAAACAACGGAGCCGATTCGTGATCTTCTTCTGTGGGAGATCTATCCGCATCATTTATTGTTGTCGTTGTCGGTTGGTTCCCGCTCGGCTTCGAAAACCACCAATTATGAATGGCTGTTTGCACCGAGGGCAATGGCAACTGTTGTCCCATCCACACACCAATGATCCAACCAAATAAAAATTCCAACATATATCACGAACAGATTACACATTTGTAGTCCACTCTAGTTGACAGATGGATTCGTTTTTGCCATTGTGCGAAATTTTGCCCGACGCACCAGCAACAAATGCAACAAATCTACTGTCGTACAATCCTCCCTCAAACGAACCCGGGACCATTCGACGCGAAAAATGGCCAGCCATGCCGGATCATTGTTAGGAAGATAATTTTGAATTCGCCTCTGAGGACGAATAGACCACAGACCCGCAATAGATGCGTACATACCTGCTGTGGCGATCGTTTGCCAAACCGGAAACGGTTCAAGATTCGAGTGCTCAGGTACTCCTTGAATCTCGTCTTCACGGATAGACCGCAACTCTTCAGTGAGTTTTTCGTCCAAATCTGTATGGTCTTTTTCAGGATTTTCCTTTATTCGCACCTTCAACTGTTCTAAAAGCATAGATACGCGATCTCGGCGAGCGTATTTCGGGGAGACCTGAGAAACCGAATTCATTTACTCGATTTGGGACCTTTAAATACAATAATAGTTGTATATTCTTTACCATCAAAAACCCACATTATTTCATAAGAATACATTCGGATCGTTTTATGTTTCGTTTTATATGGTGTTATCTAGCTGCTTGTATTGATTGTTCTATAACTCTGTAATGTGCGCCGAATGGCAACAATCCCTTAAGCCATGGTCTACCGCCGTCTTTATAGCGTCTGAATAGTTGTTCGAGTGAAAAAATGTTTTCATTGGCAAATGCTTGACAACTTTTGGGGCCTACGCCTTTCAAATGTGCAATTTTAGTAATTTTTTTGGTATCGCGTTTTAGTTTGGCGCCGGGCACTCTGGAAACAGATTTAGAGGCTGTCGGACGTCCTGGAAATGTCAGATCCATAGCGCGCCGGATTTTAATGTTAGATCCATATGTCATTGGATTCCGTATTTTTGTTGGCGTTTTGGCAACCAATAACGTGTCATTAAGCAATGGAAATTTCATTTGTTTGACTCTGGAAGCGACCGGTTCCCGAAGCAATTTCTTTGTATCATTACAATGCACACAAAGCCGTGCCAATGCCAAAGAATCATCAATCGCGACATGAGCGTTGTACTTTTCAGAAAATATAGCCTCATATATTTTTGGTTGGGAATAGGACCGGTGACCCGGAATATATTTCCGGAAAAGTTTCAAGGTATCATGAAACTTAATCGTGTCGGTTATAGGGATGCCCGTTCTTTGCGCACATCCTTGCAACACCTTAAAATCGAATGAATTGCCATTATGTGCCAGCCATGCGTGGTTGCCAGTCCACGTCAATAGATCTCGGAGAGCGGCGGTTTCGGAAACAAACTCCGGCCCATGGGCACCATTAAACCATCGAACGAAATCTTCGGCGCGTCTTTCTGGATTGCGGACAAGCCAAACGGCAGGATCTTCTTCTTTCGAGAACATCGTACGATCCACCGATTTTCGATTGACCAGAACTTTCGACCAAAAATTTAGCGTGGGGACCGGTTTCTGATGGATATCTTGTAAATGTTGCATCAGAGCGGCGCCCGATGTCAGTGGTACTGTAACGGGATTGACCAGACGCATAAATCGCCGAGAGGTATCCCGCCAATGACAGGCACCGATCTCGATGATTCTAGTTTCAAAACGTTTAAAACCCGGACCGCGAATCGCGTCCGAAATTTTACCAGCAATCGTTGTTTCAAGGTCAATGCAAATGCCGCGAGGAATCATAGAGAGTATCATCTCATACACAAGTTAAATAGTCTGATTTTATATTCACTTAAAATTAACATTTGCGTGACATCCGATATTAATCGTCTTCTCAATTAACACTATATAACAACGACCAATTTCAAACATATCATGAACACCATTAGGTTATTTCTATTCACTGTTTTGCTTTTTACGATGAGCGCCTTTGCGCTTGGCGAAACACTTTTACGTTCAGCGGCACGGCGCCGACTGAATGCTCTCACGTTGACTGTCACGGCACCCGACGGCAGCTTGTCAGTGCGCATGACCGGTCCATGGTGGGACTGGGATGCAAATAATGGTCCGGTAGCGACTTCCAATGGCGACGGCACTTGGACCGTAACCTTTGACCAGGCACCGACCGAGGACATGAGATACTTGTGGGTTGTGGATGCTGTTCAAGAGAACCTAATTGACAATGCGGCGGGCGCCGAGTGTACCGCGGAGATTGACGGTGGTTCGTTGTTCACTGACTCCTCGAGCTGGGCGAACCGCGTATTGGTCGTAGGCAGCGGCGATGCTGCCAACACATACGATGCCTGCGCCGGTACGGTCGTAGAGCCCGAGCCAGAAGACCCTTCAATTCCTGATTCTCCAACTCCAACACTTGATGCAGCTGATGTAATCTCGCTATTTAGTAATGCTTACACTGACGTAACTGTGGATAACTTTAATCCATCCTGGGGTCAATCGACTCAGGTAGTGGTGACTGATGTAATTACTTATACAAATCTCGACTATCAAGGTACTGATTTTGAAGCACAGGATGTTTCGACTAAAGAGTTCTTCCATGTTGACTTCTACACAGAGGATGCTACTGATTTGCAGATGTTTGTGATCAATGCACTCGGACCTGAAAAGGGTTATTCATTAACGGATCAGATTGTTTTCGATCAGTGGGTGAGTGTTGATATTCCATTGTATGCATACAATGTGGTTGATCTAACTGGTGTTAATCAGTTGAAGGTTGTTGGTAACGGTGCAGTTGTACTGGATAACCTGTACTTCCATGGTGAAAGAGACGCTCCAGTGCCACCAAGCAGCGTTACTTTCTCTGTTGATATGACAGGCGTTGATCTTGATGGTGAAGTGCCGACACTACAGGGTACGTTCAACACCTGGTGTGGTGCTTGTAACCCAATGTCTGATGAAGATGGTGATAATGTATGGACATTGACTATCCCGCTACTAAATGCAGATTATGAATATAAGTATGCAATTGGTAACTGGGTATCACAGGAAACTGTTCCTGCTGATTGTTTTAATACTATTGGTGCAAACCGGCGTTTGGTTCTAAATAGTGACACTGTACTTGAAACTGATGTATACAATGGCTGTGCCGTTCAAGAAGGGCCAGAGCAACAGATCCCCACGGCGCCCGTCCCCACCGAGGCGCTCGACGTGCTCTCCATCTTCAGTACGACGTACGGCAAACTCGAAGGTACAGACTTCGACCCGGACTGGGGCCAGGCGACGAATGTCGACTCGACAGGCGATAACCTGGTGTACACCAACCTGGACTACCAGGGTACGCAGTTTACAGCCCAGGACGTGTCTCCATACCTATACCTGAACATCGACTACTACGTGGTCCAATCTACCATTCTCAACTTTTATCTAGACGGCGAAACCTCTGTGGCTCTGGACGTTTCGACGGCTGGCCAATGGAACAACGTGCAGATTCAGTTGATTCATTCCGATAATGTCGACCTTGCGTACGAGTTCATAGTGGACGGAAATGGCGAGGTCGCGTTTAACAACATTTACTTTGGCGGCGTGGCAGTTGGCGGCGTGGCAGTTCTAGGCTGCACGGACCCCACCGCCGAAAACTACGACTCCGCCGCCACCCAGGACGACGGAAACTGCGAGTATGCTGTATATGAGCATGTTACATACTGTGCCACAGAAGTCACACACTTTAACATTGACAACCATGATGGCTCCATCCTTCTAACGGTCGAGAACTCGGGTGCTGATAGCATGACGGTGACTGCTACTTCGGTCAACAATGTGATTGATGTATTGATCATAGAAAACGTACGGGGTGGTGGTACGGCTTCGGAGGCGACTATAACTGATGGTGTTGCGACAGTAGAAATCACATGGGCAGCAGGTACGATGCCAGCGACGACAAGCTTCGCAATGTTGTGGAGTGATGAAGCGTCAGGTGGTAACCTAATGATTAGTGCCGGTGAGGGCACTGACGGTCTAGGTATCATCGACACATCAAATGTATGCGACAATGGTGGTGATACTGGTGCAACTATTGCGCTTCCAGTTGACTTTGAAGAAGGTGCCTATGACATTTACGGCTTTGACGGTGGTGTAGCCAGCCTAGAAGCAGGTCCAGATAGCTTGTATGGTGTTTCACTCAAGTATGTTAAGGATGCAGGTCAAAACTGGGCTGGTGTATGGATCAACTTAGATACAGCAGTTGATGCAGCCAACGGTGAGATCATTACAGCTGATGTTTACTCAACAGTTGCTAGAGACATTACACTGAAGTTGGACCTAGCAAACGTTGAGCGTGTAGCAAGTCACACAGGTTCAGGTTGGCTAACATTGTCTTATGACTTCACTGGTGCTATGCCAGCGGATCAAACTAAGATTGCATTCTTCAACGATCTATCACAGTCAGGTGATGGCACTGGTGCTTGGACTATCTACATTGATAATCTAGCACAGTCTATTTCTGTTGCTCCGCCAGGGCCCGTCGACTCGGACAACGACGGAGTTAACGACGATGAAGACGCCTTCCCAAACGACGCCTCGGAGACCGTAGACTCGGACAACGACGGAGTTGGCGACAATGCCGACTTCGCCCCGAACGACCCAAACATTCAAAAAGGGCCAGAGCAACAGGTTTCCGTCAGTGGAGATCCAATCGCGTTTCGCGGTGTCGCGTCAGTGACAATATCATACGATGTATCCAATAAAAACGCTGAACTATCGGGCTTGGGGCTGCGCGTCCACTACGATTCGACGGTCCTCCAGTTTAGAGAATCCACAAACGTGCTTGACAATGACCTATTTTCTTATAGCAGTGTTGGCATTAACGACGATTACGACAACGACGACGACAACGACTCCACGGACAAATACGTTACTGCCAACTGGGCGTCACTCTTTGGCTACTGGCCCGGGACAACATTGCCGAAAGATTTGCTGACGCTCGACTTTATTGTTGCGGATGATGTGCCCTGGCCAACAACAACGATTGGATTTTCTGCGTCGAGCACCGCCACTGGATACGATTTTGTCGGGACAGCATACGTCATGCGAATTAACCTTCCAACAACTGGAAACCTTGTAACTGATGGTACATTTGACGAAGCTACATCAACCACATGGTATGGCAATGCTTACAATCCAGTCAATGGTGTTAACAAGGCTGATATTGCTGCTGCTGGAGATCCATGGGATGTAAATCTGAGTGGCTATGTCAATGTTGTCGCGGGTGCAGACTACACGTTGGCATTTGATGTAACCGGTGCTGACCGTACAATCGTTGCAGGTATCGGCCAGTCTGTTGCTCCTTACCTGAGTCATACTGACACAGTTACCTTGAGTGCTTCAACGCAAACTATTGTTATGCATTTGACTGCTAAGGCTGACGGTACAGGTGTTCAATTTGGTGGCGATACAACCCGTGTTATTTTCGATATGGGTGCGGATACTGGTGCTGTTAATATTGATAATGTCGTCTTGACAGCTGGTCACACTGGCACAGTTAACCTTGGTACATCCGGTGATACTGGCGGTGATACTGGTGGAGGTACTCAACTTACAATAACGACAACTGTTTGCGAAACAGCATCTGAAGTGCGCATGACCGGTCCATGGTGGGGCTGGGATGCAAATAGTGGTGCGGGAGCAACTGACAATGGCGACGGCACTTGGACATTTACGTTTGATCCTGCGCCGACTGCTAACATGGAGTATCTGTTAGTGGTTGATAGAGTTCAAGAAAATTTAGTTGCAGCAAACACAGCTTCAGAAGATTGGTCTTGTACACCTATTACAGATTATGTATCTTATGCAAATAGACAGTGGGTCGTGGGATCAGAAGATGTTGTAAATACGTATGGGACCTGTGGAAACTGTGGAACGGATCCGCCGGCTCCGGATCCGCCGGCGAGAATACCTAGACCGAAACTCGATGATAAATGGCATCTACAAATAGAGTGCATTGCTGGTCTACAAGATTGTTGGGCGAATTACGAACAACAACATTATACAGATAGAAGTGAAAATGCCTATGTTTCGGGCGGTCATTTGCATATCGTTGCAAAAAAGGAAGAGGAAGAATACGAGTCTCAAGGCGTGAAAAGAGCATACACGTCGGCTCGTTTGAATTCGAAATATGATTTCAAATACGGCACCGTTAAAGTGCGCGCCAAACTTCCAAAAAAGAGCGGACTATGGCCTGCAATTTGGACCCTCGGTTCGAATATTAATGAAGTTGGCGTGCATGACTTTGGAAGAAGTCCTGAAGTACCATGGCGTAATGCAGGCGAAATCGATATTATGGAACAGTATGGCACACAGAACTTTGTCGGGTCTGCTATGCACGGGCCTTTACCTGGTGTTATTGAACTCGCAGCGGGTGGCACAATTCCGTGGAATACTCAAGAACTTTCGCCCAGTGTTGATGAGTTCCATGTATACTCGATGGACTGGACTGAAACCACAATAACATTTAAAGTGGACGACGTTGCATATAAAACAGTGACAGCACCTTCGGATAAAACAAACTGGCCTTTCGATCATGAACATTTTTTGTTATTGAATGTGGCTGTTGAACCAGATCGTACTGGTGGTATTGATTCAAATTTTGTGTCCGGTGAAATGGTGGTCGATTACGTGCGTATTTATGGCGAAAATGGTGATTTGAATTGGTCGGACGAATTTGACGATGTTTCGGTTTCTGATTGTCCCGGTCTGAAAGAAGCGTTCCAAGTCAATTGTGATTGTGGGGTGGAGTACACGTCTTCTGGGAGTCTTGCGTCAGTTGTTTCGGCTTCTGATTGTTATGGTCTGAAAAATGCTTACAAAGAAAACTGTAATTGTGAACAATAATTGACTTAAATATTTTTTCTTTAAATTATGTACAGTTTTATTTGGTCGAACATATATGTCCATATCTTTTTGTAAAGTTTTCATGATCGCAAATAGCATTCAATATCGGTAACATTTCCTCGACATCCGATAAAATTTCGGTTGATTTTGTCACAACTCCGTTGATCTGATGGGCAATTGAGAGTGTCCATGCTGATATTGAACAAAGTATAATAAACATGAGCGCTGTAGCAATTGAAGAGCTATAGAATGTAATCCACTGTAGTTTATTGCGTTTGAACGATCGACTTTCCATGAGAGTCGCCATTAAATTATCTTTCGTTGTTTGGTCTGGTTCTATGTTCAACATTTGTTGTGCAGCTGGCGCACCAAGTTATAGTTCCTTTTCTTCTTTCGATTCTTGCTCCGCTTCTTTCGATTCTTGCTCCGGTTCAGTGGTCTTTGTCTGTACATTTCTAAGATACATATACGATACAGCCGCTAAAGTCGAGATGCCAATTACAATAGGGACGTAATAAATTTGTTTCATTTTAATTGTATTGTCAGTGACATTAAATAGGGTTCATTTACAAATGGGTCCATAGAAGATAAAGACGAAACAGATCACTGGCAATATCATGAATAAAAATACAAGTAATTTGAATGGAAACCAGGTGACTCTCCGACAACATCTAAACTTCCATGAGCTATGCTTTTTTTGGGCAATCAATATGTGATTTTCGCGATAAGTCACAAACATATGGTCGTAAATATCAGCGGCAATGCCCGGCAAATAAGAGAAATACTTGCGCTCAAATTCATTATCCATCTCCATCAAGAATTCCATCGCCAATGTATTGAAAAACATATTTAAGAAATCTTTTTCGGCAAATATGACCCATAAATTAGTCATGTACACCAAAAGATTGAAGAAAAACTCCTGAAATGTGTCGAGCATGACGATGTAACCATCTGTAGGCATCATCTTTCTTCTTTTGGTGCGGTCTACGATCTCATCATAGAGGAAAAAAGATTTGATAAAGTAAAAGACTGCCACAGAAGCCATCATCAATTTTTCCTCAAATTCTGCTTCCATCGGACATGCGCCCGAATCATAGGTGCGGATTTGATGGGATAACACCGCAATGTACATCATCCATTGAGTGATAAAGACTAAAAGGGGCAAAGCAAATAAAGAACTGAAAATGTGGGAACAATAAACAGTGTTGCGTTGTTTAAGGGCTGAATTTTCATAGCCTTGTGTCCAATGATACGCCAAAAGACTAAACATTCCAAACTTTGGGTCCGATAAGACTTCTTCAGTCTTTTCTTCAATCGTCATGGAATCCGCGTCTTCGGGTTCATCTTGTTTGGGTGTTTTGCAGGCCGGCAAGACTTTTTTTTCTTGATTTGGCTCAAAAGCTGTTGAGCCTAATTGAGATCGTACATGCGAAGTTAGAAATTGTACGCTGGTCATGCTACTTATCAATGTTATGTGTTATATATTCATTTTCACTTATGTCCTATAAAAGTCCGTTCTTAATTTCTAAAATGGCCAAGTTTCAACCGGTGCTCACATTCGACCCTGAAAAAACTCCATTGGAACGAGTCGTTGAAAAACTCAATACTGTCCAGATCCCAGCCATGCGTTCCAATTCGGAAAAAAAGAAAATTTCAGACAAATTCTGGAAAGCAATCGAAACCGATATAGAACAATATGAAAAACATATCAATGCCAAAGATCCTTTTATAAAAACATGTTATTCAAAATGTCCCAACACTTGTATTCAGAAATTTGACAAAGCATATTGGTCGTTTATAACAGTGGGGTTTAAAGGAAGAAAATTTGTCTCTGCCTATAAAATGCCCGCCAAAATTGTGTCTATTACACTGATCTTTTTGGCCGGACTCTTTAAAATGATCAGGGCAAATCAAGACGGAAAAGCTTCCTTTTATGGAAATGTTATCACAGCGGTCAATCAGATACTACTCATGGTCATATTGGTCGTCGATGGAGATTATGTCATGACCATTCCCAGAATTGCAGGGTTCTTAGTGGCGTTGACTATTATGATAGGGATCGCAAATAATGCAGATGAAGAAGGTGTAGGACTTTAAAATCATTTCTTTTTTTGTTTTTTGTGTGCTCTATTATATTTAGCGTCGGACAACTCTTGCTGACTTTCGTCTTTAAAATGTTCAGTATCGTTTCCTAAAGACATCCAGCCCTCCGCTTGTTGGCGGGCAAAGAATTCCACGCGCGGAAGATCCCCAAATAGCCTAACAATCATGTTGCGTATACATTCTGGCTTGCGCGAATGTTGCCGGCGTGGTGTCATGACTACCGGCGTAGAAGAATCGTCCAATAACGACAGAAAATTCACGCGGCAGTCCGGGTCGTCCGTGGAACCTTCCTCGTGCACAATCTGGGTCATCTTATTCTGACCACGATCAGCCTCATCCGGCAATAAACGTTTATAAGAGGCAATCCTGCCACGGACAGCAAGCAAACATAACTCAGCATTAGAACGGGTATAATAACCAACCCCAAATGCGGGTTTATCGCCGGCAGCAGTTGTTTTCACCCAATTCACAAAACAAGTCTTGTACTTAAATCCCCATGCTTTAATGACATCCAAAGATTCTTGCAGTAAAGGCATCGTCCCCCACAACAATAATGCGCAATCCTTCTTACAAATGCGTTCAACTGCAGGACCAAGCTCTGTCAATTCCTTAATCGTCATGGATGGATACAAAAGTTCGCCATTCTTACGCTTTAAAACACCCGCCTTTACATTTTGCTGATATTTCCAAGGAGGATCCGCATATATGATATTCACAGAATCTGCGGGAAAATTAGAAAGTTGTTCAGAGATATTCTCTTCGGAGGAACAGATGGCCGACATTTACAGTTATATTATAGGTTGAATTAAAAATACACTTAAGTTTAACTTATTTTTTATTTATTGTAAGTGCAATCTCCCTTGAAAACCAACATATTCAATACGTTGAAAAGTACGAGATCGAGAACGCCGAAAACGAGACCGGTGACGGCAACGGCATAAGGATTGTACTGGCCGAAAAATACGTTGTAATCGATGTTGTCGGCCTCGTTAAGGCCGTCTTGGGCCACGAACCATCCGACAAGGCCGGCGAAAAGGCCGAGATTGACGGCAGACACAACCCACTGCAATCTCTGGTGGAGACCAATGAAATCGTCCCAGTGAGCGGCGACCGACCAGATGAAAGCCAAGACATTGATCACCACAACTGCCGTTGCAATATTGAACAACTGCAGATTCTGATTCTCCGGATCAGATTCGGCGACCAATGCCACACACTGCGTCGCGTCCTCGTCCTTTTTGAGTAGTTCCAACAAAGTTTTATTGCTTGCACCCACCAGGTTACATCTAGTATACGCCGCAACGTCCTCCTCTGTACCGGCGGCAGACTCCACAGTCACCGTTTGATTCAATGCGCCAAGGACCAAAGAGCCCAAAAGCAACATCATCAGATAAATAATATTATTGTAGTATCCGCGTGCTGGAAGTCCGTGATCTTTTAAGAAACCCATTATATATTTATAATACACCGGTACCATTTATATACGTCCAAATCATAACTTGTGCATTAGGTCGAAAATGTCGCGCCGCAACCACACATAGACGCCGCATTGGGATTATGGAAAATGAACCGAGAACCCATCACATCTTCTTGCCAATCGATCTCTGTACCCAACAGGTGGAACAATGATTGCTCGCATGTGTGCAACAACACGCCTATCTCCAATGTTTGCGTTTCAGTTGCGGCAGGTTTTTCAGAACATGGCTCCAACACATACTCAAAACCGTTACAACCGCCAGACTTGCAATAAAAAAATAACTCTTTCGAACGTTTTAACATCTCACGGGACGCCAAACTAGAAACGCGAATGGCCATTTGGCAAAGACATCCAAACTTTTATACCATAAGACTATAAAAGTTCAAAAGATCACCGCAAAGATGTTTGCATACAACCATCTACAGAAAACACTTCAGCCACTCATCACAGAAAACATACCACAACAAGCCATTGATTCAGTCAAACAGATCGCAGAAAAACACAAAGGAGCCATAGAACTTGTAGGAAATTACTACGAGACATGTCAGTCTCATATTCAATTCCTTCAAGACATGCTCGTGAACGTTCAAAAGACACTGCTCGAAAACGGCGTCGAATTCTCACAAAGGGGACTCACCAATGCCAGAGACAGACTTATGCCCATCTTTCAACAATTCAAACAACAAACAACCAAAACAGATCAAGTCACACATGCCATACTACTTCTCATTATGGACTACATCAATGAATCTCCATGGAATGGCGGCATCACGCTAGAAACGGCACCGACGATCGCAGTACTGTCTATTAATGTATTCCTGGTCGGATTTGCGTCGTCATTGGTCGCCATCGCAGGTATACAACAACGTTTAACCAAAGATACAAAAATATAAAAATAAAATTTAATTAAATCAATGACCAATTTTTTGGCAAATCTCTGGCCAAAAATTTGGCAAATCTCTGGCCAAATTTTTGGTGATTGATCTCTGACTAAAATTTTGGTAATCTCTGGCCAAATTTTTAGCAAATCTCTGACCAATTTTTTGGCAAATGAATGGCCAAAATTTTGGTAATCTCTGGCCAAAATTTTGGTGATTGATCTCTGGCCAAAATTTTGGTAATCTCTGACCAAAATTTTGGTGATTGATCTCTGACCAAAATTTTGGCAAATCTCTGACTAAAATTTTGGCAAATGAATGGCCAAATTTTTGGTGATTGATCTCTGACCAATTTTTTAGTCCGAGATCAGTGTCCGCTTCAGTCAACATGTCCCGACCAGAAGTCATCCTATGTGCCCATGACGAAATCGCCGTTATAGACTTGCACACTATTCAGGATACGTGCCCTCCGATTCTTAGTCGCTTTCTGGGCATTTCTGATGATTCTATGGCGCCATTCATCTTTAAGGAAGCCACGCGCGAACAAGGAAGACTAACATTTGCAAAACGTTTAAACATTTGTCGTTCTAGTTTTCAAGCATGCATCACCTTTCTCAAGACCGGTTATGTTGGTTCTATAGAGGTACTTGTTCGCACAATGGACATTCTAGGCGGGTCAGAAAGGCTAGATGCGTATGTTGCGAAGAAACAGGCCGAAATAGAAGCCCGCGAAGCCCATGAATTGGAGAAACTATTGTCTGAACGAACAAATCCTATGACTCCTGAAGCAGACATAGATGATCTTTACATTTGGCGGGCTGGACAAACCGGATGGTCTCAGGGTGTGAATTTTGAAGAATGGTCTATGACTGTTCATACGGGCATTGCCATAGATTATTGGTGGCGTATGCGTCGAGAAGGAGACGACGATGACGAAGAGATAGAAGAACTATAAAGGCGAGCCAGTTTTGAAGAATGTCGGCGGCCGTTTTTGACAAACTTTCAAAGCAATATGAATGTAACGATATGCGCCACTTTTATCTAGAATTAGCTCGAGAAATGTGGCTCCACGGTAATTATGAATATATGTTAGAACTATTACAACCTTTACAATTGCCTCGAAAATATATCCTCGCCTTAGTACCAAAGAGGGTATAAAAGTGATCTATTTGTACAATTAATGAGATATATTTTATCCTTTTTATGTTTATTTGTATTTGCGCGGGCTCGCACGATTTACAAAGTGTATGAAACGGGCCAATGTCTGTCGCCGGCCTCTCCGATCACTGAAGTATCTAAATGTCAACAACAATCCCAAGCCGTCGGCTGGCCAGACGATTCGGCAACTTCGGTGTCTTTTTCGAGTTATTTGCCTACAGGATGTATTTTAAAAACAGCTACGGACGATTTACGTGTATATGCAAAAGATAGTGCATTGGATTGTTCGTCGGATTACAAATGTTTGTGTGAGATTACCGCTGAAGATTGCGCGCCCGGTTTAAATCGTGCTGCTTGTTTATGTTCGGACAATGTTTGTACGCGTGAAACGGGTCTTGTTTGTTCGTCTGGCTCCTGTTCGCATGCCCCCGAATGTTTAGAAGGATTGAATGACGATGTTTGTTGGTGTGGCTCTGCTCTAGATTGTACGCCTCTATCAGGACTGAAGTGTTCTTCTGGCTCCTGTTCACACGCCGAAATATGTCCTAATCGTGTTGGGACAGTCTCGAATGTGGAGACGTGTCGGTGTGGATCTACGGACTGTTCTTCGGTCATCGGTTCATATTGTCATTCGGAAAGTTCCACTTGTCGTGCGGCATGCCCGGGTGGTACGTACGTATCCCATTTGTTACAATGCGAACCATGTGATAAGAAAGGTTATTATTGTCCTTCTGGGTCTACTCAGTCGTCCTCCTCCTTTAAATGTCCAGCGGGGCGTTTTGGAGATATTTCGGGTCTAAAGTCAGCCGACGAATGCAAGCGATGCCCCGCTGGACGCTATTCTATTATTCCCGGTATAACATCTGGTGACCATTGTACTGGGCGTTGTTCGGCGGGTAAATGGTCTTCAGAGGTTGGACTCTCTTCGGACGAACTTTGTCTTGGGCGATGTCCCGCCGGTACATTTTCTCATGAAATGGGGCTAGTATCTGACACACAATGTATGGGCAGGTGTTCGGCGGGAAAGTGGTCTTCAGGAATTGGCCTGACTTCGGATGATCAATGTTCATTATGTTCGACGGGTAAATGGTCTTCGGAGATAGGTCTGACTTTGGACGATCTTTGTCTTGGCCGATGTCCAGCCGGTACATATTCCGATAAAACGGGCCTCATATCTTCTGAACAGTGTAAGGTATGTGCCTCTAACAAATATCAAGACGAAATCGGCAAAACCATTTGCAAAGGATGTCCTGACAATAAGATCATTGTAGATACTGCGACGCCCAGCAAGCATGACTCTGTGGACGATTGTGAGATTGTCGTTCCTGTCTGCGATGCTTCTGAATATCTGGAAGACAATCAATGCAAAAGTTGTTCGGAATCGTTTACTTGTGACGGTACTGTCAAACTCGATTGTCCTCCTGGCTTTTATTGTCCGGGAGATGGCCCTGCTATCGCTTGTCCTATGGGGCGCTATGGCGAGTTAAAAAGCCAAATAAATGCGGACGAAGCTTGTATCCAATGTTTGGCCGGTACATATCAAAACGTTATTGGCCAAACATATTGTTCTAGGGGATGTCCGCGCGGGAAATTTGGTGAAACAAAAGGCGCAGAAAACGAAGAAATGGGCTGCCGTGATTGCCCTCGCGGATACATGTGTGCATCATTGTCCATGAATAGGCCTGCCCATTGTCCTCTAGGTTCATACCAAAACGAAATAGGACAACAACTGTGCAAATTTTGCCCACTAGACACGTATTCCGAAACCATTGCCAGGACAGAATGCATGGCATGTGGCTCCACAAAAGATGGAAAACCATTAAGAACCACGGGCTTGGGCGCAAATAGCCGGACACAGTGTGAGTTCGTCGCCAAGACGTGTCCTACAGGCCAAAGGCCCAATATCAAAGAAGTGTGCGAGGCATGTCCGAAAGGATTTTATGGAAACCAAAAGGGGACACGGTGTATCCTTTGTCCAAAGGGATTTTCACAACCAAAGCCCGGCCAACAAACATGCGATATATGCAATTCCTATAGATGCAAAGCGTTGTACGGTTCAACCGATTCGTCAGAACGCCCGCCAGAAATGTGGGAACCGTCATTTCATAAAATAGTCCACGAAATAGATTCAAACCCCTTTCCAGTTGAAATTGTGGTCGTGTATGGTTCACTATTGTTTGTTATCATGATTATCATCGGTTCGCATAGATTTTGTCCCGAATGTTTCAAGCATGGAGATCTCATGTTTTCCGGGGACCATATCGTGGAAGACACGCACGCCAGGAGAATTTTAGAGACAAGACTCGGGGCATCATTCACACTGAGTTTGCCATTTGTAGTGGCTCTGATCGCAGTCTTTATATTCACTTCAGAAAACAAAATTATTACCAATGGACTTATACCCATTGCAACCACTGAAATTGCGTCCCGAGACGGCCTGTACAAAAACATACATATCACATACAAAACAGAATCAGCCTCAAAGGCAGACGACTGTTCAGATATTAAAATACACACACAACTTAATTGTTCAAGCAAACAACAACTCGTAAGCCCATTCGTCTGTCAAATCAATGCAGAATGCGTCATCAATCCTCCTTTTGGGGGACAACATGATTTTTCTATTGAAATGGCAGACCAGTGGCAATCAGCAATTGTCAATATTATAACAGACGTCTGGAACCATTCACAATACAATATTAGCACCGTCATTGAACCACAAGATCCACTCGCAGGGACCCTGGAACTACCATCCACTATAGATTATGACGTCATACGTTCAAAAAGCCATGACCACCAGGAACAAGAAGTGGAGTATGGCTTACAAATGACCACAAGAAACAAACACTTTATGACCACCGAAATTGGAACAGAATATGGCACGCACGTCACTACATTAAGATTTTTCTCGACAGAGACACTATTCGTCAGAGAAAGTAAAACCAAATTAGGGCTGATTACACAAATAGGAACTGTTCTAACGCTTACTTTGTCCGCAATATCAGGACTAAGAGTAGCAAAACTAGGAATAGAAAAATGCATTGACAAATGTTACACTAAAATGTTTCGAATAGTCCCAGAGGATATTCACAGAAGGGTTACCATCCTAGAAGAACGTAATCATATTGAAAGTGAGGGTACCGGCGTCGCGCCCAAAAAAAAAACCGAAGACGAAGAAATACACACAGATGAAGTTACAGGAAGGAAATACACATATAATCCAGTCACTCGTAAGTCAGTTTGGTTGACACTATAAAAAGCCAGAGATCTACATTATTACAAACTATATGTCATATATACCACTCAAAGATTTAGGCGTATCGGAAAGGAAACCAAGGTTCAATAATACCACACACAACGCCATATTTTATATATTACATGTTATATCAATAACTTTATTTACAATCCTATATTTCACCCGTTCGACTGACACAAGTACCACTATAAATTGGTATAATTACGATGAAAAGACAGATACGCTGCATATAGGTGCCAAAACAGTCGTTATTGGAATTAAATCACTGGAAAGAACCTTGGGGTCTAGCGAAAAAATAAAACCAAAATTAGTAGTGCATGGAACTGTTCATTCTACGGAAATTGACGTTGAAAAAGATGTTATCTTTCGCGGCGACACGAAGCTAATACACGGCAAAGATGGCAAAGATGGCCCACAGGGATTGCCCGGAAATGACGGCAAAGATGGCCCACAGGGATTGCCCGGAAATGACGGCAAGGATGGCCCACAGGGATTGCCCGGCAAGGATGGCAAGGATGGCCCACAGGGATTGCCCGGCAAGGATGGCAAGGATGGCCAAGATGGCCAAGACGGTCCACAGGGATTGTCCGGTAAGGATGGCAAGGATGGCTTACAGGGATTGCCCGGAAATGACGGCCAAGATGGCCCACAGGGATTGCCCGGAAATGACGGCAAGGATGGCCCACAGGGATTGCCCGGCAAGGATGGCAAGGATGGCCCACAGGGATTGCCCGGCAAGGATGGCAAGGATGGCCAAGATGGCAAGGATGGTTTACAGGGATTGCCCGGCAATGATGGCCAAGATGGCAAGGATGGTTTACAGGGATTGCCCGGCCAAGATGCTTCCAATGAGTGGTGGAAATACGACCATGAGAATGGCATTTTACATATCTTATCCAATGTAACTACTATGGTAACGTTGGACGTATCAAAAGACGCCTTTGTACATGGTATGATGACGACATCTGATTTGGACGTGTCTGCTCCTCAACACGAACCTATGAATCTTAAACCTTAAAATAAATCTAAAATATATAAAGGGGATCCCGTTTACGTATTCTTATAATAATCGATGACTTTTCCGTTGGTGATTGATCGTGGTGTAAGTCGTTATTTGTCAACGTTCGATTTCATGTCGTTTCGCAAGACGAGTCGTACTCATTACCATGATACTGAAGCTTTTGAGATCCGAGCTATGAAGTTGCCATTGAATTGTCCTGGCCTTCGAGTAAAACAAAAGATTGGGTTGCATTATTTGCTAGGTTGGGCTTTGAATTTCGATGCAATGATTGGGTCCCATGAATGGTGTCAGAAAATAGTAAATTGGCTAGATTATAGGTCTTCTATAAAAATCATCTATATTTTTTTGAAAAATTATTGTATTGATTTTTTTCAAAAGATGACGATGGTGGCATTATGTGGGCGTCAGCGCGTGATATGGCTGCGTCTTTGTCACCGTAATTCACGACTATTTAAGCGCAGATCATTGGACTATTTATGCGATGAGCGCCCAAGAAAACGCTTGGCCGATACGTTTTCAATGTACGGAAATTTACAGCAATGTCATTGCTGACCCATTTGTCGTGTTTTTTCTGTCTGTCCCAACGGTGCCGAGGTCGTTGACTGTAACGGAGGCCTCTGAAGAAACTTGGAGTGAATTTGCAAGGATGTTCAACCCGGATGAATTGGCTTTCGTTGGTCAGATGTATTGCAGTCGGTTAAATGATGATGGGAATAAAGTTTCGCAATATTTGGGTTCTTTTGTGGTGGATCTTTCTACGGTCCGGCGGCAAGAATATACGTTTGTAGTGAGAGATTCGTCTTCCAAACACCCTCTTCGTACGGGTCAAATTACAATGAAGTTTGAAATGCCGGAGGATTTCAAATTAAATCCGTTGCGCGTGCAAAATCAACAATTTGCGAGGCAAATGTACACTGCTGCCGATGCAAATCTAACATTGATCAATGGTTTTAGTCCACGAGGATTGCCTGGTATTGTTTCGGGTCTTCACTATGTACATTCGCCTTATTATGTAAATCATTTGGGCGTAACGCTTCCTGCTGGCGCCTTTTGTATGATACCAACTTCATTGGAAGACGATAAAAGTAAGGCGATCCGTTCTCATCGTCAACGTTTCATGGTAGCATTGGCTAGAAATTGCATGTCACCCGCTGATTGGATGGCGGGTATCCAGGATATGATGTTCAATTCTTTGAAATCCCGACATTTAAGATGTTTGACTGTGGTAGCCGATGCTGTAACATTACACGCTCGTCTAGACATGTATTACACGCCAGATGTTCAATTATTGCCAGAGTCCAAAGGTACTGAAAGATGGTCTGTGCCCAGAGAACCCGATTCGAAAGGTGGTCAATCGTTTACAGGCGATTGCGAGGATTTTGCGCGCGAAGTGTACCAACAATGCAAAGAAATCCGAGAATGGATCAAACCCGGGGAAGATTCCCTAATGTCTCATTTGTCCAGCGTACTACACATGTATGTACCCACCATAGAACAGGGAGCAGTGGACTCGGAAGCACATAGCAAATACATTACATACGATGCCGCGTATAGAAACCATATATGGGCGGCTCTACATCCTAGAAACGCTTGGCGCACTAAAATACACGGGTTAACTATGCCACTCAACGACGCCCTTTACAAAGATTTCCCCGAACAAAAGTGTGAGCGAACCTTGCCGCTCTTGCATTTGGAAGGGACTGGTGATGTTTATCCAGTTGTTACGTGTAGAAAGCCTGGTTATATTGCCAAGATGGTTGCGCGTTCTAAAGCCATTCAAACAAATTGGCCGTTTGTCATTGGAACAACGACACCGGATATGTCCTTACAATGTGACCATAAATCAACTTTTTATAAATATGCGATCGCATTCATGACCGACATTTTCAAAGATCAGGGTCTTTTAGACTATACTTATGTCACGGACAGAACTTATGGCGTTTCCATTTATGACTGGGCACGCGGCAAATACAATTTCAGGCCGTCCACACAACATTCGCCAGAAATTATGGAGAATATTCATCATATGATCAGACTAGAAAGACCCATTTTGCCCATCACTACTGAATCTCAAGTTATCAAAAAACATAAAGGTTCGGGTTATTTCCTGAGATTCGGCAGTACGAGCGCAATAGATGACGACTATAGTATGCAAGGGGAGTACCAAGTGGGTTCGCACAAATGGTATGAAGTATACTTTAAGGTAGATGACTCTAAAGGGTCCTCCTCCGAAATAGATGTAAAATAACTCTTCTTTTTTTTATAAAAAATAACTGTATAATAGTGCCATTAATAATAATAAATGTCTTGTCGTTATTGTCCGTTGTTTGACGGAAGAAATTTTCAGTACGGGCCAGCATGTGCATTTTCCAATGGAAGAAGAAGTATATTGGTTTATTATCCACTGGGAAGTGGTAAAACACTGGCTTCTGTTCATGGCGCGGCTACGTTTTTGGACAAATACCCGGACGGAAAAATAATCGTTCTGACTACACTATCCAATATAAACACTACATGGAAAAAGGCGATCAAAATGTATCGTAGAGCAATGCCTGGCCAATCCGGAAGAGCGCTCAAACATGCCGAGGTTCACAACCCCGACTGGTGGTATTCGCAAAATAATGACAAAGTAGCCCATTACAACAAAATAATGGGACAAATAGCGGAAGATAAAAAACATAATTATACACGCCGTCAATTGCAAAAAATGACGGCGTATGAGTTATTACGAATTTCGAACAATTCGGAACATAAACGCGCCTTTAAAGATGCGGTCAAACAAAGCTCCGGCTCCAAGGACATGAGTATGTTACAATTGTGCGTGCCAGATGGACCTTTCTGTTTAATCGTGGACGAATGCCAAGAATATATCAATTTGTCTGCCCAGACAGAGCTCGTCCAGAATTTAGCCGATTCGTCCAAATTTACAATGCTATTGTCTGCGACTCCTGTTCACGATTCTCGGAGATTGAATGGCTTAAGAGACTTGCTACATAATCCCAGAGACCTTACGTCGTCCATTGTGTGGACCGATTTTTCAGAAGACGTGCCAGAGGTCGTTGATTCCGATCTAAGATACGTTCAAATGACTACGGAAGAATGGCGCGCCCATCAAAAAGCAGTCCGTCAAAAAACATCCACCGGGGCCTCCGAAAACGCTTATCTCACAAAATCGAGACAAAGATGTAACAACGAGTCTAAATGGAGACAGATCAAAGAGCAAATAGAAAAGGATATCCGTGAGTCGGTTCCTGGTGTACCTGTGAGGATTGTGGTCTATTCTTTCTTTCGTGGTTACGGTGTCGATGGATTTTTCAAGTTTTTAAAACGCGAATGGAAATGCAAGACTGAGAAAAAACGACTTGTCCACGAACTAGGATCTAGAAAAATCAGAGTCGCAACAAATATAGACAATACCCTCGCGTGGTTCAACAAGGATAGTTCTCGGGCAAAAATCTTGTTATTGACGAGTAAAGATGGTGTCGGTATTTCTTTGAGGAATGTGCGCTGGTTTCATTTGATGGAACCGCAGTGGTCGGACGCGGAAGATCAACAGGCCATTGGTCGCGCCGTTCGAAAGGGATCACACGATTTGGTAGAGCCGTATGTTCAAGTTTTTAGATGGTTGTCAATATCCCCACAACATATTAGAGGACTATCGGCCGGTGAAAAGGTTCGGGCACATATGAAAGAGAAGAAGAGACGCACGGACGCGTTGTTAGTACGGATGTCGAGAGCGGGCGACCGATACCTAGAACATTTGTTACGGATTACAAAAATTTGTATGAAAATTGTAGATATACATTAAATAAATTGTGTTTCTTTTTTTTGTTGATTTTGGTTTTCGGAAGACACGAGTCGGCTCCAAAACACAGTATAAATGTGTTCATGCGGTTCATAAATTATGCCCGATGTATTGCTCCTTTTATTCACGGGACTTATAGGTCTCGTCCTTTCGTATTTGGTCGTGACCGTGTTTAATGTTGGTGGTAAGCCCGACGAGGCATTGAATCGGGATTTGGAGGGCATGGTGATGCAGATCAGTATTCAAATCACAAATATAATTTTTTTGCCATTGAATGGATTTTGGGCGATTGGGACTGACCTGACGTCCGCTGTTACGGGCCGTGCAAAGTGGATTGTGGCCTTTGGATTGTTTACAGCGGCAACCTTTTTAATGCATTATTACCATTACGAGGTGTTGTCTATTATCGACGACGGCTGGACGTGTGCCATTGTGCCGATCATGCGTAATATCATTACTCCTTTGTTGCAGATCCAGAGGGTTTTGTTTGCAATTTTGACACCGGTTGTGAATGCGTTTATAATCATTCAGGCTCAAATTATAAAGGGATGGTTGTCTACATTTGCGCAATGTTCTCATATTAATTTGTTTGAGATTTTGACTGAATTTTCGAGGTCTATTATCACTGGAACAGAATCTATCGCAATGTTTTTTGGATATGGAACCAAGTTAGATGACGACAATAATTTCTATACGAATGATTTCAATATCGATCAGCCTGTGAAACACGCTTTGGCTGCAGTTTCTGTATCTCAAAAAGTCTTGGCGTGTGCTTGCAATCGTTTCGAGCCGTTATTTAATATAGCATTTTTTGTGACTATGGAGCCTCACGTCGTGGCGGCCATTGACAATGGGTTTCAGACATTGGTTCGCGCGGCCCAGATGGTGTTCAATTTATTGTTCAAAAAATTCCCGGATATTTACAAGGTGTCGTTCAAGTTGGAGCGTGCTTTGAATGAGGGTGGTCTTGCGATGGATTCGATCATGTTTAATGTCATGGAAAATTTTATAAAGATGGGTTCGCCGGACTTTTCAATGGTAAAAAAACCCGAGGAGGGTCCCTTTACAATGGCTACTCAAACGGCGTCTGCAGCGGTCCATGCGGCGGCGACAGTAGCCATTAATGGTCCGCTGCACGTGTTGGCTTCTTTTGATCCAGAAATGACTGCCTTTAAGCCAGAGATCTGGTCTTTAGATCGTTCCTTTTCTTATTTGAATCGGGCGGTGTATAATGGCGCGGTTCTTCTTCAATGGCTGGTGTATGTGATGGAGCGTTTGGTGACAGATACGTCAAATATTGGTGCTGTATTTACGGATAAGAATACTCCGTTGGAATTGAGTTGTGATTGGGCGCGTGATGTCGAAAAACACAAGTATGTGTCAATTTCATATACTGCTGGATGTTCGTTATATAATTTTGGAATCATTCCTTTGAATACGGCGCATATTGCGTACGGAGCCGTGGTCGAGTTGTTGACAAAATCCATCTTTACACAAGAGCAGAATATTTTTCGAACGTTACAACGTTGGGAGGGTCCGACGATTGCACGTAACAAGGTCTATACCTGTGAAGACCGAACAAAATTGACCGCATATGATTATGAAAATGGAAAGTCGTATGTAGAAGAGGGCGGATGGTTGTGGACCCAAGATCGTAGCAAATGTGCGTGTGGACGACACTATGGTTCTACCGTGAATGAGGATGATGGCTTTTACAATCCTTGGTGTGGTCAGCCTAATTTGAATTTCGACGTGTTTGCGCCGATGGATGCTTTAGTGATGCATGTATCGCATGGTGTATTGGGACCTGGATTCGGCGATGCCTTTCCGTTCATAGACCCTATTCAAAATATAGAGATTGATATTCAGGTGGGTTCTAAATCTATACAAAAGTCGATCGCGTTGCCGTTCCCGTTGCCGCCATTGACGAGAACGGCCATCGAATCTATTCGTGTTATGACGCGCGTGGTTTTGAGCTTTGGTGACATTGTGACGGGCCATTTCTTCAATTACCCGGTAAATTGTGGCCATGGTCTGAATACAACTCAACTTGCAGTGAAGTGGGACGTCGAACATTGTATCGAGTGGAAAGACGATTTAGACGGTGGTAAATGCATAAAGTATGATTGGTCTGGTCCTAAATTAACCAATGAAATCAGACGATGGCATTCCTGCGAGTTGGAAAAATATAGACCGTTGAAAAGTCCGGGCAAAAGAACCGAACTATGTAAGAAAAATAACAAAGAGGGCGAATGTATGTGTTCTTATTTGCAACCATTGACGCCTAACACCAAATGCATGTGCATTTCTCGCTATCCAGACTTGGATGTAACGTCATCCTCTCAACAAGTTGGAGATTTGATCGAGAAACGTTTTACATCCGAAGATGTAGCCCATCATTGGTGTAATTCCATGATCGTGGAATGGACGTTTCAGAATACGGCAGCATTTGCGGATGCACTCGATTATATGGTGTCTCTTGGGCCTATAAACCCGACTTGTGATGTGATGGATCGTTTGATTGAAAACAAAGCTCTTGGTGTGGACGAATTGGATCAAAGGTCAAAGTCTGCCTATTTGATTGAGAACACACCCACGTTGGATTTTGTTGGACAGTTTATGGATGCTGATACCAAATTAAATCACATTAAAGACCTTTATTCGGATACGCGCGCCGGGTGCAAGATCGAACCTGGTGAATGGGTGGACGCTACAGACGAAAGGGGTCAAATTATATACCAGAAAGATGCTGACGGCCAATATACGGACAAACCTGTCAAGATAATGACAGAAATGTCTTGGTCATGCGATGCTAGCAGCAGCCTTCAGTCCATTTCTAAATTACAAAAATTGACGAAAGACAAAGACGAGGAAAGGGCAGGTTGTCGTATTTGGGGACGTGATGATTTCTTTTGTTCTGCTGGTCTTTTTGTGCGCAATTCAAAACGTTTATCCATGAATGTTGCACGGCAAGTTATTAACGATGGACTGGCTATTGTAGCTGGTAATTATGCGGATGTAAATTTACGTACATTGCCTCGTTTATGTGATTATGAACGCCAGCAGGGCGCTATCGCGGCAATGATCGCTGGAATTATCCCAAAAGTGTCTCAGGAAGTAAAGCAAGTCTTCGCGCGTTTTATAAACATGATTTTACAGCAGGCGTTTGTGCAACCTTTGCGTATTATGTTAACGTTGTCTCAGATGGCCACCGAAATCGTGACCAAATTATTTTCGGGCGGTGTGAAAGCATCGGAAATGAAGACAATTTTTAAGGAGGGCGTAGACACGATCATCAAAAGTTATTTGTTGGCTTTTCAGTCTTTCTTTGAAAATACTGGCGACCTATTGAACGCTATTTCATCGGGCGCTGGTGACATCTGCAAAACAATCGTTGATATCATTAAAATGTTGGAGTCAGCCCTTGCAGACGGTGTGATGCGAATTGTGAATCTGACCCTAGACGCATTTTTCAACTTCATTTCAGCACTCAATGGAGATGCCTCTGCAATTGGGCCATTTTTCACGGCAATATTTACACTATGGGTCGAAATCCAAACATTACTTTTGCGGAAAATGATGGTTATTCTTGGAAAAATCTTTGAATTTTTTGGGCCTGTGGGGACATTTTTCAAAATTTTGTTGTGGGGTGTGTGTAATGCTCTCAATTTCGTCATGTCCGCTCTCAATTCTGCGATTCGTGTCATTTCTCTGGGAGCAATAGGCCTTGACTGGGACCCAATGGAATGTGTCAAACCATTGCGTTCTGGCATCCACGGGAATCATACCGCGGGCCCTCTCGGCAAACATTTCCTAAGAGAACACGACAATAAACATATTACAAGAAGGGTTGCCGAAACATTAGACTGGGACGGCACTTCAGTGTGTGATCATTTCATGACAGGTTCCGCAGAATACGCTTACACAGATTTGAGACCATTGGAACAAGCAAAATGGTTCGAATGTTTAGAATTCAAACTGATTGGCATTGAAATCGCAAAATTCGTACAGTCACCAACATTTCCGACAGATTTAGTCTACAATTGGAAACGAAAATACATGCTCATGTATGAACTTTTCCGCGCCGTCAAAGTTATTTCAGAATCCTATATAAAACACTCCAAAATGGACTGGGCACATGCACGTTTACTTTTAATAGACGAGGGGCTGGACGCAGACCTCTATATACGCCTCACACAATATATATTTTCATTTGTTGGAGAACTTTTGTCCACAGTGCAAATGACAAATATACTCGAATTCGTTTTTGAGGCCATCGATCCAAAATATAAAGAGGAAGGTAATCCCGGAGCCATTGCAACCGCTTGGCAAACCATAGAAACAACCAAAAACATATATCACGATACTACCACTCTATGGGTGCAAAGAGATGCTAGCCAACAGTGGTGGAAAGCTGTAGATGCGTCCTACGAAGCACATGGTCATCTACAACATTGGTGGAGTTCTCTTGGCAAAGATATTCCTGCCGAGCAAACACACACAGAGAGAGTCTTCACAAACTTTAAACAACATCTCGGATCTAAATGGAACGAAGTGCCATCCTTTACACGGTTACATTCTAAAATACATAAAAAACTGAAAATGCCACTGAATACCGGTATTCAAAGCTGTTCCGAACGGGGAAAACCTGGATGGTGCACAGATTGCAATGTTTTTGACAATATTATACAGACAACCGTCGAACAAGGCCAAGCGATTGGAACATTTTATTCCACAAGATTTCCAAAAATATTAAATAATGTCACTGAATATTTCAACCAACTCGGAGAATACAATTCGGAATTCTTTGAGGGGACATTCAGTAGACTTGAAGAACAAACACCAGATAAACCAACTGTCCCAAAGACCAGCATACGGTGGACATATCACGTCAAAAACGATTGGGTTAATCTATTCTCTGATTTTGGAGAATATATGACAAACTCATCACACAAAGACATCTGGCTTGGACAAATCGACAGATTTTTAGGCGCATCCAGACAATTCGTTACTTCAGAAAACGATAACTATGTCCCCTTTTTCGGGTATAGTTTTTTCCACATGTACGACTACATTCTTTTCAGCAAATGTGACATGGACGAAAGCATATACGTCACCACCACCACTGAAGAAGAAAGATTGGACAGAATAGACACCGCCCTCATTGTATGTGCATTGGTCATTCTGTTTATTATCACAAACACCACATGGTCCATTATTCCACTCGTCTGGTTGGCCAATACAATCGTCATCGCGGCCATCGTCGAATTCCTCTATCTGTGGATCGTCTACGGATATTTCATCAATTGTACACCCATCATACCGTACACACTCATGGAAGACTTCAACGCATGGTATCATACAAGATTAGAACCAGGATGCTTTTACAAAGCATTGCCATTTATAGCAGTCAATGCCTCTGAAGACACTTGCCTGACATGCGCCATACGACAAGAATACACAAACTGTGCAGAATATACAATCGCAAATTACGAAGATGGTATGCTGCCACTCAGCGAGTTTATGGACGAATATGGCATAGCATGGCCATTCTTATTTTGGATCCGATGGAAATGGCCGTCTGTAGCCATATTCCTAGTCAAAAACGGTATCATAGAATTTAAATCTGTTATTGGAAGATTGGCTATGGGAGCTTGGCAGCAAGAACCAGTAGATCCCATATGGATAGATTGTTATAACGCCATGTGGCTTGACAACATTGTAACGGGAGCCGCCGCCGCTCTAGCAGGATACATAGCTGTCAAAATGATGTTTATATTGGCACAAACCGCGATACAGATTGGCATTCTAGTCATGTATATCTATACGACCCTAACATATATGTCGCTTGCCGTGGAAAAATCAGTAGTTGTACAGTAAAATAAAGAATAAAAAACATTATTTAAAGACAATCTCTAAAATGGAAAAAAATGGCACTAAAAACAGGAGATATATTACTCTTTAATGAACATCCGAATGGATGGATAGACAGCTTTGTTGACAACACCATCAAATGCTTCACAAAAAGCAAATACTCGCACGCTGGATTCGTGATCGTAGACCCGGAATGGGCTCCAAAAGGCACATATGTTTGGGACTCTTCCGAACATCACGTACCAGACCCACAAGACAATAAAATTAAATTCGGTATTGCTCTTGTCCCCATCAAAGACTATCTTTCCACCCAAAACAATCACATCAATCTGTACAAACGCTCGCCCGTAGATCCAGAAACATACAAATTATTCACCAAAGAATTTCTAAACAAATTACATACTGCTGTGTACGGAAAACACTACGACCTTACTTTTGGCCATTGGCTTGCAGGATTCTTACGCGTTCTCATACCAAGATCCACAAAGACATTCTTTTGTTCCGCATTCGTAAGCTATACACTCACACAAGTCGGCATACTTGGCAAATGGACGGATTGGACCATTATATCGCCCGCCGAATTGTCTCATGAACATGACGATGATCTAAATTGGATACATCCCTACGGACCAGATACACTATGGACAGGCAATCCTTAGGATTTTTACCGGTAAACTATTTAGGTTCATACAATGAAAAACAATGTGGCATAAATTATTTTTATCAATAATATTGGTCATCTCCATTTACTCTTATGTTTCTATTTTGTCCAACTGGCAATCAGCGCTCCATCTAACCAAAGAAGCCATTTTTGGTTCTTTTGTAACTATCACTGCAATTGCCATATTCACTGCAATTGTCATCACCGCCCTGCTGGCACAACTCTCCAAGAGAATATCGCCGGGAACGGGGGCCACTCATCCAAAATCTTTGCCGTATCAACTATGGATCACCATTGTATACAGTCGCTCGTGCAATGTATGGACAGAAACTATCACGAAACAACAAACTTTACATGCATGTTCTCACATTTTAACGCTAGGGGCACCCAAAAATATTAATTGGACATGTGTTGAGCAATGTGATGGAACTCAAATCAACGAAATGAGAGATCTTCCATTTATCACAAACGATGCTACCTTTATAAACGCCTCTGCAGATTGCTCACCATGGTTTGAAGACGATGTACCGGCTCTCGTCTGGACCATGAGCTGGGAATGTTGTATCTTTGGGGCCCTTCTGGTACACGCATTCACGATATTCGCCAGAAAAGAAAAACATCCTATCGATTTCATAGACATGATCTCATGTTGCGCTACTTCATGGATAGCATTTGTCCCACAAACCTACTACAGCATATACAATATGGGCGGGGTATTCAGATTTTTAGGACTCATGCATGCCATCGTACCATTTGAACATAAAATAAAAACTAAAAAACTTATGGGGCTAATCATGGTTCTTAAATGCATGTTCGTTGCTCTAATGGGTACAGCCGTCATGTTTGTCGCAGAAAAACCATGCCATGCTTTGCAAGACGACTGCGACGATGGATTTCAACACTTTGGCAATACATTATATTTTGTATTTGTCACGTTATCTACAGTTGGGTTTGGAGATATGGCGCCGAAAACAGTCGCAGGGAAAATCGGCATTGTTTTTATCATCATGGCTTCCATCTCTTATTTACCCAATATTATATCAGACGTACTAGAAATGTGCAGGAAAAGTCATATACACGATAGATTGGACGAAATGCACGAAGATATACGGCAAGTGAATTTTTTCATGAATGGTGGAACAAATAAAAAACACAAGAGAAGATCCACACCAAGAGAAAGATTACTTAGTCTTATACGAAGAAAAAAACCCAAAAGAAAGGAACGGGTAGATGTCGAATTGACAGCTCTTATGTCCAAATCGGATGATCTTCATTAAAATTTTAAGAGCGCTTGTATTTTTTTCATTTACCAAAATTTTAGTAATCAATGAACAATGACCAATTTTTTCGTCATGACCAAAATTTTAGTTAGAGAGATCACCAAAATTTTAGTTGTAGAGATGAACAAAATTTTAATAATCAATGAACAATGACCAATTTTTTCGTCATGACCAAAATTTTAGTTAGAGAGATCACCAAAATTTTAGTTGTATATAAGTTAATGTCTCAAAATAAAATGGCGTCTAAAACGTCATCGCCCGAACTTACATTTGATTATGTCATGTCCGAACAATTTATTGTAGACGCCGCCGCGAAGAAAGTAGACATTGACGTGAAACTTTCGGGTAGAACAGCGCTCATGTTTGCCATTGAAATGTTGAGCGGGCGTGACAAATCAAACAATTTTTATGAACATGTCAAAAAACTCATAAAACTTGGTTCTAATTTATTTATTCGAGATAACCGTTTTTTAACAGCAATACATTATGCATGTAGGGCCGGTTCGGTCGGCGCTCTTAAATTAATTTTAGATGTGGTTGCCAGCTGGGACGCCGAGGATACCAAATATCGATACATCAATGACAACGGGTCTGGTTGCACGCCATTGTATTATACATGTGAAAGAGGTCACCGAAAAATGACACAAATGCTCATCAATACAGCCGTTGATATTGAAAAGAGGACGGGCCGTGAAAAAATGCCCGCGGTCTATTATGCGGCGATGCGTGGCCATTTAAGAATTGTTAAAAAATTCCCAATGGAAATGCTTGCCAAATTCTATCAACCGGTTGGTTCTGAGAGAAGGGCGAAGTCGATTCTTTTAGGCGCAGTGTATGGTAATGAAATAGCTGTTGTGGACTGGCTATTGTGGAAAAAAGTCCCGGTAACTATTGGCGGCCAAAAGCCGATACAGCCCATTGATGTGGCTTCCGAGCTGGAGGAGTACGCTATTTTTAAAACACTTGTCCCATACATGTCGGACATAGAAATGACGAACAAACTTGCAGGTTGGATATTTGATGGACGAATAGAATTATTCGAAATTGTTATCGTCCAATTTGACAAAAGACATCTAAAAATACCCGCCTGGACCCAACAGGCGAATTTCCTCCTCTGTGCCATTGGAGTGAGGTCAGCTAGTGCTCGAAGGGACACTGAAGAAACCCTCAATAAAACGCATATAGCATTTGCTCTCATTGACCGGGGGGAACCATTAAATCCACCACTCGCGGAGAACAAAAACCCGTGGTCAATCCATTCTCCGCTAACGATGGCTCTTACAACTCAAAACTTGAGAATTGCCCGTTATATGTTGGAAAAGGGCGCCGACCCAAATTTGGGTCTAGGGTTTCGGCCTTTGGGCACGCTCGCATATCAAATATATCCCAGCATCAGGCGGGCCAACAATCCTGACGCCGAGACACGTTGGGGACATGCCTGGAATCTGATGAAACTTTGCCTTGATTATGGTGCTGACCCGGATGAAATCACTGATCCCAGATATAAAAACCTTCCCGACTACGCAGATGAGGGTCTTTTCACATGTATGGTTTACAAATCGTATCTTCATGTTGAACGTCGAGACGAAGAAGAAAAAGCCCTTCGAACAAAAATATTCCGAGAGTTCGTTAAAAGAGGCATTGGCTTCAAGGTTGACTGGCATAATACGCGCGATAAACCTTCTAAACTTGTCACTGAATTACTGACAGACAGTGGTCTATGGTCGGGAGCCGAATATGACAACGAGGAAGAAGTATATGTAATAGATCAAGACATTGTGGCGACAAGATGCCCAGACGGATGTCAGTTTTATGGATGCGAATGCGTAGAAACACCTATACGACTAAATACAGAGGGATGTAAACATATCTTTTGTGCTGGTCATGTCCGCAAATTGATTGAGATGCATCAAAAAATAAATGGAGAACGCAGAAGGGAAGGAGGCAATCAATTGTTATTAAAATGTCCAGTTTGCCGCGCGCTGGTCAAGGATATTCAGTTGATGTCTACGAGGCAAGTGAAACACTGGTCACAGATTGAAAGAGAAATAATAAAAGACGAGACGGAAGAAAAAACGAAAGTGGCATTTCAGAATGAAAATTTGAGGGCGATTTACAAGGTGTTTGCGCCAAGGAAAACAAAAAAAGAGCGGGCTTTACAGCATGTCCGGGCGCGTCTGGCTGAATTAGAGGAAGAATTGAACAAAATAAAGGACGATGAATCGAAGACTGCCGCGTGGCATATAGACAAGAAAAAAGAGCTGCAAGCGGCAGGAATAGAGCGGCGAAAAAAACTTAAAAAGGAACAATTTAGGAGTAAAATAAAATTAAACTTTTAAGCTTTCATTTTTGCTTTAATAGTAGCTTGTGGTGTATAATTATGTAATTGTATTTGTTTTCGTTCTACACGCCACAGATCATCATCTTTGGGACGTTCTATAGTAATTGTTGGCAACGAACAAGCGCCCGAACGGACTTGCAATCGACAAGCTTCAATATGTTCTTCATATATATGTGTATCTCCGATTCGAATGATAACCCTGCCAGGATCTCTGTCTACCTGATGAGCAATCAAATGAACTAACAAAGCAGTTGAGGCGATATTAAAGGGTAGTCCAAGGAATACGTCTGAAGATCTTTGTGTCATTTGTACGGATAGGCGTCCATCAGATTCGACATAGAACTGGTACATGATATGACAAGGTGGTAGACACATTTGTTGCTGCTGGGTTGGACACCATGCCGATAAAACGATCCTTCTGGAATGCGGATCTGTTTTTAGCAGATCTATAACCGACTTGATCTGATCAATGCCTTTATTGGTATAGTCGGCCTGGCAATCGGTGTATGGAGCTCCAAAGTGTCTCCATTGGAACCCATAGATAGGACCGGCGTCAAAGCCAGTCTTTTCGGAATTCAGATCCCATATATGCACTTTTTTGTCGCGCAATTCGTTCACATTGGTTGATCCGCGTAGGAACCAGGCGAGTTCCTCTACAATGCCTCTGAAGAAAACTCTTTTAGACGTCAATAGTGGAAACCCTTCTTTTAGGTCGCATTCGAGAGATGAACCAAAGATTGAAAGGACTGTACCATTTCTAGTTTCTCTGCGGTCACCATGTTGTAGGATATGACTGACAAGATCTTGATATTGGGATTCGATCGTGGACATTTTGGAGAGATGTTTGAAACATAAATACTCAAAATAAAATAGATTACGGAAAGAATAAGATGATTTTTTTTGCATTGACTTTTTATATATCAAAAAAATGCCGTCCCGATCCCGAATCAGTGATGAAGATCTTGTCCAAATTTTTGGTCCATCGCCATTGTCTCGCCGTCGAATTCGCCAACTTCTCGGCCACCCATCTAACAAAGTTGTTTCCGCCGTCATCTTTTCTGCCGTTGGCCGCGGCATTATTTCGAAAGTAAATCCTTTAGACGTAGGCTATGGCGGTCATCGGCGTCCGTCTTATACCGTTATGTAGTATTTAAGTCAAAGTTCGGCAGTCAAAAATGTCTTCAAAAAATAGTTCAGAAAATTGTCAGCTTGGTTCTTTGCTTGAGAGTTCTACAGATGTTAAAATATACACATGTGAAGATTTCAGAGGTAATGTAGAAGTTAATGCGGGTCATTATATGTATCTTTTTTATTGTAAAGATCTTTCTAGAACAAAGAACATGTCTGGTGAATTTCCTATTCAGTCATTTGATATGAGAGTGGAGAGTGTAACGCCCGGAACAAATAATTTTATTCAATTGAACATAGATGAAGCAAGCTCACTGGATAAAAAATTGCAGCTGTTGACGGCCGCAATCCCTGTATAGATATTGGTCAGCACACTTGTAGATATGCAACGTTGTTCAATTTTAGTAAATTTAAAAAATCCAGCGCATCTGCCGCGGGGTTTGCCTTAATTTCGTTCCATTTTTCTCTAAACAACTCATGCTTACCAACCGGTAAATATTCTTGTATATCTTTACTCGCCACTGTCCATATACCAGTGATCGAGGCAATCTTTGCCACTACGCAGATCGTTTCCCAAATATGAGAACGCTTTTTGAAATTTTTAGGGATCGGTCCGATTTTATTAGGGTCGATATCTCTCAATATGGCCGTCAATCTGTCCATATGATTAAGTTGTTGTGTTTCCTGGTCTTCAGACTCGACGGATTCCAACAATTGATAGGCTTTATCTCTACGAACAATAGCACGAGACAATCTAGACATTTATTACACCGAGATAACTTATATACATTAATCCGATCTTTTTTTATACAATTCTTCTAATTGTTTTTGATAATCTTCCTTCTCATAAGACTGTATTTTCATGTTTTTTATATACAATGGTACTCTTTTTGGCATCCATGTGCCGTACCATCCCAATAGAACTGGAAACACCAATGGCACATTCAGGGACCAAGAAATCCATATCCTTGTTTCCAGAAATGGCCCACGAAACATTTTATACGTCTGACACTCGCCAGAGACATACACCGCATGAACGTTTGCCGAATTTTCCCGAGCTAATCTTAAAAATCCATGCCTTTTGAAGCGGCGTTGGTCATTTCCGGCCTCTGCCATCACGATTTCGGGCACGCCGCCGGGTACAACCAACACCGGGTATCCTTTCTGAAGCGCTAGAGTCATGTGATGCCTGTCGGCCGGAATACACCCAAGTTTACGTGCCAATAGGCCTATGATAGGCACGTAAAAAACGATGGGAGCAATACACATGCATGTTTTTGAACCGGGTACAAAGTGAATACCGGCAAGTGCACCACAACATAAGACGCCATGAGGGTGTACAGCGATGATCCCATCGTCAAAATGCAGTTGATTACATGGAAACCACTCGTACCATGGTATTTCAGACATGATTTTACGAATCCAATGTTCTGGTTGTATTTTTGATCGGTCGCTATACTGTAAATATATTCCGAGTGTAAAGAAAATGAGACTACTTGCAACAGCCGCCGGAAACATGAAGAACGACCCTATTAACAACAATGGCACCGACCATATCCATATAAATGTGATCAAACACATCAGTAAAATATTTTTGAACCTCATTACAATAGGAAGATTTCATTAAATAGACAGTATTTAAGTTTTGTTAATAAATGAAATGATTCTTTTAGTTTTATTATTTTCCTCAGTGGTCGCATATCTACCAACGGATACTTTAATGGAACAGGCAAAGACCATAAAACATCCAAAACTATCTTTCAGGTATGAAGACGACATTTTAATCGCCGATTGGGCGGCAAACTCTGATGAACGAGTACTTTTAGTGTTTAATGAACATGCGAGAGAACGTGTTACGGCGGAATTGGGCCTAAGAGTTCTTCAACATCTAGAGTCCTGGAATCCGTCCGTATCGGTGACGATTATACCCGTTTTGAATGTTTGGGGGCGCAAGTCAGTAGAAAATGGCAACACATGCCTTCGTAAAAATAGTCGGGGCGTTGATACAAACAGAAATTACCAACAACATCCCCACCACTATCTTCGCAATTCAGAGGAATACGAGGGACCTCATCCCATCTCTGAAAAAGAGTCTAAATTGGTGGCGCACGAACTCAGAACAACGACGAAATATTTCAATATACATTCTGGCGAGTACTCCATGTACATGCCGTATGACGCTTCGGACGATACGCCGCCGAATGCAGACAAAATGAAAAGCGAATTGAAAAAATGGTCAGTGCATTGTCCACAGTGTTCGGTCGGCTCGGCAGCGACAGCCAGCACTTATAAAGCATATGGCACGTCGGTGGATTGGGCCATTACCCACGGAGTCTCCGAAGCCTATACCTTTGAAATTTTTGGGACAGAATCTTGGGAGTGTGGCCGCATGTTCAATCCCAGAGAACAGGATCTCGACAAGGAATTAGAACCATGGCTTGAAATTATTCGTGAAGTATTGACTTAAACCGGTACCTCGGGCTCTTTCTCGGGCTCTGGCGCCGGCTTATGAACCGAATACACATAACACAGAGATGCCACTGCTGATATCTGGAGGCCCGTGAAATTCACCCAAGTGAAAACATATGTAGGATCAAACAGTCCCGCACAGACAATGAGACCCATTATCGCAGACTTTGAGGAACCCGCCACCGCCAAGGTTAACGCATCATTCTTTTCTATTGTCCAAGACGCCCCATAATTTATAACAAAACCAAGACACATGCTACATGCAAATGCGACGCGAAATCCGCCACTATCCCACGCATGGAATGAATTTGGATCAAAATGGACCAATTGGACACCGAAGACTACCAAACTTGTGCATGACGACCAAAATAAAATAGAAGTTTTTGTCCAATTATTCGTCATGGCCCGCTTCGTTTCTACCTGAGATGCCGCCGTGAATACGTTGTTCAACATAATAAATAAATAGCCTGACAAATTGAAGCTAAGATCGTCTCCAGCAGCTACGACCGCTCCAAAGATCATCATCGCTACAGAGAAAATAACTCCCCTAGAAGGTATCTTTTTTAAAATGTACCACTGGCCAAAGAGGGTCATCGCGATAGATATTCTACGCAAAGCAGAAAACATAGCCACGTTGAGTGCCCCAGACGCCGATATACCGCAAAAAATATTCAGAGAATTCAATATACACACTTTTAATATAGAACCGCCAGGACGCTGAATAGTATCACATCGAGAAAGAAAAACCGCGATCGTAAACAAAGATTGGCAAAACATGATAAATGGCACTGATTTAAACTCAAAAATAGTCAAGACAATTTTATTGAATATGACGATCAGAAAGGATGAAGTCATGTACGTCAAAATAGAAGGCCAATGCATCTACTATTTTTTAACGGTTATCTTATACTAATCATTTTATGATATTGAAACGGATTTGACTATTTATTGAACATCTATTTATTAAATCATGCTATGGCTACTGATATTCATTCTACCAGTGACAGCTTATCACTATGACTGGCCACGCCTACATAAATGTATGACACCGCAAGATCTCAGGGAGACAGTAGCGGATTACAAAGAAAATTTTCCATGTCTGGACTGTCGAGAACACTTTCAATCTCTGTTAGAAATACACCCATTCCCTCTAGATTATGTGCGTACGTCAGAAGACGTGCGGGTATGGACATGGTTCACTCATAATCTGGTTAATGAAAGGCTTAATAAGACATGGGAGTCGTTTGATATTATGTTAGAATGTCACGAAACTATTTAATATTCTTTATTTTCTTTGTCTTTGTATATGTCTCTTTATCGCGCATGCATTTTTGAACACATTTCCCCAATACAAATCGTTCTCTTGGCATTAGAGATGCTTTGTACGTCCACCAATAACTATATCTTGAACATAGTTCGTGACATTCGTCTTGTAATATGGAGGTACGCGGCATCTCACGGAAAAAATCGAACATAAATTTATAGCGTCTTTTCGCCAAAAAATTGGTCAGAGATTCTTCAGAGATTACCAAAAAATTGGTCAGAGATTCTTCAGAGATTACCAAAAAATTGGTCAGAGATTACCAAAAAATTGGTCAGAGATTCTTCATAGATTACCAAAAAATTGGTCAGAGATTACCAAAAAATTGGTCAGAGATTCTTCAGAGATTACCAAAAAATTGGTCAGAGATTACCAAAAAATTGGTCAGAGATTACCAAAAAATTGGTCAGAGATTCTTCATAGATTACCAAAAAATTTGTCAGAGATTCTTCAGAGACATGAACTTTGATTTTTTAGAGCCCTGAACTTAAAACACTTTTCGTGAATAAACACCCCATATGCACTATCCACAGTTTCCGAGTCCCATTGTTAGTTAAATCGCTCACAACTTCGCCGACATTCGTTTGACAACCCTTCCCCCATGAATTGCAAATATGAAGTTCGTCATCACATATACAACCAGCTATAACGTGGTTAAACTTGTCCGTCGGGTTCCACAATCGCATAATGAATCCTTTTAAAGGAGCTGATAAAACGAAATCAAGCGAGTTCAATGAATATTCACTAAATTCGAAATCACACGTAATGTCAAGATATCCTATCTGATTGTCTCCCAATTCAAAGGACCTTTCAAACTCCATTATGCGAACCGTTGGTATCTTTGCTGGTTTAACGGTTACCACATGCGTATAGACTGAAAGCTCTGTCCAAATGTCAATAATATTCATGATGTACAAAAGGATGGCATATGCATTGCCGCCGTTTTTTTTCAAAGACCCTCGTAATGTTCTATTGTTTGTCACAGCCCGCCGCATACTTATCGGCAAGTTGGGACATTTCTTGGTGAAATCAAATCCAGAATAGTCAGTGTCGAGCATTTCGACTAGTTCCGGCAATGGCCCTAGTCTTTCTTCCGACTTTAGCCATTTTAAAATAGTGCGTTCGTTTCGAAACAATGTGATCACAGAGACAATGTAACATATTCCAACTTGTCCCTGATTTATAGAATAATGGCCACATTCTTCTTTAACTTCTATATTTGATTCATTCGATGTGGATACCGATTGTGAAGCATTTTTGTATTCTCTCATAAGATTTATTCGTATCATTTTATTCTTGAGTGCATTGTCGTTGATATCCGCAATAGCCTTTTCAGTTACGATGATCGATGGAATATCTAGTAGAGTTGCCACAACTTGATTATTTTGCCTTTTAGCTTGGCGTTCGAGGATATTGATTCCATTTCGATCGGGTGTGTTGATGTTATAATCGGGGTGCTTTTGAATCCATCTTTTTAAGTCTTTGATCTGTTGATGGTCTGCCATTGTGTCTAATGTTTTCCATTGTCGCTTATCCCATTGCAATTGTGTGATGGGGCCTTTCTTTTTCTTTTTGTAGACTGCTTTTATGATTGGTATCCAGTCGGCGTAGGCATAGACCTCGTGTTTCTTTGGAAGCATGGGGTACCTTTCATGGACCCTGATAGCTCGTTCCATACGATATATTATACGGTCGGCTGTTTCATCATTCATATTTTTTGCAGGTTTGGTCCAATGTGGATCAATTCCCGGCCGCGGCCAATAGTCATAAATGTCTTGCAATAAACTTACTTCCCATTCTTTGAGTGGTGTCCGAGGTTCCGCAAAAATAAATGTCCGCAACATTATTTTTTATGTCTGATTGCATTTATAGTTACAAAAAATAACACTGTCGAGACTGCCTTTAAAAATGACCAAAATTTTGGTCAACGAAAAAATAATAAAATAAGTTAAAGAATATGTTATTTTTAATTATATTTAAAAGAATATAACAGAGACATGATTTCGTTCTATACTCTAGGTTTGATTGCCGTCGTTTCCGCAGGAAATCTTCGCGGTTACAACGAAACGAGTGTAAAATGCCCAGAGGCTCACATTTGCCACGGCCATGTACTAAAACCTTGTTGTGCGACATGCGTTCCCCCATTTTACAAGTATATATCGGTAGATCACGGATTTGGCCATCCGCCCTTTTGTGGTGAGACTTGTCTCGAACCAAATAAATACAATATTTATCATATATTTGAGTCCAATTTGACAAAAGCGGCAAACATTTCAAACCCGTGTGCGCACGAATACACGCCTAATGGTCACAAGTATTCTGTTTATAATCAAACGGTGACCCATGGCTGGCCAGGCGTGTTGTCTGTTACTCTGGATCTATACGGTCCTGATAACTCATAAATGAAACATATGCGTTTTTTATTTTATGACTCTGGATTATTTACAAACTATGTCTTCTCAAGGTTCTGATAATTCTTCGCCAACGGAACTTGTACTCGTGAATGGTGATAAGGGGGAGATCCGGCGAATGTTGGATCTTCGGTGGGAAAGGGGGTGGCGACTAGATCGGATCATTGATCACGGCGTTCCAGTGCAAGGTCAGAAGCTATTGATTTATTATTTTATCAGAAAATATTAATTTTAAACTTGTATTAAGAATTCTAATAATGGAGAGCGCCTATTGGTTGACAACTGTTTTTGACAAAATACATAACACAAACATGGCCATTGTACACACATTACTATGTTTAACCAAAATGTGACTGCTGTCGGCGGCATCACTACAAAAAGTTGCACAGACCATAACAAACTAATAATAGCTGTACTCATACATATTAAGAACATTTATGGCGAATGAATCCTAGATATAATAGAAATCCGTTGCGCCCGATAGGATTTAAATAAAATATAAAAAACTTTGTTCTTATGTGTTTTTTATTTTTCTGTCTAATTTCTATTGTAAAATGTCTCTGAGAATCGCCACTGGTGGAAATGTGGATGCCGGCAAGTCTACTTTCACCGCTTGTCTGTTCGGGGAGAAAGACGACGGAAATGGCGCCGCGAGGGCCACCCTTTTTACACACCAGCATGAAAAAGAATCGGGCCGCACATCGTCGGTGACAATTCGTGAAGGGAAAATTGGCGAGAGACACGTCGTCATCGGCGACCTTCCTGGTCATGAAAAGTATTTTAAGACAACGATATCAGGCCTAACAGGCCTAATGTGCGATTATGTCTTTATTGTAGTGGCGGCGAATCGTGGCGTCCAACATAGTACACGCGAACACTTCAAATGTGCTGCCGTCATGAATCTGCCTATTATCATCGTCATCACGAAAATAGATCTCACGCCAAAAAAGATTCTGAAGGATACCATCTACAAATGTAAGCAAATGGCTAAGAAGCACCAAAGGCGATGTTACAGAGTTACGAACACTGATATATCTGAAGGAATTGTGACAGGGACGGTCAGTAGGGCGATGGTCCCTATGATAAATTTGTCGTGTGTCACAGAAGAAGGGTTTGATATTTTCCGTACTTTTTTCGACAAGTTGCCTATATGGCGTTGTTATGACCACGAAGCGGCGTGTTCTATACAACTTGAGTCTATTTTCCATGTCCATGGCATTGGTATTGTGGTTGGCGGTGTCTGCATTCAAGGCAATATGCCTGCAAGTACAATGGCATGGCTTGGGCCGTTTAAGAGGGGTGATTTTAGGCCAGTTCGCGTTAAATCTATATTTACGGAGGATACTGACTCTGGTGTTATCGAAGCGGGCCAGTACGGGACATGTGCGCTGCATTGTAAAGGCCTGAGACGTAAACACATTTCAAAGGGAATGGTCTTAACAACGGATCCGGAGATTGCGGCTGTTCAAGAGATTACGGCTCGAATTTTTATATTGCATCATGCGACAACGATTAAGGTTGGATACAAGCCCGTTGTTCATTGTCGAACTGTCAAGAGAGCGGCGGAAATTGTGGAAATGAATAAGGAGGTGATTCGTTCTGGAGATTATGCCAAGGTGAAGATGCGTTTTAGTGTGCCGGTGTTTGTTCTGAAGGGTGATCATTTTGTGTTTCGGGAGTCTAAAAGTAAAGGTGTTGGTAAAATAATGGAGGTACATTAACTATTTAATTTTTTGCCTACCTTTTGATTTTCAATGTCTATCTGTTCGTCTGAGATTTGTTCGGTAGTGTCTGAGATTTGTTCGGTAGTATTGCTTAAATTGTATATTATCATACCTATGATAACGATTGTCCCGCCTATGACAAACTGAATAGTCAGATTATTGCCAAGAATAAAGTAAGAGCATATGGAGATGGAAATGAGTGTAAGCGCCCCTAATAAATTTCGAACGACATTGCCCAAAGATTTCATTACGAAAGAGATAACGATTCCAGAGAGCGCATAGTATATGATAAGGATGTAAACGGACCAGTGTTCGATCCTGTGAGGCCCTCCTTTTAGGAAAAGTATCAACGTATTGAAAATGGTTCCAAAAGCATATAATTTGATATTTTGTGCGTGTATGTTTTCTTCAGGTGATTTTGTATATACATATTCGCATAAAGTTCCAGCCATTGAAGAAATAATAGACGCAAATAGACCATAAATGACTGCCACCATAACTTTGTCTTGTCTATTGGTGGTGGATTTTGTGGTAATGACCACAAGACCGACGATGATCACGGCGGCGGCATAGTATTGTTTTTTAGAAAATGTTTTATGTAAATAGATTCTGGAAAGGATCATAACCCATAATATTTTAAGATTTGCCACTGTCACAATCAGATGTACCGGCAGGTATTTGAATGCATATCCATTCGCAATATTCAATATACTATAAAGGAGGCCAGGAGCTGCAAAATATAAGAGTCTATTGCTGTCGAATCTACTTCCAGAGCGTTTCCATAGTGCATATGCGAGGATACATTTGATAGATTCGGCAATGGCCAATACAGTGGGTGGATCCCAATGTGTTAGCCGCCAACTATATTGAACAAATATAGCGCCGGCAGTATTGACTATAAGTGTTAATAAAACAAGGAACATTATTTTTATTAAGAATTTAATTATACTACGTTCCAGTTTTCGGTCTCTGGATGTCGTGTTTTATCACAAATCATAAGATCGTAGGCGGGTTTATTCATTCGCAATTCGTGATATTTACACCCCCATTTTCTCAGTTGTTCTTGAGTGACGTGAAACCATTGGATGCCCGTTTTTGTACCACGTGCCGTCCAGTAAGTGATTTTATGGCCTTTGTCATAGAGCGCGTTTACTTTGGCAATGCGCTCAGGAATGGGTTCCGCTAGGGCGTAGTTGTTGTCGGGCGATTTGGTGCAGATAGTTTCATCAATGTCTACGTAGATGTTCATTTTGTTGATGATTAGACTGTATCATATAGTCTATAATATTGATAGAATCTAGGATTTTTATGATACAACTAGGCCAAGTAGTTGCGTAAAACTAAAGCTAATACAATTATCCAAACGGCCATGTACATTTTAGTGAGCGCTTTTAAGGCGTGTGTATCTTTAGGTGTGTCTGGATATGTTAATTTTGCACCATGAAGAGATGTGAAATCGGGGCGTTGTTTTTTGTCTTCAACACTGATCATTGCATCCCAGAATGTCATATGATAAACATTAGGTTTGCGTGAGATCATCATTTGGAATCCAATATAAATTTTGTCCCAATTTTGCCCAGTTAACATGGTGTAGTGCCATTTATCACGTCTAATTTTGTGAGTGACGAGTTGGGCACCCTTCCTTACAGTGCTAAGAGATGGATACGTCAAGTCTAAGAAATCAACAATAAAAGGGGTCTTGTGGATTGGCTTAAAGTCTTTGTCAACTTCGTATATGGACAAAATCATGTCATAGTTTTTGAAACCAACCCAATTAAAATAGATCTTGAACGCTTCATAGCTCCCCAAATAATTCTTTCCGGCTATTTCAGACGTCACCAAGTTGTCATACTTTTCGAATTCCCATTTCGTTCTAACTTTTCCGTCCCAGGATTTTGAGAACATACGAGAGTTTAGGTCATAACTTTGACCACTATTCAATGGTCTTGAGAGTGTCTTTCCAGAAGTGTGTTTGATGACAGCATCTGAAACAGATTGTGCCGAATTCTTTATGTTAATCTTTTTGCATCGCCAGTCTGAGGGATGCGCCTCAATGAAGTACCCTGCAAATGGTATATGCTGTTTCGCATTGCATAATTTTGCAAGATTACACATACGAAGTTTGAGTTTTTTACGTTCTTTTTGAATGAATTTTTCGATGTATGACTCTGTGAAAATTCCACCTTCAAACATATGGGGAAACCCAGAAGCACCGCCAGCAAACTCGGTGAGTAATACATCGCAATCTTTGGGCAATATGCTGTTGTTTGGACTACAACAGTCTACCGTATTGAGTATGCGATGGCCCTTATATTCTAAAAGCATACAAGTGTCAAGAGCTGGGAAAATGACATCTGCCAATATCATGAATCTTGTATTCTCATCAATATAAACCCAAGTGCCAATGTCAACAATGTTTATATTGGTGAGTAACTCATGACTTGGTTTGCCTGACATCTTTTCTATTTCTGGAAAAACAGCATTCGAAAGATTTGCAACGTATATTGGCACATTTTTGTTGATCTCTGCTATTTTCAACAGAGTTGGCCAGTTCAAATGGTCTTCATGAGAATGACTTATATATATTGCGTCAGATTCTGCAATTTTTTGATATACATATTCGGGAACTTCGTGGTACGTCCACCAACCTTGCATAAAAGCCGGACCTGTCAACCAAGGATCTGTCCAAATATTTTTTGATCCGCATTTTATGTTGATACAGGCGTGCGACCAATATGTAACAGTGCATTCTTTATCCTCTAAAGGCAATTTAACTCTTGGAACATCTTTGTCCCAAGGATGACACAACACTGCACGGTAAATGTTTAAGTCACCGTTGTCGTTCAATATAACAGGGAGCTTTTCTTGATTTAATCTGTCGGATTGACTATATTTCAATGTTTCCATATTTAATTTCCAACCGTGGAAATTACATTTTACGGTTTTACCAGTCAAATCTTCTATGTCTTGAACAAACGTTCCACCTTTGTGTTTGCAAATGTTCAAACAAGCGGTGTAAACTTTACCATTATGTTGAACATCTTCCGGGGTCCTTGGTTCAGGATCTTCAGTTTCCATAGACCGCACATGAATGATTAAACGTGAACATTGACGTTGATTCAACGGTTTAAAGTTAACAAAATTTAATCCATTCTTTAAAGATGAAACTTTTGATTTTGAAATAGTGGTAAGCAGCTCAAGATTCATACTGTCTGGATCGGAACTCATGTTCTCTGTTCATATTTGATACACTTTAAATAATTAAATGTATTAATCTATACATATGTCATTTAATCTTACTCTTGGATTTGATTTTGGTATTCAGTCTTGGCTATATATGATCGATTAGGTTTTAAAAGAAATGAGAGTTGCGTTCATTCCGATTCGAAGTGGCTCCAAATCAGTACCACACAAAAATATAAAACCACTGAACGGTGTACCCTTGTTTCATCACGTTGCGGGACAAGCACTCTTGAGTGAATCTATCGATGAAGTATGGATATCTACCGACAGTGAACACTACGCTTCTTTAGCGCCAGAAGGCGTGAAAGTTCATATGCGCTCAGATGCGTCCGCGTCTGATACTTCACCAACCTCCGAGGTTCTTAAAGAATTCATTGAACATCGCCCAGAAGCATCCTTGATTGTAATTTTGCAGGCGACTTCTCCACTTACAACTGCAAATGACATTTGCAATGCTGTTTCAAAATCTTCAGAAGGCAAGGGAGTCGTATCTGTAACGAAAACACATGCATTCTTGTATGAAAATAACAACCCATTATATTCAAGTCGTAAACGTCGCCAAGACAGTGAAACATTCAAAGAAGACGGAAGCATCTACATTGTCCACGCGTCTGACTTTCGTGAAACGTCTAACATACCTACTTTACCATGTATCACCATGGAATTGCCTCATGAAGTATGTGATATTGACAACGAAGACGATTTCAGAAAAGCGGAAATGTTAATTTCAGATGATAGTACGCCAGCTACATTTGATATTGGCGGAACTTACATTCGTCTACAAAGTAAATTAGGAGAGCAAAAATGGCATACACGTGATCATTGCCATTCAAAGAATTCCTTAAGAGATTTCGTTTTGGGTGTAGCGAAGACGTTGAGCGAAAGAAGTGTGAATATATGTACCGGTGGTCAGATCATTGAAGAATCTGGCCATTATGTAGTCGCAGAAGCTACCGATGTCATTCCTAATTGGAAAGGTACTGTCATTCCAAAACATATTCATGGAAAAATCATAAATGTGCAGAACGATGGCGATTGCGCTGTTTCTGGTCTTGTCGAAACATTGGGGCTCCAGACAAAGAATATAGCATTATTCGTGTTCGGTACCGGCATTGCAACTGGCCTGTATATGAACGGCGGTATTGTGAAAAATGCGGAGCTCGCACAACACTTGGAAACTGTGTACTGTTCAGAAAACAGGAATTTTGATCACGTGCTATTGACAGACGAGATGTGTAAAATACGTAAGATGTTATGTCTAGATGATATCTACGTTTCTGGGTTCATTACAAAACATGAACATGTTGTGAAATACTTAAAGTCCGCAGGAATTCATATCACAGACGGATATTATAATCATGTCGGTGCACAACTTATGAGAGAAAAAGTAACTCACAAAGCAAAATATACGACAGTTATTGCAGAAATTGGTTACAATCACCAGGGGAATATAAGTATTGCCAAAGAATTAATTGTCGGTTGTAAGAATGCAGGCGTAGATGTTGTCAAATTACAGAAACAAGATATGGGAATACGTGGAAGATTCACAGAAGCCGTTTTAAACCGCCCGTATGAATCTAAAAATTCTTTCGGTGCAACATATGGTGAGCATCGAAAAGCTCTCGAACTCACGGAAGACGAATTTGTTCAATTACAAGAATTTTCAAAAGGATTGGGCATAACATTCACGGCTAGTGGTCAGGATAAACCTTCTTTTGACTTTTTGCACAAGATTGGCGTGCCATTTTTCAAGATAGGTTCTGGTGACATTGGCAATTTGAATTTGATTGCGCATGTTGCGAAATTGGGTCGGCCAATTGTTCTTTCAACTGGCATGGCAAATTTACCCATGGTTCAAAAATCTGTAGAATGTGTCTTGAAATACAATCAAGATCTTACTCTGCTACATTGCACATCGTCATATCCGTTGCCTGATTCTGACGCCAATTTAAGTGTGATTCACACCTATCGCAGGTTGTTCCCAAACATAAAGATTGGGTTTTCGGGTCACGACCAAGGATTACCGTTAACTTTGGCCGCAGTGGCAATGGGATGCGAAGTAGTGGAACGCCATGTTACCCTTGATAAAACTATGAAAGGTTCTGACCACATAGCGTCATTAGATATGGAGGAATTAAGCAAATTGGTCTCTGATATACGTCGGATAGATAATGCGATGGGCGATGGAGTCAAATGTGTACAACCTTCTGAAGCGGCATGCATGAACAAACTTGGAAAATGCTTAGTGTATAAGGAATCGTTCAAAGCCGGCGATGAAATAACACTGGACTCTGTGCTAGCAAAGGTGCATTTTAAATCAGATGAACAAGTTCCGCTGCATAGCTCTATATTTGGTACATTGGTCAAAGACGTGGAACAATACGAAAATGTCAATCATTCCGATCTTCAAGCTTCTGCTCCAAAACTAACACAACCAGAGGGGAAATATCTCTGCTTTGTGACTTGCACTCGTGCAGATTTCTCAAAAATGTACCCTCTCATACAGAAAGCACTCGAAACTGAATACGGTATATACATATGGATATCGGGCATGCATTTGCAAAAGGAATATGGATCTACACATCTTGAAATACTCAAAGCATTTGCAGGTACGCGGGCAAAACTATGTTATGCACACAACGAAGCTTCTCGAATGTCTCAGTCTTTCCATGTGACATGTAGAGAATTCGACGAATGGTTGCCGGATGACGTCGAAACTATCTTTGTACATGGCGACAGACAAGAAAGTTTGGCATGTTGCTCCATTGCGATGTTAAGAAATGTGAATGTGTGTCATGTGGAAGGAGGCGAGCTCTCTGGAACAGTGGACGAATCACTGAGACACGCCATTACAAAATTGTCCCACTTGCATTTGGTTAGCAACGAGCGTTCAAAACAACGCCTAATACAGATGGGCGAAAATACGAAGCGAATATTTGTAGTGGGCTCGCCAGAAATAAATAATTTGAGGTCAAATAATGTGAGATATGAAGATATCCGCACAAGATATGATATACCTTTCGACCAAAATTATTTTGTTCTTGCATATCACCCGATAACTATCCATTTCAACCCAAGCGAAATCAAACATTTGGTGGATACATGCATTGCTTCAAATGAAAACTTTGTTGTCATAAAAAGCAATAACGATTTAAACCATGAATACATTGATAAGGAGTATGAAAGATTTCGCGACAATCCAAGGTTTCGTTTGTTGCCGTCAATGCGTTTTGATATGTTTGTCGGTTTATTAAAACATTCCCATGGAATTATAGGGAATTCATCTGTTGGAGTGCGGGAAACTCCAGTATTAGGAATTCCTTCTTTCAATATTGGAACGAGGCAAAAAAGACGGTCAGTGAAATCAGACTCAATTATTAATATGGAAGACTACAGAGTCTTTAATGTACACTCGCTTTCGCAAATGAAACAAATGCCTCGTTTTGAGACCTCTATTGAGTTCGGAAATGGTAACACGAGTGAACATTTTATGAATTTCCTAGATTTCGTGAAATCAAATGAGATAGATAAACAAAAATATTTCGTTGATATATAAATTCAAATTATTTTTTGTCAAAATTTTTATAACTGTGTAATTTGTAATCCTTTCCTTCTTCCATTATAACCAATCCTTTCACGCGTTGTAAACGTTTTCGCAACGTATTACAATTTCCACCCTTGGTATGACACTCCATTATTAAGTAATTTATATTCTGAATATCATTATTGTTAAGCATTTCGTTTAAGATTGGGAATTCTGCACCTTCGATGTCCATCTTCAAGACAATGAAATCATCTTTTGAAAAGTATGTTCGCATCCACGTAACTACATCAACCACAGGAACGGTGTACGCTCGCCATTTTCCTACGTTGACAGACGTGACACCTCCTATCAACTGAGACTTTTCGTCGCCCCAGACTTGAAAACTTCCATCTCGATTTCCGGCAGCGGCAGGAATATGTACGTATCGAGTCTTTATTGGCGTTTTGGCCGCCAAAGACTTTCTACTATTGATTAATTCCGTATTATTATCAAAAAACGGATCGGGCTTCAGCTTTTTCAACTCTGGTCCAATTTTAGAATATATACAATCTTTTACGCTGCTTATGGACCCCCTGCAACCGTATTTTGGACCATATGATGCCAAATCGTATGACGAACCAGATCTTGGTACATTAATAATCGGCTCTTCCCTTATTCCATTTTTATAATCCGTATAGTCATTGACATATCGTTGTAAGAAAGGCGATGCTTCAAACGCGTATATTTCCCAAGCCTCATCATCCATGTTCAAGTCTAGATCTTTATATAAATCTAGGGTGTTGCACCAATTGGCTCCCAAATCAATGTATATATGACGCGGTTTTGTATTCGTTTTGGAAGTTTCCTCAAGACGGTTTTGAATGATGTCATGTTCGGTATCATACCTATGATTGGCCCAAGTACCGGGATCCCCAGAGAATCCGTAAAAGTCCATTTTGGCACATTCTTTCTCAAGCAAAAATACGCCAAAGAACCCGGTTGTTGGCGAAATAGGACTGTTCTGTCTAGACCAATTTTTGTTTTTCTCGTATTTTCGTATCCATGAAGAAGCTTTGTCAAACATTTCTTTCGTAATTCGTTTACATCCGAACTCTTTCATGTTCCGTTTCACATCAGACAACGGCAGGTGTATTTTTGGGTTAAACATAGATACGTCCAACCAATCTTCTCGTCGAATCCAACACGTTGTAGTTTTCACTTCTGGATCAATTTCACCAATTCCCATGTCATTCATAATGACATGGGTTACTTTTTGGCCCCATATTTTCTTGGCATTGGGCCAAAAATTTTTGGCCCAATAATTATTATAACGCATTACAATATCATGCGAGTCAATCTCGTCTGCGACATTCTTTGGAAATTTTGGATTATTTGCTACAAACGCACATGTTAACTTAGCTGATTTGGAGTTTAATGTATCATCAACCTCTGGACTGTCTCGGTCAACTTCCAGAGGACAAAAATCGTTCGGATTATTTGCTTTCATCCACCAATCAATACAAGGACGTACCGAAATATCAATAGATTTCATATTAAATCCATCTGCTAGTTCGTGCATATGTTTTGGGCTATTGTTTTGACCGTAATAGCCATAATGCAATACCAAACTCTTCTTAGGAGCTCGAATGGGTATGTTTTCTCTCTTAAGCCAGTCGATTACGCCCCAATCAAACGCTTCATTAGAGCGTTTATGTTCCTTTAGCATTTTGCGGGCCATTTTTTTAAGGAATACCATGGCTAATGCTCCCGTCGAACTTTTGTGGCACCATACGCCATCTTTGCAATGAAGAGTTTTATGCCAACTCGCCGAAGAATGATATAAAGTTGCAAACCCGGACTCTGGCATGTTTTCCATAATGAAATCGTACCAAGAAGGATCCAAAATAGAGTCGCTGTCAAGGTTTATCATTATATCATAGTTTGAGTCTACAAAACGTTGAACCGATAAACGATTCTGGAGTCCTGCTTTTAAACGTTTTTGTCTTATATTGATGGAGGCATTTGGAAACCATTTTCGTAATTCGTATTCGCCGTATTGCGTGGAAGCATCATCATTCACGATTAAATCAAATTTTCCGGCGATATACGCTGGATCTAGTTTGAGCCACTGAGATAAAGTTTCCAAATAACCTTTTCGATCGTGTGTGGTGATCATCATGAGCATTTTACGTTTCGCGGCAGCTTTCACTTCCTTAAACGTTTCGTCGGCTATTATGACAGGCCACTTGCCTTTTGTAATAATGTCATGCTCAGCGTTCATGCCGTGCCACATTTTAGTTGTTTTTTCATAATAGTGATTGACTCCATCATTTCGCAATTGGTCAAACCCAGAAACCACTGTCGATGCGGTGCGCGCGATAGACAAAAATAAAAAACCACGGCTTGGGTCGCGCTTGCACAATTCGTCCATTTTATCGACTCGACAGAATGTTTGGCCCGGTTTCGTTCGCGCAGAAATATCTCTTCGACGGTATGCGCACTCCATAAAGATAACCAAAGGCCCGTGAAAAGTCGTATTTTTGATATTGACCACATGAATGTCTGTACGCGTGCCGACCCCGTGCACACCAAGCGGTGCCATATTAAAACGGACAACCTTATCGTAATCATCCAAATACGTTTCGATATTTTGTGAAGAAGGCCCGTTGCCAATGACAAATAGTTTATCAGTAGTCGGGACCAAATCTCGGATCGTTTTGTCGAATTTTTCGCCGTCTTTATGACAATGGAGTAACACGTTTGCTTTGTATCCAGTTCTCCATAATTTTTCTTTCGTTATTCCGTCCAACTTGTTTTTTTTGGCATGCAAACTTTGTGTCTCTATTTTTTGGAAAGTTTCAGGTCTTAACTCTTTCACTTCCTTCACCGTTTCATCCATGGGCGCAACAGAACGCATTTTCCCTGTTAAAGTTGTATTATCTATCGAGAGTCTTTGTGACTCTATTTTTTGGAAAGTTTCGGGTCTCAACTCTTTCGATTCCTTCACCGTTTCATTTACTGACAAACCAGAACGCAGATTTGGCGTTAAAGTTGTATTGTCATCAAGCCAGTACACGCGGCCATGCCAGATCTCTTTGATCTTTTGCCGAGACGGCGGATGATGTCGAGCAGCCACCAACAAAATAATACAAACACACGCACCAAACATTACCATATAACTAGGCAAATCTTTCTTAGACATTTTATTTACAATAACGATAGTTTATATATCTTTATTTATCTTTAGTATCGGATTCTTCCTCTTTGGCGGCTTCCTCTAATTTTTCAGTAATATGTTCAAACGCTTTCTTCGCCTTATGTCCCAATACAATACATTCCTCATAGGTCGGCGGTTTCCAGGGAGATTCTATCTTGGGGTCGATCGTTCGCGCGGCAGTCCATCCAGCAGCCATACCCACTAAAAATTTAAACATCTTTGTCAAAAAAAGGGGGCCAGAAATAGTGTCAAAAACTATCTTGCGGCGATGATACGCTTTTGGGCGACAAGCCGGACCTTTTCAACGATCCGCGATGCACAGGTCGCACATACAAGCTCATGTCCCGGCAAAAAATAGACGTCCGCCGAACACTGATAACAACGATACTTGTAGGAACTTGTCATCTGAGTCGGAATTTGGATCACCTTTCGCTTTCGACGTCTTGTTTTTGGAACCTCCTTTTGTGGAATACGTAAGGAATATGACGGGTCCATTTATCTTGTATAATAATAAGGTCATCACTTAAATATATAATATGAGTAGAATATATTCATTGTCGGATCAAGGATTATCTATGCCCGAACAAGGCACCCAAGAATGGCTCGACGGACGAAAGGGCAGAATTACCGGCAGCAAACCCGGAGATCTCTATTTCAACTTTAAACAAGAATCGGATTGGGACGAAATTCTCGAAAAATGGTTTGGGGATACCGTTGAAAATTTTGACGCCGTTGCGCGCAGTAGAATGGCATGGGGCACCAAACATGAAGACACGGCCGTCCAAGTCATCGTAGACAATATACCTGGTGCGCACTTTTTCGAATGTCCTCAGATCCCTATCAACGAGATCTATGCTTCGAGTCCGGACGGTTCGCTCATTGTCCTCAAGTCTGGGTCCGAAGAGCGCGTTTCCAAAGAGAATTTGCGTCCAGAAGACGTGGCATGGCACGCCAACGTTGAAATCAAATGCCCTGGAGGCGGCATTGGCAAATCCCATCAAGAAATGCGTGCTATGCTCGAAAAAAAGTGGAAAACGCCCGCCGCATATTATATGATCCAGATTCATATGGAGATGGCGGCCCAAAAGACTTCTGAGACGCTTTTCGTGGTTTGGACACCGTTGCTGACACGTATGTGGCGGATTCCGTTTAATCGTTCTTTTTGGAATTTGTGTTTGGAAGTGTTGGAGAATTTCCGGCTGAAAAATGTGCCATTTGATGTTATGCAGTCGAAAGTAAATAAACTTAAACGTCGGTGCTATGGAGTGGCCAACTTTCCGATCTGGAAGGAAGTTCATCACGATTTTGAGGAAGATGGTATTTAACGTTCACTGTATTTACGAATGTCCTTGATCGAAAACATGCCAGAGATCCGACGTCTGTGTCGCCGCGATGATGCGGGCGTATTATTCATAGTTGGTAGACCCAAAAACGGCAATGTGATCTGTTATAAATTAGAAAACGAGACCATTGTGCCGTATTGGCGCCTGGAAAACGGTGAAAAAATGGAAACGTCTTATTTTGAGAAATTAGTTCTCGCTGTAGAAAAGAGCGACGGCCAGTTTTATATAGTTGGGTTACCGGAAATCCGCTTTACTTTGACCGCCAGCGGTGTCCACCACTCGGACAAGACCATTGCATTTGTGTTTTTGGGAGAACCCAAGCGTTTTTTTAGCCCCTCGCCTTTGTATATTATAATCAAATACACGGATGGTAGTACTCAACAAATAAACTTTTGAAAATAAGATAAACATATATTTTTTTGTATTTAAGTATGGCCATAAAAGGCCAGAACATGTTTTTCGTTCGCCAAAAAACGAACCAGTGTGGCTTGCATGCCATCCAAAACATGTTCAAAAGCGCAAAGATTACAAATCAAGATATGCACGACACTTGCAAAGACATACATGATAAAACCGGAGATCATATACATAATCACGAATCGTTTGGCGGCGATTGGAGTGTAGAGGCAGTCCTCCAAACGTTGGTGCGGCATGGTTATACAGTAGAGCCGGCTATCTCTTCCAAAAATGAGCGCGAATGGGTCGGCCCCCCTATTGCAGAATTATTACAGGACAATGACTTTCGCGGAATGATCGTACATCAACCCATGAACAGACACTTTACATGTCTACGGCCCGAAGAAGCGGGCGATGAACAAGAACTATATTATATTGATTCGCAATCAGGGGGTCCCAGAAAGATCTCGCCAAATTTGGCGTCGAGACGATGTTTGGCGGCGGCATATGCCTGGGAGCCGTATATTGTAAAGGGGCCAGAAATGGAGTATGTAGAGCCTTTGCAATTGCCCCTGCCCGGAAGCCCTTATGACGGTGGAATTAGAGAAAGTAAGAGGGTGAAAAGACCTTCAGAAAATTTCATGCAGGCGTGGCACTCTTTATCTGCTCGTTCTTCTGCCAAATCCACAGAAACACAAGGACCAGCAGAACAAGCACGCGATAATCCGTTGGTGGTTGCCGGTGTAATCCCTGTGGATGACGGCACGTAGGACATACCGGGACCATGTGTTCGCAATAAAACTGTTCTCTTTTAGACCATTTCTTCCAACATTCTTTGCATAAAACATGGTTACATTCTAGTGTCATTTTAGCCCTGCGATTTTGATAACATATCGGACATTCAAATGAGGGCATTCCATAATCTGACAATATAACCTTAAATACATTGGACCCGCGGACCTGGACCATATGTACCTATATAAAGTTGAGTATTTGTATCTTAAATGTTTAGTCAATATTCGTTCAGTGAACCCAAAGCTCCACTCGAAATTGTCCAAGTCAAATGCGAAAAGACCGGCACCATTTGGTACAAAAGGGGTGCGGAAATAGCATGGACAAAAGAAGCCCTGATGACCCAGACAAAAACATCAAAAGACCAGTATAAAAGATAATGTCATAACAACAAAATGTATAAATGTACACTTGCACTTATCGGCCTCATTGGCGCAACGGCGGCTGAACCCGAGATGCCAGACAAATTAACGAGATCTTACAGGCAACAATTTGATGATATTGATGCCCTGTTAGGCCGTCTAACGCATGATATAAAGTCATACTATTGTGAAGAACATTCTAGAACAGGTTCTCCGGGCAACGGAGCAACCGCCACGCCACAATTCCTCCATCAACATTTATTTCCATTGCAAGAAGCTCGTAATATCCCTTTTAAACCTGAAAAGTCATCCGATTCTACTTTGGCGAAAGGTGGTGCTGTAGGTTTCATGTGGTTTTTAAACGAGGGCGGAAAGTCGGAAATGTCGGAAGATGTACAACCTATTATCGGATGGTTTAAAGACGTCGATCTCAACCGTCGCAATAAAAACGAAAAAAACGCAGCAGACCCCAATTTCGTGCCCGATACAGCCGGTGTTACGTTAGATGATGTAGAGAATGCCATCCTCTCCAATATTCATTATAGTGTGTTTACGCACGAGATCGAAATGGACGAATTTGGCAATGGTCATCAGACTTGGAATTCCAAAACAGATTGTGTTAGTTGGGACCCAAACAGATGTCAACATTTCCCTACAATGCAATTAGCATTGTATTTTGAGGGAACGGCTCCAGATAAAATTACGTTTAAACCTAAAGATGCGTCAACTTTTGTATTCTGGACCCCGACGGCCGATTCATGCCGAGACGAAAATGAAAATTAAATCCGTAGAATAAACCAAAAATAATGTATTTCCTTTTTCATGAATGATATTAGTATGAAACATTTGCCTCTATTGCTCTTTTATCTTTTGTTGGGGTTTTGTTTCCAATTTCCGTCCGTTGCCATGCGATTTTGGATGATGGATGACGTCAAGGTAACACCCGCGCAAATGGCGGCAATCATGGGCGTGACGGCCATTCCATGGTGTATGAAGCCCGTATATGGTTTTATTTCCGATTCTTATCCGATTGGCGGTCTTAGGAGACGTCCTTATATGGTGATTATGTCATTTGTTTGTTGTTTCATGTGGATCATTTTACCGTTTGTACCTCATGACGAATTTACGATTACACTAGTGATGACTATTTCCTCTGCAGGTCTTTGTTTCGCGGATGTGATGGCGGATTCGCTGCTGGTGGAGGTAGCACGTGATGAAGAAGAGAAGAACAAGGGTATTATACAATCGTATGCGTGGATGATGCGTTTTACCGGTGGACTCTTGGCTTCTGGACTGGGCGCCCTCGCGTACGATTGGCTAGGTTCTGTGCAAGTCTTTTTAATAAATTCAATGGTCCCTCTGTGTATTGCTTATGTGTCTTGGTGCATTCCAGACAGTCCAAGCAATACTCGTACGGATTGGCGCGAAACGAGTGCCAAGATGTGGACGGCTGTTCGCATGCCGGCTATCTGGAAACCAGCCTTGTTTATTTTTATGATTTGTGCGACGCCTGGTTATGGACAAGCCATGACATTTTTCTACGAACGCGAACTCAAATTCACGCCGAATGAGTTTGGTGCTTTGGATGTCATGGGCTATATTGTATCGATCACTGGTACATACGTCTACAAAAAATGGCTTCGAGAGGTGTCCTTTCCAAAGATATTTGGTTGGGCATTGTTTGCGGCATTTCTTCTGGAAAATACACTCTTACTTTTGGTCTTGCATGTAAATCGTTCCATGGGTATTCCTGATTTCGTGTTTGCGGCCATGGAACGAGTGGTTATTACGCTCGTGGGTCAGTTCATATCGATGCCTATGGTGGTCCTTGGGGCACGCGTGTGTCCTGTAGGTGTGGAGGGGACATTGTACGCTTTATTAATGTCGATTACAAATTTTGGAGATGTGATCTCTTCAGAGTGGGGTTCATTATTCACGACTATGTTTGGCGTGACGGGCACCAATTTCACAAATTTATGGAAGTTGATGCTGCTGTGCAACTTTTTTGATCTTATTCCACTGGCCTGTTTGAAATTAGTATCGGGCGTTTCAGAGCCAAAACGCGAAGTTGTGTCATCGTCTATATAGGAGTCGGTTTGCAAAGCATGCATGCCTCCCAAAAAACGACAAAAAAGGTCACCGCCAGAAATTGAAAATTATGAAAAATTATCCTTTCTTGCTAGAGAAATGGCAAAATTCAAAAAACAAAAATTTCAATACAACATGTTACTTAAACAAATTTACGAACTCATTTCCAAACAAAGAGATTCTGCAGAATTCTCAGAAGAAACTAGTCAAACATTGCGGAAAGATGTCCGTGCATGGTTCTCAGACATTGAACAAGCAAAAAAACAATCTTCTGGAATTAGAGATAAAGCACTCAAAACATTGAAAACGCTTGATATGACAGACGACGATGCATTAAAAGGAGCGGCGCTCATGTTGACTGAAGAGGAGACACGATTGGCGGCGATAGAAGGGCTAGAATCAAGATGGTATCGCATTGTACGATATAAAAATAGTCCAATTGGCATTGAAAAACACACACAAGAATGGTTTACACGTTTTTATCGTCAATTTCAAAAAACTTCCGCGTCTATAGAAGATTTGTCCAATAAAATAAGAGAGATTATAGACCAATTAACACTTTAAAAACAGTAGTATTTATTTGTAGTTTGACTATTGGTTATGAACCGTAGATTTGTATTTACTGCTGGTGTTTATTTCACTATTTTTTTATTTTTTGGTTTGTTATTCTTCGAGGAGTGTCGCGTGCGTTTGTACATGATTCCCGCCGCGGTGACTGTCACATATCTCTTTTTTATATTGAATCCTTCGTACGCCCGTCGAATGCATCAAAGGAAGTTGACGTATGAAGACTTGGAAGATTTTCGGGATGCGGATCCTGAACTTCGAAAGAGATTCCAACTTGTTTTTACTCGAGTCCAGCAAATTGGTGGAGCTATATGTGCCGGCATTTTAGTAGCTTATGGCTGGAACCAATGGCACTCTGACGACGGACCTTTTGAAACGATAGGGATCCTAGGAGGTCTTCTTAGCTTGTATGCTAGGGTTTTTGGTTATATTGGCGGCATCTGCATATCTTGCCTTTATAAAATTAAAAAGGGTCAGCGGTATCCTGCAAACAACTTTAATGGGGCAGCAGGCGAGCTCAAACATCCGAATCCAAACGCGATAAAACCACAAAAAACAAAAGAGGGCCACGAAATACTGTAACATTTACTTATCACTTTTGGGTTTATATACTCGGCGACGTTTTTTGGGAGGTTGAACCGAGGAATCTGACCCATGTTTTTCGGCGGCAAATAGCGCTAAAAGCATTGCATCGGCGACGTCATCACGCTTATCCTTCTCAAAACGTTGAAACCATTGTTTATTCGAACTCGAAATGGACAACGACGGAATAATTTCGACGGATGCCTTTTTATTTTTAGCGTAATTGCCCGTAGAGATATTAAAGTGGCATCGCATCGAACGAGGAGAAATCATGACGGATCTGCCCCACAAGAAACACTCAAAAGCGGCCGCAATGACCTTAAATTTGGCCGTCATCTGAATCTCAATGCAGATCAGGTCGGCGATGTCAAAAACTGCCTTGCTCGCATCAATAAAAGATTTGACTAGAAAAGTATACTTTGTATGTTTTGCTTTTGGATGATCTTTTACTAAATTATATCTTCCGAAACTTTTAAAGGAACCTGCGTTCGTATCGTACAAAGCCCAACCTAAATTTTTAATACCTGGATCGATCGATAAAATAATCATTTGCACATACTATTGACACATAAATACGTGAACATTATTAATTACAGGATTTTTATTTCTATATACATTATTTTTTTAGAAAATATTTGCTAAAGACCGGCTTTAGCTCTTCCTCTGTATCACTATCAGAGGTAACCAGGCGTCTCCTTTTGGGCATAGGTACTACTGCATCTCTTGCTGGTGGCGGAGGCTGAATGCCAGCGGCCGGCTGAATGTATTTTTCATAATCGGCCGTCACTTCATCTCGAAATATAGATGATTTTCGCAATCGATTTAGCCGTGTTTTCTCTCGGTGACATTGAGGACATAAGGCTTGTAAATTGGAAGCTATATCTTGACCACCGTCTTGTAATTCTATGATATGATCTACTTCAAAATTCGGAGGAATGGGAAAGAGTTTACACCTTCGACAGGCGTAGTTTTGCCTGTATGCGATTTCAACACGCATAGACCTGCTCAGGGCTCTCTTTGGTATTTTTTTAGAGAATTTTTGGAGGTCTTGTTTAAATGAATGGACATTGGGCAAAGATCTGAACGTTTTATTCAGATACCATTGCAAAAATTTTACAACTGATTTGCACGAAATAAAGGACTCTGACTCGATCGTCTGGCATTCCAAACGATGTTTATTCCATTCATATCTGGTCACTTGCTTTTTAAATCGGTCTAGATCGGTTTTCAGGATTTTGGCAACTTCTGCCATTCGTATATAGTATTGAAAATCATATTGCACTAAATGATGTTCAGAGTCGGGCAGGGACATCTCGTCCTTGTCTCGTTATGATTGGTGCTTTAAGTAGGATCCGATTTCTTTTTTTTGGATCCGAATAGCCACAAAAAAGATAGAGACAACGCATACCCTAATTTGGAAGAAACCAATTTCTACGTATATAAAGCCTGGTTTTTATATAAATAAAAAATGCTCCAAACGGGGCAAATCATAATGGACCGGACCGGTGGTCCAGTTCCCTTGCAAGACCACGGGCCCATGAAACGGCCAAGGCCTGAATCTACAACCATGCTTCCAACTAGTCAAAAATTAAGATTAGATTCAACCACAAATTCCAAAGTTCAGATTACTATAGGTCCTGCACCCCCGCAAATCGTTCAAAGATCACAAGCAGCCATCGAACAAAAACAAAAACTAATTAATATGCGATTCAAAAAAGCTTTACGTAGAAATGACTCCACAACATTACAAAGATGTTTAGAATCCGGATATATGCCATCTGTCCAGGAATGGTTGGCTATTATCGGGAAAATGCATGTAGCCACTGCGCTAAAATGTGTTTCATTGGCAAGGACATTAGAAGCGCCATGCATATCGGCCGCTATACGCAGACAACATAAATCACTATTCAAAGAGGTCATTACTAGGGTAGATGAAGTTCCCAGGGCACACATGCAATCCCTAATGACCGCACCCGCGTACTACCTAGAAATATGCCTTAACAAAGGCCTTGACCCCAATATACCTCTAAAAAACCGAAGATTGCCCCTAGAACACGCCTGCGCCCATTCACGTATCGCACACATTGAAATTCTTTTAAAAGACACACGAACATCCGTGTCACAAAATGTTTGTCGTTTCATGATCAGACAAACAAAACAACAAAAATTTGCAGAAAGAGCCATTGAACTCTGCGCAGACATTGTGCCAAATATGATTTTGGAAGCCATCGTGGCCAATGTCACCACAGCACTCATAGCCATCATGTCCAAACTAGAAGACAAATACGAAGACAACCCACAATGGGAAGATATTACACACATGATGACATGCTGCATTTTAAACGACTATACCACAGATATCGTTAAAACGCCAGTCAATGACCACTACTACGACAGACAATCCATCTTGAAATGGGTTAGATCAAAAGGTACAGACCCTTTGACCAGAGAACCCCTGCAAGAGTCCGATCTGTTATTAAGATCTGAGTTTTTAAAAGATTACGCTAAAATTTTACAAGCAAAAATACAACAATTAGATCTATAGTTTTTTATATATATCCTGTATTTGTCAATCATCCGTAGTTCCTTCATCGTCTGTACCCATCACCTCATACTCTTCGACCACGGCCATCTCTTCGTCCACGTCCTCAGGAATAGGCACATGGACAGATACCGGCTGGACATAAGTTACCTCCGCCAATTTCACACCATTCATCTTTCTCGCTTGCATAGAACCCATACAAGACGTAAATGCCAATAACGCAAAACCAAACGCAGTACCAATATTATAATTCGTTTCATCACAATATGACTCGGCCATCGTAACTGTCTCGTTCGCAAACACCACAGCACAGCTTCCATAACGTGCAAATTGCCTCTCACATTCGCGAGAACCACACCAATCCATTACCTGGATCAATACAGACGTAAACGCCAGAAAATTTACAGCATTACACACAGCAATAAACGCCTGAATACCACTAAAAATATTCAAACGACGCTTGTCAGTTGTCTCGGAAGCCCGAAGACCCATGATGGGAATCAACACGCCCAAAAACATCCAGGAAATTAAAAGAGACCACCATTTATATTCAGGAACATGGTGCAACTTGTAAGAATAAACTGTGTACAATGAAAAGGCCCCGTGCGTAAAAACAATCGCCTTGATCCATTTGCCAAGCTCTTTATTTGGTTTTTCAACTATAACTGCATGAACTATCGTTGACATATTTTTTTTAAAAAATAAAAGGTATTATATACTTTGAATTTAAGTTAGATGTTTCAACAAGGTTGCGATCGTTGCCTTTCCAACACAACGCTTTGAAGAGATAGAAATGCTTCGCAACGCATTCGCGTCTTTGTGCAACTGACTCTGCAATTCACTTAAAGTAGGATACACAGTTGTCAAGGCTGTCGCTACCGATTCAGACACCATCGTCATCAACATCAATAAATACACAGAATCTGATTTGCGTTTACGTTTACTCAACAATGAACGCACACCCGTGCCCCCGCGAATCGTAGTGCCAATCTTTTTGGTCAATTGCTGCAAATGTAAAGAGGTATCCTCGATGCCACGCGTCTGAATCACCCACATCTTATCACGCAACATCGTGTTCCAAATAGCCGAAGATAATGTCTCGGGAGGCTTACTCTGGCCATAAAGACTACCCTCAATCATATAAATCACTATAGCTCCAGAAGCAGCCAATCGGGCCTTCTGCTCACGCCAACGACCATCGCTGATAGACGCGGCAAAGTCGTCCGTTCTTTTACGCTCTATCAGTGCCATGTGGCCATTCTTTTCTATCTTGATATCGCCCAGAGGCAAACGCTCGACTGTAAATTTAACCGATTCTGCTTTCAATCGTGCAATTAAATCATGTTCACGATCGTCTATAATCATATCACTCTTTTAGAAAAAGACATATATCTTTTAATCATATGACTAAACTTTTTTATTTTTATGAATAGGCAAGAATGATGACCAAAATTTTGGCGATGAGTTTGTCGTTCCGACGACCAATGTTGCCGGCGAATGATGACCAATTTTTTGGTAATCTATGACCAAAATTTTAGTCACAACAATCAATGACCAATTTTTTGGTAATCTATGACCAATTTTTTGGCGAATGATGACCAATTTTTTGGTAATCTATGACCAATTTTTTGGCGAATGATGACCAATTTTTTGGTAATCTATGACCAATTTTTTGGTAATCTATGACCAATGTTGCCGGCGAATGATGACCAATTTTTTGGTAATCTATGACCAATTTTTTGGCGAATGATGACCAATTTTTTGGTAATCTATGACCAAAATTTTAGTCACAACAATCAATGACCAATTTTTTGGTCAATATATATTCAAGACTTCAAAGATCAACGAACGACCAATGTTGCCGGCGAACCAACGACCAAAATTTTGGCGAACCAACGACCAATGTTGCCGGCGAATGATGGCCAAAATTTTGGCGAATGAAAGACCAATGTTGCCGGCGAATGAAAGACCAAAATTTTGGTAAGCATTAGACCAATGTTGCCGGCGAATGATGACTAAAATTTTGGTCCAAATCACAGGAAATTTCTTGGAAAAATCCGAACACTAATTTAGTGGATCCTATTTAGTGATAGATTGTATACATCAAAACTATGAACACTATGATCTTCTGTATCGGTGGTCGTTTGTCTGTGTCCAGCTCTAAATTTGAAATGTATTTGCGCCACAAGGGTGCTGGTGACGTGAAGAAGAGTGTTACGCGTCATGTGACACACTTGGTTGTGCCCGAACCCGAGAATTTGGACCGCGAGTCTTCAAAAGTGCAAGCCGCCTTGAAAAAGAATGTCACGATTGTGTCTGAACACTGGTGTCGTGAATTACCTGCCGAGACGCCACCGCCTATGCTTGGATTCAAGGTAACGCTCGCCAAGAACTACAAGGACCAGAATGTGGACGGGTGGTGGTGTTCTGAGAAGCTTGACGGCGTTCGCGCCGTTTGGGACGGCAAGAATCGTTGTTTTTGGTCTCGTGCTGGAAATTTGATCCATGCTCCCTCCGAATTTGTGGAGCAATTTCCGGACGTCACTTTGGACGGGGAACTGTACGGCGGTCGCGGCAATTTCCCTCAGACTTCTGGCATTGTTCGCACGAAAGAACCGTCTTATGAGCAGTGGCAGGGGCTGCAGTTCTGTGTATTTGACGCACCGGGCATGCCTAAACAGTCTTTTGAAGAGCGTCAGAAATATCTGTCTACATTGATTCAATCTCAGAGACATTTGCATTTGTGTGTCCAAGTTCAGATTACGAAAGCCTCTATCCCTCAACGTTTGGCCGAGATAGTCGCCGAAAAGGGTGAAGGCCTCATGATCCGCAAACCCGGCTCGAAATACGACTTTAAACGCACGTCATCTCTGCTAAAAGTCAAGGCAATGCACGATGCCGAGGCTGTTGTGATTGGTTATGAGGATGGAACGGGGAAATATCGCGGTCTTTGCGGTTCATTGATGTGTGAGTATCGTGGCAAAATGTTCAAGTGTGGTTCGGGTATGTCGGACGAGGATAGGCGCAATCCGCCTAAAATAGGCACTACAATCACTTTCGGGTACTTTGAGATGTCCGAATCAAACATTCCACGATTTCCAACCTTTAAGAGAGTGTTTCAGGGACGAGTATGAACCTATACCAATTGTACTTGATAGTTAATACCGACAATATGGAACATGTGTCGATCGCGGCGGCCAAACAAAAGAAAATTGGCCACCGATGTGGCGGTTCTTTTGGCGGATTTGCCCAAGCAATTGCGATCGTGAACACCCACATACCAGCGGCACCCAGCCCATCTTTTACGCGCGCTATTGTCCATGGATATTCATATATATATAAATAGCATGTGAAGAGAGTATCTAAGAGACATCCGAACGCAAAAAATAGACAAAGGAGTTCTCTAGATTCATTTATTTCTGGCGTTAGAGCAATCGCAATGAATATGGGAATAGCGATAAAGTCTTTCATAAATTGAAGTTTTTCCATAATATTTTTTCTTTGTATTCTTCCCTAAATATATGATCTATATAAACGAGCAAAAGGTATGGCAAATGCCGTATACAAAAGAGTTAGGGAAAACACCGCAACATGTGACTGGATTTGTAACTTTGGATTTTTCACCTAAGGAATGTGTGTCTGTGTATACTAAATTGACGAAGATTGGCATACCGGTTCGCCGAAAAACCGAAGGTCGTACATGCTCTTTAACTTTTTTGGATCTTTACGAGTCGTTTGCCATGGAACCGCCCAAATGGCATGACTCGTTTCTTTCTGGCAAATTTTAGTGTATTGTATATATAAAGCTTACATGGTCATAAAAAAGATGTCGACCATTGCATATAATAAGACTAAACCTGTCGCTATAAAGAGACCTGCATTAAAAAAGACGGACCAATACATAGGCACCTGTAGATCATATGATGAGCAGCAGCCCATTCCATCCTTTGTGCGGTCATTGACACCCAAAAATAATTCTGACGAAACGGCTACTCAAGATTCGTGTCCAGATATTTCTGAGAAAGATAAAGAGGAGTCGCCAGCTTTTGACACCCAAAAAGTTGGACATCTTCGCTGTTGGAAAGGAAAGATTTCCGCCGAAAAAATACACTGGATAAAACCGAAAACACTGGATAAAACCATATGACTTTTAAATTGCGAAATCGCGGCAAATTTATATGCGAAATTCACTCAAAAAATTCAAATCCATACCGCCGATATCATGACCTTCTTTGTTCGTCTTCAACCTGACTCCCGCCGCACGGCTGTCCTACCCCCCGCCGTCGTCGCGCCTGCTGTGGGCGACCATGCTGCCGCTGCCGCTGTTCTGACTCCCCTGCTCGCGCCTGTTGCGCCTGTTGCGCCTGTTGCGCCTGTTGCGCCTGTTGCGCCTGTTGCGCCTGTTGCGCCTGTTGTGGCTGTTGTGGCTGCTGTGGCTGCTGTAGCAGCTGTTGTGGTCGCGCCTGTCGATGCTGTTCTGACTCCCCTGCTCACGCCCGATGACGTGACCACTGCTAAAAAAAGGAAACACTACCTGTGTCGCCTCAAGAAATGTCCAAAGTGTGGACAACGGGCGACGAGCAATCGTCAGCTGTGTTGTGCTGGAGATCTCTGTGTTCATGTGTATCTTCCACCTTCAAAGTACAAAAAGGCAAAGCTTGTCTACAAGGATGCACCACAAGAGCTGGGCGATATGACGATCGAAGAGCTGGACGGCATTTTCGACGGTCCAGTCCCACAGTCACTGACCGCGGATATGTTTGATTTTTTGTCAAATGATTAAGTTCTCTTCCCAATGAAACGCCGCCGGAACTTTTTGAAGCGCTCAGACGTGTCAAACTACTTGAAAAAAAAATCATCGTAATCTCGCCGATGATTTTGGGTTCTATATTGTGACATAGAACCATTTTTGGTCAAATAATTTCGGGTCAAAACTTTTTTAGACCAAGTACATTTTAGATGTTATATTACATGCATTTAATAAATATTATATGTATTTTATAATGTATTCGTATATATTCCCAATGAAACGCCGGCGGGGCTCTTTTATACGCACCGATGTGTCAAACTACTTGAAAAAAAAATCATCGTAATCTCGCCGATGATTTTGGGTTCTATATTGTGACATAGAACCATTTTTGGTCATAATTTTTACTTGTCCAAATATTTTTCAGATATAAGTATTTAAAGTTTATTCTATATTCCGCGTATATGTACTGGGTCACGTGCGTGGAACGAGGCGAGGTCGATAAGATGTTGCGTTTTATTCGCATGGGTATTGATGTGAATGAACGTCTTCCTAATGGCGATACTCCATTGCATGTTTGTGTGAGGTGTGGGCATGTATCTGCTGCTCAGGTATTGTTATTGTCTGGTGCCAGAAAAGAAACAAAGAATAATTTGGGATATTCGCCAATTCAAACAGCGGCTCGATATAATGGTTCTCGGGATTTATTATTAATGTTATTGAGGTCTAATTGTAATGCATTTCGTAAAGATCGTCGCGGTCGTTCGGCATTGGATTATGCTCGTGCCTATGGTAAACATGATATTGTCCATGCCTGGCAAATTTCATCAAAATGGCGTTCATGGGCCCGTAAACGCATCCATGAACGCGCTCGCCAGTTTGTATATCTGATTTGGAATAGATATAAGATTTCTTGTGAGGTGTGTTCGATATTAGTTTTCTTGGACTAGCACAATATAAAAAAACAGTATATAAGAATCTCGTCTACGTTTAAAGAAATGTCTCGTTTAGCTTTTCGTTCTCCCGATACTTCTCCGGTGACAGTAGAAACGCAAGCTGTGACAGCAAGTCATCATATTATTTTAGAAGCAACCATAAAGCCGATTGGTTCTAGCGATTACAATAAGGATCGTGTTGCTCAGCAGGCGGCCGCATTGAAATCGCTCCGCACTCAGGGCAAGGATCTTTTTGAAATGAACGAAACTCGCAAAGTTCAATCCGCGGGAACTTTGTTGTACCAGACGACGGAAACATATGGCACTGCCCTTTCTATCGAGAAAATGATTGAAACGATGTCTCCGAATAACCTTACATTGAGGGTGAATTTCAACCGCCCTGGTAAACATTCGTCTACAACCTGTATGGAATTGTCCTCTGCAACTCTCACCAATTTGATTCAAACTTCGGCAGATGCTCACGGCCAGAAAATTGTCGAACTGCGCATAAAGGCCGAAAAGAGTGCGTCGGTTCCCCAGCATGGTGCTCTGTTTGTAGCCATTGCCTCCAAAGGAACGCAGCATTATTTGTCGCATATAGATTATAAAATTAGGAGCGGATACGATTCACTATATCATGAATAAATATATCATTTTTAATGTAATTTAAAACTATTTTTTTTTATTCTTCTTGATTGTCTTTAGATTTGTCGGAGCCACCGTTGTCTTTTTCTCCTGCAGATTTGTCTGGTTCCGATTCTTTTTTATTACCGTCAGAGTTATTTGGATCCTCTTGCTTTACCGCTGGTTCTGGCATGGGTTGATGGGGAAGGACGGCCGCTGCACAAGCATGTTGCACATAAGTATCCCACGGCAAAACACCTCTTTGATAATGGACATATAATTGGTCTAGACCAATAAAAGGTGAAACTGGAAAAGATATTTCGACTTGCATTCTCTTTTTCAGAGCATACACGTCTTCTACAGTGCTCCTTTTTCGTTTTTTGCCCATAGCGGCCATCATCTGCTGCTTGATCGTTTCTGCATATATGATATTATACACTTGTTCGCATGCCGCCTGTATGCTATTTTTCCAATACGTGATACTTTTTTGAAACGTTTGATGTGTACCTTCGGCGTCCGATTTGTGTGGAGTGTCTGACATGACGAGTGATCTTGGCACGCCCATGACGGCACAAATTAAATCGTCATGGGCCTTGATTTGAGCACACAGGTCTCCTCGGCCAGTTTGTTGTGGCATATTGACTATTCGATGTCCAAGTGGCAATGTCACAACATTATCCAGTGTAGACGAACCTTTCGAAGGTATCTGTCCATCTGAAAAGAAGTTATCGTATATTTCTTGTTGCGAGGCCAGTTGTTGTATGGACGAACGATTTCTCATAAATTTGTTATGATCCGAGGTGTCTTGCATGTCTCCATCTGCATAATAGTCGTAATTGATTCCTTCTACATTGTCCACTTTTGTGTCTACGGTTTCGGTCATGATGACGGGCGAAGACCTTTTTTGTTCCATCGACAGACAAGTCCCTCGTAACGTATTGATGTACTGCACTTGTGGTAATAAATTACTCATAATTGAAGTAAGTTTACCATCGATCGTGGGCGAATATCCAAAAATATCGAGTACAAACGTATCTGGTATCTCATTTTGTTGGTCATCGAGCACAATATAGTCGCGAATGCCGAGTTCATATGCCATTTTGACATGGCAAGAATTCGGCTCCAACACAACTGGTATTTTGAGACCATCCTCCATTGGAATCACGCGAATGACAGCCACGCCAATAGAGAGAACTGCATCTACTAGGTCTCGACAAAATGGAAGCCAGAAATCTGTCATGATTTCTTGCATGTGGGGATCTGGTTTGATGCGTCCACGTCGATGGGAAAACACAATACCATTCGACAATAATTGTTGATGGATAACATTCCGACACGTGTAAATGATAGGTGTTTTACGAAGAAAAATAGAATTCCATTTTATTTCATGGCGATTGATGACGACGCCTTGATCCATTCTTTTTTACTATTACATTCCCCTTATATACTTCAATCCCAAATGGACTCGACGATATCGATGGCATGTAACCATGTACAAGCTTCTGCCGCATCTCGAACCACTCTTGTACGGGCATCAAACGTTTCGGAAGAGATATATTTCAATGAGAACGGGTAATTCCGGGTCACGTGTTTCGTTTTATTGCCATATGTTTCAATGCATGTGACAGTCTCTCCATTTTTTTGAGGGATCACTGCCCGAGCATTTAATACAGAACGAATATCGCCTATCGATTGACACAAATAAATATAAGATTGTTCCATTGGCTTACCATCCATGACGATGTTTTTATGTGTGAGGACCGTATAATCTTCTGTCTTACAAATTTCTTCCAAAGTCGAAGACGCATGCCGGATGGAAACACGCCAATAAACATCCTCTAATTGTTCCTTTGAAGCCATTTCACCTCGGGGACGATCCATATCTGACAATTGGCTGGGTACAAATTGTATAGGTGTAGTGTCACGTAATAAAAAGAAACTAATTAGACCCACAGCTATCGTTCCAAATAAATACACCGACCATTTTTGCCAACGAGGGCGTGCAGTATCATGAAATAAATTTTCGCGACGACCAAAAGTATCAAAACCGACCATCCAATCGGGCAACCGTACGACCCTATATATAGGCGAGTGACCTTTAACATTCAAGGGATTCCATGCAAACTACCACATACTCGGAAACATTACCAAAACCTTCTTCAAAAAGAATAAAGAATAAACAAGAATTTGTAGAGAAGCTCAAAAAAGCGATTGCTAAGAATAAAATGATAGGATCGGCTTTGGGAGGGGTAGCCGTACACACGTCTGGTGCCCATAAAACTGGTCTTCTCGAACGGTTTGTCAAAGGCATAGACGAATCATATAAAAATAGCATCAACAGCAAAATTTTGTCCGACATGCTTGCTGAAGCCAAACAAGATCTTACAAAACTCAAAGAAAAATCCGGGAGACGCGACCAAAAACGCATAAAACACGTCATCAAAACACTCACCATCATTTACAGAAATGGACTCATTCGGCCGAACACTTTTCCAACTGCAAGACTCAATAAATACCACTGGGAATTGCAAACAAAATTTGAGGCATGGGTTCAAATAGGTGAAAAAGGACAACTGTCTGTAAAACCAGAGGAAGCTTCGGGACAAGTCAGACTCGTATATAATGACGACCCTCCGGTTATCTCAAACGTTGTGGACCTCGCATCGGTCATTAAACGCCAAGCGGGAGCCGCCAAACGAAAACCATATACATTTGGAATACAAGACAGAGAATTCATAGCCAGATGCAAGGGCGTCGCAGGGAGAATTCTAAGATTAACACAGCCCAGGTTGCAAGGACCGTTTCCTTCGTCAGCCAATCGTTTTTCGATGAGAGTCTTCCAAGATAGAGTGTCGAGATTGCCAGAACATCTCAACAAGGGGATTGCTGAAATCGTAGAACTGTGTGAACACTCACTTTCCAGCCGAACGCGCAAACAAAAAGACGACGATTACATCAAAATGATCGAATTTGTAGAGCCTACCATTCATCTCAATCCAGAGGGTAGGCGCAGAGACCTCAAAGCCATTGCAAGCGGCTCCAAAATTAGCCTTATTTTGGCAGCGGTCGGGCCAACTTCGGCTGGATCCGACAACAGAAACAATGCCGTAGAAACAACGGACGATTCGGATGACGCGTTATCAGACTCTAGCGATGACTCTGGAGAAGACTCGGATGACGCGCTCTCAGACTCTAGCGATGACTCTGGTGACGTCCTTGGATTCGTGTTCGAGCCATATTCTGAAGCCCAAGTCAGGTCGGCGGCGGCAGGGAAAACGATTACCAGAGGCGGTCTCAATGACACCGAAATTACCGAAATTTTGGACAGGAACAATATTTCCATAGATGGCAGTGCCAAAGATCGGCGTGCGCTATTAACGAAACTCGTTGATGGTTCCTTAAAGCCAGGAAATGCACAAGAAGATTCGGAAGAAGACTCTGATGACGCGCTCTCAGACTCGCAAGAAGATTCGGGCGAAGATTCGCAAGAAGATTCGGGCGAAGATTCGCAAGAAGATTCGGGCGAAGATTTGCAAGAAGATTCGGGCGAAGATGAAGAGATCCCTTCTGGTCTCAATTATGTAGAGTGGGGGCAAGCAGTTGGCAAATATAACGCAGAAACATTGCCCGATTTGACGCCCACCGAACGCCGCGCCAAAAAATCGGCCGATTGGCAAGCTTACAAAGCGGGTGAACCCGATGAAGATGAAGAGACAGATGCCTCTTCTGTCGGCGTATCGACCGACCAAGAGGAATCTGGCGGTGAGCAGGAAGAGTCCGAGGAATCTGACTCTGACTCATCTGCCTTTAAGGTTGGAGACAACGTGCGTATAACCCGCAGTGGTAATTACACCGGGAGAATCGGGAAAATCGTCAAGAAAACCACTCTCAAGTGGGCGGTCGTCATTGATGGAAATACCAAACTTTACGTTGCCGATGACGAAATGGAATTGATTTCGGATCCTTCAGCAGGTACAGACGAAGAGTCGGACGAAGAGTCGGACGAAGAGTCGGACGAAGAAGAACAGAAGGAAGAAGAACAGAAGGAAGAAGAACAGAAGGAAGAAGAACAGAAGGAAGAAGAAACGCCTATTCCTGCCGATGTTTTAGCCAAACTTCGCGAAGCTTTTGACAAATATGACGTCGATGGTTCGGGTCGTATTTCGCTCGAAGAACTTCGTCGTGGATATGAGCAGGCCGGAGAAGATCCCGAAGAAGCTTTTGCAGCCCTCCAAACAAATGATTCAAACGCGGATGGCGAGATCGATTTCGATGAATTTGCACGATGGTCTTTCGATACCAATGCATTGGACGTCTGGAAACGCGCACAAGAGTCTGAAGAATCCAAATCTGACGTTTTGGATAGATTCGAACCATTTGGTTATGACATTGACGCCATTATAAATGCCGCCTTGGGTGCAACCCTGAAAAAGAAAAATAACACCCCCGGCTTTGGATTAAATAAGGGAGACATTGTTAAAGTTTTGGCTGCGAATCATGAAGATACCGATGGTGACCGTGCAGAATTAGAAGAACGCCTTACTGGTCTTTTGGACCGATTTGGGCTTTTTTCTACACAAATTGCATCTGAATCCGACGAAGATGTCGTATCTGACGACGCCGGTGCTGACGACGTTCAATCGGATTCAGCCGGCGAGTATGTAGCACCTTCTGTGTTCAATGACGATGGTATTTCTAAAGATAAGATCGTGAAAGCCTTACAAGGCTTAACGAACAAGGATGGGGGGCTTAACAAAGGCAAGATCGTAAAACTCTTGGAAATAAATGGCCAGGCTACTAAAGGAGACCGTGATGACGTTCAAGAGCGTTTGAAAGAATATATTTTGGGAATAGAACCCGCATATTTGGACGGAGCTTTGGAGTCTGAAGCAGATTCTGACGAGGATTTGGAGTCTGACGCGGATGCCGAGGCCTTGGCGGCAATGGCGGCAGAGAGACGAGAAGAGCGCGATCAATTTACACCGATGAGACCAGGACCTAGTGATTTGAGTCATTTAGTGGCGGCCATGTCTGACGATTGGGCCTCTTCTGAGGATGAATTGAATTTCGCGGAAGATTCAGAGATGGATTCAAAGACTTCTTCTGGTCTTGAATTCGCCGAATCTTCTGCGGCATCTGGAGCTGGTTCCTCTGGCCCCGAATTCGCCGAATCCTCCGCGGCGGAAACGGACAGTGATATCGAGTTTGCAGAATCCTCGGCTGTAGGATCCTCGGCAGTGGATATTGGGTCTTCAGCATTGGAATTTGCTGAATCGTCCGCCGGCGAATCGGATGTATCAAAAGATAAAAATTCGTCCTCTGGACTTGATTTCGCCGAGTCTTCGGACTATGATTAGGATTGGTCAAATTGACATATAAAGGTAATTAAACTAAATTAATAAAATGAATCATAAAATTATGTTATGCTTTGTACGTTCAGACTCTGATATTTTGGAGGCCTCGTGGTTGAATAGGGCGGCGGCATCCTTGGCACAGACAGACGACGATACTGCACCGTTTATCCATGCAGAACTTTTATTTTGTCCTCCCGGTGCAAATACAGGAACAAAAGATAGCGTTTCTGGACTTGCCTGTAGTATTGTTTATTCTGGCACTGTTCATTTGGAGAGTAAGCGTTTCTCTCGTAAAGAGTGGTTCTTTAGGTCTATGGAATGTTCGAAAGGTCAATATGATACCATGATGAATTTTTGCACCGAACATAAGGGTGATGGGTTCAATCATCTCGGATATTTCATGTTTTGGTCCCCTATTCGTCCTTCGCCTACAAGTTATACATGGTTGGGTATGTCGGCACGCTGGTATTGTTCCGAAATTGTGATTGCCGCTCTAAAAGAAGGTGACATTTTGGCAGAGGACGTTTCGGCGAGTATGCATCCGCACGAACTTTACAAATTGGTGCAGGGCAATTCTATGGCAGACTGTGGCCGAAACATGTCGTCTGTCAATCTACGCTTCGTATAGTTCTATTTCCTCAGAATCAGAGTCAGATGTACTTTCCCTTTCTTTGTGGATTTCTGAAATACGTTTTACACCGTATAATGCAGTAAGAATACCTACAACAAAAATAGCTTGTTGAATTTCCGTGAGAATGCCCATATCGTTGTAAACGACAATACCGGAGACAGTCGTAAAGATAAACCATGCTGTTTGATAAATAATAATACAATAATAAGCATCGTATTTTTCCAGACCTTTGTTGAGCCAAATAACGTGCAAAATAATGGAACTTATGCACAGAAGAACGGCAGAGACCAGAGTATCCACGCGAACAGTGAAAGAACCGTTTGACATGCTACTAAAGGCATAGGCTATATATTTTCCCATGCATACGTTTTGAGCCCCAAGAGCACCCCCAATGAATGGAAATCCGAACCGTTGGATGTTTTTGGACCATTTGAATTCGTCCAGAGCGACGGATGCCCCAACAAAAATCAACCAATTTAATACAATGTATATGTAGGATATGGGTCTGTCAAGTAGTTGTGGTATAGTTAAATCGGATGATTCGTGGTTTGGTGTGACTGAAATAGCCATCATACAGCCAGCAATAGTCCATCCTATTGCGGACCATTCGCGTTTGGTTGGTCGTTCAAATAAGATCACTCTAGTGACGAGTAAATTGATAATGATGGATGCGGATCCAAACACTCCGACTGTAGATGGTGGTAACCACGTTAATGCTAGGAAATCTAGTGTTGAAGCGGCTACGGAGAGGAATATTGCGACAATAAAGAGCGGTCTTAAAAATACGGATTGTGTCAATGGTGTGGATCTTTTTTGTGTTCGCGCACGTGGATCATGATAATAAATTTCATGCTGTGCTAATTTTTGAAAATTCATACTCACTGAAGAGGAAATAGAAGCTACCAATAACAAGACATAACCAAATACTTGTAAAACAATCATACGTAATAAAAGAACTGTCCTATATATTTATATTTTAAAATCCAAAATAGTATCATACAAAAATGCGTATAAATCAACACTGTGTCCATATATAGTATGGAAATTTCCGGTCATGTTGGTTCAAAAACGATGTTGGCTGTTCTTCAGAACGATTCGGTCACTTTAAAGGGTAAAAACGATTCCACAAAAATCGACCTTCTTTTTATCGCGTTTCAACGCGTTTCGAAGCGCCTAAAGACGGCCGACGTCATTTGGGTTGGAAAGGAGACGTATTGTCAACAGACGATCAATCATCCGCAAGTGGAAAAGATCCTGGATTTTTGGAGTGGTTCTGTGTACGATATTGGACTTGACCCGGGCTCTTGGAAAAAATGGCACCAAATTTCGAAAAAAGAATCTTGGAACCTTCAAGATTGGGAAGCCTTATTGGTCCCACCCGACCATCCAGACGACTCTGATTCGGACTGGAATCCCGGAGATGCTTCCGAATCTGACGATGACGAGGATTATTCATCGGAATGACTTAAAATTCCCATAGGAAAGGATCCGAATGATACAAGAACGCACTCGATCCATATCATTTTCCATGAGGCAAGTAGAACATAATACAAAACAGAATTCGCCGATTGCGTCCCAGTCTTCATGAGTAATGTTGGCGCGGGCCCTGGCCGGTTCGCCTGACCAAAATTCTTTCCATGAATATTCGGAACCAACACCCACCACAGAATCAATGTCCTTCCTTATAGGACCAACAATACATTCGCGAAGAGTAAAAATACCCAACGAAGAGGCATATTCTATGATAGGTGGGGGACCTCTAGTGTCCAAAAAGTCTTCTATGGCCCAATAGTCTTCATCACGAGGGTCGTACAATTCTTCGGGTTCCTCTTCCTCTCCAGAAGACTCTTCCGACATGGAAGCATCCGACAAGTATTCAACATAAGAGGGCATCTGTCTTGATCCAAATATTACGAGGAGAACGGTTTAATTTATACAATATATCTGATATCATAAAAAAAATACACATATTCCAAACATAATATTTAAATGAACAACAAACTATAAACACATTGTAATGGCGACATTACCAGAGGTGATCCTCGATCATATATTTCAATATTGTACGTTATGCACGAGATATACGACCGCCATGACCGCCTCCAGATATATGTTTAACAAAAAAGACTGGCACAGCTTCTCTAGACGTTATCGTTTGACAACGGATGATCGAGACGGTGTAAAATCATTATTAAGGCGAGAATATAGGGCCCAAATTTCCATTTCGCGACGTTTGAATGTTTTTTGGTCCAATCATTTCTGCGCCCCTTTGATAGTATGGTCGCCTTGGACAGTTTCCAAATGTTGTAAAAAAACATCCCAACGAATGATCTTCCATTTCAGGAATCTAAATTTCATCGACTTTGTTCGTAGCATTGCTCGCAGACACAAGGTTAAAGCTGCATGTCTTCAACGATTAAATCTGTATGAATGTGCATCGGCCTCTATATATTTAAAAAATACAAAACGAATGGAAATGACCATTGATAAGAATAGTAGAAAAAGAAGAAGATTTTGTTTAGAAAATACACTTAATAAGATGTTTTACAGGGCGCGGGCGTTACTGGAGTTTCGGATTGTGTCTGGTGAACGCCTGAATTTGAGGGTGCGCAAACTCGAGCTCTTGGCCTAGTGTCTTCGTCGTCATCTCGACCGCGTTTACGGGCCGACTGAGCGGGTACCATGATCTTAGACCATCGCGCAACCATTTGTCCCATATCTGTTGCAGGCACTTGCTTTATTTGCGCGATTATGTCCATCGATATATGTGGTCCGACCGACCTTAAATAGTCGTCATTTCATTTGTGGGGGCCCGTCCGTAATATTTCCCATTTTTTACAAAGCAATACATCGATATATGTTCGATCCATGGGTGTGTAATCAATAACTTGACTACTAAAATGGTGATGAACACATCCATACTATATTGATATCGCGAACTAAATATAAACGCCATTGTGATAAATGTCCAACACTCGCCCAGTAGCCAAACAAACCAACGCAAACGTGCACGACTAGGGCGAATCATTTGAACAGCAATCTGTGTAAAAATCACCAACTGGGCCACGTCAGAGGACCATAACATATTACCACAGGCGCGATAAGGCCATCGCCAAAAAACCCAAGTCACATCTGAAGTAGTTGGAATATTATATTTCTCAATACAATTTGGCTGTGAATCGGGGACGACCGTCATCAATTGAGAAATGGCAAAACAAGGAATGATCACCAGTTGGATAGAGATAACTTTGGCCGGGAAAATGGACTCTCTCGAACAGGTCCACCATGCCAAAATGGTCAACAACGTCCAACCATACGTACATACATCCACCATATCGCGCAATGCCAATGACACATATTGCTCAATATTATAACCTTTGATCCAATCGACAAACAATGTATCGTGCAACGGTTCTAGACTCGTCATGTTCCTGGAACGGGCCGCCCATACTTGCCTCAGCGAAACTAAATTGGTTAACACCAAATTCAAATAAAATATAGAGATGCCCACCAACAGGACAGGCATTACACGGATGGCCATTTGGGATTTTGAAATTAGTGTATATAGTATATTCCATGCAAATCCATAGATGAATCAAACAAATATAACAAATACATCTGATACCGTTACCAGCGGTACAACCACATCACAACCCTGGAAAGAATCAGGCGCCATGGTTTACGTAGCATTGACGGTGGCCACACTATCGGCTGTCATCATGTGCTGTGTATGGTTCATTAAACAGCGGATTAACAATGACTACGGCACGGTCAGAGAAGATGAAGAGGAGGAAATAGAACTTAATCGTCGTTCACCGTCTCCAGAACAAAACGCATTCTCAGATCAAAAATCAGAAGAAGTGGGCACCAATTCGGAAGCATTCACTTTAGAAGACTCTGGTTCAGATACATCCGAAAGAGAAGAAGACTCCGAAGGACCTTTTGTAGATGCGCGTGAACGATACACAGACAATGCGGCTGTATAAATGCCCAATATCCCCAAAACAATTGAAGGGATCCACGTTGGAATACCACATCGGGGTCTCCAAAGAGATAAACAAAGGAAACAAACAGACCATATGTACAATACAATTTGTGGAATTATATCCCACCTTTCTTTAGAAACAGTCTCTTCTTCCGTCACCGACCTTAGTCTATGAGGCTGCCAAGTTAAAAATCGCCAACACTTTAATTGAAATGTATGACAGGCAATGGACACCACACAACCAATTGCCAATAATACCAACAACAAGGACCACGGAATGTCATACACACATTTCATATAAACTCTCACAAACAATAAACCGATCATAGCAAACGTAAACGCTATAGACACTTTTAATAACATTGAAATAAATATATGAATACTTTATAGTTTAAATTAACTGCCATTGATCTGTTCCGAATAAATGGCGTTGTAACAACTCTTTACTTTTGTCCGTGCCTAGTTCTCTATGGATGGCGGCGACGACCGATGAAACCTTACGACTTTTACTAGTACACAGCTTTTGTTGCATGTCACGCAACAATTCCGAAGAGATATTCAGATGTTTTGACATCAATTCGTCCAATTTATCGCCGGAATTCAAAAGCTTGTAATGACCATGCAATAACATTGTATTCGGAGGATGCTTTGAACGCATTTGGAGAGCCAAACCTTGCGTATATCGACCAATACCAATGAGTCCAGAACCTGCTGGGATACCGGTCGTAAATGCAGACTCGGACGCTGACAAAGACGGTACGCGCATAGAGTCCGTAATCGTAAAAAAGGCCGCACGTTCGTTTGCCGGCAGGAAATTTGATGGCGTTTCCCACGCGGGATTCCACTTCTCTGGTTGTCCAGATTCGAAAAACTCGATAGGAACACCAAAAAATGTATTCAGACAATCCAAAATGTAAGCATAGCCATTGACAATAGACTGGGCAGTCGCGCCATTCGGATTGTTAGTAGAACCATCGTCCGCTATTGTCAACTTCATAAAATTAAAATTCGGAGGTCCAGGACGATTCTGCAACTGTTCCAGATATTTCTCAGCAATCGCCCTAGAACGGGCATTCGAAACAACCTCACCACCCAAATCTTCCTGAATTTTACGAGCTGTCATATAATTTGCCCCACCGCCAAAGGCTCCCACAGGCTCAGACACCAAATGCGCAACGAAACGAGCCGCAAATGGAGACGCTCTACCCACAGAATTGCGCCAACCTATCCGGCAGACATGCTCCTGAATACTAACACGGCTTTCGTCTCTACTAGGATCGACTGCACCAAAAAGGCTCGACAACGATTCTGCGCAAAAATTAAACGCGCCAAGCCCAGCCATTGTATCCACCACAATCTTTGTTTCAGCACCAGACATTAAATGCAACGCGGAATCTCGGGCATCTGCTTTTACATTCAACGCGGGAACACCGTTTAAAGTACCGACAACCACATAGTCATAAGCAGCAACTACATTGGGTCGCCATATCGTGCGCCAGCCAGCAGCGTTCGTAGGTTCGTGGACCGGACCAATTTGAAGAATAACGGGTTTAGCAGATTCTACCTCCTTTTCCTCTTCTCCAGGCTGTTCGTTCAACCAGTCCACAACAGTATTCTTAGCGTAAATGGAACAAACAAGGTCAGGGTTGCCGCCCCAGTATTTAAATCTCTCTATCTGGGCCTCAAATCTATCCTCGGCCGTTGTAAAAAGAAAACGCACGTCTACAAGTCCCATTGCATGAAGTTTGTTGGCCAAGAGGCAAGTAACCTCGTCGTCCGTTTCCTCACCAAAATCAGTTATAATCAATAACTTGAATATGGAACTACGAAATCCCTCCAGATCAGAAAATATAGAAGCCAACGCATCTTTCGTGCGATATTTGGCCAAAAGTTTGTAGACCTGGGCACCCTCTTGCAAAACATTCTTATTTGAACCCAAAGATCCGATATCAAAATAAGTCTTGGCAGAACGCCTACTACTCAGACAAAGGGCCGCCAAAAGGCCCACAACGTCATAGGCCGGGGTAGTTTCGACGTTTTGCTCGTAAAAAGCGGTGCGCCATCTCTCATAGGCCGCGCGCATCTGTTCATCTGTGTTGTCGCGACCGACGGCGGATAGGAGTGGAGTGTCTGGGTACGACATATTTTTGTAATGAAGTTGCACTTATATATGAACATTTTTATAGTGGAGCTTGTCCGAATTCATTATAATACTTCTTTATATTCGTTATGCTCTACACTTTGTATTCATTATGCTCTCTACATACTTGTAAACTCTGCCAGTGTTGATAATATCGTCCCATCCTGTTCCATGTTCAGCAATACGAGTCACACACGTTACTTCCACTCGATCACCAGATTCATTCAAGTATATATGGGTATTATTCCCACGCGCTTTGGATTCCGACGAAAACCATCCATAATTATAACGACGAGACGAAGACAATGCGTTTGATGTTTTTGAATGGTCTTTGTCGTTGTTTGAAAGATGTGTTGTTTCTGGTGTCTGGTCTATTGGATTCATTTGATATATGTAAAGTTCAGGATCGATATTGACTAAAATTTTAGTCACGACGAATGACCAATTTTTTGGCGAATGATGACCAAAATTTTGGCAAATGAAAGACCAATTTTTTGGCGAATGAGTTACCAATTTTTTGGCGAATGAGTTACCAATTTTTTGGCGAATGAGTTACCAATTTTTTGGCGAATGATTTACCAAAATTTTGGTAAACAATGACCAATTTTTTGGCGAATGATGACCAAAATTTTGGCAAATGAAAGACCAATTTTTTGGTAAACAATGACCAATTTTTTGGCGAATGAGTTACCAATTTTTTGGTAAACAATGACCAAAATTTTGGCAAATGAAAGACCAATTTTTTGGCGAATGAGTTACCAATTTTTTGGTAAACAATGACCAAAATTTTGGCAAATGAAAGACCAATTTTTTGGCGAATGATGACAAATGAAAGTTCATGATCGATACTCTGAACAATTTTTTGGCAAATGAAAGCGACCTTTGGTCATGATAATGTTCAAGATTCTGAAGAATGATCCGGTTCGATGCTCTGAACTTTTTGACTGGATAGTGAGTTGTCTATTATCGGCCATGGACCCGGGACAAAATGCCCGTCTTTGTCAAAGACCGGTATAGGTAATTTGCTTGGATGTGGAGATTGAAATAATGTGGATTCAGCGTAAAATTGCCATTTATTAGTGGTGGACATTTAAGGATTGGACAGGTGTATAAATATTGTTTTTTTATTATTTCGGAAGATCTAAAAATGTATGTTTAGGTCATCATGGTATTTTATTGTTTCTTTTTTCCATTGAACTTGTTCACTGGCCTTTGTCCCGTGTAACACGTTGATGACCATTCTCTTGCCCAGTACCCATGCGAAAATTCCTCCAATGAGTAGTGCCAGTGTTTCTATTTCGCATTCCATTTCTACAAGTTCGGTTCCGTTGACTCTCCATATGGCGGCAATGTATCCGGCGGCGAGGCCGGCTAATTGTAAAAATGTCCACCATTTATCTGCTTCTGATGGGGCACAGCATGCTCTACTTTGTTGTGTATCTAGTTCAACTTGAACGGAAGACCATTGGTCTTTGAGATAGATATGATATAGTGCTGCACAAACGATATGCCACGAGATCATGGAAAGAAATATTGTTCTCCAATTGGAGTCGTCTGAATCATCGGTGAGGTCATATAGCATGAGAGTGAGATACATCCAGAAAACGCCAATGACAATATCGTGTATCACCCACATGGTGATGAGTTTTCTGAATCGTATGATGATGGTTTCTCCTGAAGCGAGTGTCACGCTTTTGTTTTCTATTTTAATAATCTGTTCACTGTCCAAGACTTGTCCTTGAATATCAATAGACATTGGTTTGGTGGTTCCTTTTTCCGCCGCGCATTGTATGAGTGCTATAATGAATGGTACACATGAGAAAAGCCATATACCAATGACAAGAGACCATACGGCCGGTATGAGAAAGTATTTCCCATGTGTAAACTCTTCAGAGTATTCCCATGATATGTATATGGCTGCGATGGCTGCGAGTCCTGCTAATATTCTGAGTGTTGTAGTGGTCCATATGATGTTATTTGGATTGGACCATATTTTATGTATGCAACAGCAGTCTGTTTTGGCCATACAGTGTATGGATTGTTTTAAAAACAGGTCTTTATTTAGGTCTTGTGTGTGTATATATGTGAGAATGGCGACTGCTGCTGCCGATCCAAAAAAGAATATAGTTTTCATGGCCATATACCATGCGATGGATATGGCGATAAGTGCTGCCCCCAAAAAAAAGTACATATCTGTCAAATATGTATATTTAAATACACCACCTTTTATAATCCACCGATGAGTTTGACTGGTATTCCTAGATCTTGGTTGGATACTTTGGATAAAAAAGAAGACGTCATTCTATGGCGTTCTGATCATAATTTCCCGTATCCCGATATGGCGAGAGAGAATGCGGCAGAAATGCTGTCCTATATCAAAGTCCATTGGCCTACGACTTTCTCTACAATGGTGTCCCCGGAAGATGTCGAAAATGAGACCGACATTCCTCAGTCTTTTCCGCACTGGTGGTGTACTATGCGTTTTTCAGGAAATTCGGAACAAAAGAGTCCCGATTATACTACCTTAACGTCGTGGAAGGCGCAGATAATAGGACAGCATTTTGGTCCTGACAAATTAGTAAACTCTGATGAGTGTACGGACATGACAGTGATTACTGTTTTTATCACATGGTTGGGTCAATTGTATACAGACATGGTTTTATTCGCAAAATCCGAGAAAACTCGCACAAATGTACCGAGGCTATACGGGAGAAGCGTTATATATAACAATGGGAATTCTGTAGTTTCCCGTGCACAGACGATTCGTTTTTTAAAGACAGAGGGATTAAAAATCTTTAAGGAGCGTGGGTTTCAAGAAGGTGCGGCGTATTGGTTAGATATATGTAAAAAATATACATTTTAATATTTGTTGTAAAAAAATACATTTAAACTTTCCCTGATTTTAGTATAATAGAAATATCTAGTAGGTGTAATGCCAGCATAAATCCGGACAAACATCCGATAAAGAAGAGTATTGTCAATAAAAGAACCACTCTCATCTCGTTATGTGAGTTGCACATCACCATTAATGCAACCAGTATAATGTACATGGAAATGCCGATGGACGACAGTAAATTTTCGGCCATGAAGACTTCGGAAAAGGTTCCGTCTGAGAGAACAAGTGCCAGAATGATACCTACGGCAAAAAAGCACATGATAACAAGCCAATAAATTTTGGTGACAAAGCCTTGGAGATCCCTTAATTTCATCAGTTCGTAGATGGTATCTGGTTTCATTTTTTCGCCAGACTCAATGTCTGGGGCTAACATGGTATCTGTCTCGCGATCAGAAGCAGAAGCTGAACGGCGCGTCGTCATTGTTTGTTCCTTTTAAAACACTATATATACGATCTCGCTATAACGATTCTGGATTTAATCAATGTTTTTTATTTCTATATTGGCTGCTATTTGTTCTACGACCGCCAGCATACCACAATTGATGGGCCATGTGACCAAACTGTCCAATGCCACTATGGTCATTCGTTTTATAGGGGCTGTTCTTTGGTGTGTATATGGCGTACTCATTCTCGAATACGCTTTAATTGCCAGTTCTTGCATTGCTGCCATAATAGAACTGTGTTTGTTTATTAAAACGAATTACCGTCGCGCACCAATGACAAACGATACAAGGCAAGATCCAATTGACGCTGTACCAAATTCTTCTTTGTCAATTGTTCGCGCAAAGCCTGTGTTATGACTGTATTATTTTGTTTCAAAATCTTATTGTCTTCTTGCAATGCGTTCACTTTTTGACGTTCGGCCAAATATAATCGACGCATTTCAAGTAAATGGGGTAGCAAAAAGGCCAACGCTTCTTCTGCAGTGGGTGTCGTCGCTCTTAAACGCTTGCTAAGCCTATCGATCTCCAAGTCAAAGTCGGCGGCTCTTTTTTGTCCATGGGGTGCATCAAATAAAAAGGGGCGTTTTCTAGAAAGATCATTTTCAGGTTCGTGCGAACGTTTCCCCAAGATTGAAGGCTGTCCCGGTCCACCGTGTACTGCAGCAGTCGAATTGGAAGGCTGTGACGACTGCCATATAGTTGTAGATACCCGTGGCCGATGACTGGCCAAGAGAACTACCGGTTCTCGTTTACGTTTGGACATTGGACAAACTGAACTAAACTTTATAGTAAGAATTATCAAAAAAAAAAATGACTAAAAATTTCATCAACTAAAAATTTAGTCATCTGGACCAAATTAGAACATATGACACTCATATGTTGATCTTAAATGATCTAGAACATTCTAATTATAAATATGTGTTCTGAGTGGTCCATACCGACGGAATGGCTCCACCAATCGTGGTTAAAAATGCAAAAAATGGACATAAAGCCACAACTAGCTATATCCGACGGCCAATTAAGGGTGACAACGTTTCCAAAGGGCGGTGCAGGCATGCGAATTTGTAGACATGTGATTGCAAAAACGCCGGCCATTGCTTTTGAAGTTTCTGACGCACTCCGCTGTTTCGTCAAAAAATGCCTGCCTTTCCCCTTCATTCGTCTTTGTGTACAAAATGGTGAATTGTCTTTGTCTGTCGAGTCTCCAATTGTAGGCGTTCAGTACAAATTCCCCAAACTGGTCACCGTAGAAGAAAATGAGATCCCGCCTCATAAAGATGACCAACATATTCGCATGGCCGCCAAAGATTGGTTTGATCTATGGCCCACCATTCCCCCAAAAGGCGAGGTCACACTCACTATCTCCAAACAGACCAAGATCATGACACTGAAACATTCTGGAGGGCGATGGGGAGCCGCCATTACTATGAAAAACAAACCCAAAAAAGATCAATCGGTGACAGTTGCGGCGGGTGTGGCCAAATCCGTGTTCATCGGAGATGTTCCTCAAGTGTGGGGGACCATAGTGTTCATGCATGTCGGTGTTCTCCAATGGTTTACTCCAGACATGACCGTTTACATGGCCCCTATCGAATGACGCATACAAGTATATAACATCCTTTTGTGGATAAAAATGTTACAAAAAGTTCTCATCACATGTTATTATATTACATCTCTTATCCAAGAAAGAAATTTGAAATTATGGCCAGAGACAGAGAAACGGCTTCATCAAATATGTCCGACGGTATCTGCGCATATAGTTAACGGAGAGAATGTCATTGACGGCGCGGTGGAAACCCTTTTAAATTTTTTGGACGGTTCGCCCCATTATAATTGTGTTCAAGCAGAAGACAAATATTTGAGAGAAATTGGACTACAATGCGGTCAAATTGAAACGCCGGATGAATTTTTTTAACGTCTTGTCGTGCCGAGCGGCATCCATCTTGGACAACATGTCCTTATGAAAGTATGAAGAATGGTAAATATACAATATAAGACAAAAAGATAGTACGTCAACATTTTATTTATTTTTTTTTGCCTTATATTACCCCTAAATATATGTTCTACTTATTCCGAAGTTCGACGATTAAATTCGTCGTACAACTTTTCCACAGCTCCTCGAAGTTGTTTTAGAGCTTGTGTATTTTTCTTTGAATCGTCTTCGGCCCCCTGACATCGCGTATCTAAAGAACGAAGCTCTTTCACATTTCTTTCGTTGTGTTCGGCAAAATCAGACTTGAGAGTGGCCAAATTAGCCTGTAACTCGTCCAAAGTCCGAGTGTTTCTCTCCAACTTTGTGGTTATGAATGAAACTCTTTCGTCGAGTACCTTTCGAATTTCAACGTGCATAGACTCCTGCATTCGTCGAATTTCACTATGCAATTCGTCTTTAACCTTTAAAACTTGGTTACTGATCATGAGTTCCACTCTTCCGACGGTATCCTTGGAAGCCTCCCTTATTTTTTCATCGTATTTGATGGTCATTTGTCCAGCAAGTTTGACGGAGGAGACGTCCACCATGGTTTGACATTCTTGTTTCGAACATGCATCCATTCTCGGATGTTTTGGTTTTGGCAATAGTTCCATTCTGTCAACGAGACCGACCTTTTATAGGAATTAATTCACCATGTCCATCATGATGAACTTATTTGTATTTCGAGGTTTTCGACCACCATGGCTGTATTTGTAGAGTCCAAACATGATCAAAGAGAATAGGACGCCACCCGCGGAGCCTGTGATCAATAACCAATAGGATACCTCGCGTTTTTCTACGATTATAGACCCATCCGCTCCGACAGTCACGGACGACCCGAGGCCTCCTATATTGACCTCTCGACGACATGTAGTTGACGGACATTTACACTCGTATTCGTTTGTCGTCCATTCTTCATCGGACGTGTCCATACACGTGCCATGACCTGCGCAAACAACATTGTCACAAGGCGATCTAAATATTTCACACACATTACCTCTCCATTCGTCGGGACATAAACAGGCGAAACTATTGACTTTATCCACGCATGTCCCACCATTTCTACAAGGATCTGGATCACAATCGTCTATGTTATTATTGCACAATGTGCCATCCCATCCCGCATCACAAATACACAGGAAATAATCTGCCGCCAATTGACAAACACCATTGCTTCCACACGGCCTATTATCACAAAATGCAGGCGCATGTTGACATCTATCCCCTGAATAGCCATTAATACATTGGCAAAATCCCACCATGCCCTGTATACAATTACCACCATTGAGGCAAGACGTTGGATCACAAGTCTCAATTTTTTTTTCACAACGCGTGCCCACATAACCAGCCTCGCACAGACATTTAATGCCAGACACGTCACTACTTTCATCATTACAAGAGATAAAATGATCCCCACATGGTTTGTCCACACACGTGACCGTCTTTTCACATCTTTTCCCGCCATATTTGCCAGGCAACTCGGAACAATCACAATAAAAATCTTCCACCGAATCTTTAACGCACGTCGCATTGTTCAGGCATGGATCGGGAGAACACGGGTTAATCGCGATAGAACAATCGTCTCCCTTAAAACCAGCCTCACAATCACAGGTACATCCGACGGCAGAATCACAATGCGCACAATCTCCATTCACACAAGGAATACCATACATTGTACATTTATTCGCTTCCACCAATGGTATGCCACATCTCAGCCCAATATGGGTCGATTCACAGACGCACGTCCAACTATTACTTCCATAATCCAATTCACAAAGCCCGTGCCCCGAACACGGTTTACCATTGACGGCGGACCATTTCTCCAATTCGTCAGGAAAATAATCACACTCACGTTGCTCCTTAGAACAGGTAGGTCCCGTATAATAAGGCTGTCTATAAATGGGCTCTTCAGGACAAATACATTGTAAACGCGTCCCGTTAAAATTACATTGCCCATTGTCACACGGATTGGCCGCAGCACATTCTTGCTGGGCATACTGGCAATTGCGACCCATCCAACCAAAATCACACGCACATTCGTAAGAAGGTGATGGCTCCGAAATATCAGTACATTCCGCGTCATTCTGACACGGGTGGGCAGGGCCAGAAACACATCCATTTGCTTCTATCACCGGAATATCGCAAAATTTACCGGTCCAACTCGATGGACACTCACATCGGAAATTATCATCCTCGTCAAAACATTTGCCCGCATTCTGACATGGCGCATATTCACACGAATTGATCGAAACGTCGCAGTAGTACCCTATCCAACCAAAATCACACGTGCATTCAAAAACAGTCTCATCAGGATTGAAATGACACTTACCATTCGCACAAATCTCACATTCATCTTCGATATCGTCCAAAAGGGATGTAATAGAGGTACATACATCCGTATCATACACATATATCTGAAGAATATCCGCCCGAACTTGGTCCAAATACTCTTTCACAGCTTGTAACGCATTGGCCAGTGTTTTGCCCATATTGGTCTCGCGTTCAATCAAATACAAACGATCTTGAATATTACCAGTAATCGACGACACATTCCGAATATGCTCCTGAATGACTTTTGATTCTGTAATCGATTCTTGCAATGCGTCCAAAATTTTACGAATCATTTCCTCTTCAGATTCAGGATCTTTCACTTCCAACAAAGAATTCATATCATGCACCGTCAATTCCAATTTCCAAATGGACGAGTGTTGTTCGTCCAAAATACTATTCACACGATACATAAAATTATGCTTACCATATTCCACCAATGATCGATTCACTTGTGTATAACGATCAAACTCAACCTTTTTCGCCTCGATGCCGGAATAAATTTCAGAACCCTGTAACAAAATCGCCGTACAGTGGTGAGCACGATCAATCGCAACAGGAACCACTAAACACTTAAAATGGGCACATTCTTCCAACACTTGAATGTTGACATGACCATAAAAAAAATTGGTACATGCCGAAGATAAACACTCATACTGATCTTCCTTTAAATGATCTTCAGAAAATTCAGCAGCATTAAACTCGGTCTCATGCCACTCTAAATGGTCACAATAGGTCCAACACGGACCATCTTCACAGGGATCGAGGACAGTCCCATCTTTATGAGGCACCATATAACTGGTCCCTTCACTGCAGTTGTCTTGAGGCTTGTCCCAAGTTTCATGGGAGGAAGACAAGGACAACAAGGACAACCATAAAAGTAACAACATCTGAGAAAATAGAATACATCTTATATATAGCAGAATTCAAAAAAAAGGTTATTCTTTATTCACCACCAATTTTTTGGCAAATGTTCAACGACCAAAATTTTGGCGAAAGACCAATGTTGCCGGTTAATGACGACCAAAATTTTGGCGAACCAACGACCAATGTTGCCGGTTAATGACGACCAAAAAATTGGCGAATGAAAGACCAATTTTTTGGTCGCGACAATGGATGACCAATTTTTTGGCGAAAGACCAATTTTTTGGTCGCGACAATGGATGACCAATTTTTTGGCGAAAGACCAATTTTTTGGTCACGACAATGGATGACCAAAATTTTAGTAAGCATTAGACCGATAGTATACGTTCATAATTGTCAATAATATTTTGGCGAAAAGTTGGTCGATATGCCATTAATACATCATGTTCAGACCGCATAGCACGATATGCATCTTTGGTCTCCGACGTCGAAATTTCGATATCAGAAACTCTTGTATTAAACTCTTGCATGAGATTTTCTTTGGTACGCTGAGCTGCCGAAGACGTATCGTTAAAACAGCCAGACATATATTCCAACGATTTAATAAAGACAGGTCCAGAATTTAAAATGTCTTCATTTCCAAAAAAACTTTTGAGCAAATGTGCGTTACATTCTTTCGCTTGACGCTGGGTCAAACTCAATGGATCGGCGGCCGCCATAGACAACCAAGACTTGCTCAGATATTGGACATGTTCATTACGACTGTAAGATTTCTCGTATTCGATCGTTGTATTCAATGCTCTCCCGTAACGGCTCAACAAATCCGCCGAAATGGGCCCATTGACATATACATTGTAATACTTATAACAATTGACTTCCAATGTTCTTGCAAACATGTTTACGTCTGATTTGGATTCTGGAGGTTGAATTAGACGCGTACAGCCATCGGCAACAAATGAAATATTTTCAGCCGACACTGTAAGAATACAAATCAATAATAAAATGAGTCTCATATGCATTTATAATATTGTTAATAAATAGTGTCAACAATTAGAGCATGCAACTCTTTGAAAAAAAACACTATAAAAGACTGACATTTAAAATTAAATAATGCGCGGCTTAGTTATTGCAACAGTATTAGGACTCGCAAAAATTGCAACGGCCGATATCGGCGGTGTGGCAGCACCCATTTTCCAAGAAAGATGTAGTGGTGTATTGGCGGTGCGCGATCTCAACGGCGATGCCTGGCAGATTTCCGGAGAAGCTCTTGCTGGTACATACAATACAACATGTGACGCAACCGCAATTGCCGGTATGGCCGGTGTAAGCAATTGCGGACACGATTTCTACTCAGAAGATAGTGGCGAACGTTTCAAGCGCGAATGGGACGATATGGTTGGTAAATACAACGGTATCGGTTCCGCTTGCGAAAAATTCAACGACGCCCTCAACAAAATCAGTCAGGATTTCCAAGACCCCCCGAGTCGTTCAAATCAGTACGTTTCGTCTCCACCCAACTGGAAGCGATCCGTCGCCAAAATTCTTCACGATTCAGGCTGTGCCATCTCCAAAAACGATGACAACCTCGAACAGTTCCTCGAATCATTCAACTACCCTTTCCAGCAGAAACTTCGCATGGAAAATGCCCGTACCGCCGCCGGTGACTACGAAGACAAAATTGCCGACCTTCAGCAGAAATGGAAAGAAGAGAGACAGGCACTCGTAGATACCATGAAAAAACACGGTGACACCATGAACAGATGGATCACCAGAGCAGACCTCGAAGCTGCCAACCACAAATACGCAGATGCCACAGCCAGACTTTTGGGTGGCGAAAACAGTGCCAGAGCCGAAATCGGCAAAGTACGCGCCTCCATCTCGAAACACGCCGTTGACTTTGAAAAATTGGCACACAAACTCAAGAGAGATTCACTCAGATGGTCAAAACTCAACCAAATTGCCGGAGAACAAGAAAGACTTGACGTACTCACCGAAATCGTGAGAATGAACGCCTACGACGTTCTCGTCACATGTCTTGTAAACTTTCAATTAGCATACGATGACGACGAATAAGTAAATTAATGTTAAAATATTTAATTCGATAACTCTAATAATGACCCGATTACATTCTTCTGTATTTTCACCTCCAAATCCTCAAACTTCACACGATCCTCAGACACACGACCCATTAACATATCAATCTCACTCTTTGTTTCTTCAACATCAGCCAATAAACGCTTTGCCTGATTCAATTGTACAGACGTCACAGAAGACATACGATTCATATCCTTTATCTGACGATCCACATTCTTCTCAAATATGGCACGCTCATTCTTCAATAACAATAACACATCACCATACATACGAGGAGAACGAGCATACTGAAATTCACGCAAATAACCCGCGCGCAAACGAACATTGTCCACGATTGAAGTCATAGCATCCTTCGCCAACGCTGTCTGAGTGTCCAAACGTGTTCGAGCAGCCTCCAAATCGTGCAAACCCTTTATATACGAAGTCACCAGGACAGGATCCAACACAGAAACATCAAATTTATACACGCGAGACTTGTAACAACGGATCACATCCGATGAATAAATATCATACGACGTTAATTGAGGATTCGCATGACATGCACGCAACGTATTACACAATTTAGGCAAATACTCAAAACGCTCGTTCTCAGGAATCATATTCGGATCACCCACATTAAAATTCATCGCATAATCATAACAATCAAACGACCATCCACCCACAAACAACATCATCAATACATACACAAACATTATATCATTTTAAAAATACTTAAATAGTTATTTAGTTTTAATTTATTTTTGTTTTAATTTGTAATTTAACTTAAAAAATTTATTTCAAAATTGTCATTGACTTAAGCTTCGCATTCGTTGTTGTGGCAATGATCGCTTTCACAATCGCTGTTGGCACTGCAGGGTTGACCGTTAACCAACAGACACGTTGGTCCAGCAGACCACGTTCCGTCGGTGGTGGCGTCCGCTCCTTGGGCGCATGAAAGTACCGCGTCGGTGGCGGTCCGGTTAGTTGCAGTGCATGTAACATCACATGTTGCGCCCTGAACTTGAGTTGCAGTGCGGCAATTCTGCTGAGTATTAGCTTCATAGGCATTGATGCCATTGCCGCCGGTGGTGAGCGCAGGACAGTTTTTATGACAGGTATTAGCAGTAGCATGTCTTTGGGTACCGGTGGCGCATATTGCAATACATTGGGTTCCAGCATTGTCAGGTTCCTTCCCGGTATCCGTACAGGTTTTGATCGTACAATCGTTATTGTAGTTTTTGGCGCCGGTGATTATCGTACATACTGCCTGACATCCTGTCGTGACATCATCACGACATTCCTTGCCATCGGGGATTTTTTCACATTGGCCTGTTTCGGGCTTGTCTGAGTATTCGTCATCTGGACAGTCCCTACATTTGAATTCTCCTGTTGAAATCAACGTAGCTCCTCTGAAAGTATTAACTTGAAATTCGGCTAGGTAGAGGTCGAACTTGGTTGAATTCAGATCGTTGGGCATATTGTAACCCTGGCCTTTCGGGCAACTGTTCAAGGCGCAAAATGTTGTTGATGCTGCGCCAGCGTTTACGGCATCCGTAAAGGCGGGCCCAAAGTCTGAACATTTCTCACACACATGGATTTCATCGGATGACGCAGCGCCTTCCTTCAAGTAACGACCATAGTCCGCGTCGCAGGTGGCACAATCTTGGGTGTTAGCTGCATAGCAGGCGGTACCGGTCGCCCCCGCGCCGTTAGTGCACGTGCATTGCTTAACACAAGTCCATGTTGACGGGTTGGTGGTCGAGTCTTCCGACTTCACATAACCACTGTCGCATGTAGGGTTGGCATTACAGATATCTGCGCCATTAGTGGTGCAATCGGTTCCCGTGGCGCCTTGGCCCGCACCGTTAGTGCATGTACACTGTTTATCTTGGCATCCATTGCCGGCGGCGGTGCCGTCAGATATTTCTCCATTATCACATACATCACATTTTTTGGCGGTGTTCAACTCGTAACCGCCACCGGTTGTAGGTCCAGGGTCACATGACACGCAAATCTCTGTGGCATTAGTGGTACAATCGGTGCCTGTAGCTTTGACTCCATTATTACATGTGCAGGTGTTCTGGGTACATGAAGTATCTGTATTGCCGGCAGCTGTATGTTTGCCGTCGCCACATTGAACACAGGTTATGCCATCCATTTTATAGCCAGTTTTGCATGTTTCACAATTTTCAACGCCATTAGCAACCCCTGGATGGGCGCTGCTGGAAGTGGCAGGAGCGTATTTGTTACCATTTGCGCATTGAAATGATTTGGCGGCACAGGCGTTGGTGCCGGCATCTGCATATTCATGGGCGGCACACTGAGTGCATGTGGATCTACCATTAACGGTCGCAAAGCCATAGCCCGCGGTACAATTCTGACAATCGTCGTCACCAGACGTATCGTCAATGTCAATACATCCTTGCACAAATGATTTTGGGGTACCATTGGCACATGAACATTCAACTGCCGAGCAAATTTTACCATTAGGCGAAGCTCCATCAACCAGGTTATGACCCGTTTCGCAGCTGGCGCAATTCTCGTCACCGCTATTGATGCACGTGTCAGCGTCATTAGTTAAACCCGTTTCGCTGGTTGTTACTGGGCTACCATTAGCGCATGTACATGTAATTGGGGCACAAGTTAATCCCGAGTATCCTGAATGACATGAGCCACATGTCATCGCCGCATCGACAGAAGAACATACATTTGCGCCGTTCGCACAATCGCCGGTGCAATCGCCATCGGCATTGGCGTTGACTGCTCTACATTGCGCGTCTTGAGTTGCAGAACATGCCTGAGTCTCTACTGGCGGGGCGCCATTCTGTCCACAGACGGTACAAGCATAGCACGTGGTGGCGGTGCTATCCGCAGTCAACTGGCCGATGGCGGGCGTGTCCGATCTGTAAAAGGCACCGAGGGCATTGCATTTCTCGCACTCTCTGGCAGTTGTGTAACCGTTGGTGGAATCGCCTCCGGGGGCGGTTTTGACGTAATCACCTGCAGAACATGCCGAGAAAGCGACGCATTCATTGAGGTTTACCAGTGAATATTTGGCAGGATGGCATACCGTGATCGCAGTACATCCTTTTGACGTGCCGTTGATCGCCGCGTTGTCTGCATTGGCAGAACATTTTTTACCTGCTGGAATAGACACACATACATTAGTATTAGCTGCTGAATATGATCCGGTAGTACATTTGGCGATGGACGCGCATTTCTCCGAATCGGCGTCGATGGAGGTCGAACCGCTGGAGAGGAGAGAGCATTGATATCCGGCTGGGATATTTTTGCATTCCGAATCTGACGCGCTTGAATATGTACCTTTTGGACAATCTTGGATTAATTTACATCCGTTTTTGGTGCCGCTGCCTGTAGCACGGGCAGTACAGCCTTCGCCTTTGCCGTATGTTATACAGCCGGTTTGTTTCGTCGCAGCAGTGTATTTTCCGGCTTCACATAAATCACATTCTCCGTTACCTGCTGCTGCTGAAAATCTACCTGACACACAATCGGTACAGACCCCGACACCATTTTGAACGAGGCCGCTTTGGCCAGCGTCACAGGCCCCACATGGGCAAGTAGTATCGGTACATTGGATCGGTTTTTCTCCGTTTTGATCACAAACGGGGCCGGGTGTACAGGTGGTTTGTGTTAGACCATCCGCGGCATCAGCAGCGAATGCTCTTGCGCCGCCAGCATCGCAATCTGTACAGCCGCCATTGTCGTTAGATCCGTCCCCGACAGTACCAGTAATACCAGTAAGTGCTTCACCGTCGCCGCATCCTGACCATGTTGCACAGACGGTCGTCTCATTGCCGATATCCACATCGGCATTGAATCCGTTGTATGAGTTACTGCCAATCTCGGCAACACAAGCTTCACATGTGTTATTACTACCGGCCAAATCAGTACGCTTTCCGGCGGTGTCCCAAGTGACTCCGCCCGAGACACCCGCTATGACGACGCGTTCTCCAACTGGGCATCCTGAGAATGTCTGGCATAAATTCGTCTTTTCGGTAGAATACTCTAGAGATCCACAATCGACAACTTCTTTGCATCCTACTGACGTTGCGTTGATCGCCGTGCCATCTGCATTGGCAGAACATTTCTGTCCAGCTGGAATTTCAAGACAATTGTAATCACCAGTATTGGACCACGTGCCTTCTGGACATTTTTCAATTGCAGCACAACCGAGTTCGATTGCTTGCGAGTCGAGTCCTGACAAATCTTTGTTACCGTTGGTGCCACCGTGAATCCAATATTCCCAGTCGAAGCTACCGTCGGCCAGCTGGACGCCACAAGCCATCTCCATCTGCGTGCCAGCCCCTATCACTAGATCCGGAGAAACGCACATCATGTCTGACGTGCGTGCTTTTTTACATCTGTATCCATCTTGTATTTTTGTACAGTAGCCGTCTCCTTTGTTTGAATAATATCCTACTGGACAAGCCATCTGATTCGCACATGCGACCTTGTTGCCGAGCGTCTGTGAAGCGGGGTGATAGGTGCTGGACATGTCGGTCCATGTACATGTGTATTTGGTGAACTCCGTCGGGTGATAAGCGCCTCGTTGGCATCTGGATTTGTCGTTTATTCTATCACATGGATGAGATGCCGTCTCAGTGGAATCGGAAGTGGAAGTGGTGGTGTTGTTGTTGCCGCCGGTGGTGTTGTTGCCGCCGGTGTTGTTGCCGCTTTGTTGCGGCGGAGGCGGCCCCGCTCCATCAAGTCTTCTTCTACTCGACGCTGCCTCTTCACAATAGCCCCCAACATGTGGGTCAACGTGTACCGTATCTAAGGACAAAAGTAGAGCTCCTGCATCGGCTACGTCCAGAGGCGCAAATGCATTACAGTAAAAACCAGCATTGATCTCATTACAGGTTTGGCTAAGTTTAGAAACACCCGCCATATCTTCATCAAACTTGTATGATCCACCAGCGCACTCTATCCTTTCGGAACAACCTAATTTTGCCTTCAATGCTGAAGTAGTGGTGGCTTCTGTTCCCAATCTTGTTTTGCATTCATATCCAGAACCCATGCGGAAACATCCGCCGACTCCACTAGTGTCTGAAAATCTACCTACTGGACACTGGGCACAACTCAGAACATCTGATTGACCGAATTGATCTGGAAGGTCGCTGAAATCAGCTGAGAGAGAGGTCGGGTAACCTTCACCGATTGGACACGTTTTAACGCTACATTCGGACTGGTGATTTCCTGTGGAATTGGAGTGGTATGGTTCCTGACAGACATGGCATACCGTAATGTTGTGGACGAAGCCGGTGCTATCGTTCCAGGTCTTTACGTTGCCACTAGCGTCTTTGAGTATATAGAGACCACTCGTCGAGTCACACTCTGTGCAATAGATACTATCTGCCGAAGATGAATCGCCACTGGGGCAAAAATCCCCGGAAGCAGCTATACCAGAACCAGTCACCGCGAATGCTTGCCAGTTACCTTCAGCATCTTGGACGTGATTGGACACGCCAAGGTTGAGGGCATCTCCCGCACCACATTGGCACGATTTGAATTCACATATAGTGGCGGCATTTTTGTCGTGGTTCCATTGGCCATAGGGCGAATCCGCGTTGCCAGCGCCACATGTAATATTCTTGGCGCCACTACAGTAAATATTTTGGGATCCATCACAGGCCGTACATCCTGTGTGGAAGTCGTCTGCAGCATTGGATTTTGTGACCACGTATCCAGCGCCACATGTTTTACAGGAGGCGAGCCCTGGTTCGTCTGAATATTCATAGGCTCCGTCACATTTTTCTACGTTAGTGTAAATGCGTTCCGCCACATTGGATTTGCCGAGCATGTATCCGGTATCGACATCCTTACACTGTGTTCCACCTAGACCGGAGGCTAGATCTACCGGATTGCCGGAGGCATCCGCAGCGTATTTTCCATTTTCACAACTGGAGCACGACTCAACGGTGCCGGAACTATATTTCCCGGGTTCGCACGGCGTGCACGTAGCCGTGCCCGCAGGACTGTATTCGCCATCGGCACACGCTGCATCTGTTGTACAGCCACCATTCGCAGTCGTACCGCATTTATGCCCCATTTGTATCGGCATGCATGACGCCGAACCAGTGGAGGGCGCAAATGTGCCGCTGGCACAAGCTTGACAAGTATTCGCCTGTGAATTAAAAAATTCTCCGGCGCTGCATGGTTCTTGACTCGTAGGACCACGCTCGGCGAAAGGCGAATTGGATTCCACTTCATGTCCAGAGTCGGGCGATTCGCAGTTTGTTCCGATGTTGTTGTTGTATTCTGTTGCGACACAATTTTTACATGTACGTTCCGATCCCACCACGTATTCACCCTCCATTCCTATGGGACAGCCCTCACAGTATGCGTCGCCTCCATCTTTGGCGGCTGGCTTCGAGGGTTGACTGTTGCCATCTTGTCGGTAAAGATTAGTCGGGTTGGGTCCATTCGCCCCCGTCTTAACCTTAGGATGCAGTTTCGCGTCGTGCGCAGCTGTAACCGCATACCAGTTAGTGGCACATGCGTCGCGAACGCATTCCAAGTCGGTCGTTGCGGTATATCCATGCCAGCAATCTACTTCGTAGTATGCATTTCCATAAACATTGCTTGTGTCATTGTGTGCAATAATTTTGATGTTTTTGAGACCAGCGGCGCCGGCGCTAAGCGAATTGAGTGTGAACTCGATCGCTGCTTGGTTTTTGACATAGCAATCTGGATCTACATTAATGGCTTTCAAATCGGCCAATGTTTTCTTGAAAGCGTTTAATTTTGAGTATGTCGGATCGCTTCGAATGCCAATCAATACGTTCTGATCAAGATCGAGCAAGTGATTGGTTACATCACTAGTCGTGCACGATTGACCGACGGCACATACCGTGCTGGTGCCGTTGCGGGGATAAGGTAATTGTGTTCTGGAATCATGAATGACTGCCGCGGCTGCGAGTTTATCCGCGATACATAGCGTTCTGATGGTTTTCGCGGCGTCCGTTAGCTTATATGTAAAACGTTCTTGTTTTGACATATTGGCCCATGTTTTGTCGGCATGATCGGGCAGTTCTGAAATGGTGAGTCCACCCTCGTTTGTCGCTGCAATACCAGCAAGTGTTGCGAATTCCGTGGTGATTTCGGTGAGTGTTTCGACTACCTCGACGTCGTATGCCGTTGTCTGTGCCGCCACCGAAAGCGTGACTCCATCTTGGTACGATTTGATGTGTACTGTGAGTGTAGAGGCGGTGGCGTCTGCAATGGCCAAATAAGCTGTATTTGCCGCGTCTCTGGCTATCTTGTGCTGTCTCTGCTCATAACATGGCTCTGAATTTCCGAACGGGAAAGCGAGGATGCAATCTGATTCTTTGTTGTCGTTGTGGGTTTGGTCAGTACCGTATTTGGTGGCGAGTGTAGTGTCGCTGCAAAGATCAATCAAATCTCCTAGATATTTATATTCGTTCACGTAACCGGCTTTAACCGCAGCGGAAGTATATGCCCCTGCTGCGTTTGTGCCGGCTGTCGCGTATTCAGTGGCGAGATGAGAGTAACCGTATCCATATTTTGGGTCTGAACTGTTGGAATTTTCGACAAGGTAAAACGCTGTGGCAATTGTATTTTGACAAGCAGTTTTCAAATCGTTTTGAGTCGGGAAATTTGACAATTGGAAATCTTGCTGAGTAACAGGAGCGGCACGCTTAGCAGCGTCGGCGTACACAAGAGCTTCGGACAGATCTGTCTGGGTGTAATATGTCTGCATGCTTGGCCACGCTACTTCTGACGTATCCTTCCAGAAGTCTTCATTTCTCTGATAATTTGTTTTGTATTCTTTCAAAAATTTGAAAGAATCTTTGAGATTATCTTGCAATGTTTTACCTTCGGCATGGAGAGAATCAATCTTTGCCTCGATGTCGCTCTTGGTTTGAGCTTCATCTTCATGATGAGCATGCTTCTTGTTGTTTGCGTATGCCGCTATCACAGTTAAGTCGTTCGAAATCGAGCCCGTAAGACTGTCAAATGCCGCTTCAGCTCTGGCTAGGATCTCTGTTTTGAAATATTCAGTTCTATTGACTCTGGTTGGATATACGATATTGACCGCACCTGCGCGATCCGCTTTAGTTGTTTGCCAAAAGTAACCTTCGTTGTTTTGATCGCATGAGGCGGCGCCACCAAGATCTACTTTTTGACATTGTTTCGTATTTTCAGTCACTGCATCTTTAATGTCTTTGAGTTCGGTAATGGCTGTGGCCCATACTGCGTGCAACGTTTCTGAGCCGAGCTTTGAGGCCGTGAAGCATTTGGTACAATCACTTGTATCAGGACAGGAGCCCTTGCCGGCGATAGAACCACTGTAGCCGGCTACAGAACTGGCTTGGTCACATGGATTAGACTGAGTTGATTGCGTACACTTCGCTGCAGATGGGGTTTGACCGGAGTTACCACCTGTGTAATGGTATCCTCCATTCAACGTGTTGTAAGGCTTTTTCGCACAATTGACACATGCGCCCTTGGCTGACGCTGACACAGTAACCGGAACAAAAAAACAACCTTGTTGGTATACACCCGTACCGAGATAGCACGATTTGGTTCCACCAGGTGCTCCGTATCTGGAAACTCCATCAAGGTTGCCGTTGAAATTGCCGTGGTCGTCCTGAAATTCACATGTAGGAAAACTGCGCACTCCCATCGAATCGTAAGTTCCAGTGGAGTTTACCTGCTTTTCGTAATTAGCCGGATCTCTAAATTTACGAAGGTCCGCGGCCGTAGAATTTTCGTCGATCGTGGGCTGAGTACCAGCGGAAGATTTCCATACGAATTTCGAGGGATTAGTCTCACCTAGGTCGTTTCCACTCGTCCAATAATTACTGTACGGGTCGAACCCATTATCAATGGGCCAAGCCCATAGTCCGAAGGAAGAGTAATTGGAATTTGTCGAATCATCATGGAAAGTGCCGGTACATTCCGATTGAGATTGAGAATAATGAGCCATGTTTGGTGTACCGTCGGTGTTGTACCGCGGTACTTCCTTTCCACTGGAGTCGAAGCATCCTTTACCCGTGTATTTGTAGTATGTGAGTTGTTCGCAATTACCCGGGAAAGAATATCCAAAGTGTTGGTCGCATGTCGCCACGCCGTTGACCATGTTTGGATCTGACAAGATTGAAATCAGGTCACCTGATCCTGATGCGAGTCTTCTTGAACTGTGAAGTCTTCTTCTCGAGCTCGCGACATTATTGCCGTCCTTATCACAGCCCAAATGTGGCATATTATCGGCAATGAACTGTTTATCTGTGTCGGTACAAGTTCCGCCACATTCTCCAGATGTAAAGAAGTCTGTCCACAATTGGGGACAGTCTATTGTTCCGGCCGATGTCTGTGGGAGAGAGGTGCTAGTGTCACAAGTAGACATACATGCTGGGAATTGAATTATGTTTGCGTTGGTCATGCCCTCCAAATAATCGAGTAGGCCTTGAACAAGGTCCTCGGCAATTTGCGCGGCGGCAGTTTCATCGGTGGCGGTCAGAGCTGATTCAATGGATGAAGCCACAGCGGCTTTATCTGCCTTGACTTCAATGTTAAGTTCACGGGCCTGTACCGTAAAGTTGGCAACTTCTTCAGCGACGCGCTCGGCGTCTCTGTACGTAACAAACGGTGCGATGAGATCTTCGTCTGTGGAAACGACGTAGAGATAGTGCTGTGCGGCTCTCTGTGCAATATCGTCCAAAATGTTTCCGTCAGATGCGGTGGTGAGTTCCTTTCTGATGGCTTTCCAGATGAGGATGTTGTCCGTAATAACTTTACTTTTGGTCGATTGAGCAAGTTCGGTGTTGAATACGGCTTCGTCCACTTCGGATCGTTGCAATTCGAATGGGTCATCGTACAATTTACCTGACGAATCTTCGAGTTTTCTGACACCAAATTCTTGGAGCCAATTGACAACGCAGAACGGTCTGGCGACTTCATTTCCACTGGAGTCGGTGGTTTTTTCGTTGGTGTATACGAGGTAATCAAGGTCAGTAGAGTCGGATTCACCACTGAACTTATCGTCGTTTTTGAGCTGCTGACCCTTGTTTGCTGGGTCGCTGTTTTTGAATCGATAAGCAAGCTGTCTGAAACTGAGTTCAATATCGGCCACTTTTTCGGCGCAGAAACGCTCATCAAGTTTGTCGCCGGCTGGCAGTCCAGTGAGAACATTGGCGCCATTGTAGCTGCCTGTACCCTGTTCTGAAGTTTCAAATTCAAGTCTGAAAAAGATTTCGTGCATTTTTGGGAATGGGAAACAATTACCACCCTTGTTTGAAACAAGAAGAGGAGAGGCGCCGGATCTTACACCTGAATCGGCGTTGATGATACGTCCACAAGAAGTGTCGAGAATGGTGGGCAACGTTTTCGTGAGTGCGTCTTGGATGGCTTGTCTGCGTGTCGAAATTTCAGCTTCTCTGGCAGCATGTGTCGTGGCGATGCCATTGATACTGTGTTTCGGGAAGATTTTGGTACGGGTAGTGGTTGCGTTCGGGATCAATGCGAGAAGCGTTTCTTCCCAATCGCCACCGTGCCAATCCGCCGAATTGCAATACGTTTGCACCGAAGTGGGTAACGTGGCGCAATCGATTGTTGATGGCATGTCGTAGTAAAGGTAGATGTAATCAGCTTCGACAGCAGAGGTAATGTCTAATTCCGTGGTATCCGTGCCTGTGATATTTGTAATGTCATCCGACAACAGGCCGTTTCTGCAGACGCATTCACCTCTAGAAATGAATTGACCATCTCTCGATTGTTCGTTCAACTTTGTTTTGGTCATGGCAAGTTCGTAACACAGAGGCTGTGTATCGGAACCAGTTTCACCAGTAGCGTGTTCAATTTCACCCATAGGACATCCTACAATTTCTTCATTTTCGATGAAAGGGAAAATATCGATCGAGTGCGGTCTAAAATCGGTAAAAGTATCGGCCAGAGATTGCAAGTACGTTTTGATACTCTTAATCTGGTCCGACCAGTATGCGGAGGCTTCTTCCATACCAAGATCCCTGAAAGCACTGATCTGGGCATTACCGTTAAGTGCGGCGAACATTTGTCTGAGTGAAAGACATTTGTCTGCTTTACATCCGGTAAAGTATGCGTAGTCAGTGGTTTGCACAGAAACTTCGCCACTAAGACTGTATCTCATCGCACGACGAATGCCATTGATTTTGGGTTCGGCGGCGATGTTTTCAGATTCTTTGGCGTTAATGGCATCTGCCTCCGGTGAGTATTTTGGGTTACCTGGAACATCTGAGGCGTCTCCTGCTTCATAACAGCCAACTCCTGCGGCTGTGGGTTCACCGCCATTAATAGCGGTGTAGTTGACCCAGCACATTTTGTCTTCGTATTCACCATCAGTGGCGGGCGCGATTTCACATTTTGCACCACAGTCGATGTCGCCATCGCCTCCGTCGTCCGTAGCTACTCCAATACAATCTTGTAAGCGTTCATACCAGAAAGGTTTTTCGCATACAATAGCCTTGGTTTCGCCGTACGGTTTCATATTGGCCGAACGTGCGCTTAACTCGACGCTAACAGCTTTGGCCTCGCAGATATCCTTATGATGGATCTGATAACCAGAAGCGCGAATTTCGTTTGCAATAGAGGCTACTGCAGAACCTTCATTACAGTTGTTTTTTCCACACTGAACACTGTCATATTGATCGACTTCGGCTTGTTTTCCGGCATCAACGACACCCCAACCGTCATACTCGATCAATCTGGCTCCTTCCTCGTGGAATTCGGTGGGCATGTCTGGTTCAGTAAGCAGTACACCGCTTTCATCACGTCCAGCTCCACAAAATACAATACCTTCACGTACGAAACCGTCGTCATCCGCAAAAGCAGTAAGAACACTTTGGAGTTTCCCAAAGTGTGTACGAAGAGAAGCAGCGATCTTTTTACGAATAATCATTTGAGCTCCTGAAATGGCATTCGTAGAATTGTCATGTGCTTCATCACCTTCGTGATAAATATAGCCCTTGTACTCATGCTGCGAGAAATCACGCACGGGCGCGATATCGACAGCATTTTGGCTTTCTAACATATTGTCAGCATGGGACCCAAAAAAACGTCCCTCACTGAGTGTAAATAGTAGTGTTAAGATTCCTATAGCAATTCTCAACATGGTCTATGTTGGACAACTTGGTCTTTATATACGGGTTTTTTTTTAGTTTGTTCATATGAAATGAGATGATTTATTTTTTAAATTACTTTATGACTTAATTTCTACATCTATTCAGTGTTCTCGTCAAGCCAAATCTTCATGAAATGTTTACCAGCGCGGTTGCCTAACTGTTCTACGATATTTCCCTCTCTATTTTCTGTCAATTGTTCTTCAATGAAATTCCACAAGTCATTTTGTTGGATTTTTACGATCGTTTTGGAGGCAGCGGCGAGCTTGGTATTAAAAATGGCTTCGTCAATTTCCAATTTGAGCAATGGGTATGGATTGGACCATCTGTATCCAGTACTATCTTCGCGTCCAATATCTCCACCAATTTGCGTGATCCAGTCTGGATGGCAAAATTCGGCCGCAGATCTTGGCTCATTCGTCTGGGTGGCGGCGACAACTGCGCCGGCCACTACGTATCTAGACGTGTAACGTCTATCCAGACCGTCGAGAGTTCCGTCATGATTTTCATACCACGCGACAGCCTTGGCGCCATCTTCTACGGGTACTTCCACTTCACCGACCTGCGCGCGGTCCCATCTGTAAGCCAATTGTCTGAAAGAGTATGCCTTTTCGGCAAAAGATGCCGATCTGCAGAAAAAGTTATGGAATTTTGCAGCGGAAACGCCGGCATCGTTGGAATCTTTAACGAAACGCATTTCATAACCATCTGACAGGGTTACATCCGCCATCATGAGATCGTCCTCATCAGAATACTCACCCATGTCTTTTACACCAGTCTCAAACTCAAGTCTGAAAAGAACTTCGTTGAGTTTTTTGAATGGCATACAGTTACCACCCTTGTTTGAGCGCATGAGTTTGCTGGAATTGCCCTTGGTCTCGTGATCGGCATTCACAATACGCCCGCACGAATTGTCGAGTTCCGCCGGGAGCGTATTTTCGAGGCGCGCGCGGATATCGGCACGGCGATTCAAGACTTCAGTAGAGTTGTGGGAATAAATTTTAGTACGAGCTTCCGTGGCGGGTGGTCTCAACGACTCGAGAGTGTTTTTCCAGTAAGGCGTGTCACCCATAGCGTCAATTTGTTTACAGTAGGCGTACGCAGAGATCGGCATTGTCACAGGATGGCTGATATCGCCACACCTCTCTTCTTCTTCGCCAAGATCTGTCAACAGGTAAAGATCGTCTCTTTCGGCTTTAGCATAGTTGTAGCCATCTAATTGACCATTTCTGCAAAAGCAGTGAGTACGCGAGAAAGCTTGACCGGTTTTGTCCATCTTCAACAGTTGTTCAAATGTGAGAGACTGCTTGTAGCACAATGGCTCTTCCTCGTCACCCGTCGTATCGTCTTCGTACTCGGTCGTGCCCATAGGACAGCCTTCGATGACTTCGTTTTCAATAAATGGGAAAATTTCAAGAGAAATGGGTCTGAAATTGGTCAATTGGTATGCAAAATCAACCAAGTAGGCCTTGATCTCAGAGACCTTTTTGCCCCAATGTTCGCCAGCTTCTTCAATACCCAAATCTCTGAAAGCATTGATCTGAGTATTACCATTCAAAGCCAAAAAGAGAGAACGCAAATTGCCGCATTTACTGACGTTCTGATTGGCACCATTGGCACCCGTGTAAGTATCGAATTTCTCTTCTAATTCGTCCTTGTTACATCCGGTGACATAAGCATAGTCTGTGTTTTCTACATTTAGCTTGGTAACTCCGTAAGACGTCGATCTGCGAACAGCATTCTTTGCTGTGTTTTGGGAGATCTCTCCCCAGAGAGTGCACTGGGCCGTATTTTCCGCGCCAGATTCTTTGGCGAAACATGTGTTTTCACGATCAAAGAAGAGACATTTGGTGCCCGGGCATTTATCTTTGGTCAGACCAAAGCAATGTTCCTTTGTACGGACAAAGTGTGCGCCCTCGCCACCCTCTTCCTTTGATTTGCAAGCATGTTCATAGCGCTGGGTTTCGTCGGCGCAATTGTTACAGGCGGAAGGGGCAGTACCGTACTGTTGAAGTGTAGTGGTAAATGTGGTGGGGAATACCGTGTCTGTATCAAAGATAATGGCATCGCAGACATCTTGGTGATGAATGTTAAGTCCCATGGCACGAATAGTTCTTGCGAGCGTGGCTACAACAGAACCTTCGGCACATTGATCTTCCATTACACCGTCTGCATTTCTACGAGAACATACTTCAGTCTCGTCAAAATCTTGACCATAGCCATCGGCTTCGACCAGAGAACCGGTCGAGGTTGAAAAGTCGGTGGGGAAAGTGTTTGTATGTTTGTCTGAACCACAGTATACAATACCCTGTCTTACAAACCCTTCGTCGTCCGCAAACTGCGTAAACCCTTTCTTCCACGTCGAGAACTGTTCGCGAAGACCATCGACTAACATTTTACGGACAAATTTACGGGTGGCTTTTTGTCCGTCCGAATAGGCAGAGAAAGAGATATGTGCTTCCGTACCGTTCACCTGGTATTGAGTCTTGTGTTCCGGCCTCGTAGCAATATCGTCTGCATTTTGAGATTTCAAGACGTCAGCTGGGCGCTGCACGTTTGCAGATGCAGCGGTAAATAAAAATACGAATGCAATGATTGACGCGTACTTCATTATCTGATTGGTCTTTAGTGTGGTTCTTATATAGTGTATAATTTAAAAAAATGTAAACGTTGTTACTTTTTTATTCCATTCATTTAATTATAATATCCGGTATGTTTTAATCGTCTCCGGTTTTCTATATTTCTATAATCATCCGCCAATTCCCCGATAAAATTACTATCTCCTTCATCCGTAGATGTCACCCTCATAAAATGTCTGGTGGCGGCCTCTGATATCGATTCTAATAAATTTCCTTGGCGTACATATGTGAGCTGTTCTTCCAGGACGTCCCAAAGTTCAAGGTTATCTATTTTTACCTTCTTTTTGGCAGCCATAGCGATCGCTGTGTTCCAGGTAGCTTCGTCAATTTCGCGTCCATATAATGTATATGGGTTTTCATATTTTTCTTCAGCACCCGATTCACGTTCCGATGCACCGCTAAAATCGCCTATCCAATCTACAAAGCAAAAATCTCTTTCAGTCATATTATAGCGTGTCCTTTTTGGAAATGAACCAGTGGTTGTTTCGTATTCCAGATAGTCATATGGAAATAAATGCGCTTCTTCCGGACGAAATTTTTCGTCCAAAGAATTTGAAGATACAGTTTGATCTTGAGAATTACCACCCTGAACATGATCCCAAAGATAAGCCATTTGGCGAAAAGAAAACTTTGTATTCGAATGCGAATGGTCTTGATTGCAAAAATAGTCGCCATATTTAACCGGTGTGCCGAATCTATCAGAACCGCTTTCCAATGAAACTTTTGATTTGCCCGTTTCAGCTTTTGACGTTTCATATTCGATACGATAAATCACTTCGTGCAATTTCTCAAATGGAATGCAATTCCCACCTTTGTTGGAAAATTTTACTTTAGTACCACCCTCCGAATCCGCATTCACCACGCGGCCGCATGTATTTTCATTTACAGGCAATGTCTTTTCCAAATTTCTCGCAACGGTGTCTTTCGTTGTATCGGAACGCGCGCGCATCCGTTCTTTACGTGGACGAAGGGCACGCAATGTCTTTTTCCATACTAAATTATCCCCCCAATTTTTCATATTAATACAATAAGTATACACTGACGGTAAAACATCAGCATATTTGGCACATTCGTCACGGGTTGGCAAAGCTCCACCATCATCACTATCTATATCCGAATCTAAATAAAGTTGATCAAACTCGTGTTCATCATATAATCCATCGATGGTCTTTCCAGATTCAGGATCGAGTGCACCATTACGACAAAAACATCGAGATCTTGTCATAGATTGACCGGCTTCGTTGATTCGATTCAATGAAGCCATTGTTTGGCGTTTGTTTGTTTCGCACAATGGCTCTTCATCGGAACCAGATTCTACCTGAGACAAATGAATCACTTCGCCCATGGCACATCCTTCAATTTCCTCATTCTCAATGAACGGGAACATATTCAAAGTGACTGGGTAGAAGTTCGTCAGTAAATTGGAAAGAGCGGTTAAATAGGAACGCACACCTTTCAATTCTTCGCGCCAGTGTGCCGCTGCTTCTTCTACACCCAAATCTCTGAACGAGTTAATCTGAGCATTGCCATTCAACGCATTAATCAATGCACGTACTGTATCACACTTTCCGGGAATAGAACCAGTTACGTAAGCTTTGTCTGTAGTTAAAGCCGCATGATCATTTACTGAATAGCCGAGGACACGCCAAATTTCATTGGCGAATTCGCCAGCCTCAATCGTTTCCGCTTTTGCCACTGTTGAATTAGATAAACACCCGACTTCTGCCATATGCGTATTATTCGCCCGGCAAAATTGTTCTATTACGTCATATTCACACTTGGGAAGGGCAGTGGCGTCGCAATCCGATTGCGAATACCCGTAACATTGTTTATTTACTTGCCACCAATCATTAGAAGCCTCGGCTGCTTTACTAGGACATGTCCATGCCTTTCGCGAGGTATTCTGCTTGAGAAGATTGCAAGTTCTGGCTTCCAAGACTGGTGGCGTAGAAGCAACTGCTTGACAAATGTCATCATGACGGACATGGTAACCATGCGCGCGAATAAAACGAGCTACGGTAGATACCATAGAACCTTCGCGGCAATTATTACGACCACAGTGTTCTTTTTCAACATGATGCGAAAATCCATCATGATAAGACAGAGACTGAGTTTTATTAGGATGAAAGTCACCGGGAACGGGCCATTTCGGAAACGCTTCGGTGGTTTTCGATCCGTCTTCTGCTTCTTTAAATTCCGCACCGCAAAACACGAGGCCGTTACGAACATAGCCCTCTTCGTCTTGGAACGCTGTAGCCAATTCGCGAATACGAGGGAAACTAGCCCTGAGTCCGTTCGCTATTTCACGCGTCACGATCTTTTGGGTTTCTTTGACAGCTTCCGCATTCGAACCAAATCCAACAGCATTCTCATGGACAATGTTTCCAGAAATACGTGACCCGGAGGAGTTCTGGGGCACAGTGTAATTGGGCGTTCCTACGGTCACCGACTTCTGCGTTTGGGCAGTAATAGGACCCAACAAAACTAAAATACCTAAAATATGATATAGGCTCAGGGTCATCTTAACTAGCAGAAAGTCGTACTTATATAGGTTCCATTTCAATTATATGTTATCCCAAATTATATTTTTTTTATGCCTCTATAATACAGTATCCGCTCCTAATAAAATAGACCACTGTACTACGATACATATTATGCCAGAAGATAAACCAGATGAAATCATAGAGAATGTATACAACTGTTTTCTATATTCTAATGACGCCGTTACAGTTCCAAAAGAATACATAGTGGCTTCATTCAAAGACCGGGCGGCAAATATAATCAATGCAATGGCTCTATATGACAAGGAAGAGACCAGAATCGCCAATCAAGATCTGGATTCAAAAAGAGATCTAAGAGATATTCAACAGCAGATCGTTAAACTTTATTTTACTCTACATTCCGTCATACATCAAGTCGAATTGCCACATCTAAGACACGCCACCATTGACCACATTTTTTTCAAAGTCGGGGCCTTCCTAAACAATACCAGAAAAACATCCACATGGGTCAAAAAATCAAAAAAAACCATAGACAATTTCATTCAACAAATAGAAACGTTGAAATCCGATGCAGGCAGTCTAGAACAACTCAGAGAACAAAGAATGCAAGCAGAAATTCAATGGGACGATGCCATTGAACAATTTAGGAGTTCCCTTCGCGCAAAATATGACGCTGAACTTTCTCAATAAGAACCGACAACAATTCATGACACAATTCGGCGGATTCTTGGCGATATTTTGTCATTTCTAACCATTCCGCATATTTGAGCTTATATTCCTTCAATTTTGCATCTACATGATCCACATGCTCGTCGATATGTCGAATCGACATCTGAACACACGCATCCGTATCCACCAAATTATGCACAAAATGCTCCGCAACGTCGTCGAATCGAGACTCTTCGTACACGTCGATATTCGTAATCATTTTCAGCGCATTCGTACAGACCTCCAATTGAGAGATCACGTGCTGCGTCTCGATGATAGACTCGCCAGTATTCGAAGTAATCTGAGAAATCAACTTTTCAAGAGCATGGTATTCGGGTTTGGAACGATCTGTTTCGCGAATCTTTTCAATACATTGTGAGACACGCCCCTCGAATGCCTCACGATACTCAGAAGGAAATGTTACATACACGCGCGCCAAACACACATCCACAGATTCCATCAAATTCTCCATTGTATTAAAACTAGTATATGGATTTGCGCTACTCAGACACTCCTTCACATAACGTGACGTCTGGCCAGAGACCACAGAAAACAATAACAAAAGAAACCATTTCATTTTTATGACTAAAACACGTATATATATAATTCGTTTTAGTAACGACATGCTATCCATCGTTTTTTTATTTTTGCAAATGTTCGGAGGGAACGCGCAAACCGATGAGACGCACGAGCAATACGGAATATGCATTCCACATGTCGTTGTCTATTGGGAAAGAGCTCCCCTAGAACAACATGTACAACACTGCATAGTCACTAATTTTGGATGGGCCGCACAAAATAAAACAATCTTCGAGCCATACATTGATACATACATTGGAGCACACCAAGCAGGCGCAGAAGCGGATCAAGACGATGACAAACTCTATTATAAAAAAAGAAAACTCATGACCATACTCAGAAATACAAAACTAAAATCTTCACACCATATACATGCCATTAAAAAATGTGCAGCCATCTCACACAGAATGCCAGTCATGCTCATGGACGCATACTCAAACGAAATCAAAATGATGGCACAAGTAGCCGACACATGGACACATCACATTAAACAAGACCTCAAACAATGCAATAGAACACTTTTAGACCTGGTTTTTAGACAACACAGACATCTAGAAATGCATATTATGCATGACCTACACAATTACGCAGAAGCCAGGGATATTGTCGAACAAAGAAGAGAACATTACACAAATATGACCAGATTAGTCACTGTCAAAAGGAACGAACTTATGGAAACTTTAGCTCGATTACATGCGCCGACGCCATAAGCTTTTCGGGCATCTGATGACGCCATATTGACGCGATATCCATAGGCAATAATACGGGCAAATTGCGTTGTAGAATATGCTCTTCTTCCACTAATAAGTGCCTTGTATTCAATAATTCCAGAGAATATTCGCACGGTTCTGTAGGTTCTATCGAAAAATCTCCTGTTGTTACAGTGTCATTCTTGAACGGAATGCAATCAGGGGCGCGCGTGCGGACATGTGGATCAATATAACAAAACTCAAACGATAATTCGGGTACGTTTTTTAGGGCCCATTTATCCACACCAAACGGAAAAAACATCTCAGGAGCACACCACTTTGACACGTTATAACGAGAAGCCACTACATCATACTCCTTCTCACGCAAATATTTAGGATCAATACGCGCGAAATTTGAATACACCTCTGACAACGTTGACCCATACTCTGAATCCACAGACTCGGACTCACAACCAGAAATTGAAGACATCACAACACCATGCTTCAATAAACGCTCGCGAATTACCTCACATAAAGACGTTATATTCTGAATATGAGAATGATCGTGAACAGACTCGCGAATACGATCCAAAATAGAAAGAGAGGCTTGGCATAGCGAACATAAAACGAAAAATATAGATAGTTTTATAAACATACTTTTATTTATAACTCTTCCCTAAATACCTTTAACTTGTATTGATTCCCCTCCAAGAAAAATCGAATGGATTCTTTTGTAAGAGGAGGACGAAGAGAAATCAATTCTTTACCATGCGCCTTTGAAGACAAAGACAGTCCGGGCATTGTATTCACGTGTCCATGAAAATCAGACTCCACCAAATCCCAACATTTATAAACCATTTCTGGAAATTCGGCCGATAATTCATGCAGCCAGTTAGACAGTTGCTTTGCTTTAGACGCATTTCGAAACACCAACGTCACTTGAACGGCTTGGGAATACACATCAGATGCATACTCCAGTCCCAACTCTAGATGCACGCCAGAGGGTTGCAAGAATACCTTGGGTTCCAATACAGACCAAGGGGGCTTATCGCCCTCGGACCAAGACTCTGGAATATCATACACATTAAAATCGGTACGGCCTGACTTCAACTCCAAAGCCACTGAAGAACCAGGGCGCACGTCCAAATAACGACCAAGTGTATCGTCACCAATTAGAATAGTTGGCAAATTTTGATATTGAAAGGGCTTACCATGCGAAAGAATAACAATGTCACCGTCACGAGACGAAGCAGACAAAACCATTTGGTCAAAATCGTTCATATGCGCTGTTTCAAAATCAGGAATCGAATTGGAAACCGTTCCCGTGGTGTCAAGACAATTTGTACCAAATAAAATACAGGCGACCGATGCAAAACTAAACAACATTTGTATAATGTTCGTTGGTATATATATAGACAAATGCATGAATCCATGACCAAAATTTTGGTCATTGAACTTCAGAGTATCGATCCTGAAAAATGAAAGCGACCTTTGGCAAATGAAAGTTCAATGACCAAAATTTTGGCGGATGAACAACCAAAATTTTGGCCATTGATCACTAAAATTTTGGCGAATGAGTTACCAAAATTTTGGCCATTGATCACTAAAATTTTGGCGAATGAGTTACCAAAATTTTGGCCATTGATCACTAAAATTTTGGCGAATGAGTTACCAAAATTTTGGCCATTGATCACTAAAATTTTGGCGAATGAACAACCAAAATTTTGGCCATTGATCACTAAAATTTTGGCGAATGAGTTTCCAATGATGACCAAAATTTTGGCGAATGATTTGACCAAAATTTTGGTCATGGATTTATGTTCACGGTGAAAAAATATATTTGTTGTAGAAATAGTTTTGTTGTTCCCAATCCCTCATTTTTTTATGCAAAAACCTTCTCACATAATTAGCTCATATTATTTTTTTTTATAATGAAATATAAATATGTTCGTGATATTGAACATGAAATCAATGGCTCAATTTGCTAAATTATCTACATATTTGAAAAAACACTCCACTTCATTTCCAAAGTTGGTCCCGTCTTTAAAATCTTTATCCGAATTTGTAGGGCACGAGGAAATAAAAGAAACGGTGGCCAAAATGGTCTTATTTTTTATTTCTCAGTGTGCCGAAAAAAAACCATTGAGACGCTCAAAGCGCCGGCGTAACACCACACAGAAGCGGCGGACACGCCGGCGGATACTATCCAGTACATCCGATGAGGAGGATGAGGATTATGAACCCGGAGAGGATGCGAAATCCGCTCTATTAGCATTGTTGACACACATGCAAGGTCAGGAAGACTCTTCTGATTCTGAAGACGAATACGAAGATCCTCCGTATGTAGCCAAGTGTCGCGAACGTTTAAAGCTCCTACAAGGTCATTTTGTACATACTCTTCTTGTAGGAAAGCCCGGAACTGGTAAAACTACATTTGCTAGTTTATTGGTGGATGTTTGGGATGCTCTTGGTATTATTGACAAACGCCGTTTCCGCATTACAAAACGTTCGGATTGGGTGGGTAAATATCAAGGTCATTCGGTTCAGAAAGCGAAGAAATTGATTCAGGATTGCAAAGGTGGTGTGATCTTTATCGACGAGGCCTATTCTCTTATCTCCGCGAAGGATGGTGATGATATGTATGGTCGTGAGGTCTTGACAGAGATTGTGGAGGCCATGTCAAATCTCGACAAACAAGTCATTTTTATTATGGCGGGATATGAGAACGATATGAAACAACTATTCGAGGCAAATGCCGGACTTGAGCGGAGATTCGGGTATGTATATAGATTTAAAACCCCTCCCGCCACTATGATTGAACATATATTTACGAAACAGTTGAAAGAAAGTCGTTGGAAATGCGCAAAAGCAGAAAAGAAAGACATTCGAGATTTTTTTAGTCGGAATTTTGCGAAATTGACGCATGGTGGCGGTTCCACCAAACAACTTATATTCCATAGCAAGCAGGCGGCGATCGTGCGTCAATTTCCGGAAAAATCAAATTCAGAATTAATATTGGTGGATTTGGAAGAGGGATTGAAGACTTTTTTAGGACATGCTCAAGTGTTTAAAAAACCCATGCCTCCACCAAATATGTATTTATAAATATCGTCTATTTAAATCAGTCTTGTATATAAAACATGTACCAACTCCGTTCATTATTTTGGAGTTTATTTTTATGGGCATCTGTGTTTACATATTCGTGGTTAACGTATATTGAATCGGACGCGTTTTGGCGTGCTTTGCCCGTGTCTATTAATTTATTGGCGAATGTTATATTGATCGCGCTCTATTCAAAGGACGTCAGGAACACAAAGTCTATACTATTGTCCCTATCTTGGTCCATCGTTGTCTCTATAGGCCTCCTCCTACATATTTACAACATGATAGACGAAATTGCATTTAACATTCACATCTCGATCATGTCTGTCATTGCCGCCACAGTTTGGTGCATCACATCACATGCAGAACACGTTACAGAAGCTGGACTACATTGGTATATATGGATCATGTTAATGATCCTAGCTCTATGCGCAGCATTTAATCAACAAAGCGATAACGCCCAAATGGTATATATTATTGCAGTCGGTATTTCATTTGCAAGTCATTGCTATTATCTATGGCATATCTTTAAAGTACAATCTTCCGGAACTGCCCGATGCAAACATGTGTTTCGAGTAGTCAGTTGTTTTGTTCTCATATCCATTCTACTGATCGGGTCCATATTAGCTAGAAACGAAACCATCACATCTTCTGTATGGCAAGACACTATATTTATTGTCGAATTTCTAGCTGTCATTATTATTATCATTGATTTCGTGGTTGGATTTTCACAAAAAACTATAAAGTATGATCCATTACAACAAGAAGAAAATGTTCCTTAACGAAATTTTATTCACACTTTTATTTATTACTATATTTATTATCGTACACTATGTCTTTAAAAATATAAAGGATATATGTCTATGGTCATGTAAGATCCTCACAACTGTTTATCTGTGGTCATTGGTATGGATCGTAACACAATTACACCGCCTGCCTGAATGGCAAGCGTCTTTTTCTGATTCTGTATGGAAAGTAGTAAATATGACAAATATAAATATGACAAAATTTGAATTATAAAAAAATTAATTTATTTTCACGCGTTTAATAGATATAGGTGTAGATGCCAACATCGAATTCGGAAAATAAGTTTCCCAACCCTCTGTATTCGTACCACACACGTGCAATAGTCCGACATGATCCAACTCATACTCTTCTCCTTGCACTCGAAACATCACCTTTTTTCCATGTCTAGAAAACATGGAACCGGTGTGAAATGTTGCCCCAGCCAACAAAGAAACAATATAGGGCTGCAAGGCATACCCAAATCCGATAAAAAACCCACTAAACAATGAAGTTGAGACAGATTCGCCGATCAAATGTCCAATAAGAAAGATTCCAACCGCAAATAAAAAAGCAAAGTGGATCGTTTGGGCCGTATACTTACTAGACTTAAAGTAATTGCACAAACACCATTCTGTAGAATGTGCGACGACGTTTGCGGCCAGAAACACACCCACACAGACAAATATATCATCCAATGAATACCAAATGGTAGACATTAGTGTGGACAACGAATCAAAAGACATTTTCCTAGTCTTTTGTAATCTATTTATATAGACAATTGGCGACCGGTCGGCGCCGCCAAAAACAATCGAAACATACATTTCTGCAACGAACCCATCACCACAATCGTTGTCACAATCACCACAAATGTCGTTGATTTTATAAATGTGTCGTTAATACCCTGACAGAGCGCAAATGATATGGCGCCACGCACACCACACAATGAAAAAAACATCAATGACCGAATAGTCCACCATTTACGACCACATAAGCGCAATAAAACGCCCAGAAAAAAGACCATTACAACCCTCGCCACTATACAACTCAACAATACCAACAACGATAACCCAAACAGAGTCATGTCATAGGTATGTAGCGCCAAACCCAACATCAAATACACCGAAGATTCAATAATCAATGACAAAGAACCAATCGATTCAGAAACGTTCTGAGGAACATTCACCAACGAACCATACACAAATAACCCCAAAATGCCCGAAACGTCCACACATTCACAAGTTGCATATACGATCAATGCAACCACATAATGGACTGTCATATCTTTCACCTCAAAACGATTCATCAATAACGATATAAAATATCCCCACAGAATAGCCATACACGAATATAACACAGATAAACCCACCACTTCCATAGGAACCCAACGATCCAATTGCTGGTGAGATTCGTTCATAGATGCAAATAAACGAACCAATACCACAGATATGGCGTCATTCATCACCGATTCATTCTCCAAAACCTCGAGAATAGCACTCTCGCCACAATCGGAGCGAATCGCAGTTGACAGAGAAATTGTGGCAACAGTATCAGTGGGCGCCAAAATAGACGCAAATAATAAAGCATCGACAGGACTCATCTCTATTCGCGTACCAGATGTCCACACCATGATACCCCAAGCAATTAAAAAAACAGAACCGATCGTACCGACCCACGAAAACAGCGCAGAAGATAACCAAGTACGTCGCAAAGAATCCATCTTAAACTTTAAAGAAGAATGGAACAAAATTGGAGGCAACCCCAAAAATAAAAACACTTCGGACGCAAAAGATATAGACGTACCGCCACACAATGACACAAACATACCCAAAACAACAGCAAACACCGAAGGCGGTATAAAATTCAATTGTTTTATGCGTGGAAAGCCTATAACGATAGAAATTAACAATAATAATAATAATAATTCTTTACCGACTATCTCATGCTTCATTTTTTAATTATATTCGAGACTAAATATTATAAACGGTTACCAAGGTAAAATCCAAATCATTATACGACAACACTCTTTAAAAGATAATTCTGTCAACTCGCTAGACGCACAGGTCGAATCCAAATAGATATTCTTATCGGGCGAAGGAACAGTACAATTCCAAAAACTCGACGAAGATTCGCACTCGATGTTCCAATGAAACAAACTACCATTGCATACAGACACTATTGAACCCAATTGTGGGTTTAAAGATGATAACTGATCCATTTCGCGCACCAAAGAAAAATAATAAGACCATATTTGAAACATCATAGATAACAAAACGGCAGAAATTACAAAGACCAAACTAATACGACAACACCAGATACGGGTTGCACTATCGCACATCTGGACTTGTTTCATTTTTAAAAAATATATTATAGCTTTATAGTTTTTTTTGTTGAGTATACACTATTTTTTTTGACGCTTATTTGGACTGACACCAACAGAACTTCCTGGACTATATTTGTTCCCGTCGATTTTGGGCGAGCTGGTTTGAAGAGTAGGCGAATACGCACCTGCACCGTTTTTGGGCGAATACGCGGGACTTGCGGGCGAATACGCACCTGCACCGTTTTTGGGCGAATACGCCGGACTTGCGGGCGAATACGCCGGACTTGCGGGTGAATACGCACCTGTACCGTTTTTGGGTGAATACGCCGGACTTGTGGGTGAATACACACCTGCACCGTTTTTGGGCGAATACGCTGGACTTGCGGGCGAATACGCTGGACTTGCGGGCGAATACGCTGGACTTGCGGGTGAATACGCCGGACTTGCGGGTGAATACGCCGGACTTGCGGGTGAATACGCCGGAGATTTTTTGGATTGCTGCTGCTGCCATGCCGGTTGTTGCGGTTGTTGCCATGCCGGTTGTTGCGGTTGTTGCCATGCCGGTTGTTGTGGTTGTTGCCATGCCGGTTGTTGTGGTTGTTGCCATGCTGGTTGCTGTGGTTGTTGCCATGCCGGCGCTGGTTGTTGCAAGAATGCGTCCGGTTGTTTTGTATCTGCAAATGTTGTATGAGCATCCCAGGAACTATCTGGCATTTCGTCCAGATCCATCGGTTCTGGTCTCCATGTATCTACACCCCATTCTCCAAATAAGTCTTCTTCTATTTCTTCAGGAGGTTGCCAATCTTCTTGGTCCCACTGAGTTTTGTAGTCTGATTCTGTGACCACTTCGTTAAATCTCGAACCACACATGGGTTCTTTACCCATTAAAAGTTGTTCGGATATTCCTTCTACATGATCATGGAGTCCTTTCACTGCGGCTTGGTGAAATATTTCTACCGGTTGTTCGAATGTGGCTCTTTTGAATGGGGCTGTTGTGTTCATTCTTTTTTTGACGCCATGTCTTGTGAGTGCTGTGATTTTACCACCGAATGTCATCCAGTCAACGATGGTCATGAGATGTCTGTGATTGACGTAAATTCCGTATGCGTATAGTACTTGATGCATTTCTTTGAGTATGGTGGCTCTTGCGGCTTCTATTCCGTATACTTTTTGAATGGCAAAGATATCATTGCATTGAACTGTTTTTTGGTTCATGGACGTGATCCCTTTGATATGATTTAGGTCTATTCCTTCGGTGTCAATGACGAATTGTGAACCTTCTATTCTTATGGAGACGTTTGGTATATGTTCTGAACCTTTTACACACGTGTCTAATATTTGTTTGGTGTATTGGAAGAATTTTTGCGATTTTTTTGCTTTAGCAAATATGTGTGGATCCTCTATGGGGTTGTCACTGTATGCAAATATCATGTGTTTGTGGTATGGTTTTGACCTTAGTATGTGGATGATCTCATAAATATCCAGTCCTGTTTGTACCATTTTTTTCCTGTCGAGAATACAGTGTAAAATTCTTTTCGGTTTTTTGTTGTAGGTCCATTTTTGGTTGTCTGGGTATTCGAGATATGACTGTAGTTCGGGCCATTCTTGAACATCGTATGTTTGTGTGAGGACTAGATCTTTAAGTTGTGTCCTTTCTAGTTCAGACTTTAGTTTCCACGCTTTTTCGGGCCTTAGTCCTGTCTCTTCGCCGGTAAAAATGGTCAGAGATGGTGTTTTTATTTTCGAGGAGGCATTGATCAGTTCTTCGAATCTTGGGACACCCAGAGTGACATTTTTGGCCGAATTGCCGGCGTTATGGAAGGTGTTGAGCGTATTGTGGACAAAACAACCGTTTCCAAGCATGAAAGATTGTAATTTTTCATTCACTGTGAAATCATACACTAATTCGTCGGTTTCATATTGTTCAATTGTTTCGATTTTATCCCACCACACATCGGCGTTAACGGCCTGTTTTAGTTCTGACAATACAGTAGATGGCACGTTGTTTTGTTTTGCATGGCCTATCAATGTGTGTAACATTTGAATAGTAATTCCATTTCCTCTTTTTATTATGCGATTGATTTCTTTTCGCGTGTCTTTGTCTGACGTGTATTGGCGTAATGCCGAGAGAACACCGGACATGCCAGGAACCCTGGCTTGGAACCCCTTTTTAAATTTCATAACGTACATTTTTTCAAGTCTTTTCTTTTTTTCAGGTAATGAAAATCCAACTGAATCGCGAAAACGTTTTGCAAAGACAGCCGGGATGCATCCTTCCCACAAAATACCTCTTTTTCCATCAGGTGTCTTATATTTGCTTTTATTTATATAAAGGGGCATGCCAAAACGTGCCAAGCATAGTGAAATCATTTCAATGAGTGTTTTTGATACAGAATGACAACGTATCGCGTAATGCCCGGGTTCACAAGAGATGTTTCCATCTCCATCGAAATAGCTTTGTAATAGAGCAGATACAAAGATATCTGGTGCTTGTAAGCACCAACCTGGTATAGTTTTATGATGTGATGTTTTCCCGAACTGTTCGGCGAAATACTTGGCGATCTCCTTTGAATGAATATTTGCAGTAGTCATATCCTCCGTTCCCAAAGTATGCACCGACGGTGCTTTGCGTTTTATATGAGCGTCTAATCCAAGTAAATGAGCAAATGGTTTTGCAATTTTTTTCACCCAGTCGTGTTCCCGACCACAAAATGAGATTGTATATTTGTTTACAAACCCTTCTGCCAAGACAGCACCAATGAAATGTCCGGCAATTGCATTTAATGGAAAGAGTGTCGTCTTTTCGGTCACTGCTTTTGGCAAATTTTTCACAACTGGAAGCGCATCACCAACGATTAACTTGTGTCCCGGCATTGCCGTGACACGATTATCTCGCCGTACTAAAAAACTATGCGATGCTGTCATTGATAACGAACGGTTATGTTTCGTATTTACACGAAGCATGATACCATTGGCTGGGTGACGAGACACGTGTGTAATATTTGTCCACGCCACGGTCTCTGTTGGTGTTACGCCCACACATTTTAGATGTGTCACAACCATCTCTTGCGATTCGCGCGAAGTATTGTTGAGTATGTTATCGACAAGAAGCCCTATTTGCATTCGTTTAACTGTTCCGTTTATATCAACAACGACTTGTTGATCATATGCAGCTGACATCTGAGTGGTGGGCTCTCCAACTGACTGCGCGGCTATGGTTCCGACCATTTCTCCAGGCGCTACTATTGATTTGTACCATTTTTTGAGTAAAATGTCAATAATGTTCTGTAGAGCTCGTTTTGAACACGCTATATCTTTTCTAGTGAGTGTTGCTAGTATATATGCGTGTGCAAGGGGGACTTCGGCACATGCGTCTAGAAGAGGACGAATAATGTTCCTGGTCATGGCAGCCGATAAAGAACCGCCGTCTCTGTGTTTATCTAAAATTCTTTGTGCGGGTATGGATATGGCCCATTTATCCCCGAGTCTGAATTTTTGGTTCCATTTCCACATTTGGAACGCTTCGGCAATTTCTGGCCATTGTTTCACATCGTATTGTTCATTGAGAGTCTCTATATCATCAAAGGGACAGTGCATCATTTCGTGTGACATTCCATCGAGTCCGTCTTCACCGTATTTGAATTGAATGACCGACCCCTGAGCATCTCTAACCGTTCCGTCATTCGCAACATGTATAGACTCGAGAGATTTGACTAATCTTCGTTGAATGTATCCTGTAATCGATGTCTTGACAGCTGTATCTATGAGACCCTCTCTTCCTCCGACTGTATGGTGCCAATATTCGTCTGGTGTGAGCCCGTCAATGTACGAATGTTGTACAAATCCTCTGGATCTTGCTGTATTATCGTTGAAATCGAACATTGGCAGTGTTCTTCCTCTGAGTGTGGGTTGCATTCTTTGTCCAGAACAGTTTTGTTGTCCAACACACGCTGCAATTTGCATGATATTGACCATGGAACCTTTTGAACCGGATTTGACCATGAGTCCTAGACAGTTATCGTCTGACATGGCGTTTTGAGCGATGAGGCCCATGGAATCCCTGGTTTGGTTGAGCATTCTATTGATTTTGGATTCTGGGTCGTCTGTGGTCGATTGTCTAATTTCATCGGCGGCTGTATCAATGTTGGCGCATTCGGCTCTAATTTTTGCCGCGGTTTGGTCTGATATGCGCATATCGCCTATCCCTATGGAGAATCCTTGTCCCGCAAACCATAAATGATTTATTCTTTGCAATTCATTGATGAATTGACACGTTCTATCTGGGCCATAATCATTGTAAAGTCTGTGTATGATTGAGCCGTGTGATCTTCCGAGTGCTTTCTTTCCTAGGGGTCCTTTGAGCAATTGTCCTTGAAAGATGTAGGTTGACCAGTTAAAATCTTTTGGAAATAACATGGACATGCACTGTAGACCTGACCATCTTGGTCCTTCGGGGGTCATTACTTTGGCAACCGGCAATTCTGTCGCGCCTTCAACCCACATCATAATATTGGACATTTCGGCTCTATCTAGCGTGACTCCGGGTTTCGTCATCATAAAAGCAGACAATAACGAATCTTGAACGATCCCCATAACTGGCCTATTGGCTTGGGGAGTAATAATATTTTTTGCAACTGCCATCAGCTCCTGAGCATCGGCACGCGATTCGTGTGTCTGTAAAGCATGCAAATTCATCTCGTCTCCGTCAAAATCAGCATTGTATGGTGTTGTACACGTTAAATTAAGCCTAAATGTCTTTCCTTTGAGAATTTTGGCTCTGTGGCACATGATGGACATTCTGTGCAAAGATGGTTGTCGATTGAATAGAACGAGGTCACCGTCTCTGAGTGTTCTTTCAACGGAGCATCCGACTTGTAGGTCTGTTCTTCCTCGAACAGTGGCCATGTCTAGTCGGGTGCCATCTTTTTGAATAATATATTTGATCCTTTTGTCTTGATTGGCGACCATTTCTCGAAGTTTTGTATAGTTGAGCCGGTTTACGGACTCGACAATGGTCAATTTGTCTGCCACTTCTTGTGGGACGCCTACATCGCGCATGTCCAACATTGCATCTCCCGATACGACCGTTCTGGCCGTAAAATTGCATCTTTTCCCCATGAGCGTGCCTCTAAGACGTCCAGTTTTCCCTCTGAGTCTGTCGGATATACATTTTTGTGTGCCTTTGTTTTTAGATGACATTCTCGTCTGGTCGATGTACATGTGTACTGCATCCTGTACTTTTTTTTGATAGTGTTGAATGATTGTGGAATTTTCGTGTTGAATATTTTTATATCCTTTGCATACTCTGAGGATATACAAAAGTCGTCTTGTGATGTCGTCTTCTCCTCGGACTTCATCTCCGTCCATGGTAGGCGATGGTCGAACACAATTTGGTGGGATGGGTAAAACAGTGAGTAAAAGCCATGACGGATGAAAATGATCTTTGCGTATCGCCTGAATATCTTCGTCGGATATTTTTTGAAAAATTTCAAAGACTTCTGGAGCAAATAGATCTCGAATGCCCGCACTGTCTGTGATCTTGAGAGTTGTCGAATTTAGTTTGGATATTTTCACGGTATTTTCTTTACATTTTGGACATTTTTTGCCGAGTCTTTTGTTCGAAACGTGTCCACAATGGATGCACGTTTTACGAAGCCAAAATAGAACTTCTGGGATCCATCCTATATGATACATAGGAAATGGTAGTTCGTAATGACCAAAATGTCCCGAGCATTGTGTCCATGTACGTTGACATGCAGTACAAATACCTCTGCGCGAAGAGACTCCAAATTTTGGATCTCTCAGACCACCGGTCTTTGGTCGTCCCTCATCATAAAGTTCATCTGTGACGACTTCGCATACAGAAATGTCACGGATTTTTTGGGGAGATAAACAACTAAATTCGACATGATCGATCATACAAATACAAACGATAATTTATAAAAAGAGGTATTAAATAAGCACATATGTGTTAATTAAAATAAGATTTATTTTTAATTTCCATTAATATTGGCGATTTGGCCCATTCTATCTCTGAGGCTTCCGGAACTAAATCCGGAGAGAGCCTTGAAAAGGTCTGGGTTGCGGTCGCGGACCGAATTCATTGACGTGGATGTCTTGTGGACGTCGAAGGAAAATGGATTGGTCTTTTTGATGGAAGCGGCGTGCACAACAGATCTGGTGTCCGGTTCAGCGGGAGCCACGCGGCGTTTCTTTGTGACGATATTCATGACCTGCGATTCGAGTTGGCGTTTTTGCTTGGCGGCTTGCATATGCTCCAAACTCTGAAGATCAGACTTGTATTTTTTGCTCGCTTTGTGGGCAATCTCCATCATTTTGACAGACTGTTCTGGGAAATTCTGAGCAAGAGCGTAAATAGCTTTTTTGTTCTCATCCGTCATCATATCCGCTGGCAATGAGGCCGACCAAGAATCGACGAGAGCCTTTGAGAGGGCTTCGGCTTTGCTCTTGGTGTGGAGACGTTCATTGTCCTCGCGCTCTTTCCACTGGGCTTGCAACTTTTTAAGTTCAGCATGGGCCGTTTCCAGAGCGGATTTGGTACCAGAAAGTTCAGACTCTTGATCAATGACAAGTTTCATCAATTCTTCATGATTCGCCACGCTGGGCGATTGCTCGGCAGCAGCTCCCGAAACAGGAGTCTCGGCGACCGGCTCGGACGCAGGCGCTTCAACAACTTCAGTGGTTTGTTCTGGGGCAGATGTAGTATTAGGTTCGGCAGACATATTTTGTCGAGAAGCAAGGTGTGTTATATACTCCTTTTTTTTTGTTGCTTGCACTGACGTCACTGAACACCCGGGTCTTCGGGGCTCGGTACAAAGAGAGACCTCGATCGCGCGCTTCGACGTAGAACCATCTCGAAAAGAAGTATGCACATGTTGCAGGGAAAGACCTTTGTAAAGAGTATGACCAGAAGAACTTGGCTGTATCGCATTTGATGCAAAACGGCCCTCTAGAGTATCTTCTTTTACCTCTCCCAAAATCCATTTTTTTCCATCCGTATCCGTCCAGTCCCGTTTCACATGTCCCACCGCCAATCCCTCCTCATGCTCCAATCGGATCGGCACGTCACTCAGATCCATTCTCACCGATTCCTCTTTCGTAAAATCAAAGGTATGATCATTCTCACCCGGTGCGTCAGAAGACGGTAATACATTACCCACAAAGTATGGCATCTTTTCAAAATAAATCAACTTATTTATACTATATTTATTAAAAGTCTACTCTTCCAACTTTTTTTCAGAAGCTTTACGATCGTATTTCACGGCATACGCCAAAAACCCAACAGCTATCACAGACACACCCGATAAAAACACAGAGGCCTTCAAAGCATCCGAACGATACACCACACTGTCGTCAATATCCTTGCATTCAGAGACATCTCTGGACGAAAAATCGTCAGTATCGTCGTAATCAACACCGGCAGAAGGCACGAATCCCTGCAAGAACAAAGCACCCACGGAAGTGGCGCCCAATATGCCCAACGAAAGGACGATACCCGCCACCATAAGACGGTAAAAGACACCCGCCACGAACTTTTTCGTGTCTCCTTCGTGAAACCAAGATTTGCCCACATATTTGCCAGCATCCATGTTCAAATCCAATTCAGGGACTGTCACCGCAAGGACAAACGTACCAATGCTTAACACAATGGCAGAGATGGCAGCTCCACGCGCAGAGAATCCACCATACAAAAACTCACGAGAAATATCGTCGTTTTCGTTAAAGTAAGAAGCCATGAAATATTTAGAAGTTGGGCCGCCCCACACAAGACGACAATCCATGGGTGGTTTGGATGGCGGCGGCAACTTTTGTTGGTCAGTGACAACTTCAGCTACTGGTGCATCCGAAGGTTGTGCAACAAAAGCATCCGAAGGTTGTACAACAAAAGCATCCGAAGGTTGTACAACAAAAGGCCCCATAGGTTTGCCATGATAAGCAGCAAAATTCAACGGGACATTCAGATCCGTGTTCGAATACACTGATTCATTCAAGGCCAACGCAATTAGAATAGAAATCAAGAGAGATAAAGTTGCAATTAAAGTTTGGGTATGCGCCATTATTTATGTACATGTTGGCGACCTATATACGGTATAATTTTATAATGATGCTCGGCAAACAGGACAAGTATCCGCTCTCTGCATCCAACGATGAATACACATCGTATGAAAACGATGACCACAAGTCATTGATTCCGTACCCAATCCCAACACACAACGACAAATAGAACACACATCTTCAGACGGATCTTCACTTTCACCAGAAGAATCATCGGAATTCAAATCTAAAACAAATTTACGTTTTAAATGCCATAACACAGGCCATTGGCTTGAAATATAATCTTGCAAAAAACGTTCATAAGGAGGAGTATTTGGATTCTTACGACGCCATTCTTCAACCTTAGCACGTACACATCCTCTAGATAAGTTGGGCGGGGCCCATAATTCTACAGACATTTTTAAAAATAGTAATAAACTTAAATACCTACTTAATTATTTATCCTCCTTATCCTCATCCTCCTTATCGTCCTTATCGTCCTTATCCTTATCCTCCTCGCCATCCTTGGCTTTGGCATCCTTGGCTTTGGCATCCTCTTTCATTTTTTTACGGGCCGCTTTTGCACCTTTGACGGCTCCAGATGCGAGTTTTCCCACTGTGCTCGCGGCACCTCTGATACTTTTACCAATACTTCGAAGACCGCTAATCAGGCCTTCGGAATCTTCAAAAGGACGCACCTCACGGTATTCGTCCAAATGATCTGCGACCGGAGCGGGTGCCACTCCTTGGAACGCCATCATAGGATGTTTTGGTTGATAGTTTTCAGGCATTGACAATTGCTCAACAACTTTGGGTTCGGAATTCTTACGTTTGATAGCAGACATTATTATTCAGCGGGTCATACTCTTTATAGTATAAAAAAATAAAAGGAACATCGGCCAAATGCAATAGAACTTATTCGTGGAAACTATATAACCAAAAAACATTGTAATGAAACATGTCAGAAAAGGGTCAGAACTTGGAATTGTCAGATGAACAGAGAGAAGAAGTGCGCAAAATGCTCGAAAAATACTCTGGAAAGAAGAAAAAACAAACACAACAAAAAAAAATACAAGATTCAGATAGAAAAAAAGTGGATCCAGACCCGTTGGAATTAGCCAAACCAGGCGAAACCGTAGATTGGACCCAGCTCACATCCAAAACAAGAAGATATCCATTTGTTAGAGAGACCAGGGGATTATTTGCACCACTCATACTAGATAAAATACCAATTACCAAAAAAGAATTGACAGACATGGCCTATTCCGTTGGTATGGACATCACGTCGCAAAATGACGCGCTCACTGTATGCAGTATTACACAAGCAGATCCGATCAGAGTCTTTCAAATACAAACCGCGCCAAAAGACTCGGAATCATTTTTTATAGAAACATTCAGATATATCATGTAAAATTCTGAACATAATCATTGACCAATTTTTTGGTCAGAGATTTGCTAAAATTTTGGTCATCATTTACGAAAATTTTGGTCATCATTTACGAAAATTTTGGTTGTTCATTTGCTAAAATTTTGGTCATCATTTACGAAAATTTTGGTTGTTCATTTACGAAAATTTTGGTCTTTCATTTGCTAAAATTTTGGTCATCATTTGCTAAAATTTTGGTCAGGGATTTGTTGAACATCATGTAGTATTTACGGCCGGTACGTCCAAAAATAATAATGTTTCGTCTGTGTGATCAAGTCGCCGCAGGTTCCGACGACCCCCATAGAAAAGTAGGATGTGTCATTATCAACGATCATGGCGCCGTCGTCGCAAAAGGGACAAACAAATTTCCAGAGGGGTGTGTCATCACCGAAAGCCGCCTAGAAAAGCCAGAAAAATACTTTTGGATCGAACACGCCGAACGAAATGCTATTTATGCCGCCGCCAAAGAAGGCATGTCTCTACAAGGCACTACGATGTTTATTAATTGGTGGCCATGCGTTGACTGCACGCGCGCCATCATCCAAAGTGGTATAGGCAAGATCGTGGCGCAGAGACGGCCCGATTTTGACCACCCTCGTTGGGGGCCACATTTTAGAACATCTTTTCAGATGATAGAAGAACACGGTAACATACACACTACATTTACAGAAGAATCCTAAAAATGACGGATACACCATATTTATACATGTCGTTTAAATCTACAATGTCGTCTCCATTACAGCGTGAAGTATTAACACCTAAAAAACCTATATGGGTTTACAAACTTGAACAAAAGATTGTAAAACAAGATCAAAGGATTCGAGTTTTGGAAGATGCTCTCGAGCGGACAAGCCTTGAGAATAGAAAACTACTGACAGTTATAGAGACCAGAGGCATCGCCATTCGAAAAGAAAGAGCAAATTCAATGCAATCACAGGGCTCGAATGGCTCTCAAGACCAATTCAGCATGAGTTTATAAATTTTCTTGTATGCGTTCGCGGGGCAGTGCCAAAGTTGTACCGTCTTGAAATTCTACCACATACTCCCAAGGAAGTGTCTTGCAACACGTTAAAACGTCCAAAATACAATAAAGAACGTTCCCCTGTTCAGCAGAACGCTTTTTGCGGCGTATGTCGGTGATTTTGCACTTGTACCATCTGTGAAAATTGATTTCGTCTGTTTGAGCATAGACACGTTGACCAAGATGCATCTTTTACCAAAATTTTAGTCTTTATCTTTTACCAAAATTTTGGTCTTTATCTTTTACCAAAATTTTAGTAATTATGAACCGCGTTGTGGATACATACCGATCCGCCGAACATGACAGACAAGAACTTTGGATGCTTTACCACCAATGGTATGAGAACCCCAGAGGCGCCGAATTGCTCAGGAAACACCGTAGACTGAATAAACCAACCTCAAAAGAGGTAAAACTTGCATTTTACCAAGAAATTAGGCGAAAAACTGTTCTCGTAAATTTATCGTTGCGTCGGATCAAAGACCACCAGCGTTTCAACTTGTTTTCATTTATTTTCTGGAAAAAGACTGGCGTAGACGCCGAATTTACACGTACAGCAATATGTTCGTATTTAAAATAGTTATAACCACCACCCTCCTCTTGTGAGAATTTTTAATGTGTAAATATCTTCATTATCTACTACAGTCATCGTTTTTATATCCCATGAGTTCAATTGGCCGTCTTTTGCTGTGAATGCACCGCTCAAGCAGCCCGAGTTTATATCGCTGAGCATTTGTTCTGATTTAATCCTTTGCCATCGTTCGTCGATAACTTTGAAGAATGTTGGTTCTTCAAACCTTGTTAGTCCTTTGAACACGAATGGTTCTATTTTTTTCAGATCCATCTCTCTGATACCGACGTCGTTGCCATAGGTGTCAATGGCGTGCCATCCCGCGCCATTTTGGTCAAACATTGGAGCTCCTTCGTGTTTGTAATGTAGTACAAACTCGTAATCTTGTATGGTCACATGGTCGAAGGGAAGAAGCATGTCAATATCTCAGTTCAGGTCTCTGAAAAATAATGACCAAATTTTTGGTGACCAAATTTTTAGTGACGACGATCTATATTTTTGGTGATCTATATAAGTAATAATAAAATAATAAAATGGTCGGTCTTCATGTTTGGTCTTCTTTTTCTGTAATAGCTATGGTTGTGGCCTCTTCGATTCTTTACAAGTATTGGCCGGACGATTCCGATAGCGAAGCGTAATTAAACTCTGTGTACGTATTTGGACGATACAGTGGACTTTGGTACACGGCCATTGTCCCATTTGATTGAATATTTTCCGGTTTTTGTTATTTTTATAACCGTGCCGGTTCTTTTTCTAGGGTGATGAGGACTTTTCCATTCTACTCTGTCTCCTGCTTTGATTTGCTTGGCCTTCTTTTTGATTTTCCGTGCTATCTTTTTGGCAAAGACTGTAGATTCTATGGGTTGTGTGTTTTTATGGAGTAGTATATTGATTGTTGGTCGTCTTAGGGTTGGCTTTGACGTTTCGGCGTTTGCGAATTGTCTTAATGATTGAAATGTACGAAATGTCATATATATATATTTAATGAAAAAGACGTGGTTTATATAATGTTGTTTATTAGAAGGCAGCGTCAAGGGAGAATGAGTTCGCTGCTGCGCTTTGTCCAACACCTGACATGCTATACTCGCTGACTCTCCTTTCAAAAAAATTGGTTTTTGCGTCTATTGAGATCATTTCCATAAATCCTAGTGGTTGATTTGCGTTATAAATGGGTGCTACTGCTTTGTTGAGCATGCTTAGGAGTCGATCTCCACAGTATCGCACATATTCGCACATGTCTTCTGTGGATAGTCCGACCAGATTTTGTGGCAATGCCGCTCTGACAAATGCAATTTCGATGTCTATGGCTTCTGTGAGAATTGTTTTGATTGTTTCTTGGTCTATGTCTGTGATCATATTGAGCATTTCTATGGCAAATTTTGCGTGTAGGCCTTCGTCTCTTTGGATCAATTCGTTTGAGAATGTGAGTCCTTTACAGAGATCTTTTGTTCTGAGCCAGTATAGGGATGCGAATGATGCTGAGAATAGTACTCCTTCAAAAATGGCGAAAGCCCATAGTCTTTGCCAGAATGGTCTTTTGGTGTCCATGTATTTGATGGCATAGTCTCCTTTTGCTTTGATGGTGGGTTCTGTTTTGATGGCGTTGAATAGATGTGTGGCTTGTTCAGCGGGTGCGAATATTTCAAGTGCTGTGGCATATGTTTCGGAATGAATGGTTTCGGTATATGCTTGTAGTGTGTAGAATGTTCTGCATTCAGCGACTGTGACTTCGGACATGAATTGGTCCATGAGATTATCTATGACGAGCATATCTGATGATGCAAAGAAAGCTATAATTCTGAGCAGGAATGTTTGTCCGTCTGTTCCCAGTTTCGCGAAATCTTTTTTGTCGTTTTGCCAATCAATTTCTTCGGTGGTCCATAAAACGGATTGTTGTTCTTTGAAAATGTCCCACAAATTTGGATGTTTGATAGGTTTGAGTACGAGTCTTTTTTGAGTGGGATCTGTAAAATTCATATTTGATACATAAAAGAAGTCACTATATATAACCAATTATTTTATGTTAAAATGTCGGATTGTAATAAAGATGAATGGGTATCGGGTATGTGGTTTATTATTTCTGGAATGTCTGCTGTGTCCGCGTCTGTGTTTTCGTTGTTAGTAGTGGGTCCAGTGTTACGTAGACGTTGATTTCTATATTGACGCATGTAGTGTCTCCTGCACAATTGTTTCGAAAAGACTTTACGACTGCATTGTGTGCATGTTCTGTAGGTAAAATGATAAAAACATTTTTGATGCATATATTCTGGCCTTTCGCATAGTTGACAAGTCTTGAGTGGTGGAAAATCTTTCTTTCTGTAGTGGTGTGCGCATACTTGTTTACAGTATGACGGTCTGTTGCAATCTGTGTGTGCGCAATTGACATTTATTTGTCTGTAGTGTGTTCTGCAAAGGGTGAGTGTAAAGACGGGTCTGAGACAATTGTGCCAAGTGCAATGATATCTGGATTTTTGGAAACAAGTTTTGCATAGATTAGAGACGCGTTGTGGGTTTTGTTCACATTGTTTACATAGTTCCATAGATTATAGTAAAATTTTTTAGTTTAAATACTAATAGTAGGAGTATTTGAATACTAAATTTACATGGTTATTTATAGAAATATAAAATTTGATGTTTTGATTTGAATACTAAATTTACTCTTCGTCCACTTCCTCTTTAGGGGATGGGAATTGGTAGTTCATCTGGAGTTCGACACAGACCTTGTACATGCCCTCGGGGCCGTCAGGGTGGGTATCGGTGTAGTGTCCAGTGGGTTTGCTGGTAAACTTGGCACGGACATCGTTCAGATCGGTGAACGGCATGCGGGCAAGGACGTGCGACTGGAGGTCGTTGATCACGCGGTCAAAGACGTGGGCCGGAACCTGCACGTATTTGCCGTTGAAACGGGCCTCCGAATCGACGTTAATGCCGAGCTGTTCCCAGTTCTGGCGGATCACGTTAAGGACAACGTGGTCTTGCGAAACGAGGTAATATTGTTCACCGGGGAAGGCGACAACACCGTCGTAGAGATTTTCTGTACTACAATTACCATATTGCTCAATGTAACGGTCCGAGGCAATCTCGTTGGGCTCGTAGACGTTCAATTCGGCGCGCGATTTCTCGTATGGCATGACAGCCAAGAGGTTGCGGTATCCACTGGCGTCCTTGGCCATGGCTTCGGTGCCGAAATCGGTCTTCTGGGGGGTGTGGAGCCATCCCTCGTTGTTTTTGATGGCCGGTTCCTTCTCGGACGAGTTGAAAAGGTTAAGGGCAAAGGTGACGGGTTCCGAACAGTCCGAGTAGATGGACTTGACAGTCACCGAGGTAAGAATACCTTTGCTGGCATCGACTTCGCCGTTTCCGGCAAAGACGTGAGAAGCATTCGAGAGCTGTACAATGACTCCGTGTTCCATCTGCTTGGCAGTGGCATTGGATTCAAAGACGACTCTGGTGGTGAAATCTTCCTTTGGTGAGTCCGCGGTAGACGTCAAAGCAGACGTAGTGAGTGGGGCTTGTTCTTTACCTTCGGCAGATGCTGGGGTAGCTGTAACTGGACGTTGAATTCTGGACATAGTTTTTCTTATTCCAAAGAGTCCCCCCTTATATAAGTGACAAAAGTTAAATCATGCAGTACTTCATAAGATAGGAATATGAGATTTTTAATTGTGATTGTTATGATAACCAAGAATATATTATTACCATGTACAGACGCCTACAAGATGCCCTTGTCTCTGTCAAGTCAAATACTATTGTGATTGCCGAGGATATTTCGAGTGCTGGTCAAAAGGTATTTCGGGTGGCGTCTCCGGAACAATTACATCAAGAATATCTCAAATTGAAGCAGCCCCATTGGTACGAATGTCTTTTAGAGGGACGTCCCAGTAGGATCTTTCTAGACATTGATTCGAAAGATCCTATCGACATAGACGGACTTTTGCAAACGTTGGACACCGCCATTCAGCACAAATTTGGAAAAAAACCGGTTATAGAAATACTAGACTCGTGCGCTCCCGGAAAATATTCATGGCATATCATCGTGACGAATATTTGGTTAAAAAACGTCTATCATGTTGGGGCGTTTGTTCGCCGTTTAGTCCTTGCTACAAACTCGTCCGCCATAGATACGGCTGTATACACCAAAAATAGAATGTTTCGTCTGTGTGGTTCTTCCAAATTTGGTTCGGACCGATGTCTTCGCCATCCAGCTGAATGGCACGCGTTATTGGTACAGGGGACCATGCGGTCAGCGGAATATCTAGAATGTATGGAAATCGATGAGTCGGAGCCTGTTTCATCTTCCCAAAACCCATTCGAACTCTTTCGAAAAACTGCAACGGGTTATCAGCGAATCGGCAGCGCGCACAGAGGCGAGTCGTCTACCACCATCTGTCCGATGCTTCGACCCATTGTTCAACATTTAGATAACATTACAAACGGTTCGGTCTATTGGCACAAGACCTCCATGACAAATGACGGACAATATATGGTGGCCACGCGCTCCAAACAATGCGCTATCGCCGGCAGATGTCACAAGGGGAATAATATCTGGTTTATGGTGAAGCCTATAGAGAAACGTGTATTTCAACGTTGTTATGACGAAGAGTGTAGGTCTGGCTGCCATGAGATTTCTATAGAGAGTAGTTTATGGTCTATGTGGCATAACGAATGGTCCGCTTTGGCTAGGACACCAAAGAACGAAAACACCCTATATAACATGGTAGATTAAATAAAAATGCCAATCACTGTCTCAAAATCGCCACTCGCACGTTCTGATCCAGAGACCACCAAAGCTCTCCAAAATGTAATGGACAGGTTGGAAGAACAGTCGGGACAAGTTAAATCCGTCACCATTCTCGCTAACTTTTCGGTTGACAAGATCGCCAGCCTCCAATATGGAAAGGAAATCGTACAAGGGTTGGTTGTTCAAGTTTCGAAAGAGTACAAACTTTCAGAAGCTGACATGTCCTGGTTTCACCCTGAAATTGCCGCGGGTCGTTCTGTTTTTGAAGTAGACCAGTTGATTCCTTCGCGCAAGTTGTCTGGACTCGAAATGGACGGTCTACAATCCTCCGCCGGGTCCTACACCATCTCAAGACCCGATGATTTTGGATGTGAGGAAGTCAAGTATCATATTGTCATAGATTCTTCCGCCACCGCATCTTTGCAAGGTCTCTACCAAAAATGGTTGACCACAGGCGCAACAGCAGAAGAAGTAGACAAACAGTGGAAAAGAATGAAATTCGGAGAACAATATGGTATCTCCAAAGCAACCTCCGACGCAAGACTTGCCACAGCCAAAAAATTATCAGGTTCTGCCAAACTTATCTACTCTGATACGGTCCGATCTGTGTTGTCCGATTCTTCTTCCGTCTACTTTACAAACAACGTAGTCAAACAAACAGAAGGACTCACCCTGGTCAAATCGTCGGCCCTTGGTGGATACAGAACCTACAATTGTAATAATGAATCCATTCGATTTTTACCGGCCACTCTCGGACAATCCAACGAATTTTATTCATGGAACAATATGACGCGTCAAAATTGCGCCAGAATTCAAAAGTCATGCTCGTGGGATGGAGAACTCACCTTTAATGCATCGGTGATGACACCACCTTCCATCACAGGACCCAAGATCAGAGAAATGGAAGATGCATACGAATTGTCATTCAGAGATACGTTGACCATGAATACTGCACGCTTTTCGCCGACAGACCAAGTAAGAGACTCGATGTCACCCGCAGATATTTTACATCTGACACCATCGCAAGAACACAGCTCAGCCGCACAGAATTTCATTAGTGCGCCTGTAAACATGGGACATCCCGTTCTTAAACAACTCATGGACAATATCCAACAAATTCAAGCCAAGTGGCCAGACTTTAAGTTGTTCAATCCACAACTCATGAAAGACGGGCGTCTCAAAATACCAAAGTCCATTTACAGAGAATTGGCTTAAACATACAAACAAAATGATTAAATTTATATTTTTATTATTATCTCCAACTAACGTTTCTAGGCTTTGTCCAATCGTGTTGCTTGACTCTCATAGGCTCGAAAACCTTCAATAACATATGCTGCTCTTGATGCAAACGCTGATACGTCCTATCGCGACGATTTCCCTTGCCTGTTATCACTCCAGACAAGACAATGCGAAGACTCACCAGCCGCGCAAAAGCTGTAGAAAATTGAGGGTTTTCAATCAATTCTTTCAATGGAACACAAACGCCTCGATTATTCAAAATCATTTCCGATTCTTTAATATGACCGTACAATTTTGGAGACAATTGGACCACACCCGTCACTTCCGGCATTTGCATCCATTTATCCTCGGATTTGCTGCTTTCCGAACCGACGAATGTACAAGTGGCGCCGTGACAATGAACCTCTTGTTTTTCACGGTTGGATAGACGCGCAACAGTGTCCAGGCGCATTGACGCAAACCCAGAAACCATCATCAAAAATTTATAACCTTTATCTTGTCGTATCTCATTCGTTAATTCATTTCGCTTGTACAAATTCGCCGCAGCATCCTCTCCGGAAGCCAGATGTTCGATCCGCGATTCAATACCCATAACTCGGTCAGTTGACTCGGAAATATCAGCGTCCAATAACTGCATAGAGGTCTCGTTTTTATCAAGGCCTTCCGCAGGTGCAAACTCCACTTTATGCGTTTCCCAAGAATTCATTTACATCAAAGTCAATCCTATAAATACTCCCTAATCGACATGCTCTACCGGACCACGCAACATAGTCGGTAAACGCATTTTTGTATACAATATGTCACGCTGATGTTCCACCCATTTAAAATAAAACATCATCCCAACCACCAAAATCATCATCACAAACCAATGCAAATTAGCCATCACCCAATCCAATGCACCCTCACAACGACCATGCCCACACGGATACCAATCATTCAATACATCATAAAATGCCGCAGAACTTGGATTCTCATCCACGATATGAGAAGCTTTCTCACACAAATTAAACGTACCCAACTGCGCACGAGTCACTGAATCCACACACACGTCAGATTGCAGATACGTCACTGCCTCGTCATGCCTGCGGCGATGATCCACACGATATCGATTAAAATTTCGCACTTGTAACAAAAAACAAATCACCAATAACGATAATAACACGGAACGAAATACATTCATTTATTTTTTATTATGGAAAAGACTTTATACTTCAGACAATAATACCAAACATTTAAATCCATTCTTATCGGAATCCAACATCGTCAACACTCGAACCTTTTTTGTTAGATTCTCGCGAAAAAGATCCACAACATCCTCGTCGTCAGGAAACGAACCCATCTTGTCCAACACAAAACAAGGCGCACCCACAAAGATATCCATCTCCTCCCATTCAGGTAAACGACACGCAAACACCCACTGGCGATTCTGAGCGTCAAACCAAGCCTCCTTTGAATTGAAACGAGGAAATTTTGTTGTCATATTCTTTCAAAGAAAAGTTCTTTAAATATGTCACGGGATGCCACCAAAAATTTGGCAAATCAATGACCAAAAATTTGGCAAATCAATGACCAAAAATTTGGCAAATGATTCTATAACCATATGATCCGTACTGAATATGGATCATATATTTTGGGTAATAATAGCATGTGTTTTTTTATGTATGGTGGGGTGGGGTTCATTCATAATATCATGTCTCAAAGAAAAGAAGAAATCTAGCGAAGACCCTTTACTTACAGTCTAACAATTAATAACTATACATTAAAAGTATTTAAATTTCTAATGGATAAGCTGTACAATGCTTTAATTCCGGCAAAGCTTCTATGGACCCATTGATCCAGTACTTTAGCCATGTCGAGTGAGATACTATGGCTATTCTTCGCTGTTTGGACGCCTGAATGATGTGTTTGATGACGGCAACATTTTGTTGGTGGTCTACTGGCGCTGGCCACGGCTGTTCTTCCGTTTGTAAATCTGAGAAATCTACCCGTGGAAATAGGCGCTTGAGAACTGTGGCGTTGCTTCGTTTGTTGCATACCTCTGTGTGTTGAGGGTATTCTTTTAGACATTCCAGAGCAATTTGTGGTTTATTTGGAAACATAATGTGTGCGGTTTGTAGTGTTCTGATGAGAGGTGAAACAAGGACGAGATCTATGTCTGGACTTTCTGCTGTGGCGGCTTGTTCCATGCCTTTGGCTGTCAAAGAAGTGTCGCGATAGTCCGCGTAAGCCTTTTCGCCCATGGTGTCGAAAAGAACGTTGTGCCAAGCTTGTCCGTGTCGAATACCGTACAAGGTTTTTGCGGGTTGTGTTCGACACACTTTTGTGATAGGAATTTGTTTTAGAATGGCGCTCATTTATAATACAAATGGAAGTTTATATAGATAAAAAAAGTTTTATAAATCATTTAGTGTATAATCCCTCCGGTCTTTAGACCTCTTGAATGTAATATTAGTGGTGCATGGTCTTCGCTTTGGCCCTGAGGTTCTTTTTCTTGGCTTTTTTGTGCCGAATATACTTTTTAAGTTGTCGAATTTCCTTTCTTTGTTTGTAGCATACGGCTGAGAAATTTCTCAAACTTTGTCGAAAGATCTTGGTTTCTTCTTTGGAGACTGAAAGTTGTCGCAGTCCCTGTTTCATCTGTTCGACGACCATTTCCTTGAACGCAATGGCCTCGCGCTTCGTTTTAGCGAGTTCTGCTTCTGTCCTGATGCGCATGAGGCGTTCCCGGCGGCGGTCTCTGGCATGGTGTTTGTTGTGTACGGGCATGTTTGACTTGACCATGTTGTAATGATTATTATTTGTAATGATTATTGTATGATAGTGACTAAATATTTCCTAGCGATGGACCAAATTTTTCCTGACTAAATTTTTAGTGATATATCGGTTAATGTTTTTGGTTTGTCTGTTTTCTTTGTTGGCATCGGTATCATATATTCAAGCCATGACCCTACAATAATCGCTACTAAAATGTCCGAGGTATAGTGCATTTCTGCCAGTACTAAGCATATTCCTACTGCTAAAACGATCAAAGGTCGTTCTTTTTTAGGTGCCATGATATATACGAGTCCGGTGTGTCCTGAAAACATCATGTCAGCACAGTTGTCGGACATGATCAGTATACCTAATAGTGTTCTGGTCTGGCAGTCTTCTGTCCCCGAAACTGCTGGAACGAGAGTAACGAATTGTATGACTCCCTTGAGTATGTATAGGGCTGCCGCTCTGGTCATGTATGTGGCTATATTTTTATTTTGGTATAATCTGTAAAGGACTGCGGCGGCGGGAAATGCGTTGGCCAATGGGACTGCCCATGGAATGAAGGGTGCCTTAAAGTAATCTCTTTGACAGTCGAGTGTTATTATTTTCTTCATGCCTAAGTATGAGAGTGTATAATATATAATAAGAGCTACGAACAATTTTGCGGCCGCCTGCGGGATCGTCATCCAACGGAATGTGAAGATTTATATAGTGTTTATTCACTATATAAAGAATATTTGTCATTGTTATAATGAATCGTCTTTTATTTCTGGGAACGCTTGTCGTTTCAGCCCTTTCATGTCCTACCCGCGAAAAGGCGCTGACTTGTTTTTACGATAAAGCTGATTTGAATGGTGATGGTCGTATAAGTCGTCATGAGATGCGGCGTGCCATTGATCATTATTTGCCTTGGTACGAGCGCATCCCTTTTAAAACGTTTGGCGGTATCTCCAAAGTGTTGTCGGATTGCGATGCAAATGGCGACGGTTATTTGACCAAAGACGAGGCGCGCCAAATGAAAAATACTTGCCTCAACAGTTGTTTTAAGCGTTCGCATACGGTATCGACGTTTGGTTGTTGACAGAAAAAAGTCTGTGTCTGCCCTATTTAAGGCACTGTTGTATGTATGAATGAATGGAGATTCTACCTGCCATTGATTTTGAAGCTGTCGTTGACAATAATGGTATGATGGAAGAGGACGACCCTGGTGAGTTTGTCCCTTGTTATTTTTCGGACGACGAGGAGGATGGTGGCCATGATCTTGATTGTAAATGTGCTTTGTGTCAATATGGCGATGGTGGTTCTGGAGAGGCCCATTCTGTGATCCAGAGAATGCAAGAAATTGATCAGCAGATGGTTGGCAAGGTGAAAGACGATGAAATTTATAATTTACAAGCCGATTTGTATCGTACCCATGTCAAAGAACCGTTGGAAAGGCAGGGTATTGATGCGCCTGACGTCACAGCCGAAACCTGTAAAGCCCATTTTAGCAAGCATCGTATGAATATGAAGCGTATGATAGGTTCTGAGATCCAGTTTGTGAATTCTATGCAGAGACATGTGCGTCGCGAAAATATCCTTAGTCGTAATAATGTAACTGGTCGTACAAAGGTGGACAATGGAGCAATCAAACAGTGGATTGCCTTGTCTAAGCACAAGTTAGATTTGATAAAGTATTGGAAGGGACCATTGAGTAAGGAGACGGCTACGAAGACTCAGAATATAAAGCCGTATAGTTTTTCTTAGTTTTGATTATGAAAAGATGTATAAAAATGAATCATATTTTTTTGTCTTGCAAGAATAAGTTTTAGACAGTATAAATAGGATAGTGTTTTCTTAAAATAACATGGCATCCATCGCATCATTGTCAGGAACCCCGACCCTTGGAAATGTGAATTCGGCGCCGCCCTTTTCCTTCAAATCTTCGTCCGCTGTCCGTGCCGATTACGGCTCTAAGCCTGCCGTTTCTGCTCTTCAGAATCCAACATTACATAACAATGTTCCGGAATCTATGGTAAATTCTACAGCACGCGCCCCGATCTTTGTTAGACCTTTCCACCGTGGCTTCGAAAAGGGATATTCTGAGGGCGATATCTTATTTGTGAAGCGTGGTGACGAGCGTGCCGTCGGTCAGCATCATGTCGTGGCAAATCTATGTGTTTTAAATTATCTATTGAGGACTGAAACGAATTCTAATAAGCAGCTCAAGTACTCGTCCCTGGAAGCCATCCAAGCGGACTGGAATTATTTTGGTATTCTGAATAATGATATGGATACTGGCAGCAAATGGCAGAGACTTTTGAACGTCAATGTCCGAGGCCGTTCTCGCGTTGCCCGTCTTTGGCAGCCTGTCCGTGGAAATCTTCGCCGGGGCGACGTTCTTTGGATTGGATTCGTGTTTAGAGAAGGGAAGGATAAGATCCAAGCCATTCCCGACCCATCGGGGGTAAGACATCCGATCGATCGTGGGGTTGGATTTTTCGAAGCTGTCCCTTTAATGGATTGTTGTTCGGACTTTAAACGCGCAGTATTCAAGCTTCCTGTAGGCGTCGTGAGCCAAACCACATTAAAAAAGCCCCACCCCAGTTCTTTGGCGGGTGCGCTTCACGTATCAGAAACAAGTAAATTGCTTGAGCGTATCGAGGTGCTCATGCGTATATAAACAAAAAGGTACTATATAAATCGGTTCATTTCTATAAATCTAATATGTCTTATTCGTCTGCCAAACGCCGTCGTATCAAACCTTTCGCCCGCCCAACTTCTTTCGATATCAATGTTGCTTTTGACATCCGTCATTTCCAATCTATCAAGTACGGTAACGTCATCAATCCGTATTTCCCAGCTGTTGGTACCGACGAAGCCTTTAAAGTGCTCGAAGGTGAAATTTTAATGCAGTGCAACAAGCCGTCCGTCCGCCGTTACGGTGACCATCAGATGCATGTCTTTTCCTTTGCCAATGGCCTTAAAGGAAAGACTGGACCAACCCTGAACGCATCTTCGGACAAAGTTCCGGCAAAGAAAGCCGTCCTAAAGACGTTGAAGTATGCCGGTGTTGCCGTAACCGAGTTCACCCCCGAAAAAGACGTTTTCGAACAGGGGTTTGTCCTTACGATGGGCGGCCTGAATACACTTTTTAACAATGGTTCTTCTATCTTGTACCCAGGCGACTTGATCTGTGCGGATATTCCAAATCCAGTTGGCAGAGGTCAGAAAAAGAACAGAGCTCTTCAGACCGGGATCCCACACGAAAAACTTCAATTTGTCGTTACGCCATATGCGGACCTCAAAAAAGAACTCGGCGACGCCGAACTTGCTAGCAGATTCATTATGGGTACTGCCCTCTCTTATTCGCGGCCGGGTGCCCCTGTTGACGTTGTTCTACACAAGTGCAATGTCATTACAACTGGTGGAGATTTCGAGTCGGGTGAAAGCCGCATTGCACCAAAAGTCGTCAAAGCTGTCGCGAAAAAAGCGAAAAGTAAAAAGTAAAACAAGTAATTTATATTATAAATAGAGACCTATTTTAATTTAAATGTCGTCATCTAATTGTATGTTATGTAATAAAGAGATCGGTACCAAAGATCGTGCAGTCTTTGATTGTGGCCATGTTTTCCATTTGTCGTGTGTCTTTGCTTCGCCCTTTTCCACTCAATGCGCCGATTGTCATCAACATTTAGATCAAAAACCGGAACTTGGCAACGACCGTTCGATCGCTATGAATGCAGATATGTTAATGGCAATATCAGAGCGACGCCTAAAACCTACAGTCCCCAGGGGAATGTTACATTCTTTTGTGCAGGCCATTACGCCACTCACGCCTTCTCCTAGAACGTTCATTGATCACATGAAACAAAACAAAAAATTATCGACCATCCTTGCTTGTGGATTTGGTCCAGAAGACGCAGTACAAGAACGCGTACGATTTGAAGATATTGCTTCCAGATATGATTCCAAAAATATTCTCGAATTCGGATTCACATGGGACCATATGGTTCAAATGGGAATCCTTCCAACACATTTATCTCATTTTTCATGGACAGAACAGAAACATAAACTTAAATTAAATGCTGCAGAAATGTTAAAAATGAGATTAACCATGTCGGAACTTTCAGAACTTCGATATACCACACACCAGCTTGTGGAATTGGGATTTACATGGCAAATCATGACCTCGATGGGTGCTAACGTAGATACGTGGAAACGATTCAATTTTGAACTAGAAGATATTAAAAGATACTGGGAACCCACACTTACACAGTGGGTATCTGCCGGATTCTACGACAAAGAAAGGGTAAAAATGGCAGGATGGCCCATGGAATCGGTTCTCAATTCCTTGCCCACTATGGACTCTCGAGCATCCGGACGAGTACTCAGGCTGGCTTTTTAAACGTATACAGAAAGAGTATTATACACATACATAACAATGCAAGATACATATATTCTTCCGTTTCTGGCATTTCTGTTGGAGTGCGGGACATCTCGGGATCCGTAGTCACTGTTTTGGTAAATGAGGAAGTCCAGGTAGATTGTGGGGCAACTTTGACAGTTGACATGTGTTTAAAGGTATACATGATTAAATATGAATGTGATGTAAGATTTTGGATTTAATATCTTTTATTTTGTATTTTGTATTTTTTGTATTTTTCTATCCGACATTTTTTTTTTCTGTTGATCTAATATGTCCAATGGAATCGTTTCTTCGTATTGACGCAACCACGGTTTATAACAACCGTTACAAATGGCGACTGAAATAGGTTCCCCTTCTTCTGGTTTGGCTGAAACCGTAGTCCAGGAATCTTTTCCACGGTAAGTGTCGCATATATAACAAGAAACGGAAGTGTAAAGTGTACCCTCTTTTAAACATTGTCCGCACGTAAATCCATTCTTGTCGTATTGGTCACGACGAAACACGGTCGGATTCCCACAAGACGGGCAAAACAAATACATGTTTCCATAAAATTGGAATAGACAGCCCGTCATATTAAACTTAAGACATTCCGTATTCGCACACAAATCATTCTGCATATTTTTGCGTTGGGTTTTCCAATCTTTCTTTGCCCTTCTCTTACGTGCCTCTTCTAACTCAACACCATCCAGAAAAGACTCTACTGCAATCCTCTTCCGCTTCTTTGTATCTGATTTTTCGCAACGACGGCCACAATAACATTTTAAGGTTTCGTCATCGACGATGATTTTATGATGACCATTCGCAAACAAATTGTTGGTTTTACTGTCTTTACGAACTATGAATCCTTTGAAAGAATTGCAAGACAAACACAAATATACTTGACCCACATGATCTTTAAATTCTTCATCCGGAGACAAACCGTAACGACGACGCAACGCCACACACTGCTTTTCATAATAATGCACAGGCAACGGAAACGTTCGCATATCGTGATGGGTTTGTTGAAACGCGGCAAATAACTCGCGAATCGCTTCGAAATCGTAACGAGATGAGTTCTGCAATAATTTACGCAAATCGGTGCGATAAGTATTTTGAGGCGAATGCTGATACATATTCACCAATAAATCGATCGTAGTCTGCTTGACATTGAAATATTTGAGCCATTCGATATGGATATTGCCCCTTTCAACACGTTGAACCATCTGACGAAGCAAATCTTTGTATTCGTTCGGGAATTCGATCGTAGGGTTGACCTGTTGCGCAATTTCGTCAATGCGATTGCACATCGAAACGACTGTCTGAGTAAATGTCTGACGCTGTGGACGGAACAAATTACCAAGTTGTTGCTTATTCACTTGCATCAAATTCGATTCTATCTGAGATAACCACTCCTGAATCGACTGAGAACGACCCACATTTTGATTAATAATAGAACGAATATGATCCATCGCATCGTGCACAGTTGTCTCAAATGTATGCCACTTGTACGTTTGGCATAATTCGTCATACAATGCAGGAATCATTCTCATTGAAAACGTTAAAAATTCCTTTATGATATAAAACAACAAATGCTGGTAATTCGTAAATAACCATTCCTGAATCTGCATGCGATTAGGTCTCAAATAAACAAAACGACGTAAAATAGCCTTGCGCTCGGCCCAACCCAAACGGACCTTACAATGCTTGTACATGCCCAACACAGAACATAAAAAGGCATTACGCATAAAATCATGAACCAAATCGTCTGTTTGACAATAATTCGATATTATTTCACGTAAATTGCGTATCTGACATCTTTGTGGCAACGCTTTGCACATCAGATGAACAATAGGTTTCATTTTTGGTTTGTTTTCATTCCAAAACGAACATTGCAATTGATAATTAACAATATCTGGCAAATTTCCTTCTTGTAACACGTTTGCCGTTTTCGGAGGATATTTCATGAATGCTTGTCTCAAATATTGTTCTTCTTTGGTTTCCTCTACAGCACACATAATGGACACATGAGCATCGTAATACATATACAAACAGAAAGAAATGTGCTCCGGATAATCTTTAGAAGACATTAATTCGATAGACGCATGCACAATGGCTATCAACGATTTGACCCAAGGATGGTCGGCGTGAGGAGGTGACCAAACTAAGGAACCAGTATATTTGGCTGCGGTTTGTAAGCGATCCCAATACGAACCCATGAAGAGCCACTCATAAGAAGAACCTGAAAAATAATTCAATAATGTATTTTCAGGCAATTCGCGAGTAAGCCCATCGTCAAATTCGAATGGTAAAATGCGCCCAAGAGTGCTTAATTCTTGGGCGCCTTCGTTAAAAAAGACATCTCTTGGCCGGGATATTTCATACGCCACTGCTCGTAATGACGAACACCTTTCACAACCTTTAGACGATAAGCATTGCGCAAATGCAACACTACGGGGTCCAAGAGACCCTGAAACACTTGAGGCGATGATAAAAGACAATCTTCAAGACAATATTCGCCCTCCTCGTCCACTATATTACGATAATCTTGGAGAATAATATTGTTTTTGACGCCCATGCCATCGGCGCGAATATTAATAAACGCACGCGCAATCTCAGAACGTTTGCACATTAAACACAAACGACCCTCCGCAGGCAACTTTGCAGTACGATTGTACTCTTCCTCCTCGGTAGGAAGAAGGAATTCGCGCAAAACAAATGCATTCTCATTCACATGAGGCAAATGCATCCCTTGGCACTGATCGCCCATAATACACGACCGTTCTTTGCCCGTCGGTTCGCGCAAATAATTTTCCTCATATGCACGAGTCACCACCTGGATCGTACAACGAACATGCTCCTTATGCTTAATATCTTCCGGAGACAATGTATCACACGGCTTTTGCTGAATCAAAGCGCGGACATAGGGAAAATCATACGGACGCAAGTGGGAGAGATCAGTACGATGCCAAAAGTCTTTGTTCCGTTGGTTAAAAAAGGATGTTTCCGCCACCATCAACGTCTTTGGCTGCTCTGGTTGATCAACAGTCGGCTGTAATATATCGGGCGTATGCTCCTCAGAAATTTTTTCCGTAGATGGCAACTCAGAAAATTGCACATGTTCCGTCTTTTGACGTTTCGCTTGACTCAAATCAAAACTATTCCAATGACTTGACATCACTACTTAAGGTTTGATTTTTTACTTATATAGTCAATTCAGATCCCAAACGATCGAAACGGGATTTGAAAAATCACATATTCGAGATCAAATAACATATTTAGAGATACACATATTCCATAAATGAGAATATTTTTTGTATTATCCGCGTCCATATGGGCATGGCTCGTAGCGAGATGCATCGCATTCGGACCAAAAAGCAAAGCCATTTGCTGGAAACCAGACCTACACGCAGACACATGGTACAGACTCACACAAATACCCGCAAAAATACACCACAAAAAAATCACATACTTGCCAATCATCATCGCCGTTAGCACCATACCCCCCCTATACATGGATGACAACATCATACACATATTCACAGTCATATTACTCGTATCCGAACACGCATTCATTCCGATATTTGTCGCACACATTCATAAAGAATCAGGAATCACCATATGGGCCACCACAAACCTACTCGCTGCCATTGGACTCGCTATATTACTACGCACACACCTACTATTTATCACCATCATTCCAAAAATATTACTATGGACATACCTCACATACATACAAATATATATTTGTATACACGGAATACAAACAGAAACAGATTACCAAGAAAGAAAACCAAGAGTTATTACAGTTTAATTTCTATATCCAGTACGTCGTCTAAATAATAAGAAAGATTCTCCTTTATGCGTTCTGTCTGTGGTAATTCGTAACATGCCGTCAATCCCTCTTCATAAGCCTTTGCATACCAAGCTGTTGCACAAATCTCGTCCAAAATGCCAACAGAATAAATCCAACGATCCACAAATAAAAAATTAGAACGAACATGTAAGTCACGCGCAATACGAGCGTACATATAAGCAACGACAGGCCGCCTAGCTAAACGAAATAAACGAGACAACTCATACAACGGTTCCGCACGTTCTGGATGGCTTTCATAAGCACGCAAATACTGATCATGCAACTCATCCATAGAATAATTCAACGATTCCTTTAATTTACCAGCCTGATACAATGCATAAAACTTTTCCTCGTGCCATCCATCCATACTAGCGCGCTTCAAATACGCAGCCAATGATTTTTCAAGAAGACCGGCATCTCGATACGATTGAGCCAAATAAAACTGATATCGTGCGTTATTTGGCTCCGATATCAACGCACTTTCCAAGATAGACGCATCGCGTTCGTATTTTCCATTCATGTTGCGCTTTGAAAGACGACGAGATAAAATATAATAATCGCCCTCAAGAATCACAGACGTAAACGGCTCATCCGTATCCACATACTCATGAATTGGACCGATAGCGCGCCAATGGATCGAACCAGATAATATTTTACGATTCAAATATGAATTTTTGCCAGATTCTGACCGTAACATAATGTCATATGCACCCGCGTCCATTGGCTCGGGCCACTGTAAAGTCCCGACCACAAGATCATCCGCGTCCATTTCAAAAAGATACTCGGCTTTTCCATAACAATTAGAATACATCACCGTCTGGGAACCCACTTCCGAACCATGATCCCCAAAACCATTCCAGTCCGTATGATACACAGTGCCAGGCACATTATTACGACTCATGACCGCCCGAATGACGTCGGGAGTACCGTCCGTAGAACCAGTGTCCGTAATGTCATATCTATCGATATAGGGCAACATGTTTAAAAGGGTTTCTTCGATAACAACCGACTCGTCTCTAACCATCATGCACAACGTAATAGACGGACGCGCTAAAACTACAGGCAATAACAACAAATACAAAAACATTATATTCATAACATGCATCTATATATTTTTTTATCGGGTTTATCGAGGATTTATGAACGTATATTACTTTTTATTTCGTTTCGGCCATTTAAAATTGGTCGAAAGTGGTCAATCCAGAATTGTTCTCTTATACGCTGATTTTTAAGGTTGCATTGTTCAACTAATGAAAAATTTAACTCCGCCGGTGATTTTAACGACCTCCAAAAAACGTACAGTGGTCTATTGGGCGATCTTGTATGTCTCTTAAAACATTTATAATGATGTGCTTTTGTGCGTGACTCTACAGAACTTTTGGTACGTCCAATATAAACAACTGTATCCCCATGGGTTACTTTGTAAATGGAGGACAAAGAACTCTTTACTTTGACCATTTCACGAGTGAGACGGAAGAATCCACAGCCTAAAGATTCCACAGACGAAAAAAGATGTCATACTCCTAACATATGACCAATTTTTTGGTCATTTAAATTTCAGGCAAAGGAGGCACCACTTTTGTGTGGACCAGCTCTGCTTCTACAATGACTGGCACGACGACGACCGCACTAACGGGAGGCTTTCGCCTCTCCGACGTAATACAGATGATACAACAGATAAACAACAGTAATAGGACGGGAAATGTCAAACAAATGACAAGAGTCAATGTGTTGGAATTTTCTGATGTTTTAGTAGCATTCATGCTCTACATATAAAAATGAACAACCAAAATTTTGGCGAATGATTACTAAAATTTTGGCCACGACAAATCAACAACCAAAATTTTGGCGAATGATTACTAAAATTTTGGCCACGACAAATCAACAACCAAAATTTTGGCGAATGATTACTAAAATTTTGGCAAATGATAATGTTTAAGATCCTGAAGAATGAAAGACCAAAATTTTGGTCAATGACGAAAATTTTGGCAAATGATAATGTTTAAGATCCTGAAGAATGAATGACGAAAATTTTGGCGAATGATTACTAAAATTTTGGCGAATGATTACTAAAATTTTGTCAAATGATAATGTTTAAGATCCTGAAGAATGAATGACGAAAATTTTGGCGAATGATTACTAAAATTTTGGCGAATGATTACTAAAATTTTGGCGAATGAATGACGAAAATTTTGGCAAATGATAATGTTTAAGATCCTGAAGAATGAATGACGAAAATTTTGGCGAATGATTACTAAAATTTTGGCGAATGATGACCAATGACCAATTTTTTGGTCTATAAAAGCTATCTTACTTTTGAAAGTCTATGCCTGTATCCTCTACCGCCACTCTACAAAACTCGGTGAGGATCAGAATTTTCCTCATATTGGTATTGTCCATTGCCATGAGAATCACGCGAACATTTTCATCTGATTCTGTCAAAAAAGCGACAGAACTGTTAGAGATTAATTATATTGTGTATGGGCTTGTTCTATTGTGTTCGTTATTGCCTTTCCGCGTCTCCTGGATGGCGGCATTGGCAGCATCCGTCGTTGGAGTTGGCCTTGGATTATCGGCTTTCGTTCTCGGTACTGTTTCTACTTTTCGTTGTTTGACAGCTGGAAATGCTGGCTGCCTGCAGACTGCCCCTGGTTCGATTGTTTCGTTAATTTTGGCGGGTGTTATTGTGGGTTTGGACGTCCTTCAGAGTTGGACCATGTATTTGATTCTCCGTTATCCCTCTTTTGTGTCCTCGGCGCATCAGCGTATTCGCATTTTATTCTCATGGGCTTTACCATTTGGCTGGTTAATTACATTTGTTTTATTGTACGAATCGTCTTGGTCTCCGCTGGCCACTGCTCATCTTATGGGAGACCCTGCTATGATCGTATTGGCAGGAACGAAGGAAACGATTTTGTTGGTGATTGTGATAGCGGCTTTATTGATTTCCGATATCATGGCGTTATTTTTGATCGATGTATCTACCCTCGTGACAACAGCTATTAGCGCGCAATTGGTATTGACTATTGGTTCTTTGGCTATGATTGCGTTTTCGAAAGCTCCTGCACCGCCTGTCGAACCGTCGTCGTCGGAAGAAGATGAAGAACCGGCTGTCGGAGTGATTGTTCCTTCCGACGAAAAGAAGTTACGTTTAAGACCACTTGGTAAAAATAAATCCTCAACGGGAATAATTAAGTTTTGACTATAAAGTTTTCTAGTTCTATTATATTCTATAATGTCTGACGATGGTCCCCCAAAAGGCGATTCTTCCATACGCAAAATGAAAGGTGGATATCCGAAATATGCGGAGACGCCTATGCCCGATGCATACGATGGTGACGATGATTCGGATTCCGAATTAGGGTCCTCGGCGAACACCGGTTTATTTTCGAATACCTTACAAGTTTTGTTTATTGCTATTGCGATAGCTCATTTGTGGACTGTATGGACACTTCGAGCCGATATTAATATTGTTCTTGAGTATCAAAAGGAACATGCGCAACAGTATGTACACATTACAAAACTTTTACAAAATATGAAACAGGTACAGTGGCAAATTGTGCCGGCTCTGACACAATAAAAATCCAATGTAAATCCATAGCCACAGAACTTGTTTGGAGTATATACTCCAATAACATTGGAGAAAATGGTCCGCAAAAATAAGAAAAGAACCCGCGATCCTGCCCGTCCCAAGCGCGCAATGACTCCTTTTTTATATTATGCATGTGAGCAGCGTAATATTCTCAAAGAAAATGGCGAGAAGATGACGCTTCCAGACCAATCGCGTCATATTGCACGTCTTTGGAAAGATGTTTCTGACCAAGATAAAGCCAAATATATTGCACAGGCCGATGTGGATAAGGCTCGTTACCGTGACGAAATGAGCCGTTACGAACCACCCAAGAAGATCAAGCGTCCGCGTTCTTCTTATGCCTTCTTTATGAAAGACATGCGCCAAAAGATAGCGACCGAACATCCTGATAAAAATCCAAGAGAACTCATGGCAGACATTGCCGCTGTATGGAGAAAAATCACAGACCAGGATAAAGCAATATACAATCAAATGGCCGCGGAGGATAAATTACGCTACGAAGAAGAGAAGAAGAATGCAGAATAAAAATACGATTAAACTATTTAATACCAATTATAAATCATATTATGTTAGTCCGAAAATATCTAGCTTTTATTCCTTCTACATGGCCATGTATATGTATTTGTCTCGCCACATGGTTCTTGGACAGACTCTTTGTTGAATTTGGTCACAGGTCCGAATACCAAACATTATGCACGCATAGCGACCTACAATATGTACAAATGCACCAATTATTGACGGCAATCGCCACCATACTCCAAATAATATGGTCCGTACGAGAAAGACGAATGCAATTCAAAAGAGAAGCTGCCCTCATGGGTCTGGAAGATCCCAGATGCGCTTTTCACATCTATATCCTCCAAACATTCATCTGTATTTCTTGGACTACTGTGGTTGTTACTCTCTTTGATGTTTCGCCATGGCTTTGCATTGATTCGGTCGCGCAAAACCGCGCCTCTCTGGCCCTATTGTCTTTGTCTATTATAGGCGGTTCACTACCAGTAGAGGCATACTTTTGGGACAGGCATTTGCAAATAGCATTGAGAGATCAGTCTGGTCCCATCGACATTTAGACACTATAAAAGCATATACATTATAGTGAAAATGTCTGCTGCACTTGCCGCCGTAAACGGTCCCGTAAAGATGGGAGACACTGCGCGTTTCGCAAATTTAAGAACTAAAGCCGGTAGTAAATTAGCAAAACTGAAAGAACTAAAGGCTAAAAATACATTGCTCGACAAACAAGTAGCCAAATTAGAGAAAGAGGCAAAAGCCGCGGGAACTGCCGCCGAAAAAGCCGCCGGAAAAGCGGCCGCTCTCAACGAAAAATTAGCCGCCGCTGAGAAGAAACTCACCGCCGCCAAAAAAGCCATCTCCGAAAGCAAGGACAAAAACAATCAACTTAGCAATGAGGCCGCCCAGGTCAGTAGGGCGCTAGAAAAACAACTCGCCGAAACAAACAAAGAACTCGATGCCAAAAAAGCAGAATTCAAACAATTGACGGCAAGTTTGGACAGTCAAACTACTGCGGGCGCCGCGCAACAAGGTACAATTAAGAAACAAATCACTGATTTGAAAAAACTTGACGCGCAAAATTCTAAATTACAAAAAGGCAAAGCCAAATGCGAATCCGACCGTGAAAAATTAAATAAAGAAGCAGAGGGGTGGAAAAACGATATAAGAACGTATCAAGGAATACTAGAAGATTTAGAAAACGACTTTGACGCCGAATTACAACATAGACCATCATTAAAATTTTAAATTTTATTTTATGCGTCAGTAGCAGCTGTATTACTCCCCAATTTTTTAGCCAACTCTTTCCATGCGTCCAATTTACCATCTTTCTCATACAGTCCATACGCCACAGATAACGAATCATAATGTTTTCCACAAATGACATGGACACCATAACCGAGCCCGCACGGATTCGCACTGGCTTTGGTACACTTACACACTCTAATGTTACTCTCGTCACAATCCGACTTGAAGATAAGAGCGCCTTTACAATAATGGTTTGGGTTGTCCTTTTTTGTCAATCTTTGGAGTTTTTGTCCCGGGATCGTTTGCAATTCATATTGGCTTGGCTTTCTTTTCGTAGATTCAGTGATTAATTCGAATATTTTTTTGTAGGTGCATATGGACGTCCGATCTATTGCTTCCGTGACAGTACTCGTGTCTTTGATATTGCGGACCAATTTCTTCAATTCGGCCGGTTTAATGGCGGCAAGTGTTTGAATGGGTTTAAGGTCTAGTGTGTTAATGGCCGCCAATTCCGCACTGATTGCCGCCAGCTCAGAACCAACATCAACAGATTGAACCTCTACCGATACATCGGCCTGCGTTTCCAATCTATTGGTGGACCGTCTTCGCGACGTGCCTTGTAGAGCAGCGGGTCTCGTAAAGTTTCGGGCCTTCGTCTGTTTAACAGATGCGGGCGCCTGTGTAACGGCCGCTGGGGCGCTTGTTGAACCGTCTTCGTCGTCCGAATCATCAGAACTATCGGAAATTTCATTTTCACTATCATCTGGCACTTCCTCTTCAGCGTCTTTCGTCTCGACATTTGCGTTATTGTCTGGAGCGGTCGATTCCAAACGTTTGGGCAGATTTATATCTGTATAATTCGATGGTAGAGGCTTGAGCGCCGGTACCCGGTGGACATATTTTTCAAGTTTTTCTTCTGTACTTTGTCTTATAATTTCTTCGAGTCTGTCAATGACCGTCTGAATTCTATGATATTCAGGATCAGTTGTAGACCATAATGTCAATTTCTTTCGCTCTAAATTAAGTTGAACCCATGTATTGTATAGCGCATTTAGGGCCCTGGCAATTTTCTTGACGTGCTTCGGCTTCATTCGCCCGAGTTCTTCTTCGGAGGGTAGTTTAGCAGCTTTTAGGAGGTCGTCCATGGAAGCGGAATCTGATGCGGGTGTCCCGGACGCATGCAGATACAGATGTAGAAATGTGGCCAATTCTTTTACAATAGACATTTTTAAAAACAATCGTTAACGTTTATAGTATAATTTTTTTAAGATTAAAAGACCAAATGTATATCGCTGGCAACCTGGGCCGCCGGGCGTGTTTTCTTTTTATTTTTTTTCCTAGCCTTTCCGACCCGATTACTGGGGCGGAAGCCGCCGCGCTCTAGCATTTTTCTTTGTATTTTTTCTTTTCGCGCCTGTTCTTCTCTTTTCTCTTTTTCTTTGGGTGTTTCTCTGGAGACTTTTTTCTTTTTTGTCATATTTAAAATATATTGTTTGAATTCTTTCTTTGTGAGACGGGTGGGGTCTTTTGGATCCGCGTCCATCTCGTCAAAAAGTTCGTCGAGGAATGCCGACCTTTCTTCTTTGGACAGATTTGGCAATAATTTATTTCCCAGACATCCATTCATCACATTTGACGATAATTTCTTCTTGAATTCCGCTTTCGTCAACCATGGTTGGTCTTTTGTTCCGTGCAAATCTTTCCATAAACCATCCGACGAACATCTTTCTGTCCAATCTTTCACAACGTCCTGGAACTTGGGATTGTTGATTTTGTTGACAGCCGACTGCATTTTTTCTTTCCATCTGGTCTTTGGAGTTGCTGTCATTGCTCGGTCATCTTTTTCAAGTTCTCTAATTTTGTCACGAAGGGCGGCCTCTCTGGATCTGGCCGTTTCAAGCCGATGTTCAAGATCTCTTCTTTCCGGTCCAGTAAGCTTGGACAGTTCTGATTCGAGTCTTGCAATTTCGCTATTCAACTGCCTGTGGTCGGGATTGACCGGCGCAATAGGTTCTGTACTGATGTCGCGCATTTTATCAGCTAATTCTGTCATTCTTTTCACTTGTTCTTGTTGTTCTTTATGGTATTGATTAATAATTCTTTCCGTTTGTTGGCGTTTGCGCAATTGTTTTGCGCGTTCTACTAAAATATCCGCGTTGGGAGCCGGGCCGTTTGACGAACTTAATTGACTAGCAACCACAGATTTGCGCACATACCAAGAATAGGCCGCCGAAAATGGTACCTTTCCAGGTGCACCCAAATTCTTCACTCGAAAAGAAACGCTGATAGTCACATTTGGGAAATATAACGCATTATCACCATTAGACAATGTGACTGGCCATACACAGACGCGCGAATCTAATAAGGTTCTGGCCTTTAAGATAGCCGCACTGCCATTTCCCACCGGATCGTTCATGAAATTTTTGAAAACATTTAACCCGCATTGGTTTAGGAATGCGTCGTCGTATGGAAAGTAGTGATACGGAACAATTGAATTTCCAACGCCCTCCGCTCCAACGTCGGAAACAAATGTATTACAATTGTTTTTCGTCGAAAGCCAATCGTTTAAAACGTTGGCGACAATAGAAGCTATATTAAACGGGGTTTGTGGATTCACAGAACCTTGGCCGTTGTCATACTTTGAATCACCAATTATTTTGTGAAAAAGACCTTCAGACATCAAATATCGACAGTATATTTCCGCAATCAAGCGGACATCCGAAAAATACGCATCCAATAGGTTTGTAGGATCGTCTTCAATCGCAACAGAGAGGCCTGTTTTTTCATTTACTTTGAATCGTTTGCCCAAAAGAATGTTAAACACCGGTATCCATATAGATGCTTGTACCAGAAAGAAGGGAATTTGTGCTTGGCTGAACTGGTGTACATTAATAGCGCCAATGGATTCTTTCCCAAGTATATCGGTCACGTGCAACATGAATGCATGAAAACAATCTTTGGGTGTTTTCTCACCCAAAATAATCTTTGTTGGGAATCGACGAGGCAACCCGATATTTGAAGAAAAGAAATCATTCGTCATTTCCTTCACATATCCAGCAACCATAACCATGACCATACCCTTGTGATTCGTCAGAAATTCAGTCAATTCATCGGCAAATTCTTTTCCAGCGGCATCCCCGGGAGGAGTTAAAGCATAGGCTTCGTCTATGAAACACATCTGGCCCAAAGAAGCGTTTAAGAAAGCCCTGGTTTGTATAGCAGTCTGACCACGCACATTGGAAATGAGATCAGATGGTTTTGGTTCTTGCACACCATTCGACGTTAGCCAGCCAACGGCATGGGCAAATTCGCCAATTTTCTTAGCCAGTGTTGATTTACCAGTACCGGGTGCTCCCATCAGCGCAATATTCATAGCCATTGTTCCAAACATCGTGACGGGTGAAATGGCAAAAGATGTTGCCATACGATAAAACTTATGACGAATGTGATCTTCCACGCCAGCATCTATCATGTCTTTTGCCCCATAACAAATGTCAAATTTGGCTTGGTCTACCGTAGACTGGCTAAATAATAACCGACCGCCGCGACATAGCTGCTCATAACTATCTGTCACGTTTTTAAAATTGACGAAAGGCATACCCTGTTCATCTAATTTAGCTTCGTATTTGGCCGAAACACGTTTACTATAGTTTAAGGATGTTATTCCAGCAGCTGAGTCGGGTTTTTTTGTAATGGCTATCCATAATTTAAAAGGCGTTTTAATGGGCGAATTTGGAGCCAATAGTTCACGAAACATTTCGTTGATAGTGTTGATCTGGTGTTGGAGAACAGCCTGCTTTTCCACCAATATCCGCATCATCGGCGTGACCTTCGTCTCGACTTTTAATCGAGCATCGCGATAACTCTGTCTCTTCGAATCGATGGAAAGACGCTCGGCCTTGATTTTCTCAACAACCTCCAACAAACGCGAACGGTTTTGCATAAACAAATAAGATTGATACACACATTTAGCACATAAAAATGCGTTGATTGCTGGCAACTCGTCCTCGAGCCCTGGTGATGGTCTGACAACGGGCAAATTACCATTCGCCACTAATTGGATAAACGCGTTGTCGTCCACAATAGGTTCGTCTTCTGAACCTATTTGCGCTTCTTTACTTTTGCGCTCGACCTCTAATAAATTTTGAAGCGGTTCCCGAACATCAGACAACATCTGGCTAAATTCGGAAGACTCCAATACATATTTGATAAAGGCAGCGGGATCGTCTCCACATTTAACAATGTCTTTGATGATATCATTGCGGTGTAAAGCTGGGTCAGCATCATATACTTCTTCTGACAGTATCGCCAATGCTTCAATAAGAGCATTTTCTTCTGCTGCGTGTTCGGAATGCGCGACGGTCACTTCGATCCTCGGCATAGGGCCTTGGATCGACCCGTCGAATCTTTCTAGAAATTTTCGAATGATTTCCTCCGAGACATCAGGCGTCAATGGAACAGAGACGCCTGAAAAATAAGCGACCGGATTTCTTTGCATAGATTCTGAAAGAGTTGACATTTTGGTAAAAACACCCGTATATAAATAGGGTCATTTCATTCAAAATGTCAGACGCGCTCAATGTAAAAACCAAAAAAATATTAACGGAGCTATCACATCCGTCCTTGGAAAAGGATAAAACAGCCGTCCATAGGCGGATAGACTCTGATACAGAATTTGAACTTAAAATGATCAGTGAAAAACTTCAAAAAAAGGGACACAAGCAGAAAAAGAATAAACAACTCGCGGAAAAAACACAACAGTTCTTGGCGAAGTTAGCGACAAAAGGTTCGGTGGCAAAACACACAAAGACACCCGAGGCAATCAATCCAGAAACACAAATAGAACTCGACATACTATCCAATAATATGAAACGCGCCAAACAAATCGCACGAGCGCACGCCAACATCACGGAAAAAACACAAGAAATGTTACAACAACTCAAGACACACGCCGAAGAAGAAGATATTCAATTGATCGAACAGGCTATTTTAAACGGAGTCCCATGGTCCAACATTCACTCCATCATGAAACGAAAAAATATTTTATGGAGAGATGTCGCTTACGAATTGGATGCAACCACACAAACAATGGTCCAAAGACCCATATTTTCACAGCAATTGTGTCCCAATTTGTGTATGTATGACATAGAAGACATTAAAGATATGTTTGCTCACGATGCGGATAATATATTGGCGCAACTTTTACTGGATTATTTGTTTTCTACTAGATCTGCCGGCAGTGAACCAGACCCGTCAAAAGTGGATATTATGCTGAGAAATATTTCGCCAATGGCGGGAGCAGTTCTAGTCAGTTTCATTAACAAAGCATTTTTATGTGAAAATTGGCAAGACTTGATACCGTTGTTCACGACATACCTTCCATCTCTGTCACCCGAAAATAAAAATGACATCGCGGATACCATTCATACGATCAGCGATCTTGAACACTATATTGCAAAACCCTACCTCAATTTCGCACGTCAATTGCGGTTATCTACGGATCAATTGGAAAAGATTGCCGACGATCCGCACTTTCAAAAGATGAAAGACATGGAAGATATGGTAGACGACTTTTACAAATCAAAATCTGCCTTAGCCATTCGTCTTCGTCTTCAACAAGCCAGGGCCGCCGACCCAAATGGGAATTTTCAAGAACCAGAATGGACAATGGCGCAATTCAAAAAAGATTTTGGTGCGATCGCTACATACGAACGTGGGAAAATGACATGTGAGATTTTATCCAAATCGGCGCGAGAAAGAGGCATTCAATACCCGTCAAGTTATCAGCCGTTGCGGAAAGTCGTGTTGACAGCCAAGATACAAATGGTCGCGAAAAAACATCATGAAATACAAAGACATCTCACACAAACAGAATTGTGGTGGGAAACTGCGACAAAAACATCGGTATCGATAGAAAAAAGCGTGGCAGCTTTGATCGCTCAAGGCAATCTTGGAACATTTGAACAAATATTTGCATGGTTTAACAACGACACACCTCCAGGAATAACACCACCTTTGGATACGACAGAAATACAACAATCTGTCCAAAACTTAAATGCCAAGTGGGGACCCATGAAAAAGGACATCGAATATTTTGAAAAAATGGCGCAAGAAAACATCTTTCAACTAGAATTTTTACAAGCGCAAATCAACTGTTACCAAGCCACACGCACTAAAACGCAGATACCGGCGATGCCACTGGTCGAAAAAGCCAGAGAAATGTTCGAAAAACTATCAGATTATAAGGAAATTTTGGAACATTTATTCAAACTATCCGAAACAAGATTGAAGATGGCAACCGTCTCAGAAACGACACACTATCAATATATGCGGTCATTACTTGCAAATATTAAAGTCATTGCCGATAAAATCAGTCGTCCTTGTCCTGCGCTGGTTGCATCATCTAACATATCTTCACCAAGTGGTTCCCCAATCAATTCCCCAATCAATTCCCCAGTCAATTCACCAGTCAATTCACCAGTCAATTCTCCGGTCAATTCTCCGGTCAATTCTCCGACCAATTCTCCGACATCTTCGCGGCCATCATCGCCAATCCAGGCGGACGATCCGAATGTTTCATCAGACGAAGATGAACCAGAGCCGGCAGCACCTCGAAGAAGCACTAGAAATAATAGACAAACAGATTTTTACGATAATTGGTCAAAAGAACAAATGAAGCCACTGTTACGAGAACTAAAGAAAAACGGTGTTGATCTCGGAGGTATGCAGATGAACGCTGGCATCGCTGATATGCGCCAAAAACTTAGAGAACTTCAAAAGAAAGGCGTTATTAATAAAGGTATAATACAATGAATATTTATTTTTTTTGTAAATCTAATGACGGTTGACTAATGGCGCGTCTATTGGCTAGACAGACGCGCATATCCTCCGTAACCTCACCACCCGAATGAAGAGCGAATAGTTTACCGGGCCATTTCTCAGATTCTTGAAAGGCATCCAAGACGAGTTTCCAGTCGTCTGGCCGCCTTCCGTGCATATATACGATGCGCCTCTGTTCCGCTGACAATTCTGGCAAAGGTCCAAGATTCATATCAAGACCGGCTTCTGCAAATATTTGCAATGAGTCTACGGGCGAATCATATAGAACAACTTGATTGAAATCCGCTCCCAGTTCTAGACATTTACGACAAAATTCGGGCGCTTGCCTTCCATACGGAAGGGTGTCGTGTAATTCGTTGTACCAATCTGACAACGGTTCTACTTTAAAGTCTTCTAATTTGTCATGGAAAGGCGCCACCAACATTAAAGCAGATTCTCCTGACTTGTTTTTCTGATACGGCGACACGTTTTTCGCGATTAATGTCTTGGCCCATTGCCATTGTCTTTTTCTGACTGCAATATGCAGAGCCGTCTCTCCTTGGGCATTCGTATATGAAAGACAGTCGTTATGACCACCTGTTTCTATTTCGTCGAGAAGAAATTGAGCCACTGTTTTTAACGAACGGTGACATATGTACAGGAAGGCCGGCTCGTGACATATATTTGCTTTTAAAAGCCATTCCAGCCATGAATTGTCCAAATGATTAGTGAGCAATGGGTTTAACACACCCGAAGTGCATGTGATAAATAGTCCGTGTAGCGCTTTTAAGAAATTTGACACTGGACCCGAAACAAGTGTTGCGATCATGGCCATATTATATTGTTGATCTTGGTACCAAACACCTGAAATATCTATTGGGGCGTCCCCAATAATGTGCATGAGGGCAGGGACATCTTTGTGTAAATTTTTGTAAAATGTAGACCAGGGTGCATTTAAACCTGTGATCACTTCTGAAAATTCATCTTCTAGATTTGATCGGAGGAATGACATATATAAAAATTATTTTTTTGCTTTATACTTATTTTACCAAAAATTTGGTCCGTGATTTCAAGTTATTTTTGTTCGACTTATCGATTCTTCTCATGAACATTTACCAAAATTTTGGCCCGACTGATTACCAAAATTTTGGTCTTTCATTTACCAAAATTTTGGTCTTTCATTTACCAAAATTTTGGTCTTTCATTTACCAAAAATTTGGTCTTTCATTTACCAAAAATTTGGCCAGACTGATTCACCAAAAATTTGGCCAGACATTTACCAGCCCGACATTTACCACCAACATGTCATACTACACTCCGCAAACCGTCTATGAGAAAGAAACACTCATTCATCTCGCCGCAGTGGTCACCCTTCGCGCCATTGGTACTGTGGGACAGAGAATTGAGTACTCTACGCAGTATTTGCACCAAAGATATGGAAAAGAACCCGAACATGAGCGCGTACCTTCCTATTATAAAGAAAAGTACAATAGTGATGAACATAAAGACGCCTTAGATTTGGATGTCTGGGCCAGTCTCGGCCTTCTGTTTGTGTCTCAAAACACGAAAAAGCTTAAAAAGGACATTAAAAAGGGCTTACACAAGGCTAGTAAGAAGTTGAAGAAATTCTGTAGATAGATTATGAATATTATTTAGAAAAATATTGATTTCTTTCTAGAAAAGGTAGCAAAGGTTCTATAGCAGACTTGTGTTTTTTGCGCTCGCGCACGATCTTGTTCACTGCAGATGGCCCAGCAAACTCTAATTCATGCCATTTTCTTTTTCCTGGTGGTCCAATAACTCTTGTAATCACTGAATAATCATCGAATAGCCAATATTGGTGTTCTGTATCGGTGTGTGCTTGTAATTTGAGCCCAATGACATTGGGATGAATGTCTTCGCCATTGAAGGATCGCATGGCATATGGATGTGCGAACTGAAGCATTGAAAACTTGGGCAGATCCCAGCGCGCGATTGCTTCCAAAGCTACTCTGCGATTGTTTCTGCCATGTGGATGCAATTTCCCGTACAGTACCGGATGCAATGCCATCAAACATAGGCAGAATATTTCATCTTTAAGAAGGCCGTCTGTGACTGGTATTTTTGGCCATTTGTGCCACACTTCTTGGCGAGGTATACCGGCTAAAAGTCTTAGAATGTAAAAAGACGCCATTTTTTCATATGGTTTGATAAACCCGGGGTCGCATTCTAGCCTAGTAGCTGCTTCCATAACCATTTGTTTACATGCTGGCCGTGTCAAATTTTCAGAACAATGTTCGTATATATTTTCGGGTATATTTTTGTCAGTTGGTGCTAGTCCAGCTTCTTTGCACCATTCTTCAAACGTGAATGGAATCTTCCAGTCGGAAATGACGTAATGGGCAGTTGTGTGTTGTATTCCAGAGTTATCGACGAATGGTTCTTCGACTAAATGGGTTTTCCAGGCAATATTTTTGAAAAGTTGCATATGTTTGAAGGGATACGGTTTAAATAGCCAAAATTTTGGTCATTGATAGTTTACTAAAATTTTGGTCATTGATAGTTTACTAAAATTTTGGTCATTGATAGTTTACTAAAATTTTGGTCATTATTGTGACTAAAATTTTGGTCATTGATTTGCCAAAATTTTGGTCATCGAACACTGAAATTGCAATGGTCAAAAAGAAAAGGAGGAAGAACAAAAAGAAGGCTGGCGAGGAGTGGAAAAAGTTGCGTAAGGCCTATATGAAAGGCCCAAAGCGCTTGAAATTGTCTGTAGAACGCCGTAAGAATGGCGTAGACCCTATATTAACACCAGAACATTCGAGACGTATCCAGATTGAGTTTGAAACGAGACATTCTGATAAATTTGTGTCTGTCATAGTCTTGAAATCAGTGTTTGAGCAGATGGGATTGAAAGTCGGCGACGTCAAGACAATGAAGGAGGATCAGCTCCATCAGTCCGCCAGAAGCTTGCGCAAGACATTTGACGTACTTGGGCACAATGATCGCGTCTTAAACCGGTCTAAATTGGTGAATTTCGATAGTTTTGTTCGCCGTGCTTGGGTATTTGGGAAGGCGTTTCCAGAGTATGACGCGCACTTACGAATTACGCATTCTGATAAAAGTTTAGCAACCTTGGCTGCTACCAAGAAGCATATCGACGAACTTTTTAAAAGCCATGCCACGGTTCTAAAGTCCGAGGTCGAGTATATGTGATTATTTGACAGTCAGTGGTAGTGTTTTAAAGTCGGTTTCGACATATTCGGCGATTGTTTTCAATTTAACGTAAAGACTTTTTACAAAAACTTGTTCATTATAATTCAATACTCTTGGTGTGCATTGTTTAATGTCGTTAAACGTCCCATTCTGCCACCAATGTTGTTTATTAAGCCATTTAACAGCTTCGAGTCCAATTTGTTCTGGCATGTGGACAATGGTCCAGAAATGATAGAGTATAATTTTGTATCTGGTGTGCACTGTGATTAATTTTGTCGAGTCCACTACGAGGAGTATGCCTGAGTTTGTTTTGAGAGGCGTGTTTGAGATAGCGCATGTTGATTTTTCTGGAACTGATTTGTATTGTACACATCCCGAACCGGTTAGTAATATGTTTAAGACTCGATTGCAATTGAGTCTTTTCATGATGGTTCCGCATAATGTTTTCCTCATGGAATGGAATGCTTTCACGTGTTTGACAAGGATGACAACTTCTTTATTGACAGGCCTCTCTAATTGTTTGTCGATCGTCTTGACATATGTTGGATCTAATTTACATTGAACAAAGAAGCCGCAAACTTTGACAAACGTCTCAAAATTTTGCATTCATATTTTTTGGGACTCGGATATACTCTGCCTCGTTTTGAAATCCATTCGCGGGCGCGACGGATCGTACATAGCGACCTAATTATAAACCATAAAGTCGAGATGTCCATATACAAATCGATGGAACAATTCGAGGTGGAAAGAGAAAAAAAGGATTTATTATATCATATGATTAACAACAATGAGGCTTCTACTTTAAACGATATTGTAGACCGGGTGATCAAGCATGTGTCCACCAAATACGATGGTCGTTCTATTCGTTTAAAACAAATGCTTCAAAAGGTGAGGATGTCTGATGATCGTGTCGGCAAACATGCTTTAGTCTTTTTTGCTTTAAGAGAAGAACCAAGCTGTCGGAGTTTGTTTTTGTCAGATACGCCCCGTGTTCCTCCTGAAAAATTCAAAAGATTTGTAGAAGATGAATTGCCGGAACTAGTGGATAAACTAACCAATGGAGCATTCACATCTCTCAGAGCTTTCGCCGAAGATACTCGTTGGACGTATTGTACACTTTAACTATATAAACCTCTAATGATATACTTGATGAATGAATTGTGGTTTATTCTATTTTCAGTAGTCCTTCTCTTTGACTTTTTTAGAGAGGGCCATTTTATATTTATCTATTATACAATGTGGACGTTTACCCTAGAAACCATTTTTTTTGGACTTATTGTCGCCAAAAAGGCGACGCTCGCCAAAAAAATATTCCCTTTTATTTATGCCCCTGCTATCGTCGTTTGTGTTGGATTTTGGGTTCTCATTGCTCCGGCGGCCACCTCGGCACCCATTACCAATATTGTGCTCACTACTGTCACCCATGGACTCAACGCCATTGCTCTGGTTCTACAACCTTATAAAATATACCAGAAAGATCTGTGGAAACCTATTGTTTATACAGTCGTTTATAATTTATTCTTGGCCATTTATGTAGGTTCTGGACACCGTTCCATTAGCGGAAGACTTCCGTACTGGTATGCACAATACGACCAGCCTTTGGGATGGATTTTTGCAGGGCTAGCGGTAACGGCAGCAACCATAGTACATATACTATCCACAGAGGTTAAAAAAATACACAGCGAACCCTTTAATGTTTAAGCTCTTATCTTTAATGCTTTCGAAATTCTATGTAAACGTTTAAATTCTTCAAAAAAAGTCGTCGAAATCTCTTTGTCGTCAAAGATCATCACATTTTCAATATTTGTGACCGCACTCTCCGTTACATTGAATGAACCATTCATGACCCAAAGAGGCTCGCGCGCGGGCGATAACCCAATTAAAAACTTATGATGCATGAGCGACTTGAAACGTCCACGGCCCTCGCCGACTGTCCGTATGACACCCCCTTGAAAACATCCAGACAGCTTGGCATAAGCCTGTTGATTCTTACGACGTTTTGTCAGTTTATCTGTCGTCGTAATTATCGTTACGCCCTTCAATTGTTCGGCCATGTTCTTCAGAATACGCTTGTTGGATAACCATGCCACACATCCGACGATATAAGCCGTATCTTCACGCTTTATATTCCGAACGATCGCGTTTTGAATGCCGCGGCCATCGAAGAGAATGGATACCTTGCGACCACCCCGTTGATGTACCTTTTGCCGCTTACGATCCTCATCCTTCACTTGCTGGTTGAGATCGCGAGACCTTTTTTTGGAAGTAGACATTTTTTGATTCTATTAACGACTATATATATGGGATCGTGCTGACAAAACGATGGATGCAAAAACAAAAGTCTTCAAAATGTACACAGAATTCAAGAGATATGGCCGCCTGCCTGATCAAGATAAAATCACAACGGAAAATCAATTCAATCTCGTTGCTCTCATGAGGGAAATCGTAAGGCCCATATCTTTAGAAGAGAAAAGCTCGGCGGAAGAGAAAAGCTCGGCGGTCATAACAGAATCCACTTCTGCGTATGTTGCCACGCCCAGAATGAGACCACACAATGTGGAAACACCGCGAACACTTGCGTCAACATTAAAAACACCGTCTGACGAGGCATTGGCCAAAAGAATCGATGCTAGAAGAGCAAGCACCGCCGAATTCAACGCCATATGTTTAAATGGGTGGCAACTATATACAGACATGATAATGGCACAAAGAAGCCGGCCAAGAATTGACGCATTTATAAAAAATATCGACCAACAAGTTTCGATGGACTGGGTTCATGCGTGGGCGTCCACCGTGACACCCACGCCAAACACTGCGGAAGTTCTCAACAAATTTCAAACACTTCGAGGTTCATCCATGCACGAACACATTGTTTCAAACTCTGTCACAGACTTTGTATGCGTTTTACACCGGGCAGCTTTCGACCCACCGCAAAAAATAACGACCTTTTCATGGACACATGCCTCAAAACATGCCATTCATCTGCAAAAACTTGGAAAACAACTCCAAATTATTTTTGACGAGAATACTGTCATAGGCGGAATCAGAGCCATGGCTGTTGTTTGTTCAATAGGTCTACCTCTACATGAACTATTCAAACCCAGTGACTTTATGGAAAAAATGAAATCATACAGATTTAAAAAACTTAGCATGAATGCTTTGGTGAAGGTGGCTTTAAGAGATCTCGTCACAATCGACAAAATAAACAACGAAGTTGAAGCAAATCAACTATTAAAAGCATATGAACAAAAAGAAGAATTCTTCGCAAAACATGACTATGTTGCCAAAGACGTGTCGCAGGCAGCATTAGACATGTTTGTGTTCAAAAATTGGTATAGTTATCCGACAAAGAAAGAATTTGAATGTATATTTAAAAGAACGTCGGTTAATATTGGAGAATGGTGCACAGTCAAGTAAAGATTTTTTTAACAACTAAAATTTGACCAAATTTTTAGTCATGGACCAATTTTTTAGTCCTATATTAGTGCGCACCATTCTATAAAATATGGTGGTCATTCACTTCAATAGTAAGACATTCAAGAATGGCTTCCAAGGCCTTTCGAACCTTATGGGCGGTGCAGAATTCGACTATATGGGCGCGCGCTTCCCCCAGCAGGCTATGAAAGACCTCTTCGAAAGTCTAAAGAGCTGCGACCGTGAAACTTTTCTTGAGTGGTTGCAGATCCTACAACCTGGCAAAAAATGGACGCCCGCCAAGTTAAGGTATTGGTTCACGCCCGACGGAGAGCCCATTCGCGGCATTCTGGCACAGTTATTAGGTTCAATGGTACGCCGCAAATCGGGTAAGCTCACAGGCACATCGAAACGCAGACAAAAGGTTGTCCGGGAAAAGCTAGGATTGGCCGCCATCGATGTGCTGCCAGAGTTGTCTGATGATGACAAGCGTCGATTCATGAAAGAATGTTTGAGGAAAAAGTACTCCCTGGAACCGTACCGTTCGCTTTTATTGTCTACTGGCTCTAGAGAGTTGCACGAAAAGCCTATTCGAGGTAGTGGGAATAGCTGGACATTACCTGGCGGCGATTGGCTGGGACAATTACTGATGAAAATTCGTGCAGAGATCGGTCGATCGAAAAAACGGCCTGCTGAAGCGCCACCTCCTCCGCCCGAACTTCCATCGGATGGTGCGGAGATCGGAGGCTCAAAAAAACGGCCTGCTGAAGCGAACGAAGCGGCACCAGCAAAGAAACAAAAGCCAACTTTTAAGCAATTCATTCAGACATAAAATAGAAAAAGAAACGCATATTTTAGATTTTTTTACCCATGTATATATGTACTATGAATGAATCGAACATTTAATACGAGTGATGTGAAAGCCAATGACGATGACCCTCCTTTTGAATTCACTCATATAGAGCAAATGTTGGTTATTATTGGGTTTCTATTGTGTGTTTTAGGGTTTTTATATTATATTATGGCCAGAGTTGAAAAGAAAAGTCATCTTCGTCGTCAAAGATCTGGTCAAATGCGCGTGATTCCTAGCCCTAAGGTATGACAATCTCCCGCCCGTCCAATGTGTAGAGCTTTGTCCCGCGGGGTAGATGTTCTATATACGCGGCCTTTTGTACGGATCGTCTTTGGACACAGCATAATAAAAGAATGACAGCAAAAACTATGAATATTCCGCCCAAACACAACGATTCAGTATTTTCGTTTATCTGTACATCTGGTCTGTGTTGTGAATGAAGCAGAGGTGCCAATGGTGGCATTTTTGTTTTTTAATAAAGTTTGAAATTAAGAATAGAATGTTCTTTATATTTTAAGATTTTACTGCTTGAAGTATAAAGTCTGGATGTTTGTAGAATGAATGTCATGGTGGCGACTTGCTGGATGGCCGTTATTATTGGCACACTTTTTCTTGCCCGTCCCGTATAGGGAACAGTTATTGGCTGTACAGACAGTCTTAATATCATTTTGTCCGGTGCCAATGCCTTTTCATGTGGCTTCGGGTCTTGTAGCCTTTATGTTTTTATTAGGATTGGCCGAGGTGGACGGTGTGGTTTTACCAACGTTATTACATCATGTGGCGGTGTTTATATCGGTCATATCTGAATTTTATTTCAAAAAATGGCGTTGGACATGTTGGATTTTCCTGTGTTGGTCTTTGCGCTGGATGAATCCTTCAAATATTTATGTAGATCATCCTTTGAGGGCAGTTCTCCGATGTGTGTTGTTTGGTTTGGTAACTCAGCGCAATTTTTCATTGGATGGGAGTATTCGTTGGTGTTGGATTTTTTTAGTGCACGAAGGGTTTTGTATTTTGGTGCCCATTCAGATGTTGTATACAGTGTATGTGATTCAGAAAAACCACCGAACAGAAGAAACGCAAATAGTATAAAAGGTATGTAATAGAAATAGAATGGATTTTAATATATTTGTATTGTCTACGATGTCTGCCGAGATGACTGGCCAAAATTTTGGCCAATATGATCTTGAATATTCCTTGCAACAGGGTTCTATACAAAAGATTCTCTGGCCAAGAAAATTGCAAATCAATGTGAAATTGTGGTGTGCCAATCAGCATCCAGTCGTAACAGAATTATCGAAAGATTTGTTGCCATTTATGGATGCCGCCGTCGTGTTGTATCATGACCAACATGCTTTGTCTTGTTTAAAAGTGTCCGCCGCCGTCAAACAATTGGAATCCTATATAGATAGTATCTGGCTGGTGGGCACGATTTTTCCAACTCAAACGGATAAACATCGGTCCAGAATACAAAGATGTTATAACCGTCATGGGTTTTTGCGTCCCTGCCTTACAAACTCTTTGGATAAATCAATTGAAATTCTTTTAAAGACAGAATTGTCTCAAAAGAATAGTTTATACAGCTTCTAGAACACCGCACCATGTGAGAAGGTGTGGAATTCTGTACCATACAACTGCAAACGTAATAGTGGCAAAGAGTGATCCGAATGAATAGGTGCACATGGAGGTGGCACAGGCCCTGGTTCCATTATCGATCATGCGTCCCAGACCCGTATCAATTTTGTCACAGAATGCGACCCAAGCCTCGAGAGATGCCGCGAAAAGGATAACGCCTACGATACACCATGTGATCGTGAGTCCGAGAGTGAGTTGTATTTTGGCACCCGCAGCCTTGAGAATGGCCACAGTGGAACCGGTCTTACCTTCTTTTGCCTGTTCGTAGACCGATACACAGGTATGAGCTGTGAAAAGGATAACTTGCACAGCAAGAACGGCGAATGTCAATTGTCCAAAGACAGATAGAGCATTTGAGGAACCGAATGGGGCGCATTCAGACGGGTTTGTCTCTGAGCGTTCGCAATCTTGTACAACGGCCCATCCCTGATTCCATTTTTGAATTTTATTGTCTTTTTCTTCTTCTTTGCCGGCTTTGCACATGGTCGGTGTCACTTTGAAACTAGACTCTTCCACCAAAAAGTTTGAACAACCTGGCGTATCTGCAAGAATGAATCCGTCTAATTTTTGTACGTATTGACCTTCGCGGTCGGCGTCCTGATGGGTGCCTGCTTCGGCCGAGTATTCGGCGAGGACCAAGTTGGAACCTGGGAAATTGGCTGCGTCCATTTGCGCGCCCAATAGAATAAAGGTGATAAGGACATGGACCATTGCAATAGCGCCAAAGACACCTCTCGCGACCAAAAGTCCATTACCTACGGTAAGTTTTTTTCCGGCACAACAGCCGAAACAGCAGCATGCTTTGAGTGCTTGAAGTTTGGAAGATTGTTTAGGAGATTCGGTAGAAGCCATTATGATTAAAAAAAAAAGATGTCTTTATATACTATCCATACTTGATCCCCTACGCAGAACAACTAAAAGTGTAGTGTTTCGCTGTTTTATATTATCTGTACCTGTTTGTGTTAAAGTGTTCAAAACGTTTTTCTCTATAAACCAGCCGCTGTGTATCGCTACTTCAACGACTTTACACACTGTGTTAATAACTGTACCACATCCTCTTATCGTCACAGAGTCTACTGACACGGATTGCATATCTTGCAAAATCGATTCGGGAGTTTGATTGCGACGTACTGTAAACTCAAGGGCGGATGCATATGGAGGTATGCAGACATGCAGAACCGCTTTTCCTGTTTGAGATGCCTCTAAAGACATTGTGACGTCATATCTTCTTCTTCTAAAGACATCTGCGGCAAAAACGAGCGGCGCTTTATTTTCTTCGACGACTCTTGCAACAAATGGTTGATGAGTTGCAAGAGTTTGTTCGATCCTCTGGACCCACTCTTTTTTCTGCATGTTACTAGGATATTCTTTCTATAAATACTACGGTTATTCAAAAGCCCGTTGGATTGCATCGCCAGAAGGATCTACACATTTCTTAAAATTTTCATGCCATAAAATACCTTGTTTTGTGGAGCATGCTATCGAGGGTTGAAAGATCACCGTCTCCTCGGCGCCCTCAATATCTCCAAAATGTTTTGAAAATATATCGCGGTAAAAATACGCCTCTTTGGTATCCGGTGTTTGAAAGGACCATCTTTCTGCTGCGGAGGCCATCTGCTCGTCTGTCACTTGCTCGGCGAACGATTGAAGCGCATCAATCCAAGAAGAACCCACCGCATCCGAAAACTGAGCTTTTGTTCGGTCCACAATATAATCCGGAAGTTCATCTCTAAAAAGGTCTCTTAGAAACCATTTCTCCGCTTTCTGGCCATCGGGATGTGTCCCGGATAACTTTAAAGTGGGATCCATCACATTCATGGCATAGTCCACGACGTCTTGGTCTAGAAATGGGACTCTGGTTTCTACGCCAAAGTCTCCCATCGATTTATTTGCCCTAAGACAATCGTAGGCATATAATTGTGAAATTTTGCGCTTGCATTCGGCTTCCATCTCAGAGGCATTCGGACAATATAAATTGTAGAGATAACCGGCAAATAATTCATCCGAACCTTCTCCAGAAAGGACTACCTTGATACCTCGCTTAGAAATGGCACGCGCCAACAACCACATCGGCACCGAAGCGCGAATCGTTGTGACGTCATAGGTCTCCACTGCGCGTATTACGGATTCCACAGCAGATATACCCTCTGGAATGGTATATATGATGGACGTGTGATGTGTTCCAAGATCTTTGGCGAGTTTCTCTGCTTGCTTTACGTCTGGCGAATCTTCTAGGCCAATGCAAAAGGAATGAACCTTGGGATAATCCGGCCGATGCGCCGCCGCTATTTTGCAGGCTATAGCGGTTACAATAGACGAGTCTAATCCTCCGGAAAGGAGAACGCCCCATGGCACATCGCCCATTAGACGTTTGGTAACTGCTTTGTACATTAGAAACTTTAAGGATTCTGTCTTGTCAGAGTCTGGCAAAAACTTGTAAGGTGATGTATACTTTTGCCATATAGGAGTCTCACCTATCACAAAGGACGCAACAGAACCCGTGGGCACAGCGCGGGCGGTTCCGCCAGTAATACACGTCAAAAGAGAAGATACACATGACTCTGAATAGTACATGGGTGTCACGCCGATAGGATCACGTCCCATGATGATTCTTTTTGTTTCTGTATGATATAGAAAGAAAGAGAAGACGCCATCCATTTGTAAAAGTGCTAAAGGACCATGTTCTACAACTGCTTTCACTAGATGATGACAGTCTGTCTCGTTTTGCTCCGGACTTGCGTTGTAAATTTCACCGTTCATGGCTGCGATCCACCCATTGTAACGAATGGGCTGAGCACCGGCTTCGGGATGCACAATAGACAAACGTGTATGTCCTATGTAGATATCGTCGTCCTCATAGAAGCCAGATTCATCTGGACCTCTGCGTTTCAAAGGTTCTAAACGAATGGTGCCGACAGACTTTAATACAGCAAGAATACCACACATATAACTAAAAAAAAGATACGTTTATATAATCTTAACGGAATATTTTAGGATTTGTTTTTATGGTTCGGCAACAATCCGCTGGCGCTTTCTAGGCTGTTCAAATTCTTCGTCAGAGTTCGAATCTTCACCCGCTGCGCGCTTGCTATTGGGAATGAGGTCTTCAGGATAGCTAATATCGGGACGGTCGTATTCTTCGGCGTCCACGACGGATTGGGTCATCTCTACGGGCGTGTAGCATGGTTTTCCGATCAAAGTAGACCATTTACCAGCGACTTCTTTGTCGATATCTGTTTTAATGCTGTATCCGCCTCTGGTGCGAGTTTCTGCGGCCGCTGTGGACGTGCGCGTGATCCATCTGGACGTTTCTGAATTGGCCAGTACGTTTTTGTAATTTAATTGTGGGCCACCGGGTGTGCGATCCATGACCCGAAAAACGTGAAAAGATTTGTTGGACACAGGACAGGCGGTAAACATGCGTTTTTCGTCCGAATGAGCATGCGTTTCCGATGACAAAATTTGAAATACGTTGTCCGAAGAGTCCTCGCGATGGGCCATTAGATGGGAGACATGAATGAATACTCCTTCATGAGTGACCACGCAGGATTGTTTGATGTTTTTTTTCTTACTGCGCGTATCTTCGACGGGGAATTGGTCTTCGGAAGTGGTGGAACCATCCATGACAGGCCTTGGTTTGTATTTATGTGAACGAACAGAGTGTTTGGCCATATTGAGAATGAAATTTTCAATGTTGTTGGTCGATGTTCTTCCTTTTTCGAGTGGAATTCTGGAATTGATCTTTTTGCTGAGTTGTCGGAGTTTCGGCAATTTGACGTAATCATGACAGGATTCATCCGAGTTTGGGTCTGAAAACTTGGGAGACCGTTTTTCCATGTTGTAAATCGTATTCAAGATCTTATGTTCGACCGGTGACCGAAACTGATCCGACAACAAAGACAGTACAAAGATGACCATCTCTTCCGTGACGCGAAGATAAGGTTCCAATTCGGGCAAACATTCCTCGGCAAATGGGCGACCGTACCAAGCGCCGCCCGGAAGATTACAGACACGTTCAATTGCAGTCACAATGGCCATGCAACGCGAGAAGATCTTAACACGTTCCCAGTCACGCGGTCCGGGACTAATAATTGAATTTTTGGTCATTTTTGCCTTGAGACGTGGAATAAGAATATTGGAAGCTGTCATATTCACATCTTTGATGACTTTGCACCAAATAGCTTTTTCGACAAGCATAACACGATACTGTTCTTCTTGAGCTTCAAGGAACATTCGCTTGCGCAAGGATTTGTCCGCGGTAGACATCATGCGCTCACCGTTCATACAGTCGTCAATATCGCGACCACGACGCTGCTGCTGCTCGAAATTGCCCCAAAAGAAACGAGTCTTGAGTGCTTCTTCGACTTCGGACGGTGGATCATTGGTGGCTCCCATCCATACACCCACACATTCTGATTTGGTAAGACGTGCCGAACGGCGGCCAGTACCTTCGTCTTGGCACCAAACCTTGGCTGTCACTCTTTGCGATGTCAGCTTTTCCTTAAACATTGCTTCTTGCGTCGAATCCGCATTAGGATTCTTGCCAGTGCGAAACATACCAGGGGGCGCTTCGTGGCAAACGGTCGTCACATCATTGCGATTACCGTCTACCGCATCCGCTTTGCCTGTTTGGTAGGTTAGAACTTCGATCGTTCCCGGAATAGATTCTTTTTCCATCATGAGGAATAAGAATGACTTGCTTGTAGCTCCATCCCCGGCCTGAAAACAGTTAAAGTGAAGACCAAAGTCACGGCGGAATGAATCATAGCGAGCGTGATGAATCAGAAACATCATACGATGAGCTGTAGAAATCAAATAATATTGTTCGAAGCCTTCCATAAGTGCTATTGCGCGATTCGCAAACACTGAGAGTGATTCGTCGGTAATGGTATGTTTGATAACGGCTGCTTCTGGGTGATTTTCGCGCCAAGTAATCATTTTGGAGACGACATCTGAAATACAAGCGTCGGGGTCCAAACACTGAGTTTTCATAGCATGGACTGCCCATTCTTGAAATTCGCGGTAAGCAGCGGGAAAATCATCCGTATGTTCAGTTTCGAGGACATCCTGAGTATATTTTGCCTTGGATTGTGCAGAAAGAGACGCGAATGCCGAGCGGTCTGTGAGTCCTTCGAGCCGTGCTCTTTCAAGGTCGGCTGGCGTACGAATGTCGTATTCGGTCTCACAATTTGGATCGTAATCGTCTTCCAGCTCTTTTGCGGGGATGGCGCGCTGAACTTCCATCCAATGCTGATGATCGGGCAAATATTTACTGCAAAAGACTTTGGGATGCAATTGCGATGGCGTCAACAGCATCACATGCTCTGCAGAGGGGAATTTGAGAAGCGTGACCGGCGCATTGCCACCATCAGTGTAGGAATCCAGAGAGCTGAATGCGGGTTCGGCAGTATCCGGCACATGGTCCATCGCACGAGCGATATTAAAGACTTTGTTAGGATTTGCAAAATTACCATCGTTATAAAGTGGCACTTTTGGGTTCAATAAGCGGTCCATTATAGAGGTATACTCTTGAGAACCGGCATAGCGGTCACAAATCGTGCGAATATACATCTCAATGCCAGAAACGCGCATCCACTTTTGGTAGGGATGCAGACCCGACAAAGGATCCACTTTACGCGAATTCATCTTGCGGTTCATAGAGTCTTTATGGGTTTTAGAGGTTTCGTACAATAAACGGTTCAAAGCAGTGCCAAATTTGACATCCTTGTGTAATGAGACCGCATGAATACGATAACCCACTGCATTATCCTTTAGAGTTTGGGATGGGATCCACTCAAGCCAACATTTCATATAAGGATAAATGTCAATGTTTGCTATTTGATCCTCTTCCAAATGGGCCGTCTCAAACAACATTTGAAGAAATAATTGCAACGCGATCTCGTCATAGCGGGCCGAAGAATCAGCGTGCCGAACGTCAGAAAACGTTGACGCGGCTTGTCTGAACATGCTCCGAGGGATATGGAATACTGCATAGTCTTTAATATCTCCCTGAAAAAGGTCGGACTTTGAAATAGTATGGGGATTTTTTCCCCATTGGGCAAGTGGTTCCATATGGGTCATCGCCATCTTGCTTTATACAATATATTTTTAGAATATAAAAAAAAAATACATATGTCATACAAATGTGACGAATCCAAAATTTAGTACTAAACCAAAATTTAGTAAAAAACGTTATTTACTATAAGGGACAACTTTCAACATTAAAAAATCGAATGGACTTTACTCTACCGCCTTTAACACAAGAAAGCTTCAGCCGATGGTATAACAAACAAGTGCCTAGAACCGATAACACAGACGAACGCATCGTTTATCCAGGTATCAAACTGAATTGCTCGACAAAATCCAGAGACCTGCGCTCCGTGATTCAACCGTCGAATGTTTTTATTACCAGAGAGACGGGTACAAACACATATTACCACAAAGTACTCGGTTCCAACAATCAATTCGTATCTTTACCCAAAAGATTATATTCGCATTGCTTCAGAAACATCAACATACATAGCATACCCATTGACAACAGAATTACAGTACGAATCACTGAAAACACCTCTGTGTCACTTCCATATATACCCGACGACTTTGTGCATCAAAAGAGATCCAAAAGGTCGGCAGGAACAAGAACAAGGTCTTCTAGAGAAAACAAGAGAGTCAAACGGGAACCAACACAGCAAAAAAAAACACCATATACAGGTTGGGTCACACAAGTACTTTCCCCTGCTACAGAAGCCGGAGCAGAAAATTCCATAGATTCATTCGCGCTCATGAGTTATATTCGCGCCGAACTACAGAAAAACGACAGGAAATTGGATGGTCATATGCCAAATCCATTTGCAGGCCTAAGAACAATCGAAAGCATTAAAGATTCCCCCGAAAAATTAGCGATGCTCACAGGCATCATACAGTTCCTACATCATTATTGTAGACACATATAAAAAGAAATCACCAAAATTTTAGTCCATAAAATTACCAATTTTTTAGCAAATGAAAGACCAATTTTTTAGTCATTACCAAAATTTTAGTACTATACAATTCTACAATTCCAAGAACCAGATAATTTCAACGTCAATTCTTCAGTGTGTAACTGACACCCCTTTACTGTCGCCGGCCACTCAGACTTACAGTCAAAAAGTGTTTGAGATAAATCTTGCAAACTCGCGTGAATTTGTCCGATCGTCGCGCCACTGGATTCGCTGACCACCACTTGTTCAAAATGTCCCGACAGATCATTCTTTATCCATTTATGGGCTCGTATCACTTCAGAGAAATAGCTAGCGGGATCTGCGGGCAAATTCGGCGGTGTGTGGAAGAACGCATGTACTAATTTCAGAGTAGATAGCCATAATGTTTTTGGAGAATATGATTTATAGAGCGACATTAAAAGAACTGTAAGCGATATAAATAGTCGTTGCCGCCAATTATATAATGTTGAATGAAATTGAAAAATATACTTCTAGGTTCAAACTAGGTCTCATTAAACTCGGACATCCGTTGCCACCAGCTGGAAGTATGTTTAGTAATAAAATAAAGCAAATAGATTTAGATTTTAAACATATATATGGTGAAATAATAGGTAGGGTCGATGAAAAACCTTTGTTTGATTTAGCATCTCAAGTTATTTTGACATCAACCGGTACATATTATCAAATTCAAAACCTACAGGATCTATTATTCGCTATCAAAAGAGCATGTATGTATCTAGAGACTTATTGACACGTAAAATCGTTCAGCCATTGCAGTCCGATCGATGTCTGAGGTTCTTTCAAAACTTCTTGGGCAAATGCAGACAATGGTTCTCCTCTCTTTCGCGCGAGCATCCAATCCGCAACAAGCCATGTGGGAACGGGTCCATCAAAACGTTCTATTCTATCTGCAGACGCCCTGACCACTCTACTATCTCCTTCAAAATAATATCCACCGGTTGTAGGAAGCATATGAGGGCCAAATGTGTAGGACATACCATCTTTATGTTTTTTTGGTAGAGGGGGAGCAAGTGGCAACGAGAACATTTTTTGAATATAAATAGAGGTTATATAAATAAAATGCGTATTCTTTTCTTATTCTATTTTTGTGGTATGATCTTGCCATGCGCCCAGTCATATACGCATGAACATTGTACGGCCGATAACCATGAAGTCTGGCTATGTGATTACATGCGAAAACACAATAGGACGTATTCCTCTTCGGCAGAAATGAATTTGAGACGTTCAAAGTTGCTAACATCGACCAAAACACATGGGAAGGTTAGTTTCGGCCTAACTTCGCGTTCCGACAGATTTGTGCACGAATTGAAACGCAATGTACCTTTGATTTTATCGTCACATCGTAAAGTGACTCGTTCATATGGAAATGTTCATAAACACGAACCCTCTCACAGTTTACCACCTATAGATTGGCGCAATCATAATGGAAACTCATATGTGACTCCTGTAAAAGACCAGGGTGATTGTGGCGATTGTTTTGCGTTTGCTTCGGCGACTGTTCTAGAATATTGGTCGAAAAAACATGGACATCCAAAATCATTGTCTGTGCAAAAAATAATGGACTGTACATCGGGCCCGTCAAGACCAGACGTCGGATGTGATGGAGGACTCATGGAATACGTTTTCGAATACGCCAAAAATCATCCAATCGGGTTGGACGCACAATTCCCATACAAAGAAGCTCAGGGGACTTGTCCTCAACAATTTATCACCAATGTCAAAGTCAAACAATACAAAGTACTCATGCATGACGACAATCCCAAAACAGAACAACAGTTTGAAGCCATCCTCCATAAATACGGACCCATTTCAATAGGAATTGATTCAACAACCATGGATAATTACAAAGACGGGATATTTACCGCTGATTTATGTTCCACGGATATTGATCACGCAGTCACTATTGTAGGATATACCCCAGATGCATGGATCATTAAAAATTCATGGGGACCATACTGGGGAAGAGATGGTTATTTATATCTAGAGAGGGGTAAAAACGCATGCGGCGTGGCCGAATATGCGGTCTATGTGTCTTCCGCGGTTCCCGCACATGAAAGACAGACAACGAAATGGCATATGGAAGCCGTTTAATGCCATAAAACCCAAGCCATAAATATGGTCCATGTTGTAAGGCCAATTGCAAATGCGATCACGTAACATTGTGTAGACCATCTTCCCCTTATTTGATGAATGGATTTTTTTAATTCCCTTCTATTCTCATCTAATTGTGAACGCATTTCTCTAAAATTTTCATTTGATTGTATCATTAATTCAGAATTCATTTGTATGACATGAGAAACTTTATCGTCTAAAGATTGGACACGTCCATCTAATTGTTGGACACCTTTCTCCAGCGTTTCCAAACGTATCCCCAATAATTTATCTGTTTCATTGGCCAACATTATGACCTATATAAAAACCCTCTTTATACTCAAATCGAATGTGGTTAGGAGTTATTTTGGCAGTCCTCTTCATGAACTTAGTACTGTTTATTTCTCATAAAGCCGGTCCCAAAGCCATGATACTAGCTTGGATACCCGGAAGAGTCATTGTTCTAGTCTTTAGACAAATGCACAAGACAGAATTCTTGGATTGGCTCAAAATTACATGGGCTTCCTCCATTATTTCCGTCTCATTTCTAGCCATCTTTCATTTTGCTTTGAGATACATCTCACACAAGGGAAGAATACCCAGATTTTCATGCGCTCATAAAGAATGGTTCTTCACCTGGATACTAGCTTTGTCAGCCGCTGCCATGGCCGCCGCCGCGTGTTTATATGCCACAAACGACTATATATTATTCGCTTTGGGGGTTATGGCGATATATATGAACGTGGTGAACGTCATGGATGCCCCCATCCATCTACAACGCAAAGAAATCAAACTTGGTATCAAATACATTATATCCGTCAATATTGCTATTATTATTGTTCTTGTCTTAATAGATCAATTAATTGATAACGGCTATACAAAATGGGCAGGTCTCAGTGGTTCAATACCCCTTTTAGCTGCTGGAATATTAGCAGGTTCCTCTTGCGCCGAAACAGAAACGGCGATCGCAGATACATCCCAACACATATATCTTTTAGCATATCAAACATGGCCAGGGATGGCTGCCACAGGAATTCTATGGTGGGCAAATCCTTTAGGGACGGTTCCGGCGACGGTTATGGCAGGAATAGCCTGCGCCACAGTGATAGGTATACAGTATGCAATGATTAAAACAAAACTATAATATTTTTAGTTTATCAATTAGTTTAATATATTTTTTAAGTATTTTATATAATTCAAGCCTCGATCTTAGAGCGCTTGCTTTCAGGTTCGTCCCCAGCGTCACGAGCACGCTTCAAAGAGTAAAGAATGCCTCCCTCGTTGGAGGTACGCTCAGGATTAGAATCCACACGGATACCATGCTCCAAAGAGACGTCAAACTTGAGCCCAAATTTACCATCGGCCATGAAATAGACAGAGGGAGAAAGGACTGGGGCAATCTTGGCTCCACGGGCAATTTCAACGTCCGTAGGCGCACCATCCGCATCTGTGAGTGGGATATTGTTCTGTTGCTTGTTCTCACCATACGAAAAGACGCGCTGGCTAAATCGGAGCTGGCGGTACTCATCCTCGTCACGTTTGTTGATCGGAGAATTGAAAGCATCCTTGATGACCGTTTTGAAACAATGCTCAAAGGTTTCGCCGGTCTCATCGGCCATTTCCTGAGCTTCCTCCTTGCTATCAGCCTTCAATTTGGCCAAAAGACCGTCATCCGCAATGCAAAAGTCAACCACATCATCAGAAAGCTTCTGGGCATAATTGAAAAAGGACACCGAATTCGGATCGTCAATATCCTCTTTGGTAGTGCCAGAATACTTGGCATTGTCTTCGGTGACACCAGCAATCTTTCCGAGCGTTCCAACGCCACCAAGGTCGCTGAAAACAACCTCCGTTGCAACTGGACGGAAAATAAAACGACGATTCTCTACGTCATTGATGTTCAAATAAATTTTGCCTTCCTTACCCTCAGACACAGACATCTGATAAGGACGCTCAGGAGTCTCAATGGCCTCCAATGGAGCAGAAGCACGGCCCTTGCCAGTGGAAAGGACGACAATATCGGGAATAAGCGTGTAAGTAAGTCCATACTTGTCCTTGGCCATAATAAATGGGCGGATCTGAAATGGCAAACAAAGGAGCGCGCCATTGCGAATGGTAGGCGTCTCCTCCATGCAGTCGTACTGGTTACCAGACTCTTGGACGTAACGAACGCGGCGAGGCTCGCCACTCTTGTTATAAGCGCCACACTTGACCACAATCTGCTCTTCACCGTCGCGGTTCTTCAATGGTACCATAGCATTCTCCTTAAACTTTTTGCGAGCCATGGCTTCGCACTCTTCGGGAGTCTTTTTCTTGCCATAACGCTTCGTCACCTTGCCGCGAATAGCCGTGGCCGCTCCAGCAGGATCTGCGTCGAACATTTGGTCGAGAATGCCGGAATTGAACGCAGCAAGCCATTCAAAGAAATCCTCGCGCTCAGACTTAAAATGCTCGTCCTCACCAACCTTCAAAAGATTGCTGATCAATTTCGAAGTCTGCTGAGTCTTACTAAATTTACCACCAAAATTGCCACCCTCGCCCAAATGCGGGAATAGAGCGTTCATTGGCGGTGTCATCACCTTGAAACCGTATCCGGCATCATTCTGGACGTCATAATAGGTCTCTTGCTTGCCGGTCGATGGGTTTTGCTTTTGTTGAGAAGTAAATTTTCCCTCGGATTGTTTGCGAAAGTTGAGCATGTTGAATTTGGTCATTGGGTAGGAACTTGTCATCTTTTTTTTTTTGACCTTATATCACCATGACTATAAAAAAATAACATATTCTTTATTTTTATTATTTATCCGTTTATGAACATTTTACCAAAATTTTAGCAAATAAAAGACCAAAATTTTAGCAAATCTCTGACCAAAATTTTAGCAAATAAAAGACCAAAATTTTGGTCATTGTCAATATTTAAGCCAATATTTTCAAAAGGAATGGGCCTAGATCGGTGGTGGAAATCGAGAAACACATGTCCGAAATACATACTTAACTGTACATGCGACGATGAAAGTTCGGCAAATTCCTTGTTAGATTTGTGGAGTTTCGCCCATTTCTTTTGGGGGATAGTTTATAGCATCCCTGTTTTATTCCTAGATTCTTATATTGTGTCTTTTCTGATTACTTTTGGCCTCGCATGTGGGTATGAATTGTTTGAGAATACGGTCGCCGGTAGAAAGTTGGCTGCATGGTTGTGTTGTTCTAAGTTTTATGAGGGAGATCATTTTTGGAATTCTGTCGCGGATGTGATTTGTTGTTTGTGGGGTTGGTTGTTGATGGTGTATGTTCGAATGATTGTATGACTAAAATTTTGGTCATTCGATATATTCAAACAATACTTTGTGATTTGTACCTATAAAACCATCCACTTTAATAAAGAATGTCAAAGCGTCTTCGATTAGAATATTTAGATTTAGAAAACAATTTTGACGACCGTTTTTTTGTAAATTCGACGCGCAAAGTCGGTTATGGAACGGCATGGGAATGTCATATGTTGTTTGAGGTTATTCCGAGTGCTTATCGCAACTCTGTTATTAAAATAGAATTATTTTTTCCGCCCGAATACCCATTTAAGTGTCCAAAAGTAAAATGTCTTACCCCTGTTTTTCATCCATACATGCGAGAAGGGGAATTATGCGAATGTATTTTTTTTAAGCTATGGCGAGGAGGAAGAGGAAGCCAGCGAACGGCACGCTGGTGTTTAGAACAGATATACGAAATGTTCGTTTCTGACGGCACGCTGTATAATGGCCAGAGTGGCATTTGTGTCCATTCAAATATGGCATATATACGCGATACAGAATATGCCATATTTGACAGTATCATACAGCGTTGTTTAGGGTTGGAACTTCCCGAAGATATTTTTGTCGGAGATATAGATGGGTTTGATTATACAGCTTTGGGTGAGTGGGACACTCATTTAGAGCGCCAACGCGTTTTAAATCAAACCCGCCGGCGATTATTGACTGCTCTTTTTCAGAGTAGATTTGTTGGTATACAAACCACCGTCCTGCGTTTTATGGGCATATGTACCGGTACATTTTCGGATAAGGCTGCATTATCGAGAACATATCTGTTGGAAGAAATTAAAGCGCCCACAGAGACGATGAAAATAATGACTTTGAATGAAGAAGTTTCGATTCCAAAATGGTCTACATTTAAAGTTTTGGACGAACTTGTTTCATCCGATTCTTTTCAAATCCCAATGACAAAGGAAACATTGCAGTTGGTACTGGAACTGTGCAAAGAAGAAAAAGAAAGGCACATTCGAATGTGCAATCCAGTGGCAGAGGAGCAAGTTGATTGGCAGGGAAAGGACGAGCAGCAAACACTCGCGATTGTATGTGCCGCCGATTTTTTGGGAGCTGAGAGAATAGTCATGTCGGGGTGTCTTCATTTGTCTTATTTATTAAAGAGGGCTTCCGTTGCCGCATCTGTGGAGAGTGTTGTTCCCGGTAATGGTCGCAAAGCTTACTTTAAGACATATCTGAAATTGTAGAATAAATGTTACGTATTATGATTATTTAAAAAAAAATGGAGTTTGTACGGTATTGTGAAGTCAGTCCCCACGCGCACAACAATACATATTGGCGACAATAAGCACGTAGATCTGTGTGATATCCCTACTGATTCTCATTTGACTTTTGATTATACATCATCTGAGAAGTATATTTCGAGTCCTTTTATGACGAAAGATGGTCGTTGGGTTAAAAAATGAGTACAATCCTAAATAAGCTTTTATTTTTTATGACTACTTAAGGATTTTCTCCGATCTGTAGTACCGCCCTATAGTAAATTAAGATGCCAAAAGTGAAACGAAAGAAGAAGCCTAAAAAAGAACGTATCAATCCTCGGGATTTTCAGAATGCTCGCGGCCCTCCCGAAAAATTGCCCAAATTCGAGCTCCAGAATGTGGTGGCTACATTTAATTTGGGCGTAGACAACTTGGATTTGCGCGCCATTGCTCTTGAGAAACCTTTTGTAGAGTATAACCCTCAAAAGTTTGCGGCGGCCACTCTGCGGATCCGCGAACCAAGGACAACGGCCCTAGCCTTCGCATCTGGAAATATGGTCTGCACTGGTGCAAAGTTGGAAGTTTTAAGCCGTCTGGCTGGGCGTAAATACGTCAGAGTTTTGCAAAAGCATGGTATTCCAGTCAGTTTTCGAAATTTTAAGATTCAAAATATAGTAGCTTCGGCGGAAGTTCCTCATACATTAAAGTTGATGGAACTTTCGAGGGCATATGGTCCATATGTTTCGTACGAACCCGATCTATTTCCCGGACTGGTGTTCCGGACAACTGCGCCGAAATTAGTCTTTTTATTGTTTCGGTCGGGGAAGATCGTGATAACCGGCGCAAAATGCCGGTCAGAGATCGCAGAGACATTTCGTTCGTTGTTTTATGGTATTATTGTCAAGTATATTGATTATGATGATACCTCAACGTCTAGTTCTGATTATCGTGCCAAGATGAGACGTGAGTCTGCCAAGTAGACGTGTCTATTTTCACGAACCCGTCCATTTGCCAGTTTTGTGAGGATGAGTTTTTGACCAACCAAAAATTATAATATACGAATAAAAAATAAATACGATTCATCTATATCTTTATGTATTATGTTTTATAGTTCATTGGCAGAATGAAAAAAATCATGAACAAATTTCCTGGCACTGTTTTTATCAACGGGATTCCACCGACTTTCTTCCGAGCTAGCGGGTTCAAAGCATAGTTTTATACCCGAGAGTCGGTCTTTGAAAGATTCAGGCCCGTTCTTTTTGAGCCAAGAAATGCATTCTTTGGGTGCGACTTCATTGAGTCTGTGTAGAACCACGTATTGTCCTTCTTCAGAGTGTAGAAGGAATGGTTGTACATTTTGAGCTTGATCGCTTCGCGAGTCTTCTTTCTGTTCTGGTTCTATAGGCGAAACGGGTAGTGGTTTTCCCGGAAATGTTTCTCTGTGCCAATCCATCCATGCCTTGATATGTGTTGTCAACGTTTCTATATGTCCCTTTTGAGAGGCTATTTGCTCAAATAAAAGTATGGACTTGTTTCCGGCATCGTTGCCAGTCATTTCTCTTCGTTGTAAGTGTTTGAAAAGTACCTCCATGGGTTGATCTGTTCTTTTATGCCGGACTCTTTTCCATGAAGAATATCTCGTGTGATATTCATCTAAACATTCTTGAATACATGTTTCTGTCCAATCGGTCAACGATTCAAAGGTTCGAATGTACGGTTGTTGGCCAAGAGCGGTGACGTGTTTAAAGATATCTTGTGGCAGTTCTCCTGGCTTTTGCCAGGTACAATTCCATATTAATCCGCCTTGTGCCACTTTTCCCGTAAAGACGTGCTTTTTAAACGTAAAAAAAAGGACATCATCGGTAAATACGATCCTTGCTTGGATCAATCTTTGGAGCCGCCTCATCTTGTTCTTATATTTTTGGATTTAAATATAAATCACATATTCTTTACACATTTTGTATAAAAATAGCGTTTTTTTGTTCGGAATGCGGCAGTGTGAATTCTGTAAAAGGGAATCAAAAGATTTGCAAAAGTTGAGTTGTGGGTGTTTAGTACACTTGGAATGTTATCGAAAGTATTGCGCACCATTTTGTAATTTAGAATGTCCAAAATGTAGTTTGCCAGTAGCAAAGGCCTGTTTTGACCAGGAACGTTCCGAGTGGATCATTGGTATTCCGTCTGAAGATGGGTTACACGGTTGTTTTAAGGTAATGTCTAATTCTAAAGTCGTTGAATGGAACAAGCGTACTCCTAAGTGGAGACGGCGGAATGGGCGTTTAGTTACTCTTGAAATTTTAGACATGAATAAAGAGTTGTATGTGATTTGAAAAATACAACATGTTCGACTCATAGTTCGAGTATAAAACAAAATATGGAATATGAATAGCAAATGGAACTTATTCAAGATTGGCCACCACGAAAATCACTTTTCGTATTTGACTTGGAATTTATCGGCGATGTCCGGAAATTAAACACATGTAGAATATGGGAAATCGCCGTTTTTAGTTTGACGTCTCAACAATGGTTTGAAGCGGTCATCGATCCAGATCCGACTATGGAAGAATTTCCACCACCACCCATACCAGAAATACCACAACTTACTAGAGAGTTTCTAAAAGTATCCTTTGCACAAACTTGGGATATCGTATTCCAACAACTCTGTCAATGGGTACAAGCGCATTCCATGGGATGTGCGCCCATCTTTATATCACACAATACATTCAGAGCAGATAAACCCATACTCGAATTGGAATGCAAACGTTATAACTTACCGTTACCGTTGCAGTGGTATTTCTTCGATTCTTTACACTTTTCGAGACGGGTTATGAAAAACTCCACCGGAAACTATTCACTTTCAGGCCTACACGAACAATTGTTCAATGGGCCCATCGAAAATGCTCACAGAGCGCGTGCTGACGTCGTTGCATGCACAAAGATTATGTCATCGATCACAAACGGGAATTGGGAATTACAAGGCCCCATATATCCATCGTATTCCACAGCTCTGCGGACTATACGTTGGATAGGGCAAAAGGCAGAAGAATTGTTATATAAAGAAAATATAAGGTCTGTTGAAGAATTATATACAATTATACAGAGAAACGCGCGAAAAGATATGATAGAAAAATACTATTCGTACGAAGCATCTGTCATGGAAACGTTAACGAATGTTATTAAAAACGACCTTCCTCAGGATAATATTCGCAATATCGCTGCCGTCATTTCAGAAAACCCACAATTTATGAGTTATACATTTGTAGCTGCTCATTAGATCCGTCAGAATCCGACGAATCCGACTCTTTTCCATGTCTGGCGTCATCCGTGACAATACCGACGGTTGTATAAACATTGACCGAATCTAAAATAACGTCAATCAAAGCAATCACTGTCGGGTCATTTCTATATGTAGTCTTTAAGTTTTTAAGACCTTTTAAGGATTCAACAAGATATTTTTTAATCCGTGTACTCTGTTCATGTTCGTCCTGTACCAACTTGATGGCATCTTGATACAACGTTTGAATACGACCAATATCAGTAATACGAGACTGTTGAGCCCACCATCTCTTCCACCAACCCGGAACCCAAGAGGCCGCAGAATGAATTCGAAATAATGTTTCTGTAGTATCTAAGCGTACATTCGTATTCAGAGACTGTAATACTTTTAAATTAATAAGCATGTTTTCAAAATCATTCATTTTATATAAAATAATCTAAGTTAAATACGCTCAAAACGTATGAAATGAGGACCTGTGATTTTCTTTTTGATCTTGCGAACAAACTCGGCCAAATCACCCTCGTCAAATGAAACACTAGAGATTTCAAGTGTCGTTCCGTCGCGCATCTTCAAAGGCGCCTCGGATTTACCACGCAATGTTTCCCAAGTCGATTTGGTAAATTTACAGGCTAAAGATTCAAAACTGCCGCGTCTGACTTTTGGAATGAAATGAACCATATGGCCGTCACTCTCTTTCAATAAAATAGATTTGTTTTTGCTCAACTCTTCCTTGTATGAGGAGACAGACCAATTTTCTGGAACTTCTTCGATCTTTTCTGGAACTGCTTCGACCTTTTGGACCTCCTCAACCTCTGCGACTTTTGAGACTGACAGTGGGCCAGCCTTTTCCTCTGAAATACACGCTGGAGCGCGGATATTCATCTTAACCGACCTCGATACAGAGGGAAGTGACGACACGAAGGATGCTTTTTGGTGACGAACTTGGACAGACGGTGTTGAAACAGTACTCACTAAAGGCTCGCCAGAAAATTTAGAATGCAAACTCGGCAATCGTCGAGTGACTGGAATTCCAGCCGCCTTGCGGGCACCCTTAAGAACGCGCACGTATTCCGCATAAATGGCGTCATTATGCGGAAGACACGTGAAATTTTCCTGATTAAACGCTTCAAAGGTAGGTGTATCCAAATGGCGGCGACAATAACGGTCGTACATTAGGCAAGACTCTTTTAATGATAATGACATTTTATTTCTTTTATGATGCTTTATAGGCTTATTTTTTAATTTACTTTTTCCGATTCGATTGTACTAAGAATGTCCATTTTTACAGAAACAATCGCAGGCTCCGAGGATCCAGCATCCGCCTCGCGAGATAAGAATTCACATCGACATTCAGCCATCACGGACAAAGTAAGCTTGTCAACAATAAATTTTTGGTCATCTTGCTCAAAGACAGTCCATTGATCCTCGGAAATCTCAGAAGGATGTCCATGGAAGAAAGAAATCATTCGATAAGCCCGTCCCTCAATTTCACCACGTGTTTTTACCAGTTTATTCGGAACAGTACGACTCATCGTTTTTTACAATGTTTGGGGGGTATATACTCAAAATAAAAGTCCGGATGGATTTTGCATTCGTCGCCGCCTGCCTACTGTTGGCAACTCTGGTCTCTGGTAACCACCCTCCAGTTCGGGTACCTCCACTCCGACCGCCTCTTTCAACGACTTCTTTTGCGAAGGGAGCACGCGCAACGTCAAAATAAAATTCAACAGGTGAACCAACGTCAATACACCCGAAAACACCAACCATAAATGATTCACAAAATAACGATGGCTCTGACACACATCAGAACAACCCCAATACCAACAATACGCAATAGACGGCTGACTCGTGTAACGCCATTCCTCGGGAATAGCGCCGGCAGCCCCTCCACCCTTCCAAAATGGTGTCTCGTCTGCAGCTGACAGATTACCCGTAGTCGTCTGCTGCAATTTCATCAATAATTCCATGTTATGCACCTTGCGTATCGTCACTGCGCTGGTCGTGTCCTTTAACAAACTAGTAATGTCCGTGGTATCGTCACGCCACCCATAACTGGAAGCTTTCATCCAATTCATATGCTCCTCGATGGCTTTGTCGCATATACTGGCGGTATTGCCCCAACCACCACAAGAATCGCTATTCTGATTCGAACCACTTGTGTCAAATCCGTCGTAACGGGTTTTCATACCAGGACCCCAAAACCAAAACGAACACTGACCACCAAACGGCGACGTAAACATAATATCACGATTACGACCAGGCAATGCTTCGAAACGAGTCGTCGGGCATCCAGAAAGACCCACGTCAGAACATGTGCGAGACACGTCGTCGCCAATAAAGCCTAAATGAACGCCGCGAACGACGCCAAACGTTCCTTGTAAAATGGCACCCGCAGCAAACAGCGCCGCTGCCACCAAAACTACGTTTCGACTAGGATGACGATCAGCTGGGAAAGCCAAGGCGCCGATAATAAAGACTGAGCCCGTCACCACACATTCCACTATTGCCAATGTATAGGGAAGATCAGTGTCATCATATCCAGACTGGCCAGAGAAATAGATCTCATTGTACGGGGTCAAATAAAAGGTGGTCGCATACGCCATCGTCGCACCCAAACCTACAATAGCACAAAGATAAGATATAATAGATATAGTCGTAGAACTGGTCATGATTATTTAAAATGTAATTCTATATATATACGGAACTTTTCCAAATCTAATCCGAACGATTCATAATCTTCTTCAATCTTTTGATCTGAAGGCCAAACCCCTCGGTCTTATCTCGACGAGTCGCATCGAAGAGACGTAAATGTTCGGAGGCACCATTATCCTTATGAAAATAGGTGCGAATCTGACCAAGATCATAATCATAGGCATCCATCAATATAAATTCACCTCCAAAAATTTCTGCCCAAAACAAATATTCATTTGGGCCCAGTGCCCTATCAGAGTTATACAAACGCAACCACTTAAAAGAATACTTGACACCCGGCTCGCGATATATAACCACTAACATTTCGTGTTTCTTTTGTTCAAAAAAACATACGCCACTTTTTTCAGAACATTCCCATGACGCACTCATTTAATCCATTTGGCCCAACATTTATAGACCAATTTTTTAGCAAATGAAAGACCAATTTTTTAGCAAATGAAAGACCAAAATTTTGGCGAATGAAAGACCAAAATTTTAGCAAATGAAAGACCAAAATTTTCGCAAATGAAAGACCAAAATTTTAGTCACGACAATCTCTGACCAATTTTTTAGCAAATGAAAGACCAAAATTTTGGCGAATGAAAGACCAATTTTTTAGCAAATGAAAGACCAAAATTTTGGCGAATGAAAGACCAATTTTTTGGCGAATGAAAGACCAATTTTTTGGCGAATGAAAGACCAATTTTTCGTCACGACAATCTCTGACCAAAATTTTGGTTAAAATTCGAGATCGACTGTCATCATATTCAAATAATCTATCAGAGTTCTAACGTCATTAATGTCTGCTGTCTCGCTGTCCGTCACTGGTTCGATCAACATTCTACCTGCTTTTCCCTTCAACGTAACCCGTTTACCGGCTTCTAACTGTGTAAGTAGTTTTCGACAGAGTACCAATAGATCTTCGTGGGTGGCTCTATATATTTCGCGGCCATTTCTGGATTCTAGAACGGCTCTTTTATCTGCAAATTTCTGTATATTTGATTCGACCTCATTTCCGCATTGTTTTATGGCCCAGAAGTTAAGTACGTATAGGAAGACATAGTTGATGTCTTCCTCTTTCAGATTTTTTTCTATTTGTTCGTCAGTTGGTGGAAAATTTGGTGGTCGTATAGGTTCGCACGTGACTTCATATGCACCACTTTCGTTGGATGGTTGTCTTCTGTTTGCGATTGGATTGAAGGAAACTCTTCTTTTTTTCTTGTCTGGTTGTTTTCCTGCGTCTTCGTCGTCTGTTGTCTTGTGTGTTTTGGAAGCAATAGCTGACATGATTGTTTCGTAGTATAGATACTTTATAGTGTATAAAATTTGTTGACAATATAAAATTAATTATGTTTGCTGTATGTATTCGTTTCTTTCTTTCATGATACGTTTAATAGTGTCTCTGTCGTTTGCTTCTCTGGCATTTTTGAGCAGTTCTTCAAAGTCTTGTAGATCAAATGACCTTGCGATTTCTCTAATGCATGGTTTTGCCCCTATTTCTGCCATGAACCTTGTATATATTTGTTTTGCTTTTTTTTTATTTTTTTTGCTCGCAAGAAATGTACCCGACTTTGGTGTGATCGGTAATCTAGTGAAAGGGTCTTTGGGTGGACATCGACCAAACTCGCCTAAGAAAATACCTTTTAGGAGTTTATTTTTGGTTTCTTTTGAGTAGGATTGGTCGCGTACCATCCACGGATTGGCTACAAAATCCTTGGTAATGATATCAAACAGTTCTGGAACTTTTTCGGAGATGTTATTATCGTCTGCGGAGACGCGCGCAAAGATTCTTTCAATGAATTCATACCTTTTCGATTTGAATATTTTCCAGCTATGTTTTTGGAGTATGTGTAGGATCGCGTCGGTGGGCAGTAAATGAACGAGGAACCCTCTTAAATCATATGCCCACAAAAATTTCCAGGTAATAAGCGCTGGTATGTGTTTTAAAATAACTGACGCTCCTTCATAGTCATGCGATTTCATTAATCTCGACGCAGAGGCTTTAGCGGCGGCATCCGTTTCAAATTCCACTCTGGTGTTCCAAATATACAATATCCTTTTTTCTTCTACTTTAAACGTGCCGTGTCTAGCGTCATTGATCCATGGTCCAATAGAGACGGAACCGTCCTGTCTAAATTCTTCAAAAACACCCTCTCTTTTCCCATGTTCCCAGGTTCCTTTGAAGGAAGTTCCTTCTAGAGTCAATGTACCCGACCCGTTGTATTGATCTTTGATCCAGAATCCACAATATGAGGAACCATCGGGCCATGTTTGAGTCCCATGTCCTGTTTTATATCCTTTAGACCACCCACCCGAATAGACAGTGCCATCTGGATACGTTTGTGTGCCTTTCCTATGACGTTTTCCTCTTTTAAATTGGCCTATATAGATCCCGTGTCTTTTGGAGACCCATCTCCCTTGTCCTGAGCGATGGTCATGGGCCCAATTGCCAGTGTATGTTCCGTCTATGGTTGTATAGATGCCTCTTCCTTCTTTCAGGCCCCTGCGCCACGTCCCTGTGTATATGGAACCGTCTGTTTCTGTATAGGAGCCATTTCCGTGCCTGACATTATAATAGAATTCGCCTTCGAATGTGCCAGCAGGTGTTTGGTGTATGCCGTGTCCGTGATAGGTTCCGTGATTCCACTGACCTTCGTAGCTCGAATTTTCTTTGGTAAATTTTCCGTGTCCGTGAAAGGTCCCTGTGTGGAAAGAGCCGACGTATAGATTCCCGTTTTGAAATTGTAGCGTGCCTTTTCCGTGATATAGATCCGTCCGCCATTCTCCTTCGTATTTTCTACCATTGTTGGCAATTTCTGTGCCAGTCCCGTGTCTTTTTCCGGCTAAAAAGAACCCTTCGTAGGTCAGACATTCCTTTTCGAGGATCCCATGTCCGGATGGTTTGTCTTCGTAAACGGTTCCTATGTATTTCGCACCATCTTCAAGATATAACATTTTGATGCCAACGCATCGTTGTTTTTTATGGCCTTTCATCGTATGTTTACATTTAGTACACCTTCGTCGTTTCATTATATAGAAAAAATACTCTTTTTTATATTAATATTTAGTTTACTCGTTGTCGGTACGGCGACGTTTTGGCTTACGAACCTTGAGGACTTCTTTCGTCGTTGTATGGTCGCGTTTGTACTGCTCCAAGTCTGCGGGGTTATCAAATACTTCCTCGAGCGTCTTTACGGATACGGAAACAGTTGTTTTCTCTTCTCTTTCGATCGTAATACCACCAATGTCGGCCGACATAATGTTGTTTTCGCGCATGTATGAGTGGATTTGATTTAGTCTTGCTTTTTGTTCTTTATTGTGTGCCTTAAGCTGTTGTTTTAGAGCATCTCCGGCGGGAATAGCTTCTTGATAGGCGAGTTTAAGTTCGTCAAATTCTTCTTGTGACATTGAATCCATATGGTCGTCCATTTTTTTTATTGGTATAATTGGGAATTGTATTATTTTTCCGCATGTTCTTAAAACAAGTGGATTTTGTGGAAAATCTGTATTTAGAGGTGAATTTTTTTGGATATGGATGTCCGTTCATGTAAATGGGCGAACAATAAGACAGTTACCTATAGGCGAAGTGGCTATGAAAAGGCAAGTTTCGTCCGAGAAATTTGTGTTAAAGGTTCACGATAGAGGAAGGTATAAAGTAATAATATCTTTTTTAGTGATTGTTTTAGGTGGTACGCTGTTAACAGTCGCTACAATTCAAGGCTCATCTCTAATATACTGGTTAGGTGTAATAATGCTGGCTTCTGTGGCAATATATATGATCATTCAGTCGTCAAGGCTGAACAGTCCGTGTTCGCTACAGTAATTGGCCAAAGCAAACGTTAGGTTATGCGTATTTGCTTTGCCCATAATAGGATTGGCCCAATTATAAAAGGACTCGCAGACTTGTTGTCCGGTGGTATCGTGTGAATCGACGTAGGAAAGGAACTTGGCGACGATCTGAGCCGGTGTATAGATTCCGTGGTCGGAAAACTTGCCGATAGAAGCGGGCCCCATGCCTGGAATTTCGTTGATCTTAAAATCCAGAAGAGATCGGTTGACAAACTCAACCACAGTGTCGGCGCGCAAAGAAGATTTAGAAGGTTCGTAATTGAAGTTAGACATGTTTTTTTTTACTCTTATAATCCAATTCACATTTAAATACCACATAAAACATGATTATGTGGATTTTTTTACAATTTCCATCTATTCTGTTTTGTAAATTTGTAATTAATAAACCATACGAGGCCAGTGATAGCAAAGCCGAACATGAACAAGAACATTAGTGTATGGCTGTTCGACTTATTTTGGAGATTGTTTTTCGTATTTTGTGCGAATTGTTTCAAGTTTATGGTTTCTTTTTTTGTACGAACAACATGGTTTTCATGGTCTCTCATGTATTGATTGAGTGTGCTATGAATCCTGTTTATTTTCTTTTCGAGTCTGTCCATCCTTGTCGTCAAAGACGCAGGGATCATTTTATTCAAATCGGGCCTCTGCTCCGTAATCTTTTGAATTTCTTGAATCATCCCCGCATCTGATTTCGCATATGCTTTGAGTTGAAAATCGGTATCCTCTGATTTCAACTCGAAGCGCATGCACGGTGTGAACACATTGCCATCCGAAGAAGCCAGATCAATAGATACAAATGTACGCCTTATTTCACGCAAATGATTGGCGCGAATTCTCATCCAATTAAACCAATCGCGCGAATTTGACGCAAGCATGGTCAAACATTTGTTCGAAGAGACATCAATGTCTTCGTCTTCGCCGTGCAATAGTTTTAAACGGTCGTTGTGCATTTCTACGGTAAAGCGCGGCACTGATCCGAATAAAATTTCAAGTCCCATGATCGATTCTGTCCTTGGCTCTATTTTTTCGGTATTGTATCGACGACTAAATTTTATATAGGCCCGATGCCGAAAAGTTTCTTCAATTAAACATTCCGTTTTTATATTTCGAATCCTGGCACCCGTCATGACCAACGCCCCGTCCTTTGAAATCGTTATTGGTTGCGGACAGTGTGTCGGTGGCCAGTCCACGCCGATTGCTACAGACGGCAAAACAATGCAGAATAGATACCACTTCATTTACTAAATAAAAATACATACACTTATATCCAAAAATAAAAATCCAACTTTTTTTATTAACTGATAATACACTCTGAAGATTCGGAACGAACCGTTTTTAATTTCAGTACATGAAAACTGTCATTGACTTTAGCTTTGACTGAAAATTCGGTGGAAGTTGTACCAGGGACGATATTCTCGATCTTGGCATTATACACGGTTGTAGCCCGCGACATACTGCCAGCATTCTCTTTTTCGGCAAATATTTGACAGATAGACGGTCTCTGCCTTTCGATTAATAACGATTTTACTTGAAAAATATGTTCGCCTTCGTCATTTTCAAAAGTAATATCGTCCCCAGATACTATGTTAAAGGTTTCATGTGTTTTAATCGCACTCATATCCGATCCATAAAAAAAAGACGGTTTATATAGTGTTTGGTCGTCTTCCACGACGATGTGCCAAAAGTTGATTCCTCTTTGAACTTTTCCGTCGGAATGGCCAACACCAAGAATAAAACTCAAAATGATGATAACCACTGTCAGAACACATACAATTTTGACGGGAAGCGTGCTCATCCGTCGCATAATAATCGCGACGGATGCCACAATGTACACATTTTAAAGTCATCTATAATAAACATACTAACTCATTATATAGGTTATAATCATCTAAAAATAAGAACTCTCAACACGAAACATTATGAAGTTTGCGCTTCTTGCGCTTATTAGGAGGATGCAAGTAGCGATAATATGACGCATGAGAGGTTTTAGTGCGTTTGCCATCGGATTGCCAGTCATAACAATCAAAACCGTCGGGAGCACCATGAAACATTTTGATCTTAAATCCAAGTTCACGTGTCAAACGACATTTCTCAAACTCGTCACAACTTGGCGGTGGGCCCTTAATCTCAATAAATTCACCCTTCTCTGGAAGCCAGACATCCGGAGAATATTCCTTACCTTTAGGAAAAGTATTACATGGTTGAAATTTCATCGTTGCTGGCTCGTATACATTCACAGTACCGGCCACTGCAAATGCTTCGTCCCATTGGCGCTCCAAATAACTACGAGAAGTATTACGCGTGCCAGCTGGAAGACATTCGTCCAAATCGCCATCATCGACATATTTGAGCTCGAATTTGGAAGAATCGCGCGAACGTTTGCAAACATAACGACCCCAATACATTGTATCGGCTCCACATCCAAATGAAAGCATGTGGAAAGGTTCTTTTTGAGTGCGTACAAGTCGATTCTCACGGCGGGTCTTTGGATTACAAGCAACGATAGCTTTTTTTAGGTCAATTTCATTGTGCCAGTTTCGGTTATTCGTATTGATCTTGATCGCGTGGACTTTTCCGTCACGAATATCAATACAACAACGCTTGTTATGAAATTTTTCTTTCAAGGTATGTGGGATCGTAGCTGGTCGAGACATTTTTTTATACTATTATTGATGGACAACTATAAGAAAAACACATATAATTAAAAAAATCTAGAAAATATAAAATTAATTATTTTTCGCCATTCCTACTAGGGCATTTGCGAAAATGATCCAACCCAAGAAGGTTTTCGACACTAGTGACAGCACACAATACGTCATTTCTATTTTAATATGCCTGGCCTTGGCTTTTTCAGTTGTTTTGTCTTTGCCAGTGATACACAGTTCAATAAATTGAACGAGTGCAAATCCCGTATACAGAATACCAATAACCCCCACGATCGCGTACACGAACGTTGGCGGCAAATTCTCGCCCGAATTTTCAATGGTAAATAGGAATTGTCTCCCTATGATCAACCAGACGCCCCCCATAGATACCCATCCAGAAAGATGGGAGACCCATGCCATGTCCAGGTCTGTGTATTTGATTTTTTCGGCGACCAGTCCTTGTAACATAGTCACCACAGTCAGGAATGCAATGCCTATGACGGTCAGGCGGTCCCAGACGCCTAGGATCAATGCAATGGAAATTTGCATTAATGTGGCGGAGATGGAGTATTCGATCATTCTTAACGAATTTGTACCTTCTTGTTCTATTTCTTGGACATAAGAGCCGCGCTGGATCTTGAAGCCACAGATATCAAAGTCCCATTCGGCCATTGCAACTGACTGAAATACAAAAGAGAGAAAATGAAAAGCAATGACGAGCCACCATAGCGATAGGTCCGTCGTGGCTTTGTTTTCTTTGGATACACACCATTCGTCAGAGACTTTGAAAGCATTTTCTGGACATGTTCCGTTAGTAGGCGGCACCCATGGGGCATAATTTTCTGTAAGTTTAAACACTTGATCTCTGCCGTCGGAAGCGAACCACAATAGAAGTGTGGCGATGGTATTGACCAAGTGTAGCAGTGCCGCCGCCCAATTTAGCGACCAAAACGTCGGTGCAGCTCCACATGGAAATAGTTTCTGACCAAATGTTATATCTTTTTCATAATTTCCCCACTTGAACATTCTAATTAAAAGTATTGTTTTAATTTTATATAGTGTATTTTTTTAGTTTCTAAAATACTAGCTTTGATTCACTAGAAAATAGTCCGCTCGAAAGTGGTTTGTATTCCAACGCATTTGTTTTTTGTGGATGACGACAAAACCAAAAAATAAGAAACGCAACGACACCCAATAACAGCAAGCCCCCACCAACCATACCCAAAATAAGCCCATAATTGGTCTCGTCGTCGTCTGGAGCCACACATTCTCCCTTCTCAATAGGCGAACAACCGCGCGACGAAGCTTTGCATTCATTTCCATATGTTTTTTGTTTACAACAGACCGGTCTCCATTCTTCTGTACATGCGTGTAATTCATCTTTGGTGGTTACACACACACCACCACATCCTCTGTCATCTGTATTTACAAGTTTATATCCTATAGAACACAGGACCATGCGACAAGGAGCAGGACATGCTATACTATGATGTTTGCAACACCAATCCGTTTGTTCTTTGGACCAGAACGCATGCGTTGTGTTTGTTTTTTCTTGATGATCTATGGGCAACCTTTTGTCGAAACATTCATATTCTACCTCACATTCTCCTTTTATACCGGTTAGACATGCGTCTGCTTCTGCCTGACACGCATTACCGTAGGTAGTTTCTTCACAACAGACTGGCCTCCAGTCCTTCGTACATGTCACTGGTCCCACATCTACGGTTCTTTCAGCAGAAGTGATATAGGAATTGGCCTCGCACAGATATTGTATAGTATACGTATTGTTTTGCTTTAAATTAACGGGCTCTCCGGTGACGTATATGTCGTGTGTGTCGTGGTTATGATCGTAACAGACGGCGCCGGGATCTGAGTAGTCTTTGTCTATTATATTTATTCTCAAATGTGGTTTGCCAGTGATTTGAATATGAAGTTCGGAGGCATTCCCGACCGGTTTAAATTCTTCCCGGCATCTGGTTGCCAGTTTTGGGTCGCAAGTATGCTCTGTACAGATCGGTTCTCCAGTGGGATCGCACGAACACGTGTCACATCCATTAAACCATGTCCTACAATTAGGAGGACATTTTTGTGCAACGGCAAGAGTCAAAAATGATATGAAAAGAAATCGCATTGAATACGTACATTCTTTGTCAATTAAATAGTATACTTTTTTTATTTCTTTTGACGATATTGTGTTAATTGTTTCATTTGATATTTTGTGAGTGGTTCTTGGTTATAAATGGGCAATATGTCATATGGGTTGTGTTCTAGAAACTGGAATATATCTATCATCTCTTTGGCCTCTTTGACTTCCTCGGTTCTACCTGCAAAATTTCGACGACGTATGTACGTATTAAACGCAATGAGCGATGGTAGTTCGGCGTCGGTTCTCACGCCACGCCAATAATCGATATGTTTTTGGTAAACTGGCGAACCGTAAAAATGTTCCATCTCTTGCAACAATTCCTTTTGTTTGGCATTGGCCTCTGGTTTCTGTATGGAACGGAGTGCTAACCATATCATATGTGCAGTTTGATGGTCTTTATTCTTGTAAGATTCTCGCATGACGTTGAAAAAAAATATATAGTTTTGTCTGCAATATTTGCCGGTGGTTTTTTTGTTATCTTTGGAGAGTATAATTTTAACCGTATGAGAAACGGATGCTTTTAACCGTTGTTCAATATCATCGTCACCGGCGCGTGCAAGTATGGTTTTGGTAGATTCTCTACATTTATGAACCACGGTAAATATATGGTCGTCGTAGTCGGTATGGAATAATGTATAGATCAATCTTCTAAAAAAGGAGGATGGTCTATATGGTTGGTAGCCATCTAGAAATAAATGTAGACCTTCTTGAGATAAACATCGTTTTCTCATGTTGTACATGGACCATTTTATCAAAGTTTATATAATATTATTTTGAACATATTTTGTTTAAATGCTATAATAAATCGAGACATCCATATGGGTGGCAAGTTCATCGTCCGTTTAATTAAAAACCGTGGAATGTGAACCAAAGCATACTGATTTATCAGGAAGACCTTCGACCGAATCATATGTTAATGATAGACTAATAAGACAGGATACGACCAAAAACAATGTCGCGACCCCCGTTTCTACAAAAACTGTGATTTTATTAGTGGCGATTTTTTCCACAAATCCCAATATAATAGCACCAATAAATACGAACCAATTTAGGAGAATCGTTCCTAGAAACCATGTTTTATCAGCATGCCAGAATATATCGTGTTTGGTATATTTGCGTATGCCGTAGTGTTTATTGATTACGAACCACATGATATCTTCTACACAAAACCATACGGCGACTCTGAATACATATAAAAGTATACCGGCCACGTATTTTTCCCATATATTTTTGAATATAGAGTCATATCCGCGCGTCACAGCTCCAACAGAGAGAAGAACGATCAAATTCATGGCTATATGATACCATGTCCAGCCCCCAAATGCGCATGAAGTTGGTAAATTAACAGCCCAGCCATGTTTTCCTTCCATTTCCACTTCGAGCCATGCAAAAATGGTAGCATGTGCCAATATATATAGAATGGGCCAAAGACGATTTAAAAACATTTTATAACAAATGATATGTTATTTATATTCTTTTATTTTAAAGTCGTATACCTGCATGTTCTGGGGTTTCATTTTGATTTTGTGTCGGATGTATATGTTCTTGCAGGTCAGACGCGCAGTCTATAGTCCCTTCTGTTTTTAGGGTGGTCACCGTGACGGGTTTTGTTTGTCCTATTCTCCACGCTCTTCCGATAGCTTGTTTTTTAATGGCTTCGTTTTCGCATGGTTCTAAAAAGACAATGTGCGAACCTGCAGTGAGTGTGATCCCGACGGATGCCGTTTTTGTTGTCATGACAAATACTTTTACATTGGCATCGGATTGAAATTTTTGGATATTTTCGAATCTTTTTTTGGGTGTCATTTTTCCTTCAATGCACGCGTATTGAATATTTCGTTGTTGCATGTATTTGCATATTAGTTGCCATGTGCTGTGAAATCGTGTAAAGACGATGAATTTTTCTTCATTTTTTTGGATCATATTGAAAAGAGTTTCAATTTTTCCGCCCATTTGCTCCGCACTCTGAGTAATTCTATCATGAATTTCCTTTGGCATTTCCACTGTATTTCCTTGTATATCTGAGATATAACAGGTCGTTTCTTCGACAATTTCTCCCACGGGGTCTTCTAAAGTCAGTTCTTCCAGCGAATGATTGCCCCCTGGTTCGCGACATAACGGGCATTTCCTTTCACGGTCATGTTGATACGCCGTTTGAATACATTCGTAGCAAAACATGTGATGGCAATGTGTTAGTGTTGGTCTGTCCATGGCTCCCATACAGATAGCGCATTTTTCCTGTCCATTTCGCCAAGAATCAATGATATCTCTTAGAGATTGGTCGTATCGTGTGGTGCCTAGTCTATTTAAGAATGAATCTATGGCGGTGGATTCTGTGTGTACGTTTTGGTCCATAGACGGTGCCCCAAAATCAGACAATCTGTTTAAGGTTGGATGTGTCGCCGCTTGCCGAAGCCATCGTGTATAATGTAGGAGTCGTGTCCTTGCATTGATAGTGACGTCTGCTTCGTCGGCATATGTACGTGCGCCAACCACATCCAATAATTGTGCATATATTTCTGGCCATGTATTTGGACAAGCTATTGTTTGTTCTGTAACGGGTGGTAAAGCTAGTCGAACATGTCTCTTTTTCTGCCAGAATGTCATTTCTACGATCGCGTCGTGGTATAGAGATGGGCTATATGCGCATTGGGTCCTAAATGTGCGCTGTGCTGCAGAATATTGTCCAGCATTGGGTGCCTCGTCAAAGGGCGTGACTCCTAAAAATGCCATCATACTGACAATATTCTGCAGGCCTTTTGGCCAAGGGGTAGCGGAGAGACACCATCGAAACGGAGCATATAGCCGCGTGATTGCCCTTGTTGTGGCAGTATGTACCGATTTCATTTCATGCGATTCGTCCAAAATGATTCGCCCCCACCGAACAGAGCCGATCGTCGGCACATGTTGCGACGTTTCGTTGACGACAATCTTGTACGTCGTCAATACAATATCTGCCGACTTGAGTACAGACATGTCTTTTGTGCGTCGGGCGCCATGAAACTTGATCACAGACAAACTCGGCGTATGCTTGGCCGCCTCTGAAATCCACACAGACAGCATTGTGGTGGGCAACACCACCAGAGTGGGCCCACTGGCCGGCGACGTGGCAATATGAGCCAACATTTCCACGGTCTTGCCCATACCGACATCTTGGGCTAAAAGACCTCCATATACGGTGGAATTGGGCGCGGTTAAAGACAGATGGCCAAAGACTGAAGTATAAAAAACAAAGCCATCCTTCAATTGATGTCGAGACCATCCCCAAGCCGATGTCGAGTTTCGCTGCTCACGGTCTCGAAGCCAACCGACACATCTTTGTTGATAGGGCAATAGTTGTGAAACGAAGCTGTCTCCTGTTGTCGTGACCGGATTCGCCTTTTTTTTGGAATGCTGTAGCGTTAATTTTAAGAAAGATGAGTCCATAGGACCTTGTGTAATGTTTTTGGGCAACGTGTTCGGAAAAATGTTAAAAAACAACCGCTGTAATTGTTTATGCATTCCCGGTTCATATCGATTTGGTCTGACAAATGTCATATCGTGGAAAATGACAGAGAATCGCACCTCTTTTGTTTTGACGGCTGTGCATTCAAACAATACGAGGGGGACACAATCTTTGCGCCATTTCTCCAAAACCTTGCGCATATATGGTTGTGGGTTTTTCCAGATGGCAATCGTCTTTGCAAGTTTGGGACGAATGGTCTCTGGATATTTATTCAATATTTCTTCTTCTGTAATATTGAATAGCCAATCGTTCACCGATTCGGGCGAAATATTATAGACATCCGAAACCGCATGCAGATACGATAGTATTTCCATACGGAACTCGTGTATATCATTACTAAATGGTCCTCTCGGTCTCGTGCCAGAAGGTTCGTGAACAAATTCGCGAGTGAGCGAGACGATGGATTTCCAGATCTCCCAATCCGATACTCGAGCCGTCGGCCGGCCATAGTGAATAACCTTTGAAAGCGCATTACTGCAAGTTATTTGACGTTTTTGATCCTCTGGCATATGGTCAATAGGAAAATCAACGACCGCAACTTCGCGTTTCCATGAGGTACGAGGCACAGTTATATTTTCTCGGCGATGTTGTACAGAGATCCATTCTATTCGACCATCGCCTATATGCTCCCACTGTGCCTTTTGGCCATTCTCTTCGCGGATACGCACAAGTGCATGTTCCTCGTCAAATTCGTCAATAACATATTTTTGACCCGATAAACGAATCATAGATCCAATATAAGAGCGGGTATCTTTTGGAGCTATTCTTTTTAAACGTTTTGGTACTGAACCCATCGATTCTCGTGTCATAAGCCAGTGTGTACCGGCATGAAGATCGTCGTTAAATCTAGTAACGGCTAGTTCAGCCTGACTCTCGGAAAATCCCATTTCGATGTAGCGTTCCATTTTTTTTTTACAAAAATATATGTCCTTTTATATTGTTTAAGAATAAGTGTTACTTATGTCGATTTACAATTTCTACGTTTACGTAAATATACCTTTAATTATTTCTCATAGAACGAAGTTCCATTTCCATACGCACGTGTTCCTCCTCGGCACTCTTTATAGCATCGTCGATTGACCGTAATTTTTTGCCAGTTGCTTTCGTCATTTTAGGGTTAGACAGAGGGCGAATGTCTTTCACTTCAACCGAAATCTCCTCGTCCGCAATCCGGGGATCCATATTCATCCATGTTTTTAATTCTTCTAACTGACCCTCCTGGTTCGTTCCAAATGAAAATTTACCACGATGGCCTAACGACCACTGGGCGGATTTTTGAACCAATTCGTCCAGCGTGACACTCCAAAACCCGTCCGAACCATCTGTACGAGTCCATTCACCAATGTCTAGTGCTTTACTGGCCGGTACTGTAATGGCCAATGATGCGCCGCCATCCGCAGGAGCTACCAAAGACGACGCAATCGCGTCTAATTCAGCGCGGATCACGTCCACATTTGGAGCACTTGACTGTTCAACTATGCCATCGATAACTCTAACTTTGTGCCATTTGCCTGCATGAGGACAAAAGCACTCGAATTTAAAGTCAAATTCGTAGTTATCGCCCAGATTTTTAGTAGCTTCCTGGGCCTGTTTAATTGGACATCCATGTTTGAGTGGATTGCATTTACAATACGTATCCACATCGAGCCCAGCGGCACACGACAGGCAATCCAGTGTCTCGCCTTTGCAACACATGCGTGCCGAATCTAACAAGAAATTGTCACAACGAAAGGTTGCGCCGTGACAAGTGCGCCCCGTATGTTCACACTGTTTTCTATTTTCATCGAGTGCTGAACAACCGTAGTTTTTACATTCGCATTCGCCAGAGTGACATTCCTCACTACTTAATCCTACTCGGGATGAATAGCAATTGTTGGAATAAGTCACGCCTTTGCAGCATACAGGCCGCCAGATCTCTGGACAGACGCGATGTTCACACTCTCCTTTGTGGCAGTCCTCCTTTTTAAGGCCGGCTTTATGCGCAAAACAACCGTTCGAATATTGAACGTCTTTGCAGCATACGGGGTGCCAGACATCTTTACATACACTAGGTTTAGGCTTTGGGATATGGTGGCCATGATGATCATGTGAATGGTCATGATGGTCATGTTCTTCTTTGCGTTCGTCGTCTAAATTGTCGTTATACGTTTCACTTGCCGCGATGTACGCGCCTTTGGATGCTCTGTACGCGCCCTCTGTCAATCTTACTTCGCGCAATGCTTCTGTATATTCTTTTCTAGCTGCTTGATATGGTTTTGCATAGTGTTCCATATCAAAAGCATTCGTCAACCGACCGATTGAAACCGCGACGAGTATAAATCGATACATAATATTTTTTGTCTTGGTCTATATATAGTGTCGTTCAATAAGATATGGCATCAGAACATTTTGCGAATCAAGAAAGAATGTTAGAAAATACTATTAAAAAAATCGAACAAATTGCCGCATCGAATATACATTTTCCACTATACTGGACGAACGGCTTTTTTTGTGGCATTGCCTTTTCATTTATACTATATATGATCACAAGATGGTGTTCATACAAAACCAAAAAAAGAAGAACGGATCTGCCTTACACCACTAATTTAAATTAAGGATGTCTATCTACGATTTATTTTCTATTGACCCTTCAGCGAGTCCGCACGAAATTTTGTCAAAATGTAAATCTTATTGTCAGCAATGGACGATCCACACTGTCTTGGAGCGATTGACAGAAAATCTGGGGGCTCTGGAAGCTGGTAATAATGTGCAGAAGGTTTATTCCGAGGGTGAAATGTATATAAAATCGGCGGCGGCTATCCTTTTAGATCCTTCTGCCCGTCAATGTTACGACGCATGGTTGGATGCTATTTCGCAAGGCACTCCTGAGAAAAAGAAACTAACTAGATCTAGATTACTATGGTTTAACGATACATCCGACAATATTTGTTTTTCGGAATCAATGATTAATGCACTTGGAGATGTCGGTTATCAAACAAAGAAAGAAATACAAAAGAGAACTATGGATATAAGGCCAGAATGTCGCGAATGTAGAATGCCTTTTGACATTTCTAAAGATTATTTAGTATTACATTGTCACTGTACCACACGCGTAGGACACGAGGCATGTTTAAACGAATTTGACAAACGTGTCAACCATAAATGTCCAGTTTGTAGACAACCAACACTCAAAAGGCGCCGCATTTCAAAGTATCTGTTTTGGAATGTAAAAGAAAAATACAAATTTATAGCATAGAATATTAAAATGAGATTTGCTAAGACTTGCTAATAACATTTTCTACTGTTTTTTTATAAATAACGTGCAAACATCCTTCAGGATCTCTCACAGAGTAAGTATCCGATGCTTTCTCTGTACACGTACCTTGCACACTCGATTTGAACGTATAAAATCCACCTATTTGTGGATGCTGTGCCTTTCCAACGTGTATAGCCTTAGACCAATCGATTGAATTATATTTCGGTGTTTCTGAATTGAATACTGTCACTGAATCTTGTTCTAAAGTATAACCTTCTGCAGTGATCCATTGCATTCTGTTTAGTTCGTCTAAGAGTTGTGAAAGAGTTTTACATCGAATGACCGTCTGTTGACTTCCAAAGTGTACATGCGCGTCCTTTTCCAGAACCAGTTGGTCGAGTACGCTTCCCTTTAAGAATTCGTAGACAGTCTCGTCCGGTTCGATGCGTACGTTCTGCCATCGGTCAAAAAAACGCGAGACTGGACCTCTGGCCATCTTTTTACGGTTAGACGAATGATTCATAGTGTTTAAAATGGCCTGATGCATCACATCCGCCGTCGGTAATTGATCCCGCCAGGCGCTATGTAACAGATTATATTCTACAAATGGAGAATTTCCGACGGCATGTAGCGACACTACCGGCGCCGAACAAGTCTCTGAACAATACACATGACCATTTGAACGTGTTCTAAACATGTTTTCTTGTTCTATATAACACGGCTCCACACCCGGAAGAGAATCTATTTTTTTATATCTTCCGGAAAAACGTATAGCAACATAGTGTTTTAGTTCTGTTCCCATTGTCACAATGTATCCAGAAAACGTAGGATTCATCTCGATAGCCTTCAAATAATATTCTGGTGTTATTTTTTGTATATCCACTCTTTGAACCCATTTGCCTCTCTGCTGAAGTGTTCTTTGCAACACTTGTATGTCATAAAAACCGAGTTCTTTATTATACATTTCATAACCACTTTCTGTTTGTAACTGTTGGGCGATCGTATCCATCTCCTCGCGATTTGTGATATGTGGGCCGTACATATTCTGCAAGCATTTGAGACCGCACAAAAGATCATTCTTTGACTGACGTTGCACAGAAAATTTTTCATTGTCTGGAAATGTTTGAATCGGTTCCTCTTCGGGTTCCTCTTCCTCTTCAGACGAAGAGATTACCTTTTCAAGCGGACGTTTCTTCTTACTTTCAGCTTCCCTGCGTTCCTTTTCTAAGATACTGACAATGGACCCAGAATAACGCCATGGCATTTTGCAATATGATTTACCTTTTTATACGTCCCATTGATAGGCTACTGCTCCTTCGGAAATTTGTCTTTGTTGTGCAGCCTCGGGAGGATCAAACATCATCCTACACAAACGCCCAAAATCCATACTACCATATAAAATACCTCTATAATCGCGCCGAACTATCAATAACCAGAGCTGGAAAGCTTCTGCAAACGTCCCTGTAGGGACTAAATGTACAAGGCCTCGATGCATGACATCAAAACGCCTCCTTCTTTCTAAAATAATGGGCACGACTGACGTCATCAATGTTTGACGATGTTTCCAAGACTTTTCAGATGAACAAAAGAAAAAATTCTTGAAATTCACCGAATACGTAGACATGAAATGGGCGTGAACCATCTGTAAATGCAATCCCTCGATCACAAACTTATTGGCGTGTACCTCTGGCGGCTTAGAATACGCACAAACACTATTCAATTTGTCCAAAAGTGACAATGGGCGATTTGAAGCTACGGATTGGTAGGCAGAAACTCTGGAACCTCTGCACTCGTAAGACACGCGTGGGGTATCGGACAAACGCGCCATATTTTCCCAGGTTAAATCGGCAATTCTGTCTCTAAATTTACGAATGCTCAAATGACGATTTTCCTTCTCGATGAATTCGGTCCAACGAGAATCGGGCATGTTCTTAATAGGAGGTTGGGCATCAAACATAATAGACTGGGCAAATGAACGACGTAATCCCATAAAACGAACATAAAAATCATGCAAAAGTGCTGGATGAATCTGAAATTGTTGTTCGGATACTTTGATACGATGTTTTTGAATGTCATATATCACCGATGGCGCTGTATGTGCTACAAACCAGGCCGCGCGAAACTCCAGTGTATTCAAATAAATCATAAAATGTTGATCTATCGTTTGAAACTCAAACCATTTCATTTCCAGAACATCCAGCGCATTTAACAGATCCCCTGCTGACCAACTTGCCGTATCATACGACGCATGTGTCCTCAAACGATGTTCTTTCATCCATTCGCGCGTTTCTGACGGGATTACTGTACAACCCGGTTTGGAAGCCAGCCAACGACATTTGCTACAACACACATATAAAAACATGCCTTCGCACCAACCTTTCAATTGGCCAGGAATGCGGTCGAATAACGAATGCCAATGCACAAATGCATATTTCTCTAGTTTTTCGGCCAATCTCAAGTAGGGCAAATCGTCATCCTCGTCAAAGATCATCGAACCATCGGCATGGCTCAACAATATGTCATAGGTATCCAACAAAAATAAAAATAAATCGGCTTTGGAAACAGAAGAATCCAGAGAATAATTTACACATTCAGTCAATGTATGGCAACGAAACAATGATTTGTAATTAGAACGATACATATAATATATATTTTTTTGGCCCTAAATAGTCTCAACGCCCCGTTGAACCAAATCCGAACGTTGCACGTTCAGTTGTAGACAAGGACATGGACATTTGAAAAGTCGGTGCCGAATATTTTTGCACGACCAATTGGGCAATTCTGTCGTTCGCGTCGATGCGATAGTCTTCAGGACCATGATTAAACAACTTTACCATGATCACCCCGCGATAATCTTCGTCAATGATGCCGCCAAAGGGTACCACCGAATGCTTGATACCCAGAGACGATCTGCCTTCAATTTTACCAAAATGACCTTTGGGCAATGCGACGGAGAGGCCAGTGTTAATCATCACCGAACCGCCACCCGGAACAACCTCCGCAGAGACAGAATACAAATCATGCCCGGCAGCGCCTGCCGTCTTACGAACAGGCAGATGTTCAGGAGCGCATTTGGCATATGCCCAAGAATCGTACGGACGACACAACTGACCAACGCCCCGAACATCCAAAGGCAATGGTGGTTTCAAACGCAACAGATTTGTAGGCAACTGTACCTCTTCTTTCATAAACGAGGTCATCCTCTATACTACTAAATAACCATGCGATAAATAAAAAACACATATTCATAACTTTATCTATTTTTTAGTGTTAATGTCCTACGTTTCAAAGGCGCCGCCAATCTCAAACATCTGGCCCGTAATCTTCTATGCGGAAAATCAAACTCAAAGCCGTTACAAAACGAACGACATTCGTAAAGAACAGACTCTAATGGCCCGAGACGAATAGCGTCCATTATGTGCAGATCGAGGATATAATATTCAGGTGTACTCGTATCAATACGCATGTCAAATTGACACTCAATGTCATCCATCTGATTTAAACGCAACAACATTTGTGTCAAACATTTGCGATCTCTCTTGTCCGTGGAAGACAAATCATACTGCGCATTAATTTGCTTTTCTTTTGACCGCTTGCGCTTACCTTTGGCCGATTTTCCTACTCGCCAGACGTCAATTTTTATAGATTCGTCCGCCATACAGACAGTGATGGACCGAATATTCTCATTCATGTCGCGAATATTCTGAAAATCTTGCAGGGACATCATGGGCAAGCCGCGAATCATGACTATGTACCGTGTTGGATACCGCGTATTCGTAGACAACACCAAATCCGTCTTCACCGCCCCACGGATCTCAGAAATGTAGTGTAGAGTCTTTTCAATGAACGCTGTTTCTGACTCTTGTAGTGCTACCGGCTTCTTCACGCGAACTATGCGCTCGGGAACTGATATCTTCCTGGATTCAGAAGATGTAACTGCTGATAAGACCAACCCGCGACTAGGATTGAAACCGCTCTCAGAAGCCATCGTGTTGATATTTTTGATGATGAACCATTTAAATACTCGATGTTGAGATCAATATGACCGGATGATGTATTCACCCTCGTCGTTAAATTTTTCGCGCCGTGTTTACGAGCAATATCCCGCCATTCAGCGATATCATCATCGTTAAAACTGTCAACGAAGGTCATTCGAAGCTTCATACCTATTGTGTAGTTGAGGACACCCATCGTATCGATTTGTAAATCTACATTCGCGTCCGCAAACTCCGATGCATGAAGATCGGCTACTATATTCTGAACAGACGTTGAAATATTTGCCGGCGTATTATGAACGTTCATTTTAAAAATTGGATTTGACTAAATAGTCATGACCAAAATTTTAGTAAATCCAGTTGCCAATCTCTCAACGACCAAAAAATTGGTAATCAACCAACGACCAAAATTTTAGCAAATCATTAACCAATTTTTTGGTAATGACCAATTTTTTGGTAATCATTTGTCGTGACCAAAATTTTAGCAAATCAACCAATTTTTTGGTCACGACAAATGAAAGTTCAGGACTTCAAAGATCAACCAACGACCAATTTTTTGGTAGTTCATTAACCAATTTTTTGGTAGTTCATTAACCAAAATTTTGGTAGTTCATTAACCAATTTTTTGGTAGTTCATTGACCAATTTTTTGGTGATCAACGACCAAAAATTTGGTCAGTATAAATGTCGTTCGCCAAAAATAAAAATGACCGTTGAAATTTCAAAGATAAATTATTTAATGACGTTCGTATCTTATGTTCTACTGATGTCTGGCCTCATTCTCTCTGTCATTTATCAACAATCGACTGTTTCCCTAGTGATTATAACAGTTTCGTGTGTATTGGGTTTATATTTGGCTTTGCAAGTGCGAATAAAGAGACAAATGGTGATGATTGTGCCGCCAAATCAGATTAAAATTTTGGGTTATGAAATGAAAGAAGTAGAAGAAACAAAAATAAGAGTATAAAGAATATGTGTTTTTTATTTATCAGATTCTTTTATCAGCAAGATGCAATATATCGAAGAGTTTGTTAGTGGATGGCATGCGATCCAATTGGCACGAATAAAATTACAAGAGCCTACTTTCGAAAATTTAGTGTTTCGTTTTGTCGAAATCTGCCGCAATATGCCTAAAAACAGCAAGGTAATCGATTATCAGCGCGCAATGGATACATTCAGGACGAAATATTACAACGAGTTTATGTACAAATGTACAGTGCGCAGTGCAGACTGTCAAAAATTTGTGGATATATTGGCTGATTTTTCTGATAAGCCTTCAAAAAAAGAGTACGTTACCCTCTTCGAAACGCTCTGTGAACATTATACTGGTTCTGTTGGAGGCACAAAGCACGGGATCCCTTTGTTGAGCCTCCCCGAAACGAGTCTCCGTGATTCGCCGGCATTTTATATGGATTGGTGTTATGATCAAGTTCATGCCGTCCGCAAAGAACTGGGTATCCATTCCGATCGGTGTGTGTTCAGCACAGCGGCGTCAGGCCGCGGTGTTCGAGAGACATTGGTGGGTTCCCGCTTTTGTCCGGCCGCCTGCCTGCCTCTGAGTGCCAACTCAGAGCTGAAATCAGAGGTTGTGGCCCAATGGCTTGACAAAACAAAGGAGTTTATGATACCAGAACCATCCGCGGCTATTCGGCATTATTTGTCGGAAGTATTCCAAGTATGTACGGGTCTAGTTCAAGAGCCTGATATTACTTTGAAGAGTCTGCAAGTATCTTTGCAAGAACATTCTGGTTCTCTCGTAGCGGACAACCAACGCTTAAAGAAAGAGAATGCGGCTCTGGCTCACAAGTTGAGCGATCTCGAGGTTGTTCAGCGTCATATCGTGGAGGACAACGAAGAATCTCAAATATCATTGCGCGCGATCCATGAAGAAATGGGCATTTTAGACCGCAAATTTCGCCAATGCGAGTCAGCCTTTTACGAATTACGGACGCATCATCGTGAGAAATTACAAGAACTATCTTATTTGAAACATCAATTGGACGAATCTGTTCGGGGTCAATGGGGCTATTATAACACGTTGAAACAGCACGGTCTTCTTCATTAGGATATTTGACAGCATCTGTTGTGTTTTTTTGCAGTTTTGTAGAACATTTTGGAACTTGCGGACAATGTTGCGGATCTTTCAACGAGTTCATCAATGTCATGTCCTCTGGCAAGGACCTTATCGATATTTTCATGTGCAATGACCATGGTTTCATCAATGGCGGATTTGACTCTATAAATGGCATCTGTTCCGTCTTGTCGGGTTTCTAGAATATGGATCATGTTCCTATCCGAAGGATTTTCGAATAGATTCCGGAGTATTTCGAACGCGACTCTGGATGGATATTCTTGGTCTGTGACGAAAACAATGGCATATGAACCGATCCGCTGACACGAAAAGGTGAATTGTGTATGTTGGAATATTTTACGTTCTGGCTCGTCCAGTGATTCGGCGGCATGAATGGCAAACGCGTGCATTAATTCACGAACAGAACCTCTACTGAATGTATTGACAAAGTTTAACTGATCTTTATAACGACACGTTTTTTCTTCTACATTAACTATGTATATTCCTGTGATCCTCATTTGTACAGAAAGTAAAGAGTATAAATAGTACAAGTGTATTATAAATGAATTTGATAATTGTTGGTTATGAACAGTGTCATTATTTTTTAGATACTTGTACTGAACTGTCTTCGGCAAACATTCCGTTCACTCCGGTGATGGTCGCAGATGCTTCCAATTTAAAGACAAAAGTACAAGAGATTCGCCGTTTGCATCCTGTTCGTGGTATTTCTGGCACGACATCGCCACAAATTTTCCGTGTGGAGCCATACGTGGTTGTGGCGATAGGCGGCCACGACGATTTGGAGAATATTGGATTGCAATCTGTCATGTCCTGGATGCCTTTGAAATTTTAGAGATCGTCTCTGCGCACATCCTTATTTCCTGAAAAATTGGGCGTTTTCATGATTTTGATGAATGTTTTTGCGAACCATGCGCGTACAGGATTCATTTCTGGTGTTTTTACAGATGTTTCTATGGGCATTTTTCTTTGTTTCTTGGTCGTTCCTTGGGTGGCAAACATTTTGTGTTTTTGATCCTGGCCCTTTATAGTATATACGGGTTGACTTTTTTCCAAGAACATGGGGTGTTGCCATACAAAAACAAAATTTAGTACAGATGGAATACCCGTAGAAACTAGACCGGTTGAAAAATTTACAACTGGCAAATCGACATTTTTCATAGATAAACGTAAACATTTGTGGAAAATCCACAAAGAACCAATTGAAAGCGATGCTTTGGGTATGTTTAAAAATAACACGGCAGTAATGAATATGCCGACACATCCTAACCTTTGTCATCCCACAAAAGTCATTGCGCATGACTCACATACGACGATCGTTTGCATGCATCTCGCCGAAAGAGATCTTTTCGATATAATATCGAATCCGTTCGATTGGTCTTTTGTCCAGAAACAATTATATGGTATTGTTTCTGGAATTGAACATTTGCATAAACACGGGAGAGCGCACCGAGATATTAAACCAGAAAATATTGTTTTAGACCGTTCTCGCCTTTGTTTAGTCGATTTTGATTTTGCGTATCCATTAGGAACGCCCGCTTTTTGTGGAACTGAATATTTCAAATGTTCCAAAAAATTTGCAGCTTCTTGGAAATGTTCCGCGCCAGAAATGGCGCGCAAAATGGACGTATATGCATTTGGTAAAATGGTATTGTCTATATTTTGGCAGGCAAGTGCTCAAAAAGCTGTGGGAAATGCTCGCTTTGTCTTTAATTTGTTCCATGCCGAGTTTGCAGAGTCTACAAAGCATCCATTTTCAGGAGTCCCAACATGGGGCGGGTGGATGAACGTTGCCATTCGGTGCATTGGCAAGGTTCCGCCTTCGCGTATCCCTGTCTATTTAGCAACAGAAGCCGCGACAATTGGAACAAAAAACGCGGTGGCATTTGAAACAGGGCTCGAGATGGTGCAGGCAGACCCAACGTTCGCATAACGGACAATGTTCGACCTGACGAACAGAACAAATCGCCGGACATCGACCACATTTCTTTATAGGGAATTGTCTCTGTACATATATTAGCCAATTCCCTTTACTCCTTTCGGTGTCCGCGACCGCTTCACGGCATTGGATCCTAAATTTGGCCGTGTCTTTGGCGGATAAATAAGACAGTACCATCGACATGCAAGTCACTCGGTCTGAAAACGTCGCCCACATTTTGGTACTATTTTCGATGCAAAATATCTAGCTCCAATATATAAAATCACATATGTACAGAATTAGTTTTAAATCCTATGACCTACGAATAAATATTATAAGAGTGTACGACCCTGCTTGAAATGGACTCTGCTTCTTTAGAAAAATTATTTTCAGATCAGTGGCGAGAGCAGAATTCATTCGTTCACCAGCCCGACCATCAATGTTCCATGGACCGATGTAACATACAACAAATTATCGGAGGCCATTGGCGAAAAGGCGACCTAACACATACGTGCATACGTTCGCTATGCAAAGACCATCCGACTTGGGCGAACCGAGGCACCCTCAAAAAACAATACAGAAATATGTACATGTGTTGCGGTACCGGACAATCACATTGGTGTGATGAACAATGCCAATGTACCAATATCGACCATTCGGACGGTGGATATGTATGCAGAATATCCGGCATTCGATACGATTCTATCAAATCAGATACATGGTTTATGGACCACAGAGTTACTGCCACACATCAAGAAAATAAAGATCCCATGAAATTAGTTCGAAATACAAATTTCAAAATCAATACCATGTCTAGCGACACCATAAGACAACAACAACACGTGTTTATAAGCAGGGCACAAGTACAATCCATCATGTTTAGCAACGACAGGCTGTTCATGGAGCAACGAAAGTACGTAGAGATGAAAAACGAGGCAGAAAAAGTCGTACAAAAGTACATTAAGACATGCGAAAAATCAGGTCAAGCCATCATATTCACAAATATAGTGCAATTATATATTAACCAAATGAACAGGAGACATATTTTTCGGAATCTGATACCCAAAGACAGGACGATCGACGATGTAGTTTCTTTGTATGCGAAAAGAACCTGCGACTATTGGGCACTCATTACCAGGAAATTCCCTCTGGGAATACAAACACCCGCCCTATTCCCCATCAAAACATTCATCGTCTCCATCATGTATATCATGAAAGGAGGACTATGCCTGGGAGGCGTTCAAGTCATCCCAAAAGACAAATATTTAGCTGGAATTTTGCCAGAAGCCAATACCCTAGACTCATACTCCATAAATAAACCTGCTTTCACCGCCTGCAAGAATAATATATTAAAGGCTTACAGGGAGGCCAGCGAGATTTATAGAATAGCTCCACACACGTTATGTTTAACAAAAAAATAATTATTTTATATCAGTTTAAATATTTTAAGAGCATCCTCGAACTTTTTTGAAGCTTGATCATTCGTAGGTCGCTGATGTATGTTCACAAGGCCACGACGCAATAGAATAATATACCATTTACGAAGGGCATAACTGGTATCCTTTGAAACGTCTTTGTACAAAGCGTCTTTTCGAACAGCCTCTAGGATATCGTCAAGACCCATCTCATTCGTTTCGGGAACGGGGACTTCCTTACGCTTGCGTTTGCGGTTTGTAGTGGCGCGTTTTGCGAGTTTGAGGTCTCCCGCGCCAATATCTGCGCGACAAAATGGACAAGTGAATTTCGTTTTGACCAGAGTTGAAGACCAACACTTGAGACAAGCGCGCGAATTACCACAATGTGTCAGGCCAACAGAACGTTCGGAACAGATATCACAAACACTCTTGGCGCCATTAAACTTCCAACACTGTTTTTCGTGAATAAACTGCACCATCTCGGGCCAATCACAGTTGAAAGAACTGGGAACCGCGAGACCTGTCTTCAATGTATCGGCCACTGGCTGACACAATTGCTTTGGCTCCAAACGCTCCGTTGTAGAAAGTCGAATGTCACATTCCTTAAATTTATCCAACAATGCCGGCATAAACTGCTGAATACGGGTCGCCATATCGCCAGAGCCGCGATCTTCATCCATCTCGTTCATAATAGCCGTCACTTGCTCGCGAATGGCAACAGGAAGTATGGTGGTAATGTTTTCGGGCTGTGTGATCACTTGCGCCAAAAATTGACGCGGGTTAATCTCATTCTCAATCAATAAATCGAAAAGAGCAGACAAACGATCGCCACGAGTGCCAGAAGCTGACGCTTCGAATTGTTCCTCAATAGATTCCAATATTTTCTGGTATCTCATCGGTCGGACGACCACAGGGCCGCTACCAGATGCACCAGAACCAGAATCAAACACAATCATGTACGGATGGCCACGAACTTGAATCATGGCCATAGGGCGACCATCCGAACGCGCTTTCTCAATGCGACAATTCGTCATCGGACCAAAAGCAATCCATTCATCATTCGACTCGGCGTGATACTTTTCTTGAACAGCAATCGCCAATGCATCTTCTCCCACAGAACACAAATAATCAGGAAACTGATAAGGACCATACTCGGTCGCATCTTCTGTAGGATCAAATTCACGCATCAAACGACGCAATTTAGAACCTTGACGACCTTTTAGATCGGTCGCAACCTTGGAAACTGCCATCTGCATGCGTTCCCAGCGAAAAGAACCTTTAAACTCCCATTGATAACGCGTACGAAACGCATCCTCATACTCTAAAACATTCAAAGGAGTTTCCACAGCATTTTTTGGGACCCATTTGCGATCCTTTTTCATAAACAAACGGCCGTCTTTGGCCATGTACTTTTCAGTGCCCAAAGAGATGGAACACTCCTCTCGAGACGGCTCATTGTTCTTAAAAAGAACATTACTAGCTCCTGGGGGAATTATACGACGAACGGGCCCGTCCTTCACTTCGAAAATTTTGGCAGAAGCGCCCATCGGAGCACGACGGATCATAGTTCGGGTTTGATCATCATCACCATGTATACGAAACTTCATGGTCATTTGTTCGGGCGTGCCCCAAAGCTCACCGTAGTCATTGACCATGAATACCGTCTCCAGTGATGGCGTTTTGTACCGCGCGTCCAAAAGCACAGTGTTTTCAGGCGAACAGTCGATCCAGTTGCCGGCATAAAGGAATTGCCATTTCGTTGACATGTCACCAGAATGAGATGTAGTTAAATACAGATTATTTTACCAAAAAATTTACCAAATTTTTAGTCAAGTTTACCAAATTTTTAGTGGCGATCCTGTTCATTCAGAGTTACACTTTATAAAGACCAAAAACATGGTACCTCTCGGGGCGGCTATGTTGACTTCATCGACGCCTGGTTTGGTGTTCACAAACGCTGTACTTGGATTATGCTTCACATTTATCCTAAAAATAGCCAATGTCGTACTTGTATTGTCCGTTATCATGTTCGGTGTTTCGTTAATGGATGTATTGTCTCGTTCGTCTTCAAATTTTGCGGTGGTTGAGGAGGAGAAAACGATTACGGTGGCCGAGCAGAGGACTATGGAACAGTGTAGTATATGCTGGGTTCAAATGACAAAGACTAATGCGGTCAAACTAGGATGTAACCATTATTTTCACCAAAAATGTGCAGAGAGGTGGCATCTTATTAATCCGACATGTGCATTGTGTAGGTATAAAATATAATGTTCGTTAAAAAATTATTTTATTTTTTTGTATAATCATTGGCTTTGTATCGGTGTAATTCGTCTGTCCAAAAGGCCCTTGATTTTTCCCCGAACAAATGAAACGGACCCAATCACATGCATGTGTAAAAGAACAACAGGCCGAATGCTCCCACTGTAGCCATGTATGCGTTCTTATTCCTATCAGAACATTGCCCACATATCCCGGTACGTCATAGACTGGCAGATCCGACGCGTGTTCGCTCCATGTCCTTGGGACGCCTTGAACACGAAATGCGTTGAATAATGCGCCATTGTCTCGGAGTATAACGTATGCTCCATTTTTTATTTGTTTTATTTCGTCTGAAAACAACGGCCTTATCTTTGATATTTCGTGGACTGGATCCATCACCGCCCAATGATTGTTTTATATATAGTAAAAAAGATTAATGCCATTTTTCTATTTCTCGGCCATTGTCTTGCAAGGCTTTTATTTCTATGCCTTCTGGAACAGGTCCATCCTCTACTACATTGTAAGTACTAATGTTTCCGTCGTTGTTCTGATATTCTACAGTGACGGCATGTGGCGGCACTACTATTTTTCTTGTTTCGCATCTTCTTAGAACACCTTGATCAAACCCTGGTCTGAGAATGAAAGGGCGTTCTTTATTGAGGAAGGGTAATAATGCCGACAATTCTGCAATGGATTGTGCGTCTTTGTGTGTGTACGGTTGATCTGACGTTTTGTGGTCGCATTTTTGACAGCCTTTGACGGTTGGACATACGTATGGACATTGTTTGTTGTCAAACATTCTCGTAATTGGTTTTGCATCGGTCCAGCGTGCTGTATATATTTTTTTCCCGCAACAGCTCCATACTCCATCTTCTTGTAAATAGCCTGGATGTTGATGGCACTCCTGTGCACCCATAGATTCCAATAGACTGAATTCTCTTTTACACGTGATGCAGATCCAACTTTTGGTGGCAATTCCAAAGGCGGTTTCGACTTCTTTCTTGTCAGCATACAAGGTAACTGCCGGTATACGGTTTCCAGCCCTTGCCATTTTACACTACAAGAGGGAGGTTTATATACGGTATGATGGAAGCTTTTGAAACGTCATTCGTTCGGAGGGGCGATGTATTGGAATTAGAAACAAATTCGAAAGATCCATCTGCAATAAAAACCTGTTCCGTGGCTGATTTTTTCTTGGATAGTCGCGATATTCAACCGAATGACGAATTTATTTCACCGGGCATTGTTGTCAGACAAGAATCCGGCGAAATATGTGGTTATGCTACAGATGGCACCATCATGTTCAAACACAATGCTCTTCATCGATTATACCATCTTGTCCTCGAAAATTCAAAGTTGTACGCTCTGGATGCCATTGGTACAGCATACGTATTTTCCGCCGGGGAATCCGAAGCACAAACGTATGATTTAGGCCGGCGGCCCATTGGCTGGTGTCCCATTCCCAGAACAGATTTGTTTGTATATTGGACGCAAATTTCTTTCCATGTCTTTGACCCCGAAAAAACTGAACATAAATCACTGAGGGGTCATCATTCAAAAATAACGGCCGTCGTCTCTTCTGTTTCTACCGTTGTTTCGGGGGATTCTATGGGCTATTTGTGTATTTGGTACGTATCCAACTTTATATGCCACCATACTATTTCCACGGGACATGAATACATTCACGAACTGATTCTTTCTAAAAATTCGGTCTTTGCATTGACCGAACATTCATTGAAAGAATATAATATTCAAACAGGTACATTGTCCCGGTCAGTGGCAGTGCGCGCAAATCGTATGATTTCTCTGGAATCTGGTTTGCTTCTTTCTGATGGGAAATATTTGGCTCTTTTTGTGGGTTGTGTGCCTAAGATGTGCCTCAAACAATCACATCGGAATCTATTGGCCGCGGATGAGGGCGATCGTTTTTTCACGTTGTCTGGCAAGGGTATTGTCGAATATGAGTGTCAATCCGCAGATTGGCCGGTTGAATTGCTTCAATGGGTAGAAGAACCCGAATTTCCGTTCCGTAACAAATGGCCAAAGACCTATATGGATGTATTGGCTATCACTGCGGATCTTTGGTTGCCGCGCTCACTATATCTAGATTTTCCAAAACAATGGTTTCGTCACGAAAAACTCCGCGAATCGATTTGGAACGCTGTCATTGAAAACGACCTCGATGTCTCTTATAATTGGTTGTTTTTGACACCCCATATCATGAAACAATGGTATCAAAAAAACATATCTGCTATGTTGGGAATTGTAGAGCAAGATGTTTATAATCCATCTGCCGCCGTCATCCTAAATCGAATTTACAAACATGTCGATATAGAATCTTTGGCCATACAAAAATGGTGTTGGAAATATCATGAAAAAATAGCACTCAAGGGTGTACTCACGCATATATTACAACAGGGATCTAGTTCTATGATGAACCATATCTCAAAACAATCAGTTACGTCGGCGGCGGCGACACTACTCACCAAAAAATCGGTCAAATATGGTCTAAAACATAATTACGTGGCCATCTTCATTCGCATGTTGCGGCGAAAGCACGAACAATGTAAGATGCCTCCAAATCATCACATGAAACATATATTCAAAATGATCGTTTCCTATATTTACTCCTCACTCGATGCGGCGCGGATGACCACCCCATTGGAAGAATCGGGCCATTGGGTTCCAATGGAAAGACCCAATCCCAGTCATATGGGCGCGTTTATACAACAGAGGTCTGTAAATGGACACATCATTAAAATAGAATTCCATCCAACCCTTAAAATACATTGGATTCCCTTAGGTTCACCCCTATCTCTACAACTCTCCAACGAAGAACCTATACGTATCTGGAAATATTACCATTCTGATGGGCCTAATACAATGTTGGAATGTGCCCTAACCATACTTTCCAAAGATTTATGGCAATCAGACACTCGTATTAAACTATTCAAATGGCCGACGTCGGAAATAGACGCATTCGAATGTGAAAATATGTCGATACGCGTATTTGGCGAACCAATGCGGATCATAAAAGCGACCTATTCGCAAGAAGGCAGTAAAATACATACTTCAACGGGAATGGTTATAGAAGAAGAAGAAGAAGTGTCTTTGTCTACAGTGACGCCCATTTGGTCTTATTACGAAGACCAAATGTACCATATTATCCCCATGAAACTGAAGATATGCAGTGAAGTGGTCAAGACCAAAGGTCATCGATCAAAAGTATCCGTCATGTACGCAAAAGAACTTATAGAAGCAATCCATTACAAAACAATCAACAAAGAACATCGGCACAGAGCACCACACACAATTAGTGCCATTGTCTCACAAATGGATTGCTTCTATGTTGGACTAGTCACCGGCGAAATTTTAGAATACGAATCCGCCGCCAATTTTGTACCCATTCGGCACTTTGTCAAACATACACTGCCCATTCTTTCCATGACAGTCAATGAAACGCGACTCATGACTATTTGTGAAGAAGAAATGAATGTTTGGTGTTTACACACTGGATGTTTTCTCTTTGGTGCCGTATCTCACACACAATACATATCGTGCATGAGGAACTGTGAACAAACTATATGGACAGTAGAAAAAGGCAATGAACATGCATATATAACACTGTGGAATATTTTTGATGAAACCGTTCTAGAGCACAAAAACATTCCAACGACAGGACCCATTCTCACGACAGAGGGGCCAACTTTAGTCACTGAACATAAAGTCATTTCTCTTAAAAAGGAACAGAAAGAATATGAATTAGAAGATTTAAATGGAGATATATTGTGCGTGACGAGCACCATAAATGGAATTTGTGGTGGAACAACAGAAGGGATAGTATTCATGGTGGACGAATTCAGTGGAGATATTCAATTTTGGTCCACAACGACAAAGGCGGAGATTACAGCCGTTCAGGCCATGGACGACCAACCATATGTCATCACGGGCACGGAAAACGGAGATATCCTGATATGGAACATAGATGGGAAAAACACAGATATTGTTGCTATTCAAAAAATAACAAATGCGAGAATTGATCATATATTCTTTGACAACATGTTTGCCGCTGTCATTCACAATCAACACGTTCATATTCTTTCGGTCGTCCACGAAAGATGCGCACTTGCAGTGGCAGCCATTCATAAAATAATGAGTTGGTCAATACAATGGAAAAGAAGACTATTGAAAGAAACTACATCTCTGTTAAAACCATGTGTAGAAACATGTATCCTTCAAGAATCCGGCGTTAAAGATGCCATTTCCTTGTTAACGGAATGTACGGAAGATTATAGTGACCGGCTAAAATGGTGTGAAAAAGATTTCATTGACGTCCTTTTGGAGGCTCCCAGGACCATAACAAAATTAGTCATTAAAAGACTGGCGTCGTTCGCAGGGCCCAAAGTAGAATGCGTCATCTGCAACGACGAACATCGTGCAGATAGGATATGCTATCTTAAAACATGTCAACATCGTTTTCATACAGGGTGTATAGCAGAATTAATCAGAAAAACTCCAGAATATCACCATGAAATGCAACAAGAATATGCTTTACACGTTACGTTGAAATGTCCGACATGTAGAGAGCCGTTTGTCGATTCAGACGTCTGTGATGATCGATTTCTAAATCAACATTTCTTCCACAATTAAATCATCGTGGCCAAAATTTTGGCAACTCATGGCCAAAATTTTGGTAACTCTTGGCCAAAATTTTAGTCACAACAATGACCAAAATTTTAGTAATCCATGTCCAAAAAATTGGTAAACTCATGGCCAAAAAATTGGTAAACTCATGGCCAAAAAATTGGTCACGACAAATCTCATTCTTCAGAGTCCTGAAAAATCATTGGCCAAAAAATTGGTAAATCATTCGCCAAAATTTTCGTAACTCATGGCCAAAAAATTGGTAAACAATGACCAAAATTTTCGTAACTCATTCGCCAAAATTTTGGTCACGACAAACTCATGGCCAAAATTTTGGTAAATCATTCGCCAAAATTTTCGTAACTCATGGCCAAAAAATTGGTCACGACAAACTCATGGCCAAAATTTTGGTAAATCATTCGCCAAAATTTTCGTAACTCATTCGCCAAAATTTTCGTAACTCATGGCCAAAATTTTGGTCACGACAAACTCATGGCCAAAATTTTGGTGAACAATGACCAAAATTTTGGTAAAACAATATATTTAAACAGTTTTGGCCTTCATAATGGCAAAACGAAGACGGGACGATACAATAATAAATCATAAGAAAAGACCCTTGGACAAAGGCGTGGACATAATTGAACATAAAAAAGCAAAGGGATTTGAATATTGGCATCATAAAGAGTTGTCTCGTGAAGCGCGCGCGGCCGAAATGGCTGCAATGTACATACATTTATTAAATAATAAACAAATATCATAACAAATCATTTATATTTATGTCTAAAAATAATCTAGCGTGTTGTGAGCAATAGTTGCATAGTATTTTGGATCTTAGTGGTTCTAGTTCAATGCACATGGCCTTTTGATGCGTGCATTGTGTACAAATGCACTTTCCATTTGTTATAGTCCTTGGCGTGACCTTTTTTTTGCAGTAATTGAATCTTAATTTCCGAGCCAGTTTGATGTCGGTGAAAAATGTATAGGCAGTCCTCGCGCGTTGGTGTTCTTGTAAGGTTAGGTATTGGTTTATTTCTCTGTATAATTCTAGTGGTAAATGTTGCATTGTGTTTGTCTGTCTCTGTGTCCATATATATGTAAAATATAAAATGCAATTATTTCACATATGTAGAGAAAAAGAGGCTTAGAAAATAATACTATAAATGAGTTCGATTGAAAATTATAATGAGTTCGATTGCTACTTATGGATATTGTCTGTTGGTGTCCGCATCTTTCGTGGCGCTTTTAGCAATGTCTACAGATTTTTTTGTGTCGTATGTGAATAATATATTGATCCCGTGTCAGCATGATACGGTTTGGCTGGATGGTCGCTGTACGTGTGAGAATACTGGCGGCGTTTTTGGCGGTACTTACTGTGACGAATGCCAGTGTGATCATTTGGGTATTTGTAGTATCATTCAGAATCGAAATTCTAGTTCTCGTTGGGGTTGTCGTTGCCCTTCTCATCAAAAATGGGTGGGTACTTTATGTGATGATTGTTATGCTTCTGAAAAAACAGAAGAAACATGTCGTGGTAAATGCATTGATGATCATTTCGGGCCAAAATGTAATACGGTGTGTTTGCCGTATGTGAGTAGTTCTAATTCTCGATGTCAAGAAGTTTCTTCCGGGGGCGGCACTTGCAATGCGTGTAATGACCATGGTTCTTGCAACGAGAGGGGTGAATGTGAATGTGATGACGGATATTTTACGTCATTGGGTGGTGAGCAATGTTCTATGAGTTGTAAAGATATTGGTTTAAGTTGTCCCGAGGAGGGTGGTACGTGTCGTTCTATTGGTGGTAAGATGCAGTGTGTGTGTAAGCCTAATTATTTTGGGCGTAATTGTGATCAGACTTGTCCAGGTGGAATTTTGCCGTGTTCTGGTCACGGTACCTGTGAGATGGATACGGCTGAAAAATTGGTATGTAATTGTGAAGCCCATTTCACTGGTAGTGATTGTTCGTTGCCGTGTCCCGGTGCGCGCAGTTTCCCAACAGCGTGTTCTGGCCACGGCAAATGTTTGAAAGAAGGTGAAAAAGCTGTCTGCGATTGCCAGAGCCCATGGGAGTCTGCCGACTGTTCTTGTTCTGAGTTATTTACATGTTCTGGCCATGGTACATGTGCTGAAGACGGGAATTGTGAATGTTACGACGAGTTCGAACCTGAAGATATTCACTTTGGAGGCACGGTTTGTGAACGTTGTCAAGAAAATTGGTTTGGTCAGACTTGTCATTTATTCTGCAATACCAGCATGGTCTATGAGTCTTCTGACATAACAGATGGTCTAATGATCGGTTGTAATGGCCATGGTACCTGTTCATTGACAAATGAGGATAATATTGAGCATATAACTTGTGCATGTGTGGGTACGGATCCTGATACGTATTGTGGAACATGTATGCCTGATTACTATCCAGATATCAATCTTCCATCTATGAGTATTCCACCATGTTCAGTGGAATGCAACGAACAGACGTGTTCCTATAATGGTGTTTGTAACCCCGACTATGATGGTACGAACGACTTGTGCATTTGTAACAAGTGGGTTAATGAGGCTGGACAGCATTTGGACACGTTGGATCCTGATCGTTATTGTTCTACATGCAAGCCTAATTGGTATCCTTCTGATTTGTCTTCACCAAATCGCTGTTCTTCTTATTGTGCGTCTGGAGGGCAATTACAGGATGACAAGACCATTATATTCTCGACGAGTGACGATGGTTTTGATTATGAGTTGCAAGGTGACGAGAATGCCCAGAATATTTGCGGTCATCATTTGGATGCAAATGGTCAAAAATTTTATCGTCCAGACCCTGACTGTCGTGTATGTTCTAGTAATGATCGTTCGCCTAATACGTGCTCTGCGGACGGAACTTGTATGTGTTCTGCAGGTTCTACGGGTGAATATTGTGAAATTGAATGTGGTAATGCGAATGAGCCAGTATGTTCTGGGCATGGGCGTTGTATTCGCAATGATTTGGACATGTGGTTTAATCCATATACAAATAAATATCGCTGTGAGTGTGTTCCTTATGACACTTATACTGCGGAAACTCGCCAGCGTCTTTTGAAACGCGGATTTCAGGTGGAGCCCCCTCCTCCTCCGGAACATTATGGTCGATTTTGTGAATTCCATTGTCCGCGCTATAATGAAGAAATATGTGCGGATCGTGGTGAATGTGGAACAGGTGTTGCTGTGGCCGAATCGTCTATATTTGTAAATGGTACGTCATACGATGCGGGAGAAGCCGTTTCTTGCAATTCAGATGTCGATTGTTCTGAAATTTCTGGAGCTTTTTGTGCTCGTTTGTCCACACCGTGGGATTCTCTTGTGGATCCCAAATCCGGCAAAAGTTTTTTTAGCAATGGTGCAAATTCATTGGGTTATTACACATGCGCGACCTCTGACAATTGCATTGATTCCATTTACAGTGTAGAATGGGACGATTTCTGTGTGAATATGTTGAATGGATGGTATCCAAATGCGTTGAACACGGCCGAATGTGTGTATAACGAAGATTATGAGTGTCGTGAAAAGGTTGAAGATTTTTTTATGAATCCTTACAAAGGTGAGCTTACATGGTGCGAAGCGGTTGAAAGTGCGTTGGCTCCGCCCCGTGGTACAGGCGATATTTGTGGTGCGGAAGCTTATGCAAATAAAGACGAATTTTTCAACGAACGCGTTCCGATTTGCCAAGAGTATATCTACGAATCGACCTGTAACGCACAATCGGATTGTATTTTCGACCAAACGATGAACTATATTCAGGCTACTGATAATTATTGCAAAGATCCCATCCGTTTAAATAAAGAGGACAATACGTGCGATGGTCGTTGTCGCGAAACGACCGCGGGGACATGTGAAACGAAGACATACTGTCGTGCCAAGCGTTGTTCAGACGCGATGTTTGAAAATAACGTCGAGTCTTTGTGTCTGGACCTCCCAGAGGCGTGCAGCTCTCCCACAACAACGGGCAAAGATTGGCAAAGTTTTTGTGCAAAGACTATGGGTGATATTCGCATCGAAAGTAGTAAAATGACGTCACTTGAAACGTTTTTTAGTTGTTATATGCGCGACACGTCTACCTCGCCAGCACTTCCTGAAGACGATATTCCAGGTGGTATAACATTAAATGGCATTTTAAACGTTTTTTCGGAATCTGTGCCAGTTTCCGAATTTCGCCAGTCTTTTATTTCTTCAAGAGCCCCTGTAGACAAGCGCGTTTGTCGCGATTTGACTTTATCCACTAAAAATAACGAGAGTATAGCGATGGAAAATTTCTGTTCTGGCCACGTGATTTCTGCCGCACCGGATTGGTACAAAAATATAGAGTCAGATTCTAGTTGGTTTCTTCCACATCTTTTGGTATGCGACGGCGTTCCTATTGATCTTTTTCCCGGAGAGAACGAAGCAAATAAATTGAAACAGATTTTAGAAAATATTGGGCAGAAATGTAGTGTGGAATATCGTATAGATGGAATTGGGACGGAAACCGTGTTCGGAGCCAGTTCGGAGAAGGCGGACTCGATTGATTATGTCGGACAGCCGTTTACCGTCACATGTTTGAACGATATTATGACTGAAACTCTAAGTTCGGAAGAAACGGTCCCTGTCCGCCAAAAAGATGTTTCTAAAATAGACTTTGGAGGAGAATGGTCAGAGTTTCCGTCTGGCTGTTCATTCGAGGATAATATACTTCATCAGAGATGGGGGAAAACACAGTGGACCCCCGCCATTGTACAAGAAAACTTTCTAGAATCGTGCATATCCGGGAATAGTGCAAAGTGGATCCAGAGTCCGGAGCCATTACCAACACTTATGGATATGGAAATTTGCGGTGTCGGTGATGAGGTTTTGCCCACAAGCGACAATGCATATCGCATAAAATGTGAAGCCAATACGGCTTTCAAATGCATTGACAGAAACCCATGTCGAAAAGGCACACAATGTTATAAACCAAACAATGACCGCATCAGCCGTGAATATTATTGCGATATTTCTGAACCGGTTCGATTGGCTGTAAAGATCGATGGCATCGATTACAATGCCACTATTGGCGTTTTGGGTTATTTAATAGTGAACGATGAGCTTTTCGCGACCGATGTCTCGTTACCAAACAAGGGAATTGTCCAATACAATTCTGTGGAATATCCATATATACAAAAGGGATTTCCTCAAGATGGAGTTTCGGCATTGCGCTTTAAAAAAGACCGTCCAATAATCGTAAATAATACGTATGTCGAGATAGAGGGAAGCATCGTAGATCCAAAGAATGTCTCCCAATCGCAGAAACCATATATATCAACTTTGCAGCCGTGCGACTCTGATATAAACTGGTTCCATTTTTGTATGGATAAGCCTTTCGGCAAAGATTTGGACACGACGCCTCCAAATGGTCTAGAAGGTTCGTGGACTGGCTCCGCTAAGATTCTTTCTAGCGGACTATTGACCCTAAAAAAGGTCAGATATGAATCTTTCGAAACACAAAGTCGTTTGGAGATAACAATGGTCGAACAAACGTTATTAAAGATCGAAACGAACGATGGTTCCTCCGATTGGTTACAAAGTTGGCATACCTCTAATGTGGATATTGTGGGTCCTTTCACTATGATTAGAATCGAATCATTTGGGGGGGCGGCCCGACTATCGTCATTAAAACTATCTGGCATTGAACAGATTATTGATTTCAAAGATGCGTTGGCAGATCCGATCCGTACATTTTATTTCAGAGAATCTGATAAATTTTTGGGAAATTTAGAAAAAGAAAATCGTTCGGATTATTCGGACTGGTCTTTTAATGAAGACGGGCAGATATCGGTGACCAGGCTCAAAAACACGCATTTAAACGACGCCAGGGGTAAAGATAATGATATTAAAGAGGCACCGTTGAATAAAGGCGTCCGCTGGTCTCTGGAAGAACTTGACGCGATTCGAGTTTCTGGTTGGTCGAAAGTTCCGGATTCCACCAAAGAAATGGCGAATATGCGTCTTTTGACAGCTGGAGATTATAATACATTGGTATCTATGAATGTGTATGGTCCCGCGTCTGTGGATCCGGTGACTATGACGATTAATGTCAATGGACGCGCGACAAAATGTGAAGTTTCGCCGTTTGAATGGTGGCATTGGCAAATAGAAGCTGAACATCACTCGGAGATTGAAAAGAATTCTTCTTTCAAACTTTTTGAACAGACGTGGCATGTTTCAGTGTCTGTAAATGGCGTACCATGCACTTCATATGATAAAATTACATTTGAATCGAGTTCTCTCGAAAGAAAACACCATGACAAGGTTTCTGTCTCTTTCCACGATATGCCAGATACAAGTTTTGAAATGTGCCGAGCAGCTTGTCATGGGCATTCGGAGTGTCGTCAGTGGTCACATACAGAGCACGATTCTCATTGCTATTTGCATGCAACTCGTTGTCATGAAGACTCGTCATGTACGCATGGTACGCACACACTCAGATCCATTCACTCTCGTCTTGTGGGTCATTTCGAAATTTGGTCAGATTCTACTGAAATTCCAAGCGCTTGGACACGTATACGTTCCGAACCGCTTATAGACGCGCCCCAATGTAAAAAGCCAGACTTTGACAAGTTCGATACACGATGGAAAGACACGTTTGAACAAAAATATGAACATTGGGTTCCGGATAGTACCCAAATTTGTAACGGTCTCCGTGAAAATTGGAAAGTATTGCCCGGCTATACTTCTGGTGTTTGTACTGGAACCGATTGTGTTCTTCCAGAACGCGATATAGACGCATGTGCTAGAAAGTTGGAATTTTATCGTCCGATTATTCAAGAGCCCGAATGTCAAGGGTTAGAATCTCTGAATTGGACGGCGTACTGTCATTACCGTCAATCATTTGAGAAAAAAGGCGACTCCATTCCCTTTTTAGGTGGTTCTGTGTTTGGGCTTGATTTCTATGGAAAGGACAAACATTTTGAAGGTGATTTTGACGGCTTATGTGATACTTCTTTGTCAATATTAGATGACATGGAAAATGAGTGTTCCGAATTTGACGTCGATTGGTTCAAAACTTGCTTAGAACGCACTTCTCAATATGAGGAACATTGTTCTACAGACTGTTTGTCTCATATCGAGTCAATGTTGGCCGATAATGGAAACCTTGACCCGGGTCTTTGCAAGAAACGCGAAGAATTCCTAGATATTTATAGTCGAACGGATGGTAGTAGTTCTGGTATTCCAACCGAGTGCGCCTGTGACCTTCGCTCGGTCGTGATCTCTGATTTCTGTCTTATCCAAGATGTTTATCACGACGATAAACATGTTAATATACCAGACCTATACAATTCTGAATGTTCTGTGAACTGTATGGATACATTACGAGAGTCGTTGAATCGTACAGATTGGCGAACATGGTGCAAAGACTTGTCTGATGGTTCTCTTAAGGGTGTATGTTCAAAAACTATTTGCGAATGCGATGTCGATGATAATCCAGGTGTTTCTGGACCGATTTGCGAATTAACGTGTGATGTTGGCATTTCCGATGGGAAAGAATTGGCTTGTTCTGGACGTAACGGCCAGTGTTTTGCTATAGAACCGGGTGAGCGTCTTGAAGATTTGGACATGCAAAAAGAATCGTCTGAAATCCGAAATGAAGAAAAGTGGCCATATGGCGCCGATATTCCAAAATGGATCAAAGGTCCATCTCCAAGTTTACCCGGTCGGTGTCAATGTGCACTCGGTTCCGGTTTATCATGCTCCATACCTTGTGACCAATGTAATAACGGTGTCTACGGCGTGGAAATGGCATCTCAGTATGGTATATGTGATTCTTACAACGGTATTTGTCGGTCGCTGCCGGTATTTATGCGTTATCATTCCGTCGAGTCCATTAGTGGCGAGTCAGAGGACACAACTTCTTTTGAGTCTGCACAGGGCGTTTCTATGTGGAGTTTTCCAGAACGATTTTTATACGAATCGGTCGAAACAATGTACGAAGCGGGACGTAATTATACATTGGATAGAGATCATCTTTTATCTGGTATTTCGAAAAGTCAGACAGAGGTTCCTCTACAGCAACAGCGCAATATAAAGAACATGCTCAGAGTTTGGAATGACCTTTGCCGCCCAGATGAGTATGATTTTGAATATATGGATAATCAATTAGACATACGTGGCAAGGGCATATATTTGGAAGTCGTTGATGGGTCTTCGTCCACACTTACCCGTGAATTGAGTTCTGTAAACATTGAAGGTTGGAATCGTTGTCAGGAGATCAGGATGCCAAATATAATTGTGACGCAGGCCGATGAATATGATTGGTATTTATGTTTTGTCGATGGTGAATTGCACGCATATGACGATTTGAAGCGTTCGTTCTTTTCCGAACAAACTCCGGATCCTGGCCCATTGTTGACATTCCAAAGTGGAGACGAACCTGCGGCAACATCAGGCATGTCTTTTGCAGTACGCGACCCAGAAACGATATATGCGTATGGTGGTCAACTTGAATTTTTGACTTTTGATAAATTATATAAAATTGACGTGGAGCGCGCGCCATGGGACCCAATCGATATCGTATTTTTAACATGGACAGAGGTTGTGGATACAACAGGGCCGAAACCCGCAGCGGGTATCAATTTCCCACTATACTCGTTCACATCCGATTTATTCTTGGCAGCTTCTGACGGTATGTTTAGGTTAATTTTGCCAACTTCTGTCAAACACGGACAATGGTCCAAATATGACTATTCAGGACAAATGGTTCCCACTGCCATGGTGGGAAATGAACAGCGCCAAATTTACGTCCGGTTTAACGACACTAGTCAATATACATTTTCTCGGGAGCCTGTAGCAACCTGGTCTGTTGGAATACCCTCTGATGTTATCATTACAGAGCCCCAAATGGTGAACGGTCAGGGCCAAATGAATAATATTGCATGCACACTCGAAATAATGCCCAACTATTTGAAGGTGGGCGGTCTACAAATAGCCGCCTATCAGGAACCTGTGCAGGCCGTTAAAATTTTCATAGAAGAGTGGGCGGATATAGACGCTCTAAACGACGCCGCGATTGTAAAAAGAACATTTAATGCCATCGAGTGGCATTATAGCGCCACTCCCGGCTTGTCTCTACCGTTAATTTTTAAAGAGAAATTGGATGTGGTGGATCTTGTAGAGCGTGTGTATATGCATCAAGCCCGTTGGTCTATGGTTAATTCGATGATGATGAAACATTCATTGTCCACTGTTCTCGGCCAGTCCATCGTTGATTCGATTCCATTGACGACTTTACCACCAGATAATTTTTTGGAAGTGTTCCGTTCCGTTACCGCTTCGTTTTTAGCACAAACGCCAAATACATCGCCAAATAAATTTCATGTCGCTGTGGAGGGACCACAGTTTAAACGTGTCATTGTCATATCCGCTAACTATAGAGAAGTTTTGGAAAGTTATGAACAAGAGATTGATTTCGACTCTGAAATTGTCGTCGTCCAAGTAACGTGGACTCCAAACGCATTACGCGTACAGTTAAGACGAAAATATGGCTCAGGTCTCATGGAATGGTTCGCAGCAAAGTCTTATCGAACGTGGAATGCGATCATTCACATTGAAGAATGGCAATTTTCCGATGATCCGATTTTTAAATCGGAAGATATTATTGAGGAGGGACCATACGCAATGTTTCAGTTATACGCGATGCCGGAATCGTCTTCGTCTTATAAAATGTTAAGCCAAACAGCCATTTTTTTACAATATACAGCTTCGCATTGCTCTTTAACTGCGGATTCGCAGTGCCCGGGAACACTCCCATATATACATTTGCCATGTTCCGGACGAGGAAAATGCAACATCGCTTGCCAATGCACTTGCGAGGTTGCCAAGTCTATTTTAGAGACAGATGATAACGCATTAACGCAAATAGACCCATTTAAAAGTCCGTGGAGAGGTTCTGGATGCGAAATAACGTGTCCGGGGTACGATGGTTATAACTTGGAATCTATTTGTTCGGGGCGTCCAGAAGCGTGTCAATCCGACGGAACATGCGCATGTCCTCAAGGATATACTGGCGATTCTTGCCAATTCGAATGTCCCAAAAACGACGATGGCGAAATTTGCAGTTCTCATGGTGGGTGTGGAACAAAAGCATATGAATTAAACACTTTTGTGTTTGTGGACGACCAATATATGGACACGCTGACTTCTATGAATAGGCAGCAATATTCAACTTCATTGACTCGCTTTTATGGAACGTGTTTAACCGAAAATTTTGTCAAACAAACGGGAAAATTTGGGTTTAATGTCAAAAACCAATACCCCTCCTACATTCGAGAGAATGACGCATTCGCTTCTTGTCAACAAATTAATAATGATTTGAGACTCGATTTAACCCGAGAAACAATTCGTTTTTATCCGGAGGGAAGATGTGTCGGAATACGCTCAACATCATCTGGAATATCGGACGAAGGAGACGAAATTGACAAATATGTACCCGTTGTTTTAAGGGCTCCCGAAAAATCATATCCTTCTCAAATTGCAGCCATGTCAATATTCGAATGTTCCATATCAGATTGTTCCATAGATTTATATGAAAAAGACGACCACACAATAAAAGGTATTCGACCCAAATTACTGAGCCCGTCATTTGAATTTTATATTGATTATGTTCATGGGTACTCCTCAGGAAGAACACAGTACGTAGTCAATGGAATTCTATTCTTTATGGACTTGAAATGGAACTCTACTCATTTATTATTGGAAATAGGGTCTGAAAACTATGGAACAGATACTCTCATCGACGAGCGGGGATCTTTCATGCGCGTTAAATTAATATTTGAAATGCAAGCGCTCACCGTTATCAAATATAGGTCGTGGGTCCCAGAAAACAAGGGGACAGAAACGGTATGGTTGGCTCCGTTTTACGATATCAAATATACCGAAATCAGAGAAGTGATGACGGGATATTATTTTCAAATTCCCTCGGAAGATACGGGAAATGAAAGAAACCTATTAACACGCTTCGAAGCGGATTATGATTGCGACCAAGAGCCAGATTGTCTAGGTCTCATACGTTGGGAAACCATTTTTGGCGGAAATAGACCGGTAGAGTCTCTCTATTCTCTCTATACTATTAAACCAAACCTAAATGGATGGAATACCCACAAGATCACAGATATTGTAGAGCCCTATACATATTTGAAGAAAATGTCCATGGTATATGCAGGAAGAGAAACGGACATTTCAAAGTGTTCGGTCGTGGAGCCAGGTCTCTCTAAATATCCAACCGTCGATTTTACAGAAAATTACAATATACCTATCAAGGACATTGACATTCGCCTGGCACAAGACGAAGAAACGCAAGCAGTTGTCATTGGAGAGGGGTACTGGTCCAAATGTTGGAAAAGAATGGAAGGGATAACTACAAAAACACAGTGTTATGAATATGCACGAGACACTGAAAAAGTTTATGGATTTGCATTCTCAGAACAAACAAATATTTGTTTGGTCTATTCGGGAATCAAAGACAATACTAAAATTAAATTAGATAGATATAATAGCGAATCGCGACTATCACTCTTCGATCCATGCGATGAAGATGCGTCGTGGTTCACTTAATTAACACTTATATTTTTTATTTATTTAGAAAACAAATGTATTTAAGCATCTCACTAGTTATCAAATATGAGACTTTGGATATTTTTTGCTGGTCTAATCCAAATAATTGCCGCGGCGGAATGCGGCAAAGACAAATATGTTTATGACATTTATCCAGAAATCGCGAATGGTATATGTTCAGCTAAAAATGATGGCATATGTGAGGGTAAATGCGAGCGAATAGAGACCATTGAAGACTGCAAAAGCGCCGTCGCGACAAACAACATCGAACCAGTGACAGTTGTTCCAGTACAAAATTATGAGGTGTCCGGCGAACATATCACCATTACGAGTGGCATATGTCCTGCGGGTACTCGAATAGAAACAAGAGCTGACTGCGAAACATATGCTGCGAATGGAGGATACAAATTTGACTTTGAAACTGAAATCAATAACCGCCCAGGCGGATGTTATACCATGCAGGACGGGTCAATACGGCACAATGACCATTACAATGACCGAGAATGTTCATCGGATTACAAGTGTATTTGTAATAAAGTGCATGGGATATGCCACTATTATACTAATCTCGGTGACAGGGGTGCGTTTGACAACGTTGTACTGGAATCAAGCTGCGATGACCTTCCGTCTTATGGAAAGAAATGTTATTGCTTGAAACCAGATGGTGGATGCGCAAATTGTCCAAATGGTTGGATAAATAAGCTGGAAGGCGCGTCATATTGTACAGCATGTGAAGCCGGTATGCGACAAGTGGAAGGCGAAAATAGTCGCACATGTGTTGCGTGCGAATCCGGGACATATCAACAGGAGGCGGGGAGTACAATATGCTATACATGTCCGTGGGGATGGAATCAGCAGGAAACAGGCCAGACGGATTGCATTAAATGTTTGGCAGGCAAATATGATGCGTCTGACCAATGCAAAGTCTGTCTTCCTGGAACATATCAAGAAGAAGAGGGTGCACAGGAGTGTAAAAAGTGTTTGAGCGGCCAGTATCAAGAAGAAGAGGGTCAGTGGGACTGTGACGACTGCAAACCTGGAAAATATCAGACCGACTTGAAACAAACAGTCTGTGACACGTGTAACGTGGGATATTATCAGGACGAGACTGCTTCCAGTACATGTAAAAAATGCCCAATAAACGAGTACCAAGACGAAAGAGGTGAAAAAAATTGCCAACAATGCGAACCCGGTAAAACTACGACCGGTACTGGAAATACACAGTGTATTCCATGTGCCGATACTAATTGCAACCAGTGTAACGGGTTCGGGGTGACGGGTGGCAATACATGTGACAAATGCACCATCGGTAAATATTCTCTGAATACGAGAGAATGTCAAATTTGTCCAAATGGTTGGACATCTGAACAAACATCGAGTTCTTGCATAGAATGTACCAACAGATATTACCCCGACAATATTCTTGGTCGTTGTGACTTATGTCCAATCGCGAAAATTAATCCACAGAACTCGGATCTTTGCGAATTCTGCTTGCCTGGCCAATATGTTAATATGGCCAACGAACAAATTGAGTGTTCAACTTGTCCTATAGGGTTTTATAAAGAAGACATCACACAACCCCATTGTACCGGATGCTCGCCGGGATACTACCAACCATTGGCCGGTCAAACAGAATGTTTAATGTGTAAATTTCCCCTTAAATCGGGGTGGTCCATGGACGATTGTACTCATCCGTGTCCAGAAACATTCGATGTGGATCATTGGGGCCAAAAAGAATGTAAATATTGTGAAACTTTGGGAGAAGAAGAGTTTGCAAACCATGAATCTTCAGAAATCCTTGAAAATGATAAATACGTATCGATTGGGAGTGGCAACTGTCAAACTGGATATGAAATACTGAGTCACGATGAATGTAAAACGGTCTTGACCGATTTGAGGGGCTCGGGCACCTCCTTTGCGCTCAGCAACGGCCAGTCGGATATGAATATTAATAGAAACTCCGGTGACCGACCAAGCGGTTGTACGCGGGAGGGCTTCAAAATATATTGGAACGATAACCCGGACGGACAGCCTTGTTCAGATTCTTGGAGGTGTATTTGTAAGAATATAAAAGATCCGGGATGCAAAAAATGTCCCCTGGGAAAATTCCAATCTCACAACTGGTTCAAATGTTCGTTTTGTCCACCCGGCAAAACGCCTAGTAGTGATTCAACATCGTGCGATGTCTGTGGAAGTGGACAATACGGAGCAAATGGCATATGTATATCATGCCCCAAAGGGAAATTCTTTTTACAAACGGCGGACGGTACTCCTCCGATAACGTGTAACGACTGTGAAATAGGGAATTTTCAGGACATTGAAGGTCAAACCACGTGCAAAAAATGCTTGTCTGGACAATATTCTGACGAGAAATCCAAAACAATATGTACCAACTGTCCAAAAGGTTATAATTCCGAGCCAGAATCTGTCGGATGTCTAAAATGTCCCGATGGCATGACCACGGATGCGGCAGGTGAAAACGACTGTAAATATTGTCCCGTGCCAAAGTTCGAGAAGGATGGCCTTTGTCAATCATGTCCAAAAGGGTGGACGTTTGGCAGAAGCGATGCCGCGAACTGTGGCGCGTCCCCAAATTTTATATACGGGCCAACGTGTCTTTCAAAATGTGAAGCGTGTCCAGAAGGCAAGTATCAAGACAAATCTGATGTTGCATATGCGACAACGTGTCAAACGTGTCCTCAAGGTTATTATGGGGATCTCTCCGGTAGTGACGAATGCAAGACGTGTCCAAATGGGTATCTAACAAATTCCTATGAAAGCGGATCAACGTTTTGTGTGTCCTGTGGCGCCACGGATGATAATTGTCAGGAATGTGCTGCCGGCAAGTATTTTAAAAAAAACGATGATGCTACATCTACATGCGCTGAGTGTCCAAATGGGTATATATCCCCCGTTGGTTCTTCTAGTTGTAGTACGTGTCAATTGGGCCATATAGCCGATTCCCTCCACAAAGATTGCGTAAAATGTGTTCATGGAAAATTCCCCGGGCCATTTGAAGATCTGGTGGGCGTACATATGTGTAACGATTGTCCTAATGGTTATTATGGACAAAATGGTCGTTGTTTCGATTGTCCACGTGGTTTTTTTGCGGCCGACCCAGCAGGGAAGACCGATTGTAGTCAATGCTCTAAATTGACTACCACGGATGATATTCGCGCAACGCAGGCATCTGAATGTAAAGATTGTCCGGCTGGCAATACTTTGGTCATTGATGGTATTTGTACGACCTGTCCCCCTGGAAAATTGACTGTTTCTGGAAATTGTCGCCTGTGTCAAGCTGGTAAATATCGTTCATATTCAGAAACGATCTGTGAAAATTGTGCGAGTGGGAAATTTTCATTGGCGGGTTCGCCATGTACAAAATGTCCAGATGGTTATTATACCGATTCGGTAGGTAGTGGTGAGTGTTTTCAATGTACCGGAGATGTGACAGTATCTACTTGTGAAAAATGTTCCGCTGGCAGGTTTGGCTCCCCACCCAATTGTAAAGACTGTGAACCCGGTAGATGGTCACTGGCGGGCGAAAGTAACATCTGTTCACAATGTGGTATAGGCCTATATCAACCCGAACAGGGTAAAACGCGGTGTGTGGAGTGTATTCCGGGAAAATATGAGGATGAACTTGGCAGTATCAAATGTAAAAACTGCGAAAAGGGTAAATTTCAGGAGGATCCGCGTGCCGGTGTGTGTCGTAAATGTTTTATAGGGACGTATCAAGCGATTGAAGGTTCCATCGCCTGTGAAAAGTGTCAGTCTGGAAAATATACGGAGAGCGAGGGTTCAACAGATCATCTTCAATGTATAAATTGTCCGGCCGGATATATGGAAGTTTCTGGTGTGTGTGAAATATGTCCAGAACGCACTTATCAACCAGAGCAACGTTCAACCGATTGTGAAACATGTAGTGAAGGTGAAATCTCACAACGCGGTTCAACATCATCGGACGATTGTTTTTCAATACAAGGTTTAACATCTTATGTTTTTGGTATGAAAGGTGATTCTAAGTCGCCACAAAGCGAAAGTAAAAAATGTGAAATACGTCCGAATTTAGTAATGTTATGTCCAGGATGCTCCTGTGACGACGACTCTAGGAATGGATTTTGGGACGGCCCTATTTGCAACGAATGTCGCAGGGGGTTTGCAACGACAACTTGTCTGGCAAAATGCCCAGCATACGATGGAACACATGATTCTACCATCTGTAATGGTAATGGATTTTGTTGGTATGGTAAATTTGGAAATGGACTATGTTATTGTGGGGGCAGATCGGAAATAGATTCATCCGGGGAAAACGTAGTTGTAGACGTGCGTCTGTGTCCCAAGGGTCAAATATGTCCCAATTATGGTGTAAAAGAACAGGTACGGACGAACTACAGGCCACTATATTATATTATGCGATACAGACAATTTTCTGTATTCGTCCTGCAGCTGAACAAGTATGTGCCTGACCGCGGTCATATGTGGTTTAAGCGTTTTCCACCTTCGATTGCTTACGAAAACACGTGCCTGGCGTGCACGTCCAGTTATAAGCAAGACGCAATGACAGAGGTAGGATTTTGGAACATTGATTCTGAAGACGAAACGACAGAATTTGAAATTTTTAATCAAAAACAACAGTCCAAAACAGGATTCCACGGTGAAAACTGTCAATATGAATGTGGTCTTTGTTTAAATGGTGGTCGATGTAACCATGCGCCACATCCTTATCGTTATTCATACACAATTCTGGATACGTTTCTCCCAAAACGTGATATTTATATCCCCCAGACTATTTGCATTTGTTCTTCATTGGTGTTCGATTCCGAAAACATGTGTTGTCCAAATGGGTTTCAGCCTTATATCCATTACGGCCTGCGGAATAATCCAAAGCCGTACACTAGATTCAGCAAAGTTCCATTTATTACATCGATTGAAAATATAAAGATGGCACATTGGATTGATAAAGATATCTTTTTGGAACCCGATGCAAAATACATGATTCCATATAGCGAACCACTCGACGGAAAAATATGGGTTGCAAATAATAACAAGCAATGGTCTTCTGAAGACGAAGACTTTGTTCAGGTGCCATATAGAGATGCTGGCCCTTATAACAAACACATTTTTTACGGAACTCCCAGAGAAATGTGCAGGGCTTGCCCTGGTCTTTTTGGAAAAGGAGTGCGGTCAGGTGGAGATGTCATCGAAAACGAACCAATGGCAGAGGAAAAATGGTGGGATAATGCGATGGGGGCGGCCGCCCGTAAATGTAACGGGATCGGGGTTTGTGATTTTTATTCAAGAAAGAATGAATTCATAACAGACTTTTTTGGCGATGCCACTAAATATTCAATGTATGAAAGAGGGAAAACGTGTAACGGTAGGCCAATACAAACACTAACTCGTACTGGCCGTACTCCAGAAACTTTAAACGCAGAATGTGCTCAAAAGGCACTAGAAAGCGATTGTAAGTGGTATGCCGTTTCAGAGAGTTATTTCGGAGCAACAACGGATGATTTCATTAAAAATGCTGACAACGAGGTAATATGGTTCCAAGACAAAGGCGAGGCCGAGTTGTTCGGTATTAATATCAACTCAAAAGGTACCGTATCGTTAATAAACGAAACTCAGAGGATGTTCACTACATTAAACGGTAATCTTCGTCAATTACCAATACCGAATTCGGATTCACCATTCCGCGTGCATGCAACAAATTCGTTTGTATGTGGTACATACAAAGAATGCGACCGATTTATTGAAATTCCAAATATGCATATCTACAAAAGAGAATATGGAAGAGGGGATGACCGTTTAAGTATACAAACTGACGATCAAACGGATGCCACATTTGATAGATTTGACACATGTTTCACTTATACCAAAGACAAAGAGATTCAAACATATGGCCTGTATGTTACGCGAGACTATGAACAAGGCGAAGACCCATTCTTAGGGGGGCTGTGTCCAAAGGGTCACTTTTGTACAACACACTTGGGAATAGGATATAAAGAAGCTTGTCCGCCCGGATATTATCAACCCGACCAAGGTAGGACTAGGACTGTCACCGCCAATAAATGTAATGAACTAGGAATATTGGAAAGTGGTTGCCAGCATAATTTAGCCACGGTTTCGCGGGTTGATTTTGTTGATCAAGTTTGTATACGATGTCCAAGAAATTATTGGTCCCCTAAGGGGGGAGCCATTTGCACTGAATGTCCGGTTGGAAAAATCAAAAAAATATCGGGAATATTTGACACTGAAAGTATCCCTATACTCAATATTGCCTCGATGACGACTAGTGGATACAACCCATGGTATTACATGCCCAATGAATATGGAACAGAAGCCACAGACTGCGCCATTGTACCTGCGGGAATCATTCACGTTCCAGCTATAAATAATGCCATGACATACGAAAGAAAAGATTTCCTAGCTGTTGCACAGTGCCCATTCGGGTTCTCGTCGAGACCAGGATCATTTGTCTTTGAAGGAGTTGGTCAAATTTCATCTATTCTCACAAACAGTGAATCGGCGGTCATTCAGGCGCCTTACATCAGATATGACCAATCCTGGAGTATTGAACATACCGATTATGGCCAAACGTGCCAATGTACACAAATACAAGACGGATTACAAACAATAAGTTTAGACATGCTTAGTGAAGACGAATGCTTTCAAGCTTTAAAAAAATTAGGCATTACAACCATGATCACCAGATATGGACCAGCAGGTTGTTTTTTACATGGCTCCAGAACAGACGTTGGGTTTTTTGGTAAAATAAGTCGTTATGAACGACCAGTCGCGTCAATCAAATACATATGTCGCGCAGGTGCAAATAACGACGAACTTGCTGGAGAATTTACACGGGCGAATTGTTTCAGATGTCCGGGGAATTCAATGACCGGGCCAATATCTACATCATGCACAACGTGTTTTGCAAATAGAATGAAAAATTATGCAAAATTAGCCATTCAAAAATTTGCAGAATCTGCCATGCTTCGAATGGGAACCAAAAATAAAAATGGGGAAGATGTGGGTCCAGGTGGTTGTTCTTGTGGTACAGAAACATGCCAGTGCTCAGTCATTGAATATAAACCAGACATACAAAACTTCTTTCTAGAATACGACAAAGATGCCAAATATGACGCCGCGCATACATTTGGACAATATGAGGGGCTGGGCGAACTGGATCTATCAGATTGTTATCTCATGTGTCAATCAGAAGGTGTGGCAAGTCCAATGCTCATTACAGCCATTGGACTTTCAAGACCGACACCAAATCTATGCTATTGTGCGACAACAAAGGATAGAGGCGGACCGGGTGCCGGAGACAACGATATAACATGGTTCCACGTCAAGGGTTCCCAAACATTTAAACTAAATGGGTTTACATTACCATTAAAAACCGAAAAGGGTAGAGAACCCAGATCCCTGGACAGACTTCCTTCACAATATGTTACAACCAACTCTCCTCCGGAAATAACAAGTGGTTCATCGCAAGGATGCCTACAATCGGGAATAGCCATTCTCATAGAGAAAAGACTCAGAGGAACACAGATACCGAACGAAATAAGAAAAACGAATGATCCAAAATACCCAAGTGGATGCTACATTTCACAAGAAAATGGCGACTATTTTATTAATTGGGGAGTGACTCCAAATAAAACTCCAAACATCAGAAGAGAGGTAGGTGAAGATCCAACCGTTCAATTAGTTACGCCAGTAACCCTAATCGGAGACGATGACACTTGTAGAACAGAAGTATTGGATTTTGTGAATAATGTTTACCCAACTGTCTCAACAGGAAGTCTTGTCAGTGATCATTCCGGATGCCATGCCAAATTTGTTACGGGAGATGGATCTCCACATTGCAAAGACAACGCACACATACTCAAAATAGAAGACGAGTGTGTAGGGTCAATCGAAGCCCCCGACACTTATATGCGGACCGTCAATGCAGAATGTTCGACAGTATCAAGAATTCACATTCGTTCAGAAAACGATTGTAGACGAGCCGCAAAAAGAGAATTTACCAACTTGGGATATCATTTTCATGTTTCCAAAAAATTTACTACCACCGTTAATTCAAAATGCTTCTCAGGCGACAACGACGAAAGAGTCATTACATCAGAAACCCAATGTCGAGAATACTACGACAGCCTACACGGGACAAAAACATTTAATATATCTCCACAATACCAATTAGTAGTAAATGGTAGGTGCCCAGACGGGACCACTATAACAACAGGCTACCAGTGTTTACAAGCGGGAAAAGCCCTCAAAGGTATAACAGGGTTTAACGGCTATTTTGTCGACATCTTCCAGACAGAAACACCATATGGGTGCGGATATAGCGGCAACAACGATGGATACAATATTTATCTCAACACAAACACGGAATCGTCAGCATCTAATTATCCATCAGACTGGGGGGTGGCGCGAGGATCACTATGCTTGGGTAACGCCCTCGTATCCCCGTATGGATGTGGATATAGCGGCAATAATGTACATTGGAATCCATATGAGGCAGGACAAAGTTCGTATCCTTCTTATTGGGGTTCATCAAGAGGGGCAGTATGTAAAGGCGACGCGGCACTCTCCCCATATGGATGTAATGTTGGCAATAATAATAATGTACATTGGAATCCGTTTATTTCGAGCGCCACAACACATCCCCACGACTGGGGAACAACAAGAGGGTCCTTTTGTGGCAATGAACGGCAAAATTTACCGTATGGTTGTTCTAAGGTAGATTTCGGGCATACATTAACTGTTTTTTTCAATCCGAATGTAGATTCCACAGGGGCCTTACCGACCGGAGCTGTGAATATATGCCTGAAGGAAATAAGACCGGCCGCCAGTGGTTATACAGCCACACCCATTGTTAGAAACGGGTTTGTCCCAATGTCGATTAGCATAAGAGGTGACGGTTGTGAGGCCGATCCCCAACATACTGTTGAAAAATGTCTTGAAAAATGCATTTATTCGCGCGACTGTAGAGCAGTGTCTGTATATACAGATGCAATAGATGGTGTTCAATCGGGAGGACGAGGACAATGCTGTTTCCATAAATCATGGCACACACAAGAAACTAAATATAGACTGTTCTCGGATTGCAAAGCCCAGACAACATTAGGCGTGATCAATACCGCGAAAGAATGCGAGGAAGCAGCACAAAAACTAGGCAAAGACGGTGAGTTTAAAGTCGAGTCTAGGACCAACATACCATACGGATGTGGATATAGTGGTAGTAACGCGATTTTCAATATAAACGAAAATTCGCCCGCCACAACATATTCTGGTGGTGGACAGATTTGCCACACAATGTTTAAACTGAATAATAAAGTCACGTGGTTTGATATGTCGGGTGCTTTGCAAACGGTTCCGTCCAACATCAAATATTTGACATCCGTCAATCAGAAAAGTTTGGACCTTCCCGCTTCGGAGGATGTGGATTATGGGTGCACAGAAATGAGTGCTAGAATTTGTAGGGATGTTTGTAACATTGATCGACAGTGCAGAGCAACAATAATACAAAGAGCAGTTGGGAAATGTTGTTTCGTCAAACAATGGAGCGCGGCGGTAGATCTCAACAGAATAACATCGACATTCGCATCAGAAGAATTTTATATAATGAAACCCGATTGGCAATGGTCATATTCACCGTGGGGAGAACAACCGCTCCCCCTCTGTTCTGCCTGCCAACCAGGCAAGTACGAAAACAGCGGATGTACAGAATGTGATACTGGTCAATATACAAGTACAGAAAAAGAGGCCGCTGGATACGACTGCATACGATGCGCCCCCGGGTTTTTTAACTTTAAAAAAGGCCAAAGTGGCTGCACAGAGTGTCCGATAGGATGGAGTCAGTCCATTGACATGGATGTCAGAAATCGTTGTGTGAGATGTGTAGCGGGACTATATCAAGACGAAACAGAACAAATAACTTGCAAAGATTGTCAGTCCGGATTTTTCTCTGGTTCTACGGCTGAAAAGTGCACAGATTGCGCAGTTGGCAAGTTTTCACCATCAAGTAGTCAAGGTAGTTGTAAAAGATGTGCTACAGGCATGTATACGGCCGAGTTAAGGTCTATTGTTTGCAAAGAATGTCCAAAAGGATACAAGCATGGTTCGCCAACGCAATGTGCTGAATGCCCCGCCGGGAAATATCAAACAGGAAAAAAGGCGACGACTTGCCACGATTGTGGCATTGGAAAATATTCAAATATAATTAAGAGAGACTCAAATTGCGATGGATGTCAGGGAGGTAAATATCAGGACCAAAAGGGGAAAACGTCCTGTAAATCTTGTCCAGGTGGCAAAACGTGTAGTTCGACATCCGCCGGGGCCGATTGTGCCGCTGGAACAATGAAACCCGCCAATGTATGGGGCAGTTGTACAAACTGTTCTCCAGGCAAATATAGTCACACGGGTTCCAGAACTTGTAGCTGGTGCTCTACCGATAAGTATACATTGGGAGGGCCTGGGCACGCGCTATGCACCAATTGTCCATCGACAGTCGGCTCATTGGAGGTCCATGCAGCCGTGTGGGGCTACCCATATATCAAAACAAAATATGTGGTCGCCCCATATTCAGGTACATATTATTTTTCGGTAATGACTACTTTCCCGGTCTCTGACAATTACATAAAGATATGGAATCAAAATGGACAACATCTGGGCTCAACAGAAAGGGGTTATTATGGACGATCCGACACGAGCTTATATTTACGGGCAGGACAACAGGCAAAGGTAGAATACAGATGCACTGGACATTGGTTTGTGCATATTTGTCAATATTTTACAGACTACAGACTTTATACATATAATAGCAAACCACCCTCTGGTTATTGTGGGGTGGGTTCGATTGGACTTTCACCATCGACAGAATGGAGTAGGATCAGATTATAATTAAATTTAAGATATTCATAATTCAATAAATTTACGCTTTTTACTCTCTACAAATTGAATACGCTCTTCTTCATGTTTCGCCCAATCGCGAATACGTCTATCTCGAATATCCGCCTCATAACTTTCGCGCCATTGGAATGTTTCTGGAATGCGCTCCATCCATACAGGCCGTCCGTCATCCATTACCAAATCAACCATGCGCGGCCGTTCGCCGCGGATCATGTATTGAACACCACAAGCGTTACACAGCGAGGATGTGCCACAAGGACCAGGACGCCAAGTACTAGACAAATAAGCTCCACAACGAGTGCAAGGTAATTTATGCCGAGACATACAACTACTTTGCGACGAATCCTTATAATAAGACTGAATAATTAAACCAACAATATCATCCAAATGCATTTTTTTTTTATTCGATCTATGAGTTTTTTATTCATAAAACACATATTCCTTAAAAAGTTATGAATATTCCTTTAGAAAAGTGAAGAAATGTCGGCGGCGGCCTCACAGTTTGAAGTAACAGAACGAATAAAATTATGACAGGTCTGGTATTCTGTGAATTTGGCCTTTTCGCGTTCAATCTCGGAGCGCATTGCAATGATCTCAGACTGGATAGCTCGAAGAGTGGCCGCGCGAGCCTCTGTTTCGGGCGTACGGCGGCGGCGAATAGGTTCGGCCAAGCCACGCGCCGCACGTGTCTGCTTACTTTGTTCCTTACTTCGTACTTCAAAAGATGCAGTTTTAACAGACTCTGACATTTTAGGCACGCCTTCCTCAGAACGATAGGCAGAGATGACGACCACAAACTTTGGGTATTTCACGCAGGTTGAATTAGGCGGAAGAGACGAATTCACAACCTTGCGGAACCCACGAGACAATTGCCAGCGACGCTTCTTCAAAGTAAACACACCGTCTTCTTCCTTTGAACGTCCAACTAGATCTTTGGGGTCCATCCAACATTCATTATCACCAATTGGAAAATTTTCACGAAAGTCACGATCGCGCGTTCGAAGTTCTTTGGCCTCGAAAAAGGGACGCGGAACCATGGAGGCCGCTGACACGGGCACTTCATAGTCCAAATACACGCTTAATCTCAAACGCTCGGTTCCAGAGAGCATAGTCGGCGGAATCTTGATCTTGGTATGCTTGCCAAGAACAGTCTGATCTCTATAATTGACTTGGCCATTTTCATTCAGGCTGAAATTTATCAGTTCGGCGAGTTCGGTGATGTTTTCGCGCTCTGAAACCTTCGAAAAGTCCTTTTCGGACGATTCCACATCAAGTAGATGCATCAAATTGTCAATGACTTCAGCGTCTGACTCGCACGAACTATAGGCATCCGACATTTGTTGTTCAGTGGTCTTTGGACTGGTAGTCATGTTTAGTCAATACAGAAACAAATCACCAAATTTTTAGCAAATCACCAAATTTTTAGCAAATCACCAAATTTTTAGCAAATCACCAAATTTTTAGCAAATCACCAAATTTTTAGCAAATCACCAAATTTTTAGCAAATCACCAAATTTTTAGCAAATCACCAAATTTTTAGCAAATCACCAAATTTTTAGTCAAAAATACATAGTTAAAGATTAAGTGGAAACTATATACATCACATATTCTTAACATATATCCATAACATAACTCAACATGTCGTCCTCTGATGAATGGGATGACTCTGACACCGATGAAGTGGTCGCAAGAGGTCCAGTTTTGCCTAGGAAATCGATTCAAGACATCGAGATCCCGTATATCGTCCGCAAAGACCGCGATGTCATTCCAACGGGATGCAAGTTGGTGAATGTGCCTGAAGTGAGGGGAAGAAAATATATTTTTCGATGCGAACCCGCCGACAAGAAATATCCCGGTATAGTTATTCCAGAAAACATGCGCGGCTCTGAAGCTGTTCTCATGTCCATATACCTCCACAACAGCGTTTCCGACCCTGTTCCGATGCGCTTGCCCAACTTGAAGACTAAAAACGTGCAAACTCTTCGTCGTTCATGGGGCGGAAATGTTAAACATTCGTGTATTTTTTTGGCGAGTCCTGCAACACTTGCGGATGGTACTGTTTATTTCAAGAAAAAGTGCCAGGACAAAACCACTGGCAAACAGACTGCTTTTGACCTCGGTAAAGACTATCTTTCTCACACGCGTGGTTTTGATGCTCAGTTTACGATCATGCTTATTCCATACGATAATGGTCGTCTGGTACTTTCAAAGGCTTCGCGCACGGAAGTGTTTCATATTGAGAGTAAACGACCCGAACGACAACATCCTCGAAGAAACAAGCGTTTAAAACGGAACACCGAGGTTGACAAAATAAATACGAACATTCGCGAAGCAGAGATTGCATTAAAGACATTACGCCAAGAATTGGGCCGATTACAACATCATAACAGGAAATACGAGGTGAAAAGTCGTACTATGAAACGGCGTCTATTGGGATTGCCCGATGGGCCCGTGAAAAAGGGAATAGCTTTTGCATTGCGCAACTATGATGATGAGACGACCGAGGAAATCAGTTTATAATAACGTATACAGTGTTCGTGTGCGGCGACCATTTTGGTCATTCTCATGCCACATAATTGCTCTGGCTATAGTATCTACAAAGGCGATGAGTAGCCATACATCGACTCTTGTCACCGCAACTAATATATGCAATATAGTACCAAGCCATTTATAAAAATTATAGCAAGATAAAATAAAGACATCTTCTCTTGTCCATTTTTGTTGTTGTATATGTTTTCTTTCGATATCTCTGCCAATTGTTTCTTCTAAATAGACTTGTGAACCTTGGTATAAAACTAGCAGGCCCACAAAGGTAGCCCAAGATGACCAATTTTTGATGACAATGGATCCTACTTGAAAGGGTGGTCCCCAATGATAAAAATCGGACCATGCGTCTTCGGCCCAGATCACACCGAAAGCAACCACGGTGACAAGTAATGAAAAAACGACTAAATATTTGGTCATTTTTTTACGAAACAATATTCTGGTATAAATAGTGCATCTGGTCTATCTATTCATGCATGGGGATAATATTTTCAAGATCGTCAACCTAGCGATTGCTTGGCTCGGTATCACTCTATTCATATCGGGATTTCAAAAAATGAATGACTCTGGATATACACCGCCAGAATTTCCTTCTGGGTGGGTCATGGGGATGGGTTGGATTATTGCAGGCAGCGTGATTGCTATCACTTGGTTATCTTTCATGATCTCCGACGCATTACATCAAAAATTTAATGATACGCCGAGATTTTCAACGACAAAACTGGTTGCCATTTCATTTGTACTTATTTTTTCGGCCATCGGTGCGTCAGTGGGTACGTATTTGACGTGGAAACATCCATTGCGATTGGGGCCCTGTGATTGTTCGACAGACCAATGGGGACCTTCCTGTGAGCCTTGTCTCTGCCAGTACGGCGTATGTGATTCAGGCCAATATGGTTCGGGTAGATGTGCGTGTGATTTTGGGTTTGCAGGGGAATATTGTGACAAATGTGACGAAAGGCATAAACCAGAACCCGATAGTCCTCAAGTTTTGGACGGTACAGAATTAGCGTGCGATATGTGTAAAACTGGCTACCGGGGACCAGAACTTATCGAAAATAGACCAAAATGTGACGAGTGTGATATAGGATATGCTGGAGAAGAGTGCGATATTTGCGACAAGGGTTGGCGACCATGGTGGAATTCCTCCGATCTCTTTCCACTGACTATCGCGGAAGACGACCGACATCTTTGCGACGAATGCCTGCCAAATCATTGGGGATATTATTGCTTGTCATGTCCATGGGGAAATGACGTGCCTCATATTACCCTTTCCAAAAACAACCCCATCGAATATGGAACCAGAGTTGCGGATTCCACTAAAAAAGCAGGCGCAGTCGTAGACATGGTGGTCTACAAATTTCCAGACATCGACTGGACAAAAGACTCTACCAGGGATCCCAACAATCTGCCAAAAAGGGAATGGATACAAACATATGATTATAATATAGACGACAGAAAAGTCCTACAAAATACAAAGGTCAAAATAAAGTATGACACAGACAAAAAGGTTTCGGATTGGATCCCATTTGGCGATCTGCAAGGCGTTCAGTGCAATAACCGCGGAGTATGTATGGACGACGCGCGCTGGCAAGCTTTGAATCCTGATTGGGACAAACAGTGTTCTTTCGGCGGGTCTTTTCAAGAATGTTCGACCGATAAAGACTGTACAGTATCCGAAAACTGCAAGGGGGTTTGTCAAGGCATCGATCCCATAGGCGACGGCGAAGTTGGCATGGCCATCTGGGAAGTCACCGTTGCTGGAAAAATATGTAGCAACAACGACGACTGTTTCCAACCACAAACAATATTCGACCCTGTGACACAAAAAGACATTTTTATTCAAAATTATAAAGGTGGCCTATGCGTACAACGAGGCTGCTGTCAGGAATCATGGCACGGGAACGGAGAATGTGATTGCGAACCCAATTTTTTTGGAGAATTGCAAGACAATGGCTTCAAAGAACTTTACGAACTTAGTCCTGCATGCGATTTCTGTCCTGGTTATGATTGGCTCACCGAAAATCCAGTGACCCCGTGCTCGGGCGGAAAAGGAACGTGTTCCGCATCTTACAGTAGAACCGGAGAATATGCATCCATGCGGTGTACATGTGGAGAACAGGTCTACATCAGTCCGGATGGAATCGTAGACCCAGAAAAAATCATCGCATGGTCGGGGGATTTATGTGAATGTGGAGATTGGGATGAAGACACCAAATGCGACACGTGTTCGGCAGGTCATTGGGGTGAAGAGTGTGAAATATGTCCAGGTGGAGCTTTCTCACCGTGTGGAGGTCTCGGCAAGGGCGAATGTAATTCAGGAAGATACGGCGATGGCACTTGTAACTGTAAATTATCTACAGAATCGTCATGGATGTTGGCACCTTATATTAGAAGATATGAGAGTGAGAAAGTGGGCCTTGACATCAAATTTAGCAATTATACTTGTTCAGAATGTGCGCCCAATTTCTTTGGTGATTCATGTTTAAGATGTGACGACACAGATATGATTAAGCCGTCGGAACTCGACGATATCTTTCAACCGGTTGGGTCATATTTGTTTGGTGAGGGACAATCCAGCGACAAGCCAGAACCCATATGTCACAGAGGGTTTTGCACTCTGGCGTGCGGCGGAGGAGGATGGTGTAATTGGGGCAGAGGAGGTGATGGCAAATGTACATGTTGGTCGAATATGCGCCTCAATAGTAATACATGGAACCCACTCGATAATGTTTGCATAGGAAACGATCAAAGTAAAGAATCGTGCCCGGCATATGGATATTGTTCCGAAGGGGAAACCGGGAGAAGATCCGCAACCATGTGTGGAACAGAAACGTGGATCGGAGACGACAAGGATATGAACATTCGAGGACTCGATTGGACACCGTGGGACGATTGGTCGGGTACCGATCCAAACACCAAAAGCTCAGAAATATACGATAAAGAATGCTCAAACATAAATAAAGGGCAGTGTTATAAATGGAGACCCATCGATTGGAGACCAAGCAATTCCCTAATCACATGTGTCAAAGATGGAAATTAAATCCAGTGTGACCAGAGAGATGAACTATATAATGAGAACTTCGATAAATAAGATGTCAACCATTGAAAATAAAATCCACCCAGAACATCGTTTTGCAAAAAGAGATAAACAAGAATATCATGTTTTTTCCACAAGTCTTGAAGATGTATCCACTGTAGAAAAATGGGTAGGGTTAACACAGCCAAAAATGGTACTCATGGATCCAAAATCATATGAAGAACTTCGAAACAAACGCATTGGGTGGATTTTCGACGAGGGAAATGTACTGGTAGCATGTAAAATAACAGAAGAATAAAAAATTACATTTTTTTTACTATTAATCTATAAATATTGTTTCAATGGGTATTTTATATTCACGAGCATAATATGTTAAGTTTGTGTATTTATTGGGCAAACTAAAGGTCTTTGGCCATAGAGTTGCAACTGTGCGCTGACGGACTGATTTTTTGTTATAGAATACCGGCACATTTGCGTCAAACATGAGTGGTACATGTTGAATATCATATACCAATAAAATATGTTTATAATGGGAATGTTCTTGGAATATGTCCCATGCGCTTTTTCTATGTTCAAAGTGAACGGTAGACATTTTCCTCTTCACATGGCCAAAAGCCCATAGATCATGACCACTGTTCTGCCATTGATGCTCAAACGAACGTACGTGCCCAGGACCTACAAAGGCGACCATGACATCCGATTGTTCGACATTATAGAAATGCCGCCAAAAATTAAAGGCCCATACCATAAAACCAATGACTGTAAATACTTGACCAATCATTGACGAATGATTGCCGGTCGTGATATACTGTGAATACATTTAGAATCGGATTCCTGAAATTGGACAAGATACGCAGGTACTATCGCCGTCAAATTGGATAGTACATTCTTTATTGACTACGGACATAAGAAGGCCCTTCCTTCGTTTGCTACCAGATCTCCAAACCATAACAATATCTCCCACTTGAATGGTAGTCGGCTCTACATTTTCAGAAGCATCGATCTTGAACTGTTGTCCGCCCCTGGTCGCTCGATATCCGTCCTTTTGGACGTCTAAAATGGTAAATTTTGTAGACCTTACCATAATGTTGTCATTCTTTTTGAAACTCGGACATAATATGTGCTGTATGCGAGTAGCTAATCCGTCCACTGCAAAGTATTCAGCTTCCTCTTTTAAAAGCCACAATTCTGGCGAATCTCTTTTGGGTAAAATGTTGGAACCTCTGAAATACAGCATAAGCCATCGAAATATTTCGGGATCTCGGTCGATAAAATAGGCGCCGTCGATCATTTGGGCAGGATTTTGATGGTTCATCATGACGGCCAACATAGAATTGGGCGCGCGACCGGTCAAAGTATCCTTTGTCGTTACATAAATACGGCCACCTACATTTAGCTTGATCATTTCACTTTTAATTCTAAAGCATTTATACTGTCTGATGTTAGTACAAATTCTGAAGAATTCCCTTTAAATTGCCATTGCTGTTTCGGAGTTCCAGAACGTGATTTTGCACGACGCTCGATGGAAGGAGGCGTATTCTTAGGACTGGGAACGTGATCGCCCGCGATATGACTACAACGAATAGATAATTTACTTTTTAAAGAAGATTTATTTGTCTGACTCATTTATAATTTTGAACGTTTATAAATACTGATATATAATTACTTTGTTTGAATCATTCTCTGCCGGACGGCATACTTACTTTTAGTTCCGTTGTATTCCGTATCGATCACCCAACATCCAGTCTCAGAATGTGGGACCTTTACACATTCCTGGAAATCTTTCCAGTTGTCGGGGACGTCCACGTCGTTAATACGGGTCACAATAGAACCGGCGTGCAATGCGTCTGTCGCATAAGCTGTAGATTCAGGAGAAACCGATTCAATCACAACCTTAAACCCATAACGATTCGAAGGCGACATATAATCCAATAACTTGAACATACCGACGTGATGCATTCGAAGAGGGGCAAACACCAATCCTTGTATTTGTACCTTTTGCTGCTGTTCAAAACGACCTTCGTCGCAAAAGGCATACGTCTGGCGGACGTCAGGCAATTCGTTGTAATGCGGTTCGCGATGAGGGAAAGAAACTTGCACCAGCGTACCACCCTGCCGAAGGACATCCATGGTAATCGATTCTCCGATAGGTGTATCATTACACATGTCCGTCAAAGACATTGGAAGATCGCGAGTTTCAGAGTACCACGTGCCCGCCGCCGTCAAAGATGCCGAAATTGATTCGTTCGAAAATTTGAAAATGATATCGCCTTCCAATCCACCAGCAAACTTGAATAAAGACTTTGGCGATACGGCGGTGACCAAAACACCCCCCGACGCATGATAGCCACCATCAGATGACATAGGACACTGATAATGAGCCAACAAATCGGAAGAGAAAATTGGCTGAGACGTGACCCCGATCTGGGGCGAATGGGTATGGGACGGCGGTGGAGGTAAAATACGCACGACAGCCGGTCTCGTTTCGGGCTGCTTCATCTCGGTCACCATTTCCCGAGCTTTGGACCAACGGTGCGAAGAACGCCATTCCATAAGCCCGTCCCAATCTTTAGATTCGGCAAACTCCAAAACCTTAGACAATAGCTCGGGACCGCCACGATGCATATGCGCCATACCCGGCGCGTACACATGTCTACCCAACCAAGCCGCAAATGTACGAGATTTGCCACGAACAGTTCCGCCGAGCTTATACTTTGTCCAGGCTTTTTCGATGCCAGACGAAGACATAATAGCACACTCCTCGTTCGTCAAATGTCCCAACAATGCTTGAGGCGCGCCCGCGGCGGCCGCAGAAACAGACATCTTGGAAAGCATTTTCATCACTTTGGCCTCGCGCTCATAACGAACCGTTAATGGCTTCATTAATGTGGGCAAGACGTGGCGAACAGTATTCGAATGGATAAAACCATTCTCACCGTCAACATTAGCTCCAGTTAACTTAAATGTATTCACACCAATCACTTCATAACGACTTGGAATGAAATAATGAAGACCATCAATAGATTTTTCATCGGCGTGTTCCGTAGAACACATCAAAGGACCACCAGAATTACCACCGTTGATCAGGGCGCCAGAAAGGCCGCGAATTTCATTGTTCAAATGAACACAACCCTGATACTTGCCAGTCGTAAACTGTTGGTCAATCAATCCCAAAGGATGACCCACGGCATGCACCTCGGTGCCAGTACGAAGCGTATCCGAATCCGCAAACGATAAAGACGGAATGTGATCCAAATTGTAACGTTCGTGCAATTGGCGCTTCAAAAATTGCTGAACCTGAGGCTCAATCTTCAAAAGGGCCAGATCACGATCGTGACAAACGGATACCACAGTCACAGGCAAAGCCTGATGTTCGATATACGTCGTCATAATCTTTACTACGGGCGAATTCGTTACTACATGAGCATTGGTCAACAAAAGACCCTCCTCCTTCACATGAACACCGTCCACTCTCAAGAAAAATCCAGTACCGATGGCTTTACCACCTCCGGGAGTACCCACGTGAGCTGCAATAATACGAACGACTTCAGGTAAATATCCCATGTTTTACAAATAAACACGACTTATATACAGACAAATGACTACCACTACCATCAACCATTTGACATTATAAACCACCACCAATCCAAATCAATGTTCAAACAATTTCAAGTCTCAGAAAACAAACTCAGGGAAAAGGCCATATTCAACTCGTTCTGCTATAAAAAAGTACATCAACTCAAACAAAAACTAAGAACACTATTGTTAAAATTAAAACAAAACGAAAAAGAACAACGAGAAATGTCAGAAAATCTTGGAAATGCATATTCAACCATAGACTCGTTAGAATTGCTAAATAAGACAGAAGATGCACTCAAATACGACATCAGAACACTTATGAAACAAAAAAATCAACTAGAATTATTTATAGCTCAGTTACAACAGAAAATTAGAAAACTGTCCAAAAGATAAAATCAAAAAAAAAGTTACACATATGTGATTTCATTTTAAAGAGAATGTATACATAACATTGTATGTAATATGAGCGTCTCGTGGCGGATCTATACTATCCATAAACTATGGCCCTCCAAAAGGGAAGATATTCTTGCAACAGGAGAATTCACTCTATACCACAAAAAAGAAAGAAGAAAGGTCTCTGGATGGTTGCCAAGCCATCACGGCAATATAGAATACCATTTAAAACTAGGTCCACCAAATCGAAACGGATTCGCCAAAATTTTAGCCATAGAACATATCACAACCTCCAAAAAAATGGGAAGACCCGTCATCAAAGCCATTGCCAATAAAATGTCACAGAAATCGGCTGAAAAATACATTCAATTGGCAAATGAAGCCAGAGAATCCATGGCCCTATGGACCATAGCGGTCGTATATCCCTACTACAAACTCCCAAACGATATACAAAAGACATTCGAAAGACTTACGGCAAATTTCGCACACATTTGCCAGAGAGGGGACCCGGATGCGATACAAACACTCATATATGAACCGGAAGAAGCCCTCGCAACTATCTTCAAAGGCCTGAAACAAATGGGCGAAATACCAAAGGCGGAAGATTGGACGCATCTCAAAAAAATGATGACTTGGCAACAAAAAACACGATGGGATACCGCCGCCAAAGAAAAGCCAGCATGGCAACAGGTCGAAAAATACAAAGATCTATGGGCAGATATGAACGATATACACATTGCAAAAACACTACAAACACATTTCACCAAAGAAAACACAACCATCGTTCAAGGATCGCCAGCACAATCAACCATACCGAAGACCGCTGTTATTGTAGTTAGATCGGCAGAAGATGCCTACAAATGGAAAACAAGAGTGGATTGGGGACAAATTAAACTCATGAGAAAATTCTTTTCAGATGAAACCTATAAAGAATTGGGAATACCCGACATACAACCACTAGACATCAATACACCACACATTCACGTCGCATATGCACATCTCTGGTCTCAAGAAGAATGGACGCAACTCATGACATACAATTGTCAAAAATATACCATCATTGGAAGATTAGACCAATACTCTAGGGGCAGAGGGCAGGTATTTAGAGATATGTGCGATTCGAATCGTTTTAACACTGAAATGACCAGACATGCAGGCGCAGAAGCGATTTTTGACGGAATGACTTTCGAAGACATTGACAGCATCGTTCAAAAACATGGGATCGTTCAATGCTTTGGACAGCGAAACTTGGACATCAATACAGGACGTGTACAACTCACCAAACCATATCGAATACGAACACTAAGACCTTCTTCCGATGATCAACGTACATTACTATACGAAGAACAATACACCGAACAAACACCAAAACCAATAGGTGTTATCAATGTCAGAACCTTTCACGGGGTGCGACCCATTGTCGGAATATACATATGCTCCGAAGAAACCACACCATTTGACATACATATGGCCAGAACGGTGTGTAGAGATGCTTTGTACATCATTGGCGAACAACCGTGCATGTTTGCGTTTGAAAGGAGACCGCCAAAAAGAATCACCATAAACCCGTTTACTTAGATACGAAAAAAAACATTATTTAAAGTCTATTTTTTTTATATTATGGATTGCATCAAAGATATATGTAAACTTATGAACTGTGATTCCTGCGGAAATATTTGTGGACAAATATGCAGAACTATATTTTGCTTTGTACCCAAAGGAATATCAAAATATAGCTACCCAGAATCATACATACAAGAAAACAAACTAACAGAACAAAAAATAGACATGTACAAAGATAATCCAATACATTTCTAAACATTCAATCTATTTTTTACAAACCCTTCCCCATTATTGGCCTCTAAGAGCTGGTGTAAACGCTCGCCAACTCGCACACTATAACTCAATGTACACACACTGTAATAATCTCCGTTCATTCTTAAATTATTCGCAACCGTAGTTAATAAGTGGGCACGTTCCGTTTCTGATCCAGGATTAATGGCATTGATTCGAACACAGTGCGCATGCAAGCGATAAAATTGTGGATGGTAATGAAACATTATTCTTAATTGAGACGGATTGACACCATACACACATTCCGCGGCCGTGCGCAACTCATCTCTCATTTCTTCACACAACAAGGCCCCTTGCTCCCCTTTTAAGTCACGAATACTTTTGAGCACCGGATCTTTGACAATGGCCAACAAATACAACCCATCTGTCCATTGTTGGCCATGCCAGCTCTCACGTACACTGGCATCTGTGGTCATTTCTGGATGTGTTGTCCATTTTGTATCGACATTAATAACAAATCTATCATTATGGAATAAATTTCTTTCCAATTCTGTCTCCAAATTAACAACAGCATCCAGCCATCCTATACGTAAAGACTGATCTTCTGAAAATTCGCGGACCGTTTTAAAGTAGATTTCGATTGTTTCCTCTACTAATAACTTTTCAGACGGTGTTTTTCTTTGAATTTGTCTCTCGCTTGCAGGGCAAATAACTTCCATGTCAAATGTTGCCCCAAGGCCAGTACCCAAGTAGTTAGAGTACTCAGCACCACTGTAGTTGGTCAGATTGAGCTGGAAGTCACCGAGACTCGTCACAAACTTTTCTCTAGAGTCACATGCTGCTCTTTGCTTGAGTTGGATTAAAGCTGTCTTCCCTTCAATGTCACCTTGGAGAACAACAAAATTGCCACCATCATCAAAACGGAGGACTTTACGACATTGAAACGCGGAAAGAGTACGGCCATTGGCAAAAGCTTCCTGCATTATAGGTTCAGAGGATTTTGCAATCATCATTTTTTATTCTTTTTTCTTTTACTAAAAAAGAATAACATATACCTAAACTATTCACCAAAATTTTGGTCACAACAATCAAAGACCAATTTTTTGGTCACAACAATCAAAGACCAATTTTTTGGCGAATGATGACCAATTTTTTGGCGAATGATGACCAATTTTTTGGCGAATGATGACCAATTTTTTGGCAAATGAAAGACCAATTTTTTGGCAAATGAAAGACCAAAATTTTGGCAAATGAAAGACCAAAATTTTGGTCAAAATTGATATAAAAGTAGTTGTGACTATGATCATGAGATGGCCCTTGAACTTATCCTCGGCAGTATGTACAGCGGAAAATCAACGGAACTTATTCGCCGAATTCAACGCTTAAAGTCTATTGGCATGAGATGTTGTGTGATCAATCATGTGAATGATACGCGTGTCACCGGAGATTTTATTCAAACACACGACGGGAATAAATTTACGGCCATAAAGACAGACGATTTGCTTTTAACGAGAGTGACTGATTATGATGCGATTGCCATTGACGAGGGTCAGTTTTTTATGAATTTGAAAACTGCCGTGACCCTCATGCTCCAAAAACACAAATTTGTCATTGTCGCGGGTCTTAATGGCGACTATCAGCGCCAAAAATTTGGTGAAATATTGGATCTGATCCCGATGGCGGATGATGTGACTTTTAAGCGGGCGCTTTGCAAAAAATGTCGTCATCCGGGACGACCTGCCTCTTTTACCAAAAGATTGGACCAAACTACAGAAACCATATCCGTCAAGTCAAAGTATATATCCGTGTGTAGAACATGTTATGAACAATAAACTTTCAGATATGACGTATATATATGACCGTTCATTGAAATACAATATGTGGAAAAAAATAGTCTTTGTATTTCTATACGGTTTACAAATGAGCAATGCCTTTCGATCCATCTTTGATTATTCTCAGGAAAACCAGGCAAAGATCGACCGAATATTACATGACAGAAGGTACTTTAAAAATTACCCAGAATTTGAAATTAGATTGAGAAAATGCGCGAGTGTGCCAAAAGTTCGCAATATCTGTGCTGGATTTCAAAAAGAGTTCGTTGACCAAATAAATAATATAGCAGACGGCCACAGAGATGAAAAAAATCAACAAATAGAATTGGAAAAGGCGAAGGGTTTATATAAAAAGATAGATTATACACTGATGGGAATGGATCTAAATACAAAAATGAATATATAAACATAGTTAACATTGTAAATGTTTAAAGTCTCTGCTGAAAAAATTTCAGTGTGTATAGCGGCTATCTTCCTTCTCGGGATATTTTTGCGGAGTCGTTGGAGGAATCACAAACCGACCGAAATGGCTACATACCAGTTGGGAAATACTCATCTCAAAACTAATCTTCGAAAAAAACTTAAAATAGGAGAGATTTGGCAATGTTGTAATTCTCTCAGTATCGAACAATACAAATTAGAATTCGAACAATTGTTCAAAAATGACAACCCTGATTATGCAATGCGACCGTACACACAACACGAACATGGTTCTAAAAATGATATATTGATCGTAAACAATCATCGAAATTGCGCTAATTTTGACAATTTTGCCGGCATTATATTACATATAAATTTTGAACCACCACTACCTTACTTGTGCAAACCACAACCCAATGTATATTGGCTCGGCCCTTGGTATGTTACTGGTGGTTCAGAAGAGACTATTCTAATGACAGAACATTTTGGCAGAACAATACCAATGTTCTATCTTTCTTTCGTATATTCAAACATGATTTTATGGTACCCCCACATGTTTATGGACAATATACCACAACGAATTTCAAATGATTACACCAGCAGAAAGTTTGCAATATATGCATCAACGAATTGTGTTAACTACCGTGACACTGCATATCGCTTAATAAACTCTATTGGCGACGACCGTGTTCATATAGGGGGTAGTTGTCCAGTCCGACATGTTCGACCGCCGACAATTTCGCCTTGGAAAACGCCAAGAATAACATACATCGATAATATACCAGTGTATTCGCACTATCGATTTGTATTGTGTATGGAAAATACGAAAAGTATTGGATATGTTACCGAAAAAATATTATATGCCTTTATGTCGGGGGCCATACCGATTTACTACGGATCTAACGATATATTTAACATTTTTAACAAAGATGCCTTTATATGGTTCGACCCGATTGAACACGTAACAGAGACCCTTCGGAAAATAAAATATTTAAATGAAAATAGGTCAGCTTATTTGGAGATGGTTGCCAGGCCGATGCTCAAGGAAGGGGGCAAAACAGTACAAAAATATTTATCCATCTATGACGGACCGTTTAAAAATATTAAAGATATTATCGGGTTTTATTAATAATTGGAACCAGGACAATTAAATTGTTTTTTGCGTTTATGACGGACCGTTTAAAAATATTAAAGATATTATCGGGTTTTATTAATAATTGGAACAAGGACAATTAAATTGTTTTTTGCGTTTATGCAGCAAACGTCGAGCCGGAGGCGGTGTGCACGACGTTTGGGCCGATCGCTTCCTGAGAACCGGCGACCGTATCGGACGTAATATCCGCGCCGCGGATATTATCCATATTTGTCGTATCAGCCCAATAAGCACTGATGGCCGCATAAGAGTTGAACATGCCTTGATCACTACCCGTCATATCGTAGTCAGCACTATTAGAGTCCCCCAGCCAACTTTTAGAGACGTCTGTAGCTGTGATTGCCGTGGCGCCAAAAAACAGGGGCATTGCGCCCCCGACTCCGCAAGAGTTCTTTCCCACACAACTACTTTTCAAAAATTTCATGTGTGCGGCGGTCAACTTGACTGGAGGCGTTTTGTGGACTAATTCGCGCGCATTCGTCAATGCAACAATTTTATTTAGTTCCGCGTTTCTCACGGCAAGTTTATTTGTATTTTTTAGAAGTGCGGAGTAGTCTTTAAATATAGAATGAAACAGGTCTAGCGTAACATCTTTATCTCCTACCATTCCGGGTGGACGCGTTTTCCTGAGATTTGGCGAGGCATAGGCAGAGGCACAGGCAAGAGCGATGACGAGAGATTTTTTCATTTGAATATAAGAATGGGTACTTATATACAGTCATAAAACAAAAAAGTTCCACATAAGTGTTTTTTTATTAAATGTCTATATTTTTAGTAATTGAAATGTACTCACCTGGCGATCTTATTAAATTTGAAATAGCTGATAGTGAATTCTATGGTGAAATTTTGGGTATCGACGATTCTAAAAAAATCGAAGTGTCTCGTCTAAAAAAGACTGCTTTGCAAGAGGGGCGCATTTGGGAGTTTGTCGAGGACGATCAATGGTCTGCCATTGATCCCAAGTATGTTACCAAGCATATCACGGTTAAAAATTCTGCTAGTAGAGCGGAGGTAGTTTCCGCTTGGAAAACGATAGGGTTTATTCCGGGTGGCGATGGCATTACGTTTTGCCGTCTTGAAGATGAAGATCAAGCCACATTGCCCCTTTATGGCGGTGACGAAGAGGATTCTGATGACGAAGAACAAGGATCTACAAACCCCAAAATGCACGGTTATGCCGATGACGGTTTTGTGGTGCCGGACGACGAAGGTTCTGAGTTTGAGTTTGCCGATCCTGACGAATTGGACGACGAAGCGGCCGAGTGGGTGCGCGAAACTCACAAAGCAGTCCGCCAGTACGATAATTGGGTCCCCGAGGACAAGCAGGGCGAGGCCATTAAGAAATTTATCGATACGATGGACCATAAAGCGTCGATCGATACTGATAATCAACGGTTGGCGGCGGGAAAGGAGGCCATTTCTACGAGTAAGCCTCCTGAGAAGAAACGTAAACGTAAATAAGGAATTTGTGATTTTTAATTATATAACCATGAGATGTATAATTAAAAATATGCTAGTCTCTGTGCGCAATTTTTCTAAATGGTTTAAGGTAGCAAAGCCAGTTCCATTGGGACGTTGGACTCGTGAGCACGAAATGCGAAAGATCGATCTGGCAAATCACGACCATTGTGGTGGGCCCATTTGCTCAAATACCAAACTTACTAAATCGACTACTGTTCAAGATAATTTGTATGATAATTCAATGGAAATGTCTATTTGTGCTTTGCAAAGTTTTCATGTTCATCCTTCTGGAAAGACGTTGACTAAAAAATAATTTTAGTCCCTATATAAACGAGTTTCATAAACTAAAAATATTCCATTGTTCAGAAAAAACAATACTCCGCATTGCAACAAGAACCGGATAAACTCTGATCTTTGTCACATTATACATAGAAAACTAAAAGAACTTAATGATCTATTTTTTTAATACAAATATTGTTTTACTCTTTCTCTATATGCTGCATCTTGTTCAATGCGATTTAATTTGCCAATGAGTTGATTTAACTCTGATTTGATGTGTCCGAACGAAAGGCCCGTGCGCCAATCAGAACCGGCATTTCGGTAACGACATTGGCCGTTTGAATCCATAGACATTTCATAGTAAACTTGTTCTCCCTCATAAGTCTCTACAAGCATACATCGCATAACTCGGACCATTTTCATGTATAGTATGCATTGTACCTGTTCGTATCTTCTTAATTCGTGGAATAGTCTCGATTGGCGATGTTTGAGTTCAAAGATCATGCCTGGAGCGAGGCCGTCGATTCTTCCAATGACAAATCCGCCAAACGGTTGCCCGGAGATGGACAAAAAATAGGCGCGGTCATTGCCGGCGCGGACCGTCGGGAATCTTTTCTGTACTCGTTCGAGATCCGTCTCTTCGCGTTGGATACCTCTGGTGGTATTGATGGCTTTTGTCGCTTGTTTCTCGACATGCTTGGCCACCGTTTCTGCAGTTTTGACCGCGGCTTGCTTGCTGGTCATTTCTTTCTTGACAGCTTGTTTTTGTCGTTTTATTTCGGCGGCAGGTCGCCATCCATTTTCTTTTGCGACGTTTAGACTCGAAAGTTTGGCCGTTCTGCGTGAAATTTTGTGGTAGACTTTACCTTTTGCCATAAAAAAGGAATCAATGGCCGCTCTTTTTGTCCCCGATTTTTTCGAAGGGTATTTCGGCAACTCTTTGAGTTCTGAAACGGCCGCCGCTTTCGAGACCATTTCTTCGTATTTTCTCTTGGCGTGCACCACTTCTTTGGCGGCCGTTTCCTTGATCTGTTGCGTCAACTTCTTTTGTTCTTTGCAGTCACTGACTGCCGCCTGGACCATTTGCTTGTATACTGGCTTGGACGCCAATTCCTGTTGGACAATCTCAGCCGTTGGTTTTTGTTCGGGCATTTCTGCAGGTGTTGCGCCAAATCTCGGCATTCTCTTGAGATTCATGAGCCAACACTCTGCGATCGCCGTTTGCTGGCGTTCTTGGCCAAAATAACCTAAAAGTTTTCCGACGGCAGAGGCATTGATCTGCCATTTAAAGGATCGTTTTTGACGTTTTGACATTGATTAATAATAATTTGAATAGATAATCGAAAATCACTTATGTTTAATGTTTATGATTTTTTATGAATTTGGTTGATCTTGTCCCAGATTTTCCCAGAAAGATTTGCTGGCCATGGCTTTTGTCGGCGGGAGGCCATTATTCTGCCTCCAGGATGCTACAGTCGTATCGTAAAAATCAATAACGGACGAATAAAATATACCGTCTTTGGTCGCAATATCCCCGCCCCGATCGGCGTATCCAGTAGAAACAAGCTCGCCGCTGACATAAGACTGGATAGTATCTATTTGGTTCGAACTCTCTCCTCTAAAGCTCGTCATCATTATTGGACTACTATAGAGCGATTAAAATAAATAAATATATGTTTATCTTATGGATGTTATTTCTTTAAAGCTTGTTTTAGAATTATTTTAGGGGCCACGCCCATCGCCATTAACTCTTGCATTAAAAGTTTGCCCGCGTACGGCATTTTCACAATTTGTACTTTCTTTTCATTGCAAGATGTGCATTGATATTCCCCCATAAAGTCCGCGGTTACGGTACCAATGAGGCCACAATTCTCACAGATAGGCGCGTCATATGCGTCGGACGAAATCATCATTCTTTCGTGTAGAACAGCCGATGCGCCATGCGCCACGCCACAATCTCTCTCCATTTCCCCAAAACGAAGGCCTCCGCCATTCGCGCGTCCGTCTACCGGTTGTCTTGTCAGTCCTACGATCTTTCCCTTGGCTCTGGCATGGATCTTGTCTCCGACCATGTGTTTTAATCGTTGATAAAACGTAGGACCAATGAATACACGACCTTTTAGCCTTTTCCCCGTGAATGGGTGGTACATCACCTCCTTGCCGTCTTCGGAATAACCGGCTTGCTTGAGCATCTTGCATATTTCATCTACTGGTTGGTGATCAAAAGCGGTGGCGTCTACGCGAATGCCCAATAGAGAAGCAACTTTGGACGCCACACATTCAAAGACATGTCCGATCGTCATTCTGGACGGAATGGCGTGTGGATTGACTATCAGATCGGGTACAATGCCTTCTGCTGTGAATGGGAGGTCTTCTTGTCTGTACATCATGCCTATTGTACCTTTTTGTCCATGCCTCGACGAAAATTTGTCGCCCATTTCCGGAATTCTTTGTTCGCGAATGCGCGTTTTAGCCGTTTGGCCGCCATTGGCGTTTTGAAAGAGAATAGTAGAATCAACCACACCATCCGACTTTTTATTCTTGACAATATGTGGGTATTTTTTACCAGGCGTAACATTGCAAAAAATGGCTTTCCCCTTTTTTATATCTGTCCCAGGCAACGTCATACCGTCGAAATCTAAGGAATCATTCACAGAACCATACACTTCTTGTTTCTTAAACTCAGAAGCCGGCGCATGCCTTGAAGAAGCATTCGAAGCATTATATGTTCGAAAGGTTGTAGAACGACCAAATCCCCTTTCCACGGCCGAACGATTAAATAACAACGAATCTTCCTGATTGTAACCTCCGAAACACATGATCGCGACAATGGCTTGCATCCCAGCTGGAAGTTCATCACCGCAAAGGGCTTTGGCTACCCTAGTTGTTACAAGCGGTTTTTGAGGATAATGCATAATATGGCCATTCGTATCGAATCGCTTTGAAAAATTAGACGCATATACGCCCATTGCTTGCTTGCCCATCGCCGCCTGGTAGACATTTCTAGGCGATTGATTATGATCTGGATAAGGAATGGTAGAGGCCAGAGTGCCGAGGATAAGAGCCGGGTCCAGTTCGCAATGAGAGTGCTTTGCTGTTAAGGCCGATGGTCTCAACGCTATCAAAGCAGATTCCTCCTCATAGATCGATAAATTCTCCACAATTCCCAGGGAAAATAGGTCATCCCAACGAAGACGACCATCTTTTAAATCAGACACTTGTTCATCCGTAATCACAACATTCCCATTTTTCACCACAAATACAGGCCGAGACACGCGCCCTGAATCGGTCCAAATGTTCAATTCGTTCTCGTCCAATGCCACACAAGCGTCCGAAGAAATGATTCGAGTCTGACGGGCAGAACGCAACTCGCCCGCCAACTTGTTTATATCACTACTGACGCCAATCGGCGCGCCATTGTGGAACACTATATCGCCATCTTTTGACAAATTCCTTTCAATGATTTCCATGATAGGCTCAAAATCACACTGAGTTGTGATATACGCAGACAGAGACAATTGTTTGACCAGTCCACACGGACCACCTTCTGGAGTTTCGGACGGGCACATATAACCCCATTGATTGCCGTACAACAAACGAGGGGCAATGATCTTTTGCTGGGAGTCAATACCAGTGTCCACGCGTCGTAATTGTGAAATACAGGAAATATACGTATTGCGATTCAACAATTGTGAAACGCCCACGCGTCCAGCAAAGGCAGAATTTTTAATCTTCCAATTGCCAGTGGCTAAAGCATATTTGATTCCGTCGGTAATATGTTGTGGTTGAATAAGACGATGGGGCCGAAGTTTCTTGTTCTTGTTCAACAAAGCCACCGCCATTTTACGAATAGTCCCCAACATTTGATAAAATAAATGTGTAAACATGGTGCCCAACATAGCGCCGGCAGTATCCAAACGCTTGGCGCGAACGTGATCTCTATCACAATAAGGACGACGCTTATGCAGACAGTCTAAATACGTTTTCCATTGTAAAATCAATTGCGTACACTTCATATCTACAGGAATATTTGGATATACACGCCTTTCTAGTAATGACACAGGATCTTCACAAATCGTTCCCAACCATTTCATAGCCTCTTCCTTATCCTTGGCCACAACAGCATCTTCCTCAGATGTACGAGTATCCGCAGAATCAATCATAAGATGATACTCGTCGTCTTCACCGCCCAATGCCCGCCACAAAATAAGAATTGGAATATTTGCCTCTATTCCTGGCAAATTCACTACAAATGGACTAGAACCAAACTTACGAACTTTAATGCGAAGTGTAGAGACACGGTGGCCTATAGGATCATATTCAGCATGATAAAGACACTCCGAAGGCGAAAAACAGAAAATAATATTCGGAGAAATTCGTTCTTGTACCACCAACGTTTTCTCACGACCATTCACAATAAAATAGCCACCGGGATCATGCGGACATTCATTCTTTTCATAATCGTCGCCAGTATTCAACGAACATAACGACGAACGAACCATCACAGGCATACGGGCAAAATATACATTTTTAAAGGTCTTCGTCTGCTTATGACCAGAAACAGTATGGGTATAATGCACATTCACGTACATAGGGGCCGAATACATTAGATCACGGACACGAGCTTCCATAGGAGTACACAAGCGAATATCTCCATTCTTCTCGACTGTAGACGGAACGTCATAACGCACAGAATCTATCCTGATGATATGAGGTGTCACAGAGTCGTCAAAACAAGACAAATCGGGCTTTACTTCAATAGGGCGGTGGTTATCGACCACATGGGGGACGATACGACTCACAAAATCGTCATAAGAAAATAAAGCCTGTCTCGTCAATGAGACATCCCGAAAAAGGGCGTCCACTACAGTCTTTTGCAT